ATATACACTATCATGATTATGATTAATATTAGCTTTATTCTTTAATTCATTTTTTACTAATCTTATTACTTCTTTAATACCATTATCTTTTAATTGTTTCATAAGTAATTCACTCTCCTTATATCTATAATAATTACATTTTATATAATATAAAATGTAATTATTATAGATATCTTTAAACGTGTTAGTAAAAAAGTTTTAATCTCATTTTTGTAAAGGAGATAAATAATGAAAACATGGAATGAAACAGTTAAAGAATCAAAAGAAAATGGAATAAGAGAATATAAAATAAAATTAAAGAAATATTTAGATGACTACATAATGAGTGATAAAGAAATAGACAATATAATGCATGATGATATTACTATTAATAACGCAATTAGAAACAATTTGGATCCAGAGTTATTAGCATATATATTAGCAATGTAAAAGGAAGGGTTAAATCCCCTTCCTTTTACTGTTTATTAATTGAAAGGAAGTGATTATAATAATGATAATACGAAATGTAGATACAAATCCATCACAAGCTAATCCTGATATAAATCTTAAAGGGGTTCAATTTGAAATGAATCCTGGGGCTGAATATGGTGAACACATTACCAATACATCTGCTATGTGTAATTCATCAGCTATACATACATATGGAAATGTAATTGCTATAATGGAAAAATTTTTATGTTCTGAAGTATTTCCTCCTGATACATTTAAAACTATATTAACAAGTACTACACTAGCTAGTAGGCAAGCAAGACATTTACCAAATCAGATGTTAAAAAAAGAATTACCATTAATGGTGTTATCTCCACGAATAGTATTTGGACAAGGTGAAGATAGATTTATGGGTGGAACATTATTAAACTCTAGACCTAATAATACACATTCTTTTTATGGTTTAGGACAATTAATACCTTTAGCACAAGATTTGCTAAAGAAAATATGGATACATGGTCATTATAACAGGGCAGTTATGTATATAGATGTGATATTAAATTTCAATACATATTCAGAACAACAAAATTGGTTATCTTATTTATATAATATGACACCTATTAACACATGGCAAACTATACGTACGCCGTTAGAATTATATATACCTGAAAATTTTTGTAACTTATTATCTAAGGTAGCAAATGTTCCCTTAAGAAATAAAGAGAATAATTCTGTATATAAATTTCTTACCTACTATAATTCTATATCATATCATCCAATTACATATAAATTGAATGGTGGATCTAATACAGATGATTTCTTTTTATATTATTTAACAGATTTAGATTATTTTATACAGGAACCGCAATATGATAAAGGTATCAAAGATGGACAAATAAGACGTAACTTTGGTATTACATTTACAATAAGATGCGATTTTAATACTATAGGCTATTTTACTCTTAATGCTCCTAAAATAACTAAACCACTTAAATTAGTTAATAAGGAATATGATACAATTGTACCATTATTATCAGATTATATAGATCTTAATAATTACAATTTACCATTTGGATGGACCATATTATCGTGGCCTATATTTAAATTAGAATATGGAAAGAATAGTATATCTATAGATAATGTATTGAATGATTCATTGCGAGCTACTATAGATTATCATCTTGAACATGGAATACCAATGGAAAAATTTATTATGATACAATTTAGAGAAAATGGAGAAATCGTTACTGATGAATTATATTATATATATTGGAAAGAAAGAATGTTAGTACTAGGTAATCCAAATGTACGTAAAACATATAGATTGATAATTTCAGTTTCTATAGATTATATAAATAATTTGATAAAAGAGTTGTATAACCTTGAGTAGCGCTAAACATTGTATTAATATTGTAAAATAATATAAATATTATAGAAAAGGAGAGATTACAATGGGAAATATTAAATTTAATGGAACATTGGGAATCCGATCTATTGTAGAAAATGGATCTGATAATCTTGATAAACACAAAGAACATGGAATGAGTGTTCCTGGTGGTGTAAAAGAGAAACCCAATAATGTTCCATCAGATCATGCTCCATCTGCAAATAAAACAGAAATTACAGCAGATGAGTATAATAAAGCAGTAAATGATTTACAAAAATCATTTAAAGAATTTGCAGATATTGCTGCAGCTATTGCTAATCTTAAAATAGTTGATACAAATTCTTTTAATGAAAGTGCAAATAATAATGCAGCAGCATTTCTTGAAGTAGCTATGGATAATGCATTCATGGAAGCATACGAAAATGGTGCATTCTTTGAAGCTGTAGAAAGAAAAGATAAGAAAGAAGTAAAAGCAATTGTTGCAAAACTTAGATCTTCTTTACCAAATTCACTTAAAGAAGATAATATTAAATTTTATAAAACCAATATGGTTGGTAGATTAATATGGGATGTTGTTACAGCACCATCTAATCTTATATCAATGCCAGTTCATGATATTAATATAAATATTAATACAATATCAAGGGGTAAAAGTTCATTTGGTACATTCTTATCACAAAGATTGTGGCAGATAGTTGGTGTTATTAATATTGAAAGTCAAAATATTGGAACTGTGTTAAAGAGATTAAATGAAGAATATAAAGATGAACTCGGAGAGTATAAGATTCTTGCATTACAAGTAACTAAAGATTTAGTTGATTTATTTAGAACAAAACTTGGATGGAAGAATGTTAAGAAGTCTTTCTTTATTACAGTAGATAGAAAATTACCTACTGAAATTAAAGAATTGCAAAATGATGTTTCAGGTTTATTAGCGAAAGCTAAAAATAATAAAAACGAAATCAAAAAAGAATCATATGATATGGAGGATGAAACTATGAATGAATTATACAAAGAATATCTTATTAATTTTGCAGAGAGTGGAGTAGAGGGATCTCCATTATCAGCTGATGAATTTATGGAAGCTGTGGAAACATATGAAGAGAGCGGATCTTTAGATTCATTTACTGAGGGTAAATATTATCAGTATAAGAAAATGAGTAAGAGTGCTGGTAATGATGAACCTGCAAGCAGAAAAGAATTTAAGGATAATTTTAATAAAGTAAAAAATGATATTGATAAAGTATATGATTCAATGAAAGATGTTGCTAAAAAATCAGATAGTAAATTGAAATTTCCTTCTAAGTATAAATTTAGAGCTGCCGTCATGACATTAGCTGATTTATCAGAAAAAAATTTGAAAGATAATACTATTAGAAATAAGATTACTGAAGCACTTGGTGGATCTGTAAATATTCCTACACCTGCGATTTCAAAAATTAAGCAACTTATTCATGGAGGGTTAACAGAAGAAGATGTTAATGATTTAGGAAAAAGTATTGGTGAAGCTTTAAGTAATACATTTGGAGAAAGTTCAGAAGTTATTGAACATCTTGGTGACTTTTTGAAAGAAAATGTATAAATAATATAAAAAATAATAGAGAGGGATAAAACCCTCTCTATTATTAATATTTTTTATTTTTCATATCAGCTATATCATTCAATATCTTTGATTTTAATTTTTCAAAGAATTTATCTTCATATAATAATAACTCTGGTTTATGCTTTAAAATCATAATAATTATTTTGATAAATGTATTTATGGTTTCTGCATTATTTAAAGGTGAAATAGGAGCTATAGTTCCGATAGTCCTATTATAATAAACACTATCATTGCAAGTTTCTTTAAGATATTTATCGATTATTTCATCTTCTGATAAATTTCTTTCTTCTACAGATAACATTAATCTTCCATCTACAAGTTTACCAAATGAATCATCAATTTGTATTTTTTTGAATATATCATTTTCATCTATTAGTTTAATCATGTATTCATCAAGATCAATAAGTATTTGATGTACATGTGCTAAATCATCTAAATCAACATGAAATTCATCTGATATTTCCTCTTTATGTTTTCTTAATATTACTGATTTTCTGCCATTTGCTGCATCAATATATTTTTGTATATCTTCAGGTGGAACATTTAATACTGGTGGATTTGTTTTATCTTCAAATGGTGTATTATCCTTTATTATAGTTTTTACTATAGGATAATATTTTTTCTTTTTGAATAAATTTAATATTGGATTCTTAAACATCTAAAAATCTCCCTTCTTTTAATTTTATTATAGATGCATATCTTTTCTTAATTTGATTGATAGTTATACCATTACTTATTAATGCTTTGAATTTACCAGTTTTTTCTTTTATTCGTTCCTCTAATCTACGCTTTTCTCCCATTATATCTCTTACTTCATATTCTATCATGATTATTCACTCCTTATATTGAAATATTATATCTTTACCATGTAAATCATACATATTTACTATGTATGATAATTCAGCCATTCTAATGAATCTACTAAAAAGTTGTGCAGATAATGACTTATTACCATTAATAGTAGTCATCATATTATTAACTGTATAATCATCAACTTCTTTTGATCTCAGATTATTTTTATTAATATTCTCCATAATCATAATAATTTTGATTATTTTTTTATATGGATCATCTTTAGTATCAATAACCTTATCATATTTAACAATCCCAGTATCAAATTTATTTGATGGATAATTATATGATAATAATTGTTTATTTTCTTTATAAACAATTAATTCATATCGTAAATGTAATATGGTATCAATCCATATATTCCATTTATCCATTCTCATAAACGTTATCTTTGTTAATGCGATATAATAATTTTCAATTATTTTATCAGATAACATTCCATTAGCCATGTCAATCAGATCAATCATTGTTATTTTTTTATATTTAATCACTCCTTTAATACATTGCGTAAACATATTATCTTCATCTGTAATATCTGGATCTAATATATCAGTATTATCACTGCGACGTTGATTATATATAATTTTTTCTGCTGTAGTTTTATCAATACTTTTTGACATACTCTCAATATCCATTTTAATTACATCATTATCAAAATATTTTTTATTTGAAAATGATGATATGAATTTATTTTTTCCATTCCATATTGGATAATATCCAGTATTAGGATTAGAACGAGTTTCTATTGTAGAATAATAATATACCCTACCATCTGTTTTATCATAATATAATTTTCCTTCTATAAATTTATTTGATGATAAATCACCATACACTTCATAGGTTTTATTTATACTGGGAATTATTCCAATCATATTTTGTATTCACTTCCTTATTATTCAATATTTTTGTTATTGCAATCTTTTTCAATATAATCCGCATTTATTATATCCAAGATTTTATAACCTAATGTTTTTAAATGAGATTCGAATATCTCTGGTATATCCTTATTTGGATTATCCTCATCCCCAATTATTATAATTGAATCATTCATTTATTTATCCTCCTTTTTATTTTATTCATAGTAATAATATATAAATAAAATAAAAATGAAGAAGGGAATTAATTCCCTTCTTCAAATTAATCATTCAATAAATTCTTTTGGTTTAATATCAACATTAAGACTACTACTATCAAATGTAGTAGGACCGTTTGGTTTAGATATGTAATTCATATACATCAACAAACATAATGCATCAACATTAAGATTTCTAATATTATATTCTAAACCAGTTAATTCATTTAATGTTAATAATACAGATGATGATTCATTATTGAATTTCATCTTTATTCCTTCTACTCTACTATCATCTGGTTGAGTAATAACTACTGCTGATAATTCAACTGTCATAGTACCAACTACAAATGGTCTACGTATTTTTTCTGCAATTGCTTCATTTAGTTCTAATCGTTTACCATGATATGAATATAACTCTGGTGTTTTCATATCATTCATCATTCCTGATAATTCATTTGCAAATATACCTACATTGTATTTAGTCATTCCTAATGTATCATTAGGTACCCATTTTGCTTTTACTCTATTACCATTTTCATCCATCTCTGATGGTCTAACTATTATTAATGAAATAATAGGTAAGAATGATATTCCTGTATTCTTATTACCTTCAAACATAGATTGATATTCTGGAGTATTACGATCATCAACTGTAATACGTACTTCCATTCGCAATTTACTAGGTATAGATAACATTTGATATCTAACCGTCTGTTTCATTTCTACGTTCCTCCTCTAATAAAGACTCATCGAACTGTCTATATTTTAATCGTGGGTCTTCTTCAATAATTATTTCCATTGGATTATTCATCTCGCCATACATGGATATACTATTGTCTTTATAATGATATAATTTATCAAGCATCGAATTATAATCATCATTATTGTCGCATCCAATTCTAAGTTCTTCTCTATCTGGATCATCATATTCCTCTAATTGATTTAAAGGAACCTCATCCAAATATTCATTAATCTTAAAGTGCATTTTATTCTCATATAATGAATCATCAAAATACAATGAATCCATTTTACAATATGGAGATAAACTACCACTTTGTCCCAAATATATTTATATACTATTATAATAGTATATCGAGTATAAAACTCTGCTCATATTCTCATATGACGTTTAGACTATATCTTTCATCTTATAATCTTTTACCAATTATAATCTACTCTACCACTTCATCTATTATATAGATTACTCTACTTACCATAATACCGTTTATTATTCGTATATTATAGAATCTTCGATAGTCGTTGAACTTGTTATAAACTTTTCTTATTTTTATCCTAATTAAAAAGTCTTTTTTTAGCTGCGTGGTTGACTCTATTCTATACCTTTTTACTATACCTATTAGAATAATTCTATTATAAAAAGTCTAATAGCCATTATTATATTACTATAATAATTTAGTAGTATAGACTTAACAAGTTATTCCCGCAATTAAATAATTGCATGCCCCTTACGATATCAATGAAAGGGTCTGAACTTGAACTCTCAGCAACATCACAAAATCCTAGCATACTGGGATGTAATGCTCTTTGTCTTATAGATATTCTTCGGTTATCATTATTTCCGAGTGAATTCAAATATCTTAACTCTATATCTCTATAGATGTTGAGACTATATCTTTATTTCATATGAAAAGATACTCCATTTCCATAATAAATTATGTACTCTACTAACTATTATTGCTAATATCAATTTAACAATTGATATAGGTATTTCTCCTATATCATAGCTTTTCGATAGTCGTTGAACTTTTAATAATTATTAATAAATTAATTGGTTTTGGTTACGGAGGATTTACCACCTTTCTTTTTTTATTATTTTTATTTTTTATTAATAATTAATTTTATTAGCTGCGGATTATCTCTTTATTTAACCTTTTTACTATACTCTAGTTAATTACTCTAGACCACTACTATATTTCTATAAATAGTTTAGTAGTTAAATATACAGACAAGATATTCCCGCAATTAAAAGTATGCCACCCAATTCATATTAGGCGTAATATTTATATAACATCTCTTAATATTATACATGGTATAATTATTTTTACATAATTTCCCATCCCTATATTTCTATAGGATACTAGACTATATCTTTCCTATATTACCTTTTACCGATAATACAAGATCTTTTCATTTCTATAATCTAATTATATACTATACTTACTATTGATATAGTATTTCACTTATACCATAGCATTTTCTATAGTCGTTGAAGTTTCTTTTATAAAATAATTTATATTAGAATTATTTATAAAATCTTACCTGCTTATGATTGTCCAATCTTTAATGTTTTTACCATCTGATAGTCGTTATACTATCTGCTTACATATTATATTACTATAATATAGCGGTAATTAAAGCTCTAAGGAATTTCCAGCAATTAATAAAGAGAAGGCTCAAATTATATATTAATTTATTTAATATTACATAAAATATTATTTTAATAGATAATTTATGTTCACCTTTCTTAGTATATTTGACCATATTAACCATATCCATATCATTATTTGTTTCAGCATATCTTAAAACACCTGAAGAATATAATTTTGTAATGAAAATATCTTCCAATTATCTTATCTTCATTTCTCAATGAACGTTGAGACTATATCTTTATAGAATTTATTATATTAATCTATATCTTTCATTTCCACTATTATGTGTACTCTACTAGCTTATATTAGTTTTCGATAGTCGTTGAAGTTTTAATTGAATTATTATAATTCAATTTATTTACCTGCGATGATTATCTCTATTCTATACCTTTTTACTATACCTTGAGATATTACCTCTTGCCACTATTATATTTCTATAAATAGTTTAGTAGTATAGACCTAACAAGAACTCCCCGCAATTATAAAAGAAACCCCAAAGATTCTAGGGAATTTAAACATGCTAATGAAATCTTTAATACCTGCTTTAGGTCCTAATGATACAATACGATTAATTTTTTTAGATATTTCTGCTGTAACAAATGATGCAATATACTCCCTACATCTTAATCTTTTATTTATCATGGATAGATTATCTTTTTGCCATAAATCGAAATAATTTTCTACGATCCATCGTAATAAATAATAGATATTCTGTTTATCGTAATCATTAATTTTTAATTCTTTACGCGTTACTTCATCTAATAATCTATTGAAGAATATATGTTGATATTGACCTCTACTAATTGTATTCTTTCCACCAACTATAATCATCCATTCTTCCCAATCATCAATTTTTTCAAATGGAATTTTTGTTTCTTCAAATAATTTTATTAGACATCCTACTATTGATTTTATATATATCTCTTTTTCAAATATTTCCTTATTTACTGCTACTATTATATCAGATTTCTTTCCACAATCAAATCTAATAATATGATCTGATTTTGGATATGTTTTATCTTTTGATTCTATTCTTATAAATTTATTAACTTCTAAGAAATTCAATGTCTTAGTAATAGTTAAATGAGAATAAATAAGTAATATATTAATAGCATTTTTGAATATTTGAATTGTATATGTTGGTATAGTATGTACATTACCATCCATATCGGTATAATCATCATTAGTAGTCTTTACACATATAGGCATTAATGATTTTACTGTTACAGCACTGAATGATGGATATAACATTTTATCTACCATCTGATAGATGAGATAACATTTCTTTCCTTTTATTAGGAAATATCCATTATCATCTTCTATGGGAACTACAATTGGTTTCTTAATGTAATAATATTTCAATATACCTTGTTTATCTAGACCTGATATTTCTATATCTATATACATTACGCCACATCTGGATTTCTGTATATTCTTTATAGCTTTCTTTTTATTTGTATTACGTCTGATAACATGGTCATTGACATCATATCGTTCCTCATTTGCATCCCATTCATAACCCAATATCTTTATATTAGGTAATATTTCTACACCTTTGAATGCATCAAATATAAATTCTTCTAACGGCTTATCAAATACCTTCTTTAATAAATCTTTATTTAATGCATCTCTAAATTCATTGGGTAAATCATTTAAGTATTTTAACATTCATCATCCTCCTCCTTTTTATTTTTAATATACACTTGATAGTAAAGCCAATCAATACTATTAAATCTAGTGAATGATAGCATTTCTGGAGATAAATGATTTTTATTATCATTATCTACATTATTAATGCATTTTTGAGAAAAACATGGAATTTTATTATTCATAATAATGTGAAATTCCCTCATATTCCTGTAGATCCTTTGATCCTTTTACTAATTTCTTTAAGTAATCAGCTTGTCTATCAATTGCATCATTTTTAATCACATTAGATGCAAAGGTTAAAGTGAAATCTTTTGGTTTATCATCAATAGTAGAAGATATCGAACTTGGATAAGCATTTTTAAGTAGTATAGCCTTATCAATTTTATATGCCCACATCATACTGATTTCAAATTTACCAATATGAATTGATAATGGTGGTTTGAACCATTTCCATCTGGGTTTCAACTGATTATATAGAATATCAATAGTATGTTGTTTATCAGGTGAATTTAGTTCATGTCCTCCTTTGTTAAATTCTTTTTGAAAATCTTCCATAAAACTCATATATTTTACCTCCTTTGATACATTTAAAATATATAATTATATTTTTATACAACTTAGTTATCCTTCAACACATTATCTAAAAATATATAAAAAGGAGATATGTAAAATGAATAGTATATTTGTAGAATCAACAGCATCACAAGGTTTATTGTATAATCGTTATCATAAAATTCCAGATATAGTTAATGATTTTTTAGATGATATTGATAAAGCTATAAAAGAAATAACTAAAGATGATACTAAAGAATTAGATTTAAATGAAAAATTAAATAATTTCAAATCAAATGTTAATATTAGTATGGATAATCCAGATCCTGTTAATATTAGTAATATAAAATCTCAAAGAAATAAATGTAAGGAATGCAAAGATGAAGTATTAAACATTTTAAATCGTCTTGGATCAATCAAAAAAAATACAAAATATGGAAATAACTATTTAGATGGAATTTTATCAAGACCAAAGGTTTATAATAAGGATAATAAAGAAAATGTTAATAGTTCAATTAGACAAATTAATAGATGTCTTGATTGGTGTGAAAAAGTTATATTAGATTTATTAAATTTAACTGATCAGGATATGAATTTATTATGTGTAATTCAAAAAGTGTATTATAAAGTATTATTTGAGAATTTTAACAATGGTGATTTATTGTCTGAATGTATAGACGATCATTATGAGTCATTTTTATCATATAATGATAATGATTCTGATGAAGATGAAAGTGAAATTGATACAGGAGATTTATTAAATTTAAAAATGAAAGATGAAGAATTTTATCCAGTATTTGCATTAGGAATATCTTTTGATAAAGAAATATTGGAAGATATGGATGACGATAGTAAACGAATGATTAAGATGGGTAATTTATTACATAATGTTACTAGAGGTGATACATATACACATGCATTATTATCATTTGATCCAACACTTAGTAAAATTTATCATTTCACATCAGAAGGTGTGTTAATTGATAATATTAATGAATATCCAGTATTTAATAATACATCATCTATATATGTTTCTGTAACATATGTAACAAAAGATGAACGTGATACTATTGAAAGAGAATTAAATGAAATGGTACAATCATCTGATTCTAAATATGATATTCTTTCTATGGTAACAATGTTTTTTGGTAAAGCATATCATAAGAATAAAAGAATGGTATGTTCATCATTAGTAGGTTATCTATTGTCATGTGGCAATTTTAAAAATGTGCACAAAGATTTTAGTATGATGAGACCTGAGGATATTACACTATTACCAAGAGCGTTTTATGTTATGGAATTTAAAAATGCTGAAGAGTTTAGAAATAGATATGATGAATTTCAAGCAAGAATAAAATCTATATATAATAATAATATAGATGAAATAAGAGAATATAATAACATATTACCAAAAGTTGTATTAAAAGGTAAAATGAAAGAAAAAAATACTGTAGATAAATTCTTTGATTGGTTAGTAACTACTTTTTCATAAAAAAATAAAGAGGAGCATTAATGCTCCTCTTCTATTATTATTTTTATATAAAGTAGGATACCTTAATTCAAATTTACTACTAAAGGCCTAAATTAATAGCCTCTTTTATCTTTTTTCTGATTATTCTTCTTTTTTCTTCTTTTTCTCTCTTATTTCTTTCTCATCTTCTATCATTTCATTAATATAATCCCAAATATCATTATCATCCTTAAAGCCTTTCAATATTCCATCAGGTGTATACTTTTTAAAATTTTTGATAATTTCATTCTTAAATTCATCAGGATACCTTGATTTCATAATAGTATCAAAAGTTTGCTCTCCAAGATAATAATGAACTTTGTATGGAATTTCTAATTTACATATTGTTGTTACAATATCCAAATAAAGATGATTGTGATACTCATCAAATCTATATACTACTTCAAGATGATATTTTTGTCTAGGAATACCTTTTGATTGTGCTATATTCTTAATAGATTCAAAAACTACTTTATCCGAATCAATAACATAATTGAATCCTTCATTACTGCCAATTTTAGAACAACTTAATGCTATATGTTTTGCATAGTCTCTTATAGATTTATAGAAATGAAATATTATTTTATTCCTCTTATTGAGTCTTCCTAAACTTATAACCCAATTTATCCTGTTGCTAACAGCCTCAGGATATACTTCAAATACATGAATCCTTTGATTATCCATAGATGAACATATTTTATAGATATAATCGCATGTTTTATTCGATAATTGTAAAATTATATGTTTATTTCCAACTCTGTAAATATCCACACCATCATATTTTTTTACTATTTCTTTTATATCCATTGCTTACTTCCTCACCTTTTACGTATCTATTACATCTATTAACTACTTTATTATTTTCTTTTGGACGGCATCATACCAAAGATTATAAAAATAATCATAATGTATCCGAATATAATAATATCCTGGTTCTCTCTGTCCAGAAATCTTTTTAAATTTAAAGTATATAGGTCTACGATTGTAAACCAATTTAAATTTGTTTTTACATTTTTTAGTCCAACTTCCTTCTTTAAACTTATCTTTAAACTTATCATTTAAATTATCATATCTTTTATATAAATAAGGAATATGAATGATTACTTTATTACATGATGCATCTGCAGCGTTAATTATAACTTCCATAATTTTGCTGATGCATTCATATGATAGATCAAACGATGATCTATCAATAAATACATGAATTTTATCTCCAGATGATATATCATTTTTTATTATTTCCAGCAAATCTTTATAATGCATAGGTTTATTGGCAAGTGTTTGCAAATTAATAAATAACTTAGTTTTACATGCTCTAAGATACATACAACCTTTAGACTTATTACTATTATAACGTTGAAACAATAATAAGTCTGGATTCAATTTAGGATCTCTTTTCTTTTTTCCCATAACATCTTTTTTTCCTTTCATATGAATAAATATTTGAATATTTTTTTTAAATTTTTAAGGATTTTATTTTACTATTGATAAATCCTAAATTACTCTTCTAATCATTATCATTCTCTATTGGATATGCAATATCAACTAAATCCATAGATATTTTTATAGAAGGATTTCCTGTTATCGTATTATATGTGACATTAAGAAATAAATCCATAGGTATTAATGATGGTTTTTCCATCTGTTTTATTCTTATTCTAAATCCATTAGATTCAATTGATAAATGAACTCTCTTGTATTTTCTAAATTCCTGATTAAACCATCTATCAACATCTTTCATGGTTTTAGGAACATGGAATACAACTTTTTTCGCATTCTCACAATTGTAAATAATTTCTGATATTAAATTTTCTATGCTTGCCATATTGACTTCTATAATATGAATTTCCTGATTTTTCTTTTTACATATTTCTCTAATATTATCGATATTTTGTACTCTTAACTGAAAGAATAAATGATGATTATTCACCTTGATATAGTTACTTCTTTCACAATGAGTCCTACTAATTCCTAACATGTTTTTCCATAAAGTTTCTGGTACATTCATAATTAAATTCCTCCTTATTTAAATATTAAATCTCTTTTACTTTTTGGAATACATCTAATATCAATATCATCTAAATGGATTTGCCATTTATTTATTTTTTGAATATATGATATTGATAACATTGTAAACAACATATGATCATTAGATTCATATGATTTTATATAGAATAATGGATTTAATTTAGTATGTGGGATAATTTTCACATTATATTGTCTACTTAAAAGATTTTTTATCCATTCATATAAAGGTTTATCTAAATATTTTGGGATATGAATTATAATTCTTTTTATATAAGATAAACTTTCTATAATATCTGAAAATCTACTTAATTCCTCTACGGTTATTTTAGTATCAGACATAAATATATGAACCTTATAATCATCTAAATAATCTTTATATAATAAATGTCTGCTTAATACTTCTGGATTTACATTTACAGCTATTATATTTTTCTTTATCTGTCTAATAGTATTTTCTTCTAATGCAATTTGCATTCCATTACTAAATAATTCGTTAAGCTTTCTACTCATGTTTTTAATCTCCTTTTTAAAATTAAATATAATTAATATGTATCTCATTATAATAATATATTATTGAAAAGATTATATAGAAAGGAATAATATACATGATAGAAAATAATAACAAATTATCTGATGATGAATTATGGAAAAAATGTCAACAGGATGAAAATATTTCTGTTATAATAACTTCAGAAGATTTAGGATTAATTAATTTAAATAATGAGCCAATATATTATACAGAAGGGATTAAAATATTATGAGAATATTATTATTTGCAGATATTCATATAGGAAGTATAAAAGATACAAAATACTTTTATAAAACAATTACAGATATAATAGAAAAAGAAATCATATTTACCCATACAGATATGATAGTTATATTAGGAGATTATTTCGATAAGTTATTTAAAGATAATGATGAATATACATCATTAGCGATAAATATAATGTCATTTTTAATACGAGCGTGTATACGAGAAGATACAAAGATAAGAATTATATATGGTACAGAATCACACGAAATGAATCAGTATCAATTATTCAATTACCATGTAACATCAAATGATATTGATTTCAAAATATTTGATACTGTAACAGAAGAAAATATCAATGGAGTAAATATTTTGTATGTTCCGGAAGAGTATATTGATGCAAAAGAAAAGCATTATAAAGAATATTTATATTCTGATAAAAAATATAATTTTATATTTGGACATGGAATAATAATAGAAGGTATGCCAAAAGCATCTGAAAATAATATGGATCCTAATAATAAAGAGAAACAAGTTCCTAGGTTTAAAACAGGCGAATTATCAAATGCAAGTGATATATGTGTATTTGGTCATTATCACACATTTACAGATTTAGGAAATAATGTATATTATTTAGGATCATTATTTAGAGATTCATTTGGTGAAGAAGATCCAAAAGGATATGGTATAATAGATAATAAAAACGGTGAATATAAATTCACATTTATAGAAAATACTGAAGCTATTATTTATAAAACATATTCATATGAAATTAATAATTCTATATATACAGATCCAAATAGTATTATAAAAGAAATTAATAAGATAAAAGAAGATAATAAAGAATTATTTTCTGGAGATAAGAAAGGTAAAATAAAAATTAAAATGAATTTACCTGAAAATATATCTCCGGCATTTAGAGAAAATCTTAAAAATGTATTATACAATGAAAAGAATATAACATGTATAATTACTGAAAATACTTCTATTATTAATATAGATGAAGATAATCCGGAAGAAGATGATTTTATATTAGATAATAAAATAGATTTGGTAGATAAAATCTATAAATATATCACAGTAACATTTACAGATCCTATGACATTAGAAGAATTAAATAATTATTTAGAACCTAGTATGAATATCATACGACATAAAAATGAAATAGAAGAATAGAGGGTATCAATCCCTCTATTCTTTTTTGTTTAAAATGGATCAAGTGTAGGTAATTCCACATTTACATTTTCATCAAAAATTTGATTAACATTACCTATTCCTATAGGATTGTTTTTATCTACTCTTGCAGTTGTTACAGTAGAAGTTTTATTATTAAAATTATAATCATATCCTCTTTGTATATAGTCATGATATGATAAGAATGAAGTTTTAGCATCTACTGCAAGAGCTACACCTGTACTAAGTAAATTTAATAATGCTACTTTATCACCTAGATATTCTAAATTAGGATGAGATTTAGCAAATGAAATAATAACTTCTATAATGGAAGTTAATTTTTGTATTTCCGTCCATGGACTACCATATGAATTATTCCAATCAGCTGTTTCAGCAAATAAATTATGCTCTAATTTATCTATGTTATTTAAATCAGTAGTATATCTTATCTTTATATCATTTAATGCCGTTACTATACCTGATACTGAAATATTTTTCTTTTTTTCATAATATTCACCATGTGATCCATTTCTAACATATCCATATGAATCAGTACTATGAACATAATCTGTTTGTTGGTACATTTGGTATGAAGTAGAATTTGATAATTCTATAAGTTTATTAGTTAATGTATCTTTGAAATCACATATTCCCTTAAGTATTCTTTCACAATCATTACCCATCATAATTAAAATCACCTCCTTTAGTATTTAGGAAATTCATTCATATATATTATTTCTATATCTGCATGTGGCTTTATACTATAAAAAAGTTCCTGACGAGACGAAATTACTAAGCAATCATCATCTAACATACCATGTTGTATGCAATCTGCTATTCCTTTAGCATAATTATCAAAATCACCAGTTCTTTTCCATGGTCTAATAATTCCTAACTCAGCTAATACTTTATTTTTTATACTAAATGAAGAAGGTGTCTTTTCATATATAGTCATATTTAATGTACAAGGGGTTTCTATAAATGGTAAATCATTTTCTTGACAAAATTGTTGAAACCAATCGCCTGCTTCTTTTGCTCCAGGTACATACATTCTAACAAACCCTGATGTAGTGTTAGCTCTAGGTCTTCTAGATGGTTTAACTACTTTCCACATAGTAAATGTAATTTTAGTAGTTTTTATTCTTTTTATTTTTCTAGCTTCTCTAGCTATAAGTTTATTAAACGATTCATTATTAGCTTTTTTACCTAATATATATGCAATACGTTCTAATTGAGTATTAGGTATATCACCATATTCTTTCTGATATAATAAATCTTCTTTATTCATTATTTACCCTCCATAATCAATATTAAACTAAATGTATTTTTACTAATATTATTAATGGTATAAATAACCAAATATTAGAAAGGATGTTTTAGAAATGAGTTTTTTAGAGTATTCAAACAAGACACAAAGTAATATTATTCCTAAAGATGAATTCATGGAATTAGTACATGAAGTATTTAATGTAATTGCAACAAATGTTTGTAAATCATTAGGACCTTTAGGATCATCAGCTATCATTCTTGAAGGAGGCCTTACTGAAGCTACAAAGGATGGTTATGAAATTTTCAGTAATTATCGTTTCAGAAATAAGTATAAAAGAATGATATATAATTTAATGAAAGCACCTTGTACAAGAATGAATAACACTGTAGGTGACGGCACAACTACTGTTATCGCATTGGCAGATGCATTATATGATTCTTATGAGATGTATCGTAATGAGATCGAAGTATTATATAGATTACCAAGAGAATTTAATAGTGCTTTAGATAATATTATTCATAAGATTTGTGATGGTATCAAAGAATTAGCAACTCCAATAGATCCAAAAGATTTTGATACTATTTATAACATTGCATATGTTACAAGTAATGGTAGCGACGAAATCAGTAAGAATATAGCTGAAACATATCAGAATGTTGAGACACCGTCTATAAAACTTAAAGATTCACCTACAAACAAAAGTTATATTAGTCCTATTAATGGATTTGAATTTCCTGCTAATCTTATTAGTGAAGCATATGTTCGTAATCAAGATGGTTCTACAGAAGAAAAAAATGTGTATGTAATGGTATTTGATCATAAGATTGAATCTGATTTCTTCCAATCAGTATTAGTACCCATTAATCAAGTTATGAGAGCTATGAAGAAAAAAATTATTATATTAGCACCATTCTATGATGAATTAATGACTCAAACTGTATTAGATCAATATATCAATATTGAGTATCGTACATATTCATCATTAAATATGATTATGGCTAAATATGATCTTAATAAGATTGAACCACAACAGATGACAGATCTTGCTGTAATATTAAAAGCTAAACCTATTACACAAGATACAGCTAATTTATTAAAAAATGAAATTGCAGAAAATGTAGATAAGGCTATTGATAATATTTTATCTAATGATCAATCATCTATATGGAGAACTATAGGTATGGCAGATTCGGTTCTTCTTACATGTGGTAAAGGATCAATATTCCAGGTTAATGAAGATATTAATAATGATAGATATTATCAGGAATTATTACAGAAAGTAGAACGTGAACTTGAAGATATTAAATCTATAACAGAAAAAGATATGCAATCTTATTCTCATAAGATTTATGAAAAAAAAGCACGTATTATGAGATTAAAGATGCAAAACTTTATCTATTATATTGGTGCTGACAGTGCATTACAGAAAAAGATTCTATGGGATTCTATAGATGATGTTGTAAAATGCACTCGAAGCGCAATTAGATATGGAATTGTTCCTGGATGTCAATTATCTATTGTAAAAATGTGCAATAAATTATTAGCTGAATATATTCCTACTGATCTTGATGAAAGTGAAGAGAGTGTAAAAATCTTTGAAGATACAATGAAAAATCTTTCTAATACTGAAAAACTTGAAGTAAGAATTATTATGATTATTATGTCAGCTATAGGAACTGTATATGGAAGAATTCTTCACGGACCTGATGGGATGGGTATGGTTAAACTTATTGATGGATGGGAATACACAAAATCAGAAGAAGAACTTAATGAATTACATAAGAATGCTGAAAACAAAGCAAATGATATTATTGCTGATTCTGTAAATGAATATAAAGCATATGATATTTCTAAACTTGAATTGAGTGATGATATTATTACATCAGCAGAAACCGATATTATGGCTCTTACGGCAGCATCAGAATTGTTGAAAATTCTTATTTCAGGTAATCAATGTATTGTACTTGATCCTGAAACAGATGCTGCAGAAGATAGAGAAATGGAAGTATATGTATAAAGTATAATAAAAGAAGAGGGATTAAATCCCTCTTCTTTATCTTTGTATTCATACTATGTTGTAGCTGCTAACTCTGCTTTGATCTCATTGAACATAGTTGTTACTTCATCTTCTGTAATAGTAACAATATCTTCAATTCTTACATAATCAGCAAGTTTAGTTGTAAGATCAGCAATGGTTTCATAAAGTGAAGGATCAAACTCATCTTTAGACCAATACTCATCCATATTAAGTCCAAGATCATCAAGATTAGTAGCTCCTAACTTAATAAATCCAGTTTCACCTTCCTTAGTATTATTGATCCATAACTCTCTAAGATTTGGTTTCTCAGGATCATTCTTGAATACAAATAAACAATGATCTGTAATTTCATCAAGGCTGAGATTATTTTCATATAATGTAAGAAAATCATCTTTAGTATCATTTGTATCCAAGAACATAATTCTTTTTCCAACAATATCAAGAATTCTTTCATTTACAGCCTTTAATGTTGTTACCTTAGTTTCATTTGTAGCAACATCTTCTGGCCACTCACTTGTAGTCTCAAGAGTTACTGCTTTAACTTCAGTAAGCAATAACCTTAACATTGCCTCCAATGTAGTTTTATCTACAAGATTTAATGTAGGTGGTGTTACTATGGTTGTATCACCTGATGGTACACTACTTGTTGTAATATCACTCATTTTATTTATCCTCCTTTTTCTTTTATAAATTATTTTTAATATTTTGAATCATTTGTTCAATATCATCTTCAGTTATTGGTTCAATCTTTATAGGATTACAGTTTTCATCTCCACATCCACAGTTGATTATTACATCACCTGTATCAATATTCTTGATGTCATCTCTAATTTTATCTATTTCAGATTCAATTCCAGTAATCTTAGAATCAATTTCACTATGATCACAATCTGGATTTCTATCTTCAAGTTCATCTAACTTAGCCTGTAAATCAGTTATTTGTTGTTTAATTGCTTCTGTATCACAATTACAATTATGATTTGGAATAGCTGGTATTAAAGGTATAGATGGTATTGAAGTATTATCATCTTTATCAGGATTCTTATCTTCTAATTGCTTCTTAAGATCTTTGATAACACCAGTAAGTTCATAAACAAAACCAGTTAATTTATCAACCATCTTTCTTAATCTGATAATCTCCATGTCTTTATCTTCATTTGGATGATGATTACATCCATGATGATTATGGAAACAATCATGATTAAATACTTGAGCATTAAGAGCTTGAGCTATACTTTGTGTATTATGAACTACAGTGATATCATTTTTCCATACAGAGAATTTGAAAATAATTCTATGACCAGGATTAATAACAAAACTACGATTCACATTGATTGTACCACAAGGAATAAGTATAGACTTAGTATTTGGATTAAAGATTTCTTGATTATGTAAAATAAAATCTTTTCCATCATGATCTACATGGTAAAATCTATTAAAGTTTTTCCATGAAGGTGGTATAATACATCTGTCAGAATTATCACATCCAAAACTATGTTGACTTTGTAATTGTTCATGAAATTGATAATATGATGATCCTGATCCAGGAATACCTTCAGGTTGATAATCAAGATAGTTTAATGTAGGTTTAGTATAAGTAATATTACTATCAGGACCTGATTTCAAGCAATCATATAACATCTGAATAGATGTAACTCTAAGAACCATCTTACGATTACCACTAGTAAATTCACTCATAGTACTTACCAATGTATCATTATAATGAGCAATAATGGCATTATCATTAATATCTCTTGGATTAACATCTAAATAGAATGTTTTTGAATTCAATCTAAGATCTTCTGACGTTGTACGTATTACTTGTCCATTACTTTGATCTTCAACCTGATAATTTACCCTCATAATAATACCAGGACGAATAACACTGAGTTGATGATTAAATTGTTCAGCTATATTAGAAATCATTCCAATAAGACGTTTCAATTTAGATTTATTACCCACAATAGCAGGTAATCCATCACTACCTCTCTTTCCAATGTCATCAATACTAATGTCAATAATAGCTCTCATTGACTCACTCTGATCAATAAATATCCCACTCTTTATAAATGTTCTATCAACTGGTTGTAAATTTCTATTGTCAAAATATTCAGCATATAAATATGGAATACCATTTAGATCCAAAAATGTATTTGTATGTAAATCCAAATTACATTCATGCTTCTGATTAGACATTTTATATTCTCCTTTCTATTAATATTGATCTTTTTAAGATCTTACAAATTTGTTTCTACTTCATTTTGAGTATTTTCCGTATAATATAAATAATTATTGGAGTAAATAAATATATCTCTTTATTATCCATAGAAGATATTAACATATCTCCTATATATAGTGAAATATCTTGTATCCGTATAGATGTATGTTGATGAATATATTTCCATATTAATTTATCATATTCGTATTTAGGCATTTTATCTTCTCTTAAATATGATTGAAACCTTTCATTATCAAGATAACATCTATTATCAAAAGTCTGATTCTTCTTATTAGTAGGAAGAGGTATCATAAAATTAACAAGATCATCCCATAAATAAAAAGATGAATCTGGATAACTGTCACTACTTACTTCTGAATAATAAAATCTTTGTAATAATCTTTTAGGAGCATCCATCTCTATCCAATTAAATATAGAATTATTATAATAATATGGTAACTGAGGATCTCGTATCTTAGATGATATTATAATGTTTTCAAAACTATTGGGAATATTCATTATACTAAATTTAGCCATGAATTCATTTGCACATATATCGAAATAGTCTTCATTAGTTTTAGGATCATGATATATAAAACAATTATGTCGTTCATTATAAAATAAAGATTTGTATGATCGAATCATCAATGCAACCATTTGTTCTACTTTTTCTTTATATATGTAATCATCTTTTTTAATTACAGGATTAAGATCACTACCAATACTATTTAGATCCATCACATATTCATCTACAACTAGTTTCATTAAATTATTAATTGTCTCTTGTGAAGTACTATGAAGCCTATATTCAATTTTAAAATTACCATCTATCTTCATATTGTCATATGTAACAGATTTAACTTCAAAGATAGCATTCATTTTTAAATGTTCTATTATAAAAAAATCAAATTGTTTTGGTATAATAGTACCAGGTATTATTATAGCTTCTCCTTCTACTGAAAAATCTTCTATTTCTGATTCTTCGTTATTATTAGGGGTAGTTTGACCAAATCCATTAATAGGTACATTATTAATTTTATTAAATCTTAATGGTGATCTATTACCAAATAATTCTTCTATATCACGTGTACCACGATCCACAGTAGTGGCATCCTCTCTTTGAGAAAAATATGTTGTCAACAACATACCATTTTCTGTATATCTATTTACTTGGGATTTTAATCTTGATTCATATTTAAATATATTTTCATCAAATAAAGTTTTCTCATCAAATATCATACCATTCATAATATAAATCTCCTTTCTATATGTAATAATGTTATAAAACGGTAAAAAATAAAGGGATCCATATGGATCCCTTACATATTAAATGTTAATCTTTTCTGATATTGATTAATCAGATAAGTACATAAATCTATAAATGCAGAAATTTTTTCAATATATTTATCAATATCCATTAAATGAATTGATTCAATGATAAAATTGGTATAATGATTATTTTTAGATCTTATAATGTAATATAAACAATTATGCATTTCATCCAATGCCGATTTTAATTCCTCAACGTGATACATTGACAGATTAAATTTATATGGATCAGAAGAAAACAGAACTTGCATAAATGTTTTTAAAAAATTTCTTTCATGATCAATTGTTGCAATAGTTTTAATTAACATTTCATCTTCTGTCATATTACTCTCCTTTAATTAAAGCTAAAATATTATTTACATAATTATTCATATCATCATTTTCTTTTAATAATGCCACAAATAACATTTTCAATTCTGTATCACCCTGCTGAAAAACTAAATCTTTTGTATTTTCTATTATAAAATCTTTATCTTCATTTATTTTTTTAACTTTTTCCTCAACTTTATTTATAGCCAGTTTGCTTCTTGTCATTATTGCAACATATAAAAGTTTCTTAATTTCTTCAAAATCATTATATGATTCCTGTATTGTATCAATCATTTTATTTAATTCTTCATTTGTTGGTATATGCATAATATTTACCTCCTATAAATTGAAACTTATGAAGAGAGAATTTAAATTCTCTCTTCATATTGTTTATTGTACATTTTAGCATATGATCTGTTTAAATTCATAAGCTGTTCATGTGTTCCACTTTCTATAATTTTTCCTTTACCGAATACATAGATTGTATCACAATTTTCTATTGTAGATAATCTATGCGCTATGGAAATTATAGTCTTTTCATCTCCCATATTTTCTATAGCTTTCTGAATATGAAACTCTGATTCCGTATCTAATGCACTTGTAGCTTCATCTAGTAATATTATATCAGGATTTCTTAATATAACTCTTGCTAAAGCTATTCTTTGTTTTTGTCCACCTGATAATTTTAAACCTCGTGGACCTACTTCTGTGTCGAATTTATCAGTTAATTCCATAATGAAATTATAAATATTTGCTTTCTTACATGCATCTATAATATCATTATCTGTATAACCTTTAGATCCATAAGTTATATTTTTTCTAATTGATCCTGGAAATATAAAATTATCTTGATGAACACAACCTATTCTTTTCCTTAACGATTCATCAGTTATATTTTTCATGTCAATTCCATCTATCAATATTGAACCACATTCCGGATCATAGAAATGATTCAATAATTTAAATAGTGAAGATTTTCCTCCACCAGATATTCCACAGATACCTATCTTTTGACCTTTATTTATAGTAATATTGATATCATTTAATATGTTATCGCTATCACCATATTTAAATGATACATTAGATATCTTTATAGAATCATTAAATGAACTTAATTCTATATCACCTTCTGTTTTAGTGATATTTTGGTAATTCATAAAATTATCATAGACATCTAACATAGATAGATTTTCTGATGCTGTATTCATAAAATCAACTATAGCTGATAATGGATGTATGATTGATCCTATTAACGATATAATTACCATTCCTTCTGTAGGTGTCATTTCTCCTTTAACAATAAATGATACTACATAAAGAACACCTAATATCGTAGCTCCATTATCTATTAACTGAAATATTCCAGATATAGAAGCATCTACTACAGTTCTTTTCATAAATAATCCATAGGTATTATTATTTAACTCATGAAATTTCATTTGATGTATTTTTTGCATTCCGAATGATTTAACTTCTATGAATCCATTAATGATATCATCAAGCTCCTGATTCCTTTTCTTCTTGAATTTATCTGCTTGAGTATCAATTTCATCAAATTTCTTAAAAGCATATTTCATTAATACTCCACCTATTAGATATATTACTAATATTGGTAACATTATTTCTTTCTTAACTTTATATATTGCTACTATATAAGTTACTATAGAAACTAATGAAACTATTAATTCGGATATTCTTTTACCTACACGAACTATTCTCCAGCCATATTCACTTAATGTATCAATACCAGATGCACTCTCTTTTGTATATAGATTATAATCTACTGATAATACTTTATCTGTAAATTTATCCATAATCTTAGTAAATGATCCATTAAATGCTTTACTGATAATGCATTGAGCTATAATTGAAATAATAATCATAGCCAGCAAAATTACTAATAATGGTGGAATACGATTTTGTATATCATCGATATTATCTAACAATTCACCTATCATTAGTGTTACCTGTGCTCCCATAACATTAACAAGAGCAGTTAATACAGAGCCCAATAACATACTGAAAAGATATTCTTTCATACCCATCCAATATTTTAAGACAATTTTTAGTTTACTCATAATTTTTCCTCCTTATGTAACTATTTTTTCATGTCTTATAATTAGAATATATCATATAATAAACTAGTTATACAATAAAAGAAGAATATAAGGATGGGGAAATTTCCCCATCCTTTATTCATTTATAGAGATACCTTTACAAAAATAAAGTTATTCGCCAAATCCATCCCAAGATGGTTTACTACTATAGTCGCCACCTTGACCAGAAAGTTTAGCCTTGTTAATATCCTGCATATCAACAATCTTCTTTGTAGGAGTGTTAGTAGGATTAAATGAAGGCATATTACCGATATTAGTTCCAGTAGCACTATCTGTAGGAACAGGTCCAAGTGCTCTATTGAATTTACTAACATCATTATCAGCATATACAGCATCACCAAGTTCAGGATTAAAGTTAAGTGAGTTAGATACAATACGATACTGTTTTAACAGATCATTTGCAATAGCTGTAATAATAGGTCCTCTATATACTACACAATTGAAAGTAATATCATATGTAATGTTATCAGGGGCTTGACCCTGTTCCATATTAAGAATATTACCTTCCTGAATACCCTTAGGATAACAATCTGCAAGCATAACAGCTTTCTGAACTTGAGCACCAGATCTATCATGCAGAACATAGATAAATTCACATGTATGATTAGCTTCATTAAATGCAATACCATCTGCAATATCAGGATCTGTGGATCTTCTATAAAGTCTTTCTTCAAGACCATCTGCATTGGTACCACCACTGATCCATCCACCATATGTTGCAAGACCAGAGTTTTCATCACCGATTGCATTCATCCATCCATCAATGACTGTATCAACAGGTAAACCATTTAATTCATATAAACCAAATGTTACTTCTGTAGTATTTATTTTAGTGATAGTAGGTGTATTAAATTGTCTCTGTGCAAAACCACCTTGAATAGGAGTAGATGCATTCTCTAATGTTTTATCACCAAATCCTGTTACAGATCTATTCATATACTCAAGCATATGTTTAAACTGTATAAACAATGAATTAGGATTATAAAGATTACCATCTGATCCACCAAACATTTTGAGCAATACTCTTGGTGGTCTAACCATAAATACACGTCCTAATTTATTCATTGCTGGTGAATAATTCATCAAAGCATGATGAGTTGCATTTGTACCACCTACGAATTGTGAATAGTTACAAAAATTAGGTGCATTAAATTGTACTGCACCAGTTTGAGCAGTAATAACTCCAGGTATAGCCATATTATTCACCTCCCTTATTTAGTATCAGCTTGACCTTCAGGTCTTCTGATATTTATTTCAAGTATAATACGTTTAATGATATCTCTAAATTTAACTTCTACATAGCAGTGCATCATCATTCGTTCCTGTTCAAAATCATCTGCTTTGAATTTGATATCAAGATCTTCAACCATAGTACCAATCCATGGTCTATAAATATTCATCTGAGCTTCTGTATAACCTTTTCTTACAGTAGAATTATTCCACTCATATGCATATCCTCTACAAGCTTTTTCAAGACCCTTCTTCAGACTATTTAATACACGTACATTATTTTCTTCAAGTAAAGCTGAAGCTTCAGTTTGTCTTGTATTTTGTGATTGTCTCTGAACTAATCTACCTTCCTCAGATACAAGATAGTAATTAATTCTTTCTTTGTATAATTTTTCCTTAACATCCCAATCTATAAGATCAAGATCAGGTTGGAAAGTATTTCTGATCATTTCACCTGTAGGAATAATAGTTGAATCATCATCTATTTGCATAGCAACAAGTGATGCATAATTATTAGTAAATGGCTTATTAATACCATATGTAACAATATGTCGAATCATATTCTTTGCAAAGAAGTATCCAATGGTTACATTAATTCTTCTATTAGAACCAGGATCAAAGATTTCATAATAACCCAAATCAACAGATGATTGTCTACCTTTAAACTTGGATACTGAATCAATAATAGCAGATAATTCTCTGTTAACTCCAATATTCTTTAATCCTACAAGACCACAATCCAAATATAATGAACATCCAGCGCCCTGTTCAAGGTTCATTTTCATACCATTACGATTTCTGAATTCATTCAGATCATACAAAGCTTGCTTAACATTGAGATCTGAATAAGTAAATTCATTTTCCGTTGTTGTAAGTACAGCAAGTGCAGTACTATCCTGATCTGTAAGTACAGTAGAAGAATCATACAAGTATGATATTTGATTTGAGATACTAATAGTTTCTTCAAGTGTAAGATTATAGTTAGCATCAAATATAACATCAAGATTGATTCTTGCAGGCGATAAGATATTTCTATCTTTAAGACCTCTAAATGCTTTGACATATTCTCTTGCTAACAAGAGTTTCATCTCAGCTTCAGTAGGTTTACGTGTTTCATTACCAACAGTGATCTCTTCAAAGTCACCATCTGAACCACCTTCCAGACTGAATCCAATTGACTGTGAAATATCAAGACCATTATATTGATCAGCATCTATATCTGTTTCTACACCATCATCATACATGATGTTACCAGATTCATCAATATTAGTAACTGTGTAGATCCATCTATGACCTTCATTAAGAGGGTCAGCTACAACAAGTACTCTTGCTCCTACAGTAGCAGTAGTCCAATCACTAATATTAAGAGGTTTAGTTGCTCCGGCTGTATTAGGAATCTCCAACTCAGGAGCTTCGTATTTCTCACCAGCTTTACCAGTATAATTTCTATAATAAGGAATAACCTCATCATTTTGTGTATTATATACTAAACCAAATATAGGATCGAATTGATCAAGAGTAATAGATTGAGCTTTCATAAGCTCTTCAACATCTTCTTTATTTCCACCTGATGCCTGAATATAAGTCTGATTCTCTTTAATGATATTTCTATAATATGCATATAAAGTATCAAAACCTTCTTCAAACATTTTAATAGATACAGGTACTGAACCTTCAGAATAGATATCCATTACATCATTGATGAATGTACTACCTTTAGTTGCTCTTGATACATGTGTAGAACCTACAAACATATTTTCAATCTTTGTAACTTTTTCATTATTAATAAAATTGAATGAATACATTTTAATTCCATAGTCTTTTTCTGCATCAACATCACGAGTAATAGACATAGCATAATTATTACCATAATTACCATGTCCAGTTGCTCTTGTATAACCAAGTGCTACTGTCATATATCCTGTTAAAGGATCTGCAGTAACTGTTTCAAGACTTTTTGCAAATGCTCTAATTTGTGCATCTGTTTTTGCTCCACCTTCAACATATGGATTAGTTGCATATGCTACAGAAAATTTGATTTCCATTCTAATCTTACCAGTTTCCTGTCCAAGATCATCAAGAATTTTTCCTCTTCTATAATGTGCTAACCATACGAGATTTGCATAACGAGCATTATCAGGTAATACACGCATTAACCATACTTTTGTATAGCCATTAAATAATTCATCTACCTGAATACTTGGCTGACCATATTTAGCAAAATTACTCTCACCAAATATAGCTTTCTTTGTTTCTAAGTCTGTTAAATTAACAAACTTATTATCAATACCTTTATCAAAGCCAGATACTATAACTGTTGCAAAAGGCATTTCCTTTGTAGATGATGCTGTATAAACAGTTTCATCGTATTGAGAATGATCTCTTATAACAGTATGAACATGAGGATGAGAATAAAAAGGTATAATTCTAACTGATGTAGGATCTGTCGTTGCCATATCGTTTTTCACTCCTTTTCTAATTTTTAAAGATAACGGGTATCTCTTTAACAAATTGTTATAATTTACTACTATAAGAGCGATAAAAAAGATAATGGAGGAATTATTCCTCCATTATCAATATTAATAGTATATAATTTTTTCTAATGGTGATACTTGCTCTTCTACATTATGCCTTGAATTATTAATAGCATTAGATATCATAGTACTTGTATCTTCAAATACCATACCTGAAAATGTTGATAAATCTCTTACTACTGCTCTTACACTTCCAGTAGCATAATCAAATCCATTAGGATTAGTTTGTCTACCATATAATTGACCATATCGTTCTTTTGTATTATTTGGATTACGGTATGTAGCAGCCAATATCATTTCAAATATTTTAGATGGTACTTTAAATGATACTCCTGATATCTCTAAATTTTTCCACCACATATTGATTGTATTTGTATAATTTAATGTTATAGGTAATTTACCATTTAACACTGATGCTAAAAATGCTTCTGCTACTTCTCTACCATTAGGAATAGTTTGATGTAATATATATGAATCCTTCATATATTGTAATGTTAATACATCTAATGGTTGACCATGTACATGAATAGTTTCATTTTTAAATTCATATACCATTAGATTAGTAACAGCAGGTATATTAAATAATTTAATATCTCCTTCTTTACCATCTTTGAATGATCTTACATAACATACAGCAAATGTTTCAATAGATGATCCTTTATTAATTGCTAAATTAGTTTCAAAATATGACATAGGAACATATAATTCCGTATATTCATTACAATATATTTTACCGTCTTTTGCATATAATAATCCCATTATATTTTTTACCTCCTTATACTCCATTTACTTGATCAAAGAAGAATGGAGATATATCAACTGTACCATCCCATTTACTTTCATTCGGATTTCTCATATTACTATATACTTCATCATGTACATAATCTAATGTGAATACAATCTCTTTTATCTCTTCTTCCATTCTGGCTGCATCTTCCATAACTAATTCATCAAATGTAACTTGTTTAGTTGAGAAAAATCCTGAGAAAGGATCTCTTTCATCAGTTTCTTCCGTATTTAATTGTATAGGTCCAAATATTGGATGATCATTCTTTATAATACCGAAGTATTCAAGATTATCCCCAGTATAATAACAGAATAATACTATAAGATATGACATTAAGCAGTCGTCATGTTCACCTTTAACTGCTTCATATCTACCAGTTGGTGTTCTTATGAGTTTACATATATCATCTACTAAATATTCAGTAGTCAATATTTGTTTACATTCATTTACATGTTGGAATAATAACTCAAACATAGCTGGTCTAGTCTTAGGACCTGTCCAATGACCATATTTTTTATATTGTTCTGATAACATTTTTAATTCCATATCAGGAGAATCTGTTACCATTTCTTCTAATTGATTTGTCTTTTGTGACCAATATAAATTTTTCTTTATACTAGTTTCGCATAACATTTGAATCAAATATATTCCCATACTATTTTTCTCTGGTATAAGTACAGCATTAGGAATATAGTCTTCAACTAATCTTATTAACATTCTTACTGCATTTGGTCCACTTATATATGGTGATTTAAATTCAGCTGCTATTTGTAAATTATATGGATTAACTATAGTAACAGCAAAATTATCACCACCACCTCCTCCAGCAGGATCTATACCTACTATATATGGAATATGTTCATCAAAATCTTTTGGTCTACCAAATTGATACCCTTGTCCATGTTCATATAAACGAAATCTCCATTTCTTATCTATGATAATATCATTATCTGATTTTCTCATATTAGAAATAAGATACTCAATATCTTCTGGTGAAATAGGAGAATTATTAGAACCACGTAATCTTTGTAATAAAATCTCACGTCTAATAGCCATTTTATCACCAGATAATGCATATTGTTCCAATACCCATTTATATGTTTTTCTAACCTGGTAATATTGATATTCCATATAGAATATATTTGTTACTTCACGTTCATGTTTTTCTTCACTATTATGATATTCATCTCTACATGCATTTTTATATTCTTCTATTTCTTCTGGAGTCATATCATAAATTTTTTCTGTCCATGGAATCATAGATTTTATAATTGGTAATGATTCTAAACCTTCTCTCGTATCTAGATTTCCTGGTGTACAAGAAAATGCTCTAAAATATGGAAGACTAGCTGCTGCAGCATTCTCATAAGCTGTCTTAAATAATGGAGCTGAGTTAGATAATAATTCTCCAAAGAATGGAGTATGTTCGATCTCATCAAAATAAAGTATAGCACCAGAATCACCTCGAGCTAAACCTTGAGCATGTGATAATGATGTAGGTTTAGGATGTATAATAAGTTTATTATGCATAAGATTATTTTCAAGAGTTTCTGTTGCTTGTCTTGATTTCTTTATTTTTCCATCAGATCCCATATAACGTTTAAATTGTAACCATTCAGGTAGTAAAGAAATATCATCTTTTAATGTCGCAAGATTTCGTTTAGTATTTTCTGTTTCCTTACCAAAGAATTGCATATGCAGGTTAGATGATAATTGAAATGCCCATTGTAATGGTCCACCTATGAGACCTGTTGTTTTCCATGTCTGTCGTGGTTCACATAAACAAAAATCATAGTGTCTTTCAGCACACCATGTAGCAGCTGCTAATCCTCTATGTAAACCATATTGAACTATACCAGAATCAGTTCTTAATTTGACTGCTGTACGCATAAACATCCATGGGTTACTTCTATATTCAATCATTAATGCATCTATTTCTTGTCTAGTTATACGTGGATTAAATGGATCTATATCTGCTAATTCAGGATGATCTATTCTAAACATAAAATAGAAATTCTTTATACCTAATACTTTCAATTCCTTCGCTGTAAGTTTAAACGAATCATTCGGAGGATTGAAGTCATACCAAATACCATTAATTTGTTTCAAATCGGACATATTTCCGTATATTTCTCCTTTCTATATAAATATTTATAATGTAATTAACACATATCTTTGATTTCTAGTATTAGGAGGTTTAAACCTCTTTTCTAAAGTTTTTATATAATTTGGTTTCATACATATATTTCTATAATATATTAAAAAATTATTATGATATATTCTATTTATAAGACATAATAAAAATATTTAACAAAGGAGGAAAAATATTATGTTGAAACATTTACTTTTTACTCATGATGATTTGGATGGTGCAGGCTGCAAAATCATTTTCAGTTTATTCTTTGATAAACTTGAAGATGAATTCGATGTTGTTATTTGCTCAAATAAAAATGTCGATATCATGGTATCTAATGAATATAACAGCAAAGAAGATGGAGCAAGAATTTCTCCTGAAGAAACTGTAATATGGTTTGCAGACATTGTTGCAAGCAGGGAAATTATGGAAGCACTTAAAGATCTTGGTTATGAAGTCAAGATCTTTGACCATCATAGAACCAATTTCTTCGTTCAGCAGATCTTCGAAAGTGCGGTAATAATTCCTGAAAATGATATGGGAGTTATGCAGTCAGGTACGTCATTGTTATACCAGTACTTAGTTGCTAATAGTAATTTCAATGATCTTTATGAAAGAAATTTATTCAGAGCGATCACATATAGCAACAAATGGAAAGTTGCAAATTTTATTGGAGATCTGGTCTTCAATATAAGAAGCTACGATACATTTGAATTCAAGGAAACAAATAATCTTGTAGCTAAGAAGTTACAAATGTTTTTCGGATTTGTCGGTATCGATATATTCTGTTCTAGATATATCAACAAAATTCTTTTGTGGGCAGTGCAGCCAGCAAATTGTAATCAGGTATCTGATAATATTATACTTGCAGATGGTGATTTAGCCTATGTTATTGATCAGCGAATTGTTAACGAACGGGACATCATTGACAAGATTACACCTGATAGTGTATATGATATTGAAGTCAATGGATATAAAGCAGCATTTTCATTCCCTGTATTTGGGACGAATGTATCAGAACTGGCTTATCAGTTTTTAAGAAAATATCCAGAATACGATTATCTTTGTACAATTTAGTTGGGCTAATGGAGGGGAATTCTCATTCAGAACAGCTAAAGAAGAAATTAATTGTGGAGTAGATATCGCAGAAAAACTTGGTGGTGGTGGTCATCCTAAAGCTGCTGGATGTAATATTGGAGATTGGTTAAGAGACCAATTTATTTGGATATTAACTGAATATCTCAATGGTAACCTTGAATCTAAAACAATTGTTATTGAATAATTAGGTGTGTGAATATGAAATCAATAGATATAAATTTAAGTGTCAATAACGGTATGACGATGCATACTGATTGCCTCCATACCAAGTTTTTGATAACTGGTATTGCTGAGACACTTATTCATATAATTCAGTCATCAGTTATTTCAGTTACTATGGATGGATATGAATTGGCAGATACAATGTATTCATATCTTAGCAGAGATTATTGTGGTATTAGTTCTGAAACAGTTATTCTGAATCAAATGAATACGTTTGCAACTATTTTGTATAATGTTACAAAAGAAGTTGTTGATAATAATTCTGTAAAATTATGTGACCGATTTCAACCTGGTTACTTAGAAGGAATACATGGTAATAGTTATGAAGTTATCATTATGGCTTTATATAAATACCAAATATTTCTTGATAAAGCAAAGGAAGCAAGGTTACAAGTTCCTGAAACAAATTATATGAAATATACTGAAAGATTTAGAAAAATTTGCAAAGAAAGGATAGGTGATTAAATGGATTTTGATGTTGATTCAATTAATTTGTATATCAAAGATTGTTTTATTAAGGCACATCAAAAAGAGCACAGGGATTACTCTGTGCTCAATTATGATTACAGATGGATCTTAATTAAGGACAAAGGACAGAAAGAAAAATGGCATTTGATTCCTATATATTCCAAATGTAAATATGAAAGAGTATTAAGGGAAGTTAATAAGAATTTGAAATGGAATCTTCCTAGAAAGTTTAATATTACATTTGGTAAAACAGATGATCTGCGGTATCTTCTTTATGAAGATCAATTAGATTATAATTATACCGAGTTTGCTTTTAAAGCATCTGATAAATATAGTTATGTTTCATTATCTATATTTGATTCATATACAGATGATCTCATAGAAAATGAAAAACCTCCAAGAACTTTTAAGTTACAGGAAGTATTTGAAGGAACAGAAAAAGAATATTATGCTATAAAAGATTGGCAACAATTTAAAGATCTTTGTGAAAAAGCAGGAGTTAATCTTGGTAGAGATTATAAAATAATATGCGGACCCAATGTAAAATTATTATAAAAGAAAGGTAAGGTGGTAATATGTTAAATACACCAGTAAGAAAAATCATTGAAAGAATGAGGAAATGCGGATCTCATACTATTATCTGTAACAATAAAACAAAAATCATTATCCAAGATTTGGGATTAAGATCAATTGATCAGCCAATCAGCAAAATAAAATGGAATCCAGATGGCAGCATGAAAGTTATGCGCCGTTTCTTTGTGACTATTGTTGAGTCACCAAGAAGCGTGATGAAGTATATTCCTAAAAATAAGAATCATTGGTTATATGAACCAGAAAGCAATTATAACTTCTTTAATGAGAATGATTATTATCTTACGGAGCGGGAACTAAATGAGTTTATCAGCGATAATGATGATGTTGACATATATGAAACCTGTTGTGTACATGAATATATGTTAGCCGATATGGAAGATATGTATAAAGAATTTGAAAAGAGTATGGCTTAGGCTGTACTCTCTTCTATTTTTGCGAGAGGAGAAAAATATGAATAAAAATGTATATAATCTTTATTTAAAATCTTTAAAAGATTTAAGTAAAGAAGAATTAATCCAAAAAATAATAGCAGCTAACGAAATTATTGTTTCTGACAGAGAATTTGCAAATCATTGTTTAGCATCAAGTACAGTGGCAAATATGAATGAAATATTTAGACTTAATAATTTATTACAAAAGAAACATAGCTACAAAATTGCAGATAATCTTGAAGAAGCTATTAATAAAGCAGAACATAATTGGAATTTTATTGTATCAGAATTGGAATCAATGAAAGAAAGTAATCGAGTAGACGAAAGATTATCATTGTTGATAGATGATATAAAACTTTGGAAAGATGAGGTGTAGCATAATGAATGGATGTATGAACATTAAAGAAGGATACAATGAATATTCTGATAAAACTTTTGCATGTGATCAATTTGGTTGTGTATATTGTACTAACAATGGAAGATGCATATATAATATAGCTACATTACAACAAGAAGTAGCAAGAGCATGTCATCATGATATTGTTCAAGCTGATAGGGAAATGGAATTAGATTTTTTATGATGTCGGTGCTCATTAAAAAGGAGGAAATAAAAATGAGAGAATTTGGTACAGAACCTTATGGAGATAAAGATGGTTTTAAAGTTATTTGCAATAAGTGTGGAAAGGAAGCTTCTATAGTTCCTATCAGTTATTATGAAGATGGTAATTATGATAATCCTATAAAGATAGTATTGGAGATTAGATGTACATGTGGTAATAAATATGGTAGTACTATACATTCTTAAAATTATAATAAAATTTATTACGATTACAGCTATAGCTGTAATCTATTTTTATTCATCTAATAATAGGAGCTATTAGCTCCTATTATTTTTTATTGTATATTTCTTTTATTATATTATATATTCTAAAAATGATACATGATAAAGAATATAACTAAAAATAGGAGGAAAATTTATGTTAGAAGTAATTAATGAAGTTGTAAGTATTAACGATATGGAGGCTTTCATTATTCCTAATGGAGCTTTCATGGCAAAGGATATTCTTTGTGATGGACCAAGAAACAGGATGATCTTAGTATTAGACAGAATAGGAAAGGCATCAGGTTTTGAAGCTTTTGATCCTGAAAAAGATTTGTTGGTTGATCTTTGGTACTGCAGCAAGGAAGCAGAATCTGATAATATCTGTGATCATGGCTTCAAACTTACCGGTTCACCAGATGATATTTTCAAAGGCAATTATCTCAGTGACATCAAATCCATACCAGTAAAATGGTTGCAGGGTTTGAAAGAAGGAGAAAGTTTTAACATGATAGTACCTTATCATGAAAAAATCAAATTCATTCTTCATATCACTACTGCGCAGAGTAAGTACAGGTATAAAAATTATGGTACATTTGAAAATGCAGTAAACCTGAGTGTGGATTCCTATAAGAGATAAAAACTAAATATGGAACTATTAATTGGGGGATTATTGCAATAATCCCCTATTTTTAAATGGAGGTATTCATTATGAGTAACAAAGCAAAGGTAGCAGTTGGAACAGTAGTTGGTTTTATAGGTGGTTTTTTAATTGGAGTATTTCTTATGCTTGCAGTAACCGTAGCATTTTTAACAGTTCCTTATGAAGAAGAACCAGTGGCAGCAAATAATCAACAGGAAATTATTGACCCTGTTGAAGATCCAGTAGTATCATTTAATACTAATACAAATTACGGAAATATGAACGACAACATTGGAATGACAAATAATGATATAGCAGCTGAAGAATATTCAGAAGAAATATTTGAAGCTACTATTGAAGACTTCATGAGAAATCCAAAAGAATATAGAGGAACTTCATATCATATGGAAAACCTGGAAGTTATATCCGATTATAGTGGCGGTATAACAAATGAAGGATTATATGAAAATATAACCATTGATAATTTTAAAATTTATGATTCTGCATACAAATGTTATGTTAGAGATGTAAATGGGGTTTCAAATGAAGTTATTATAATAGATGACAACAATGTTCTTGCTGGTTCAAGATGGCTAGAGGGAGACGAGATATCTTCATTGGATGCTGAGTTTGTGAACAGACTGGATGGATTTAATCTGCCAGTATTTATATTAATATCAGTAGAACAATAAATAAGAAAGGGGAATGTGATGATATGAAGACACTATTAATAAGACAATATTCAAGTAATAAATCAGATGATATCGACTATGTATCATCATTACTTGAGAAAGATCACAGGAGACCATCTTTTGATTCAAGCGAATTATCATTATTTCTTGAGAGGAATAATGGTTATAACTGTAAAATGAGTTTTGAAAAATCTACATTAACAAATGGCGATTATGATAAATCATTAATCGCAATTATGCCATCCAGTATTAGAATAATCTATGATGATTATGATGATACTTTAATTGGTGATAAAGTGTTACTTCCAATGTTAAACAATATTGAAGTCACTAATTTATATTATCACGATGCATTCATTCTTGAAGTAGCCACAGCGGAAGATAGGAAATTATTTGATATTATGAATGATTCAGATTCAGTTTGCTGGCATCGAAATCCAAGTAATGGTAAATTCAATCAGATAACTAAAAAGCAAATTGGGAAATGCATTGTGAAAGCTAAGGAACTCGTAAATTTTGTTTCAATTGAATTTCCAGCTAGTATGGGTAACTTCAAGTTTGATGGCAGATTTTCTATTAATGTTCCAGGAAAAAATCTTCAAATGTTTACTCTTAACATTATTGATTGGAATAATAATGAAAATCATTCTGGTTGCAGATATGAATTGACAGATTATGACGGTAACACACATCAATCAGATGATGATGGATTATTGTATTTCAACAAAATGTCATTCCATGGAGTCCATCTTACAGATGAAAATAATAAGTATATTGGATTCTTCAAATTAGATGTAATATCATAAGGAGGAAATAAATATGATTATGTTTAAGAAATTTTCATTCACAATAAATGATTATAAAGCGAGTGATAAAGATTTAGAAAGGATTACTGATAAAATTAATCAGTTTATTTCTGAAGAAAATATCAAAAAGAATGATATCAAAGATATAAATTATTCATCTAAAGTGTATGATTCGAATCCAGTGCATCCGTCTTCAGGTGTAACTGTAATATTATTCTATTGGAAGGATTAAAACAAATAAAAATAGAGCTGGTTTATTATACCAGCTCTATTTATTTTTATCCTTCATATCCAGCTGGATATTTAATATCGATGATTGGTCTATCTGCTTTAGGTATTGGAGTTGCCATTATTTTTTTATAACATGCAAGAAGTTGTGTACGTATAGCTTCCAATTGGGGTTTTGTATGAGGTACTACATATTTATTACTTCCAACTTCTAATAATTCTATATACCATTCCACTATCTCTAATTTACCAAGACAATATGATGCAATCATCATTTTATCATTAGCATCTTTGATAGCTTCTGTCTCTATAGAAATATATGCTACTAAGTCTGATGGAATCTTTTTTAATTTTTTAACAAAGAATTTTTCATACATTGCTTTTGTTTCTTTGTCTGCATTCATCATACCTTCATGATCAATATTCTCTGATATAAATTTAGATTCACTATCTTTGATTTTATCATTAAATTTATTATGATAATAATCATCAATAGCTTCTGATAAATATGATAATTCTCTCATATTATCAGAATCATCACATGCTTCTCTTAAAGCTTTAACCATTTCTTTTACATCATCTACAATCTTTTTCTTTTCATTTTCAGGAGATGCATATTTAGAGTAAATACCTCTAATGAATCTATTAATTGTATTAATATCCTCTTGTGATATTTTAAATGTATCCTTATTATCCATTTTTACATCATCGAATACAAATAATAACTTCATAGGATAAATTACTAAACCTGATAATTTAGTTGTAGATACTAAATGTTTTAGATTATGATTCATTTTCATAATTTCACTAGTTAAGTGTTTAGCATATTTTTCTATTTTAGAATCATAATATTGAATAGCAGCTTTAAAGAAATTAAATGCATCATCAGGATTTTTCATTGTATGAAATATTCTAGGTGACATTTTAATTTTTATTTCTGGTATTCTATGTAAAAATGCATTAATTGGTTCTCTACCATCTACAAATCTAGCTATAAAATCTTGACTCATAGTAGGTATCTTAAATTCAAGAGTATTATATGACTGATATGAATTCAATGTAATAGTAAACTTTTTAAATCCATTAGCCCATTTAGGTAACAGATTTTTTGTGATAATATTAGCATATATATTAGCCGTATATTGACTCATCTTATATTTATTATCTTTAGTAGATGTCTTATTGATAATATCCTGTGATAACGTACGTAAAGTAGCTTTAGCTTGTTTCTCAGTCATGTCTGTATTATATTCTTTCTTATAATCAGGATTGGACTCAGGATCAACTGATTCTGTTATTTTATTGATATTATCACTAATAACGATCATATCTGCATGTTCATATATATCATTTAATGATTCCCTAAATGATTCATAAAAATCATTTAAATTAAAATCAGATGTTGTAATTCCATTTAACATAGCTATCATATTATTCATTTTAGCATTTTCATAATATTCAGGATTTCTCTTTTTATCTTTCTTAGATGGATGATTATATACAATATCACCATTAGCTGCATCTCTTGAATTAATATCATCCATTTTAGCCCCTCGGGCATATTTTAAATGTTCTATACCACTGATCATATCACTTGTTTTATCAACTACTTCACCTTCAAAATCAGTATAGCGAAGTTTACCTTTAGGAAGTTTAGTTGTTTTAAATGATGAATTGTCATCAATTTCTCCAACTTTAACTACAGGGAATTCATCCTTTGAAACATTTTTTTCTATATATGATTTATCTGATTTCGTCAATTCTAAATATTTAAATGAAGATCTAGCAGGTAAATAAAATAAACCTATAACTCTTGATTCTTTTAATCTTTCACCAGTTTTTCTATCTATGATAGCAAGAACTTTTTGTCCATGTGATGCATGATCAGGATCACCTTTTTTGTTTATAGTCTTTTTCACTTTATCTGTAGTTTCTTTAGATGTTCTAAGTTCAATATTTTTTTCAGACTTTTTATGTCCATACTCTTTATTTTTATATGCACCACCAGCCATATCTATTTTGGCATCATCTAATGAATATACTATTTTGATTGCATGACCTGTATCATAATCAAAACCAAGTCTAAAATCATATTTTAATTTACTATGAGATTTTTCCAATAAATATTCTAATTCATCAATATCATATGATTCATATAATTCTTTTGCTTCTTTATATATCCTTTCACGTCTATCAAAGAATAAATCCCATATTTCTTTAGATTCTTTATTTGATAAATAAATATCAAAACCTTCATATGATTCCCCATTACTAGATTCATTATCTAGTTTAACATCATATTTTTTTCTAATAATTCCTCTTACATTTTGGAATAAATCATTTATTAATTCACTTAATAACGTTTCTATCCAACCATATTGATGATTAGTAAAATGACCTGTTACTTGAATCATACATTCATATTTTTTTCCATTCTTATATACTCTAACAGATCCACATTCAGTATTTCCTCCAGGTTTAGTACAAAAATCATCAATACATGACATAGCCCAACTAGAAGATTTTAAATCTGAATAAGAATCTTTATCTATTAAACGATACATCTCATCTTTAATAATCTTATTTATATCAATAATCTTCTTTTGAATATTATCAGGTAAGTCTTTAAGATATCCATCTTTAACTTTACTTCTTTTCATTATTATCTACTCCTTTATTATAGTTTATAATTTTTATAGTCTGGTAAATAAATAAGTAATATAGTAAGTGAGCTAAATAGCTCACTTACTATATTTTGAGGATTTTATTATGTCAGTGAAAAAGAATAATACCCAATTTTATGCTGCTGCCTTCCAAGGTGCACCTGTAATAGGAGGTCTAGAAGGAGCATCTCCATATACTTTATCAGAATTAAGAATAATAAGATCAGCCTGAATACCCTGAATACTCATTGTCTTAAATCTTGCTGTTGCAGTTACGATATTATATGCACCTGCAGGAGCCTGAGGACTCTGATAAGCTGTCTGAGATTGAGAAGTAAACAGATGATTTGTATACTTCAAATGTCTATATGACACATGATCAGGACTTGTAGGATATCCATAAATATGAAGTACAAGCTCTCTGTTATTTGTTTCATCAACTGGATCAATTGTATATGCATCATAAAGATTAGATGCAACTACTCTAATGTTAGCACCAAGATCAGAAGCAAAACCATATGATCCATTACACTTAATACCTCCAATAGAAGTTCCAGATGACTGCTTCCATTGAATATACTCTGTAAGCAACTGTGTAGCCATTGGATTGCCAGTAATTACAAATGAAAGATCATCCAACTTTGTAAGTTCTGTTAACTGATAAATGATGGAACGAAGTCTAAACTGAATAGCTGAAGCTACATACTTAAACGGATCTCCAGCATAACCTGCAGGAGGCTTAATATCACATGTATAAGTCTGAGCCAATGATTCAAGTTTATACGTATCAGTTGTAACACCATTAAACTTAGCCTGTTCATCACATAAGAACTTGATAACTGTCATGCACTCTTCCATTTCCTGAGTCTTTGTAATCTCATCAACCATTCTATTGTAATAGTTGATATCAAGAAGAGCTGCAGCATCATCGATCTGCTCAATTGTGAATGGCATGTTCCAACGAGGACCATCCTCAATAGTAAAACGAATAATATCACGTTTCTCTCTTACAGATACACTTCTAAGATTCTTCTCATTGGAAAGATATCCAGAGAATACTACACCAGTAACCTGTCCAGAAGTAGATGCAATACTTACTGTACCATTCTTGAAGTCTACACGTCCGCCAAGTTCATCTTCAACATGAGTTCCATTATAATCAAAATCAAGATTACCATTTACAAATGTACCATTTGTCGAGAACTCAACTGTGATACCATTACCATTCAAAGGAATAGTCTCATCACCAACCTGAACTGCAATAATCTTAAACTGGAATGATAACTGATCAAGACCTTTTGTACCATCTGTAAGATTAGTAATAATATCATATTTACTCAATCTTCCATTTACAAAAGGAACAACAACTTCTTTGATCTTATGACCCTTAGCTGCATCATAAATCTTTTCCCATGTACCATCAAACATACACTTAGGATATTCATACTCATCGCCAGTATTGTTATCAATAAGATATGTTGTTCTAATATGCTTAACGATATTAGGTGTCTTAACAGACTCAACCTCAATAATATCTTTAAGAATAGAACTAAAGAACTGTTTAACGAGTACAGGGAATTCAAGTGTAGCAATTGGCAAAAATGCAGTAATAGCTGCAGACTCAGTATAATTCTTAACCTTTGTATCCCAGAAGTTGTTAACCTGATCAATTACATACTCAATATGAGGATCATTTTCTGATGTTTGACGATAAGCCTCAAATACAGGTTCCAATAGAGCTTCCTTATATCCATTCATGAATTCTCTATCAGAGATCATCTTGGTGATATCTCTCTTAATATCGATTCCTCTTTCTTTATAGCCTTCACAAATTGAACTAAAATGATCATCGAATGACTGTACATTTCCATCTGCACTTTTAGCATTAAAAGCAGATGCTGAAGTTACAGGATTTTCTTTTCTTGATGCTTCACTTGCTGATTCATAAAACCAGCTAACCTTATTTGTAGTCATGATTAAATCTCTCCTTTTCTAAAATAATTTTTTTGGTCCACAATGTTGTGAATTTTTAACATATGGTTATTATATTACTATGTTTTATTGCTGTTCTTTAATACCTTTATGGATGTTTTTATCAAACATTATATTAGCTAACTGCAATAAATTCAAACACTTGTTAAAAAATAGTAGATTATCTGAGAAATCAGTATTAGTGAATTTATGTTTTAAATATAAATGAATATTTTCATCTAATCTTTCTAAGATTTTTAATGTATCTATCATCTTATCCGATAATACAAAAAGTATATCACTATTCTTCTTAACAGCTGTTAATTGTGTTTGGACTTTGTTTAATAGTGATAAAAATCTTTGATATAATTTTTGATTCATTATAGCAGAAATCTTTTCACTTAACTGCATATTAGTTTGATTATTAGTAAGATCTTCTAAACCATCTGTATCAAATTCTTCATTAGATTCATCATCTATATTTTCAAAAGATTCATCGTCATTAAAATCCATATCAGGTGGTGCTTGATCACTCATATCATCAGAATTGCTATCTCCACCAGTTGGCATATCTGGTGGAGAAGAATCTTCTATATTTTGGTTATCACTACTTATATCAGGAGGATCATTTTCAGCTTCTTTATAATATTTATTATTGTACATTTGAAGCCAATCCTCAAATCCAACTCCCATTTATAATCTCCTTTCTATATTAAATTATTTGACCTTTTCGCCATGCTTTATTTGATGCTGGTCCAGATATTCTATAAAGTTTTTGACTTATTTGATTCTTTAAACGTGTTAATTGAGATACTGCTTTAATATCACCTTTTCCTTCAGCATGAGCAATCTTCTTTTCTATGATCTCAATTTCAGTTTTAATTTCCCCGATCATTTCATGTCTAAGTTGTTCCATTTGATTTTTATTCTTTGATTTTCTTGCTATAGAAAATCCTAAAAAGAATGGATTGAGTAGTAAACCAGCTTTCAAATATGCTCCTGTTTTAATACACCAATTAACTGCACTTAAAAGATTACTTCTTGCTGCAGGATCAGCTATCTTTTCTTTTATTTTTGTCTCATCTGTGTCTTTCCAATCCTGGATTGTTTTCATAACCCAACCTTGTGTTTTTCTAATTGGTTTTATAGCTGCTCTACCAGCATTTTGTACATTTTGAACTGTTCTTTTTGCAGATTGTTGAGCTTTAGTAGTAGCACGATCAATATCAGTTAAAGCATCTTTTACAGGATGATCAGATTCAGGTTTATTATCATCTGCATCTCCAACTTTCTCAGTTACATAATTCTTCCTAAATCTATCAAAAAAACCTTCTGTAAATGGTTGATTTGGTAATATATTCATTTTATATGGTATTACAATAGATTCATTATGTTCTTTAGATGAATGATCGTCTTTAATGTTTTTATCAGTAGAATTATCAATATTATGTACTGAATGGTTATCATGTCTGCTATTATTGATATTATGGACAGAATGATTGTCATGCTTACTATTATCATTGTCTCTATTAAAAGAATTAGTATTCTTATTCATAGAATTATTGTATGTATAATAGTAATAATTATTAGTAGAAGAGTGATCCTCTTTATCAGAAGAAGATACTCCTAATTCATCTGATACATCATCATAGTGATCATTTTCATCTTTGTTTGCAGATGGTCTACTAAAATCTTCTAAAGATTTATTTTCATTATCTGTATCATCATTCTTTTTATCAGGGCTATCAATTTCTCCATAGCTTAAATCATGATTACCTCCGAGATATGTAGGAGCTTTACCTGTATATTTATCAGTCGTATTTGATAATCTATATGATTCATTAATATTATCATCATTTATAGGATCTGCTGATTTTACTAATGTACCATCCTCATTCAATAAACCATCAAATTCTTCATATAAAGAATATACTTCATCTTGTAACTTAAATGCTTCTTCTGTTGATTCAGCACATACAATCTGATATTCTTTTAATTCAATAAGATCTTTTATATTGTCTATATCTTCTTCTGTATATTCTAAGAATCCTTCTGTATTACCTGTAATCATTGATTCTCTAAATATAGACATATTATTATCCTGCATTATTTTTACATGAGCTGATAATGAATTTGATTCTATAATTTGAAAATTCTTGTTATCTAACAAATTAGAATCATATTTGCAACATTCAACTATTAATTGAGATACATGAGGATCATTATAAATCCTACTAAAGTATTCTAAAACTAAATTAATAGTATTATTACCTAATTGATTTGCAGTAATAATAATATCAGGTATAGCTACTTCTTCATATTTTTCTGTTAAACCTACTAGAAAAGTTCTACCTTGTTTAGAATTATCATTCAATGAATAATAATCTTCAATATATTCTTCCGCAGATTCTTTCAACGAATGACGAGGATCTTTACGAGAAGCTCTTCCTCTTATAGTTACACCTTTTCCTTGCAATTTCTTTTTGAGAACTTTGATTTTATCATTACATTCTTTTATTTTATTTTCATATTTTTTAATCTGTTGCTTAGTTTCTTCAATAATTCTCAAATGAGATTCACTATGATTATCATATTTTAATAAATCATTAAGGTTATTTTTACATCTTTCAATATTGAATTCTGCACGTTCGATCTCACCCTCATAGAACTTTATATCACCACTAATAGCATAATCTTTAGGTTTCTCTCTTTTATTTTGAATTTGTTCACCACGTCCATCTCCATTATTTTCTTTTTTCGATATATCTTTTCGTATATCATATGTTATAGAATCATTTAATATATCACGGGTTTCTTCATTTTTATGACGATAATTATCATATTTATTTTTTCTCATTGATGTTGATTTAAATGTCGGAACATTTTCTATATCACCAACTTTAATATGAAATATATCTGAATCATTATATCCAAATATACCTGTAACATCTGCTTCTTGTAATCGTTTATTAGTTATAACATCAATTATAGCTAATACTTTTTGACCAGATGATTTATGGTCAGTATTACCTTTACTACGTATTCTACTTAATTTTTCTTCTTTTGATAACCCTTTAAGTTTTTTATAAGATGTATGATGTGCAAAACTGGGATCTTCATCTAATATCATATTATCTAATGAATATACAATTTTCAATGGATGATCTGTTTCTACATCTGTGACCATTCTAAAATCATATTTCAACTTACCATGTGATTTTTCCATGAATGATCCATTTGTTATAATTTCATACATATTAAAACATTCTTTGAATGATCTCTTATATTTCTCCAATTCTTCTAAATGTTTCCTATAATTAGAAGGATCTTTCTTTTGTGATTCACATTTTTTAATACAATTTTCAAAACATGAAATAACATCATCATATACTGCAACAGATACACCATATTTTTCTACAAAGGTTTCCCATGTTTCTAATCCTATACTAGATTCAATGATATATTTTAGATTAGAAATATAACTTGCAGGATTGGTGTTTAATATTTCATTGATACATTCTGAATATGTATCGATGTCAGATTGTCTTCCACTACTTTTAGCAATGGAGTATAACGATTTAATATCTTTCATAATTTACATCAACCTCATTTCTTAAAGATTTAAAATTTTAATATTTGGTGAAGGAGATATATAAAGAATATGGCGACACAAGTGAAAAAGAAAAATACTATAACTAAAATCCAAGATGTTAAAATGGATAAAATTAAAGTATTCTATAGGAAAAGCATTCTTAAATCTGTATTAAAAATATTAGTAATGGAGCATGGTGGATTTAGAACATTTAAATCTGTTAAAAATATAAATAAACTATTTACCCATCTAGATTTATCAAAATATAATAATAATGAAGAATTAAAATCATATATATGGTGTATATCATTTATATCAAAACATTGGTTAGATGGGATAACTAATGTAGATCTTATATTAGAGGGAGCTAAACGACAACCAGAATATGATAATATTAAAGATAATATTATCAATCAATGCATGAATGATAAAAATGAAATCACATATCCAGAAGCAAAAGGAATATTTGATTTAATAGGTGAAGCATTACAATATGGATTTATAGGTTCATTAAAAGATGAATACATAAATCTATTAGAAGATATTAATATGGAAAGCCCAAATGCATTCAAAGAAGTAGTAAATCGATTATTCTTAATATCAAAATCATTGATTGATATTCAATATGGTACTAATATGGTATCAGATAAAGTAACGTTTAATACAGCAGATATGAGTTCTATAAGAAATGCTATTAGAATGACTCAAGAATCTTTATCATCTACAAATAATATGTTTAAAATGGGAATTCGTAGATGGAATACTTTATTATCTCCTGCACTAATGAATGGAAGATTTTATTTATATGCTGGCCCAGTTGGTGCTGGCAAATCTATTATATTACAGAAAACTGCAACAGATATAAGAAAATATAATCCAGACTATCAACCTAAAACACCAGGTATGAAACCATGTGTATTATATATTACTATGGAAAATTTCTTTACTGAAGTAATTGAAAGATTATGGAACATGGAATTTGATGAATCAATTACAAATTATAGTGAAGAAGAAGCAATGAATATGATATGTGATACTTTAGGCATTACACAAGTATTGAAAGAAGATGTTAAAGTTAAAGATGTTGATACTGATAAACCTCTAGAAGCCCAATTAATAAAAAAGCCAAAAAATAAATCTAATATTGAAATTGTAATGAAATATTTTTCTTATAGAGAAATTAGTACAGATGATCTTCATACTATTATTCATGATCTTAGAGAAGATAATATGGAAGTATGTGCATTAGTATTAGATTATGTAAAAAGAATTGCTCCTGCTACTCCAACACCGGATAATGAAAAACTAGAATTAAATCATATAGGTAATGAGCTAAAAGCCATAGCTGTAATATATGATATACCTGTAATAAGTGCTCATCAATTAAATAGAGTTGCAACATCGATTATTGATAATGCAGAAAGATCAGGTAAAACAGATTCATTGAAATTAGTAGGTAAAGAGCATATCGGAACAGCATATGAATTGGCAGAAGTATCTGATTGGTTAGGTTTATGTAAAATATCATATAAACCTGGAACTAATCAAAGATATTTAGAATTAAATGTCGTTAAAAGAAGACGTATTGATCAAGCAGAAGCAGAGTTTGCTAAGTATACTTATTTAGCACATCCATTTGCTCCTAACAATGGAATGAGATTATTAGATGATATTAATCTTGATAAAGTATTATCATTACAATCATTAATAAGTGATATAAATACAGTAGGAATGGAAAAAACAAATGCAGTACCAAGATTAAGAACGATGGAACAAAGTGAATTTATTGAATTAGATGAAGACTATTAAAAATAAAGGAGGATAATACCTCCTTTATTTTTTGTATTTTTATTTTATATAAATATATATTCTTTATTTGTATCAATAAATATATTTTTACATAAGAATGGAGGATTTATATGGTAGGAATTTTAAAGTGGGCTGACACAAGAAGTAAACAGGAGTCTCTTGCAGGAAGATTAATAACATGGGATAAAAATGGTGATACTATTTATACCATTAAAGATTTCATAACACATGAAACGTTAATGTTGTTACCAGATGTTATTAATTTTGAAGAAAATGCAGATGAGATCAGATTCGACTGTGAAACAGGAGGTATCATATTAACACCGATAAATATACCTATAAAATGCATTACTAAAAATAGGGATAAGATCAATGTAGGAAATGGCTGTTATAACACAATTGAATTCATGTTTGATAAAGAAATATCATATATGGATTTCATTGTTTACTTAATAACAACAAACCAGTTTCCAGAAAGAAAATATGAACCTGGCAGTATCATGATCAGTAGAAGTAAAGAAAACCCTAATACCATTGTATATAGGGAAGAATTGATTAAATAAAAATCAAAAAATAAAGGGCTTGTAACAAGCCCTTTATTTTTTATATTTCTTCCATTACCCCATCTAATAAATCTCCTGATGATTCTTCATTACTTGGAAATGGATCTATAACATCCATCTCTATAGTTTCTGATAAAAATGATTCTTCATCAATTTCCTTTGAAACTATATTAACAATACAAGCTGTCATATTACCCAAAGTTTCTGTTACTTGGTTTAATAGTTCTTTCCCATTGTCATCTACTTCTTCTTTAGCTTCATTTAAATCAGTCATAGCAGATTCCATTTTCATAATTGCTTGTCTTAGTATTCCTAATGGTAATCCTTGTTCTTCCATATTATATCACATCCTTCTTATTCTACTTATGAATACTTTATTAAAATCACAGTTAACTATCCCGGAATATGATATGTATTCCATATTTCCATTTTCATATATAAACATACATGGAACTCTGTTTGTATTAGGTAGATTAAATTTCTTAAATAATAAAGTAGTGAAATCATCTATTAATATTCCAGGATGTCTATTGGGAATAGTTACGTTATAGATAGGACATGTTACCCTTCCTCTTAATTTTTCTGCAATCATATTCATATATTGTTTACATTCTTTATTATATTCAGCTATATAAAATACAGTATTTTCTTCAAGTTCTGTAGCTGTATTATATGCATCCTCAAATTCTTTTAATGTGTTAATATTTTTAATTGAAGCCATTTTATATTTCCTCCTTATACAGTAAAATCTCTGATTTCTTCCATAATATTATTATAGTTAATATTAAAATCATCATCTTGATATAAAAACTTAATTTCTCCTTCTTTGAAACCAATTATTGCTGGTAACGATGTTAAATCTTTTTGATATTCAAATATAGACAACATATCAGAATTTATATCATCTTCAATATCCATTTCTGTTACATCAATAGAAGCAAATTCCATATCAGTATTTTTAGAAATTTCAGATAGATCCGCATGAAGAACTTTAGCAAGATCTTCATTATTATTTAATAATAATACACATGGCATATTATGATTTAATATATCATCCTCATATGTCATATAATATTGATCCATTGTTATTTTTTCCATAATAAAATCATCCTTTCTTATTTTAAAACATTTTTACATGCAATACATCCAGGGAAATAACATGAACATTTCTCACAACATGGATTATTATCAAGAAGATCTTTAATTTTTATACATCTTTCTTCATCTTCTTTTAAAATCCTTTTAATATCATTATCTGTTAATAATTTACTCATTATTGTTTTCCTCCTTAATAAAATATAATTTAAAGATATATAATACTACCTTTCCTAAATCAGTTATCCATGATCCGGTAATATTAGATCCATGGTCTGTAAGTCCTCTATTATCAAGATCATACGCAAAATATTGAAATATCGGATTTTCACATTCATTCGATATACCAAACCTTTCTTTCATCTTTTCTTTTCTTATACTAAAAGCTTTATCAGATATCTCTTTATTTTTAGATAAAATCATATCTGTGTGATCATTTACTATCTGTAAATAATCTCTTATAGCTTTAGCTGTTCCATCTGGCCATCCGCAACCGCAAAATGGTAATAAATAAAATTTACAAAATTCAAATATATTAATAAATAATTCATCCATTTGAATTTTATTAAGAGGATCAAGATTATCATATTCTTTTGATGCCATGTCAGAATCAGGATATTCTTTTTTAAAATAATCTTTTATCTGTATTAAAATTTCCCCGTCTGTATATATTTTTTGATTTATTACAGAATCTTTACAATGATATTCATAACAAATATCATGTCTATGACAATTACTACAATAATCATATTGTTTATCAGATGCATTAGTATTTTCGTTTCCTATCAATAAATCACATTCAGGATCAAATTTTACACGATTATTTACTTTATCAATTATAAATGATTTAAAATTATTAAATGTTAAATATGTTAGTACCCAAAATGGGATATATCCCATTTCTACTTGATCCGATAAATAACAATCCGATATAATAAATGCATCATTTTTTAATCTTACTGCAAATCCTTTATAACATTTAGGATTATTTAAATCTATAAAAATTTCTACTGGTTCTTTTGTAAATTCTTTTATTAATTCTCCATTTTTAAAATATGAATTATAATGTTTCCTTTTTTTAGGTGCAAATGCTGCTGATGTAAATGATCCTTTGAAATCTTCAATTTTAATAATCTGAGCCGCTAATTCATTTGTTTCTTCATAATAAAAACCTCTGTAAATTTTCCCATCATTAAAATGGATAAGTGCTAATGAATGATTCTCGTAATACGCCATAATTAATTTCTCCTTTTTTTAAATAAATATTTTTATTAATATTACATAATTAGAATATATAATTTAAAAAAATAATTGTATATAATGTTATTAATATTATATATTCTAATAATGTAACTAATTAAAATTATTTTCATAATGGAGGTATTATTATGAGAAAAATAATTAAAAAATATACAAAGAAAGATTTTAACAGAGTAAAATCAATAGTAAACAACGATTATGCAAACAGAGGTGTTACTGTTAATTTTAATGATGTTAAAAGATTTATGAATCGATATAATATTAATAATATTGATTTATTAACAGTGCATAAACCTCATGTTTTTGAAAAGCATGGGTTATTATGCATAACCCCAGCCAGAATTTCAGCATTGGTAAAAATAGCCTGTCATTATCAAAAAAGATCAATATATGGAGATATTAAATTACCAGAGGTATCTGATATAAAAATACTTGGTATATTTAATAATGATTATGGAACTGAGCTGGTATTAACATCTGATGAAGATTCAAAATTCTTTGCATCATTACCAGATGATGTTATTATCGATTGGGAATATAATGGTAGCTATTATTATCAGGTAACAAAAGTAAATATTGATCATGTAACGGTTCGTACTAAATTTAGTAAATACTAATGAATGGGAAAGGAAAAATACTATGGCTATGGATTTTACAGAATTAGGAAAAATGATAAAATATCAAAGAAGATCTTTAGGTTTAACTCAGGAAGAATTAGCTGAAGAAGTTGGAATGACAAAAGCAGTGTTAGGACAAGTTGAAAGAGGAGAAAGATCTATAACAGTTGAAAGACTTGTTTTATTGGCTGATCGTTTTGGTGTAACTGTTGATTTTCTTCTCAATGGATACAAATTTAATGAACATACTCAAGTCATGAAAGATTTTGTTGGAATCATGCGTGACCAGCCATTAGAACGAAAACAAATGGCAATTGATGTATTACGTACGATATTTTCTCATCTAAATAAAGAAAATAATAAATAAAAAATATTATTAAAAAGGAGATATAAGATGAAAAGAGAAGTAATTAGATGTTATTTAGATATGACTGAGCTGAATAATCTCATTCAGTCTGAATATAATCTAATAAGTGGTTGTGCTATTGATATTAGAAAAATCATAAAATTTATGAATGATTATGGTGTTAACAATATTAATAGTCTTAAAGTTCATGGACCTCATATTGTAAAAACAGGTGACGATATGTTGTGCATAATACCTCCAAGAATTTCTTTAGATGTTAATATAAAAGGGAAAGGATATCAGGAGAGATCATTATACTATACTGATTTTCAAGTACCAAAAGTAAGTACCATTAATATTTATGAATTTTTTGTCAACGGTGATGAAAACAAATTAATTGTCCATGATGAAGAAGATCTGGATTTTTTTGATACTTTACCAGATGACGCAATAATCACATGGGAATATGATGGTACTTGGTTTCATCAGGTATTAAAACAGGATATTGATACTATCGATATATTCTATGAGAGTAAGCCGAGTGCATATAATCAATTAATTTCTATGGGTTGGAATTTACCTGATGATACACAAACATGGTGGGATAACGAATATATATTCTTCAAAGTTTCAGATGAAGATGATGTAACTGGTTATATTGTTCAGATAAATCCTAAAACTGGTGAATTTCGTAGTAAAGGTAATGGTAATGGATGTTTCTGGACAGAATGGGAGAAATAATACATTCCGGCATAAATAAAAAAATAAAATAAAGAGGGGTCTATAAGACCCCTCCTCCATCTTTATTTTTAATCGATATCTATAACTTTAAATGATTTTGATTTTCTTTTTAATACATCTGCTCTAGCATTAGCCCATGCTCTTAATTGTTTTACATCTGCATCTACAATATCCCACATATAAGTATCTTTTTCATCATCTCTTCTTCTTAAACGTCCACTAACTTGATCTGCAAGTATCCAACTTTTAAATTGTTGCACTACTATTAATTTAGCTAATCCTTTCCAGTCAAATCCAGTACCACATGATGCTACTGTGGATATTAATATATCAGATTCACTTTTATATTTTTCATTCTCCTGTTTAGTATTTTTAGAATGATATGTTCCAATCTTTTTATCAGGAAACATTTTTTCCGTATAATCACGAATAACATTTACAGATGTTATAGTAGGAGCTAATATTAAAGTTTTACCATATGTTACTTCTTTTTCTGCCATCTTAATTATTTTTAATACCATAGTGAGAAATTTTGTCATAGTACCATCTGATGGTATAGTCAATGCAGTATATGCTGGTATACTAATACCATATCGCATCCATTTGCCAGCTCTTTCAGAATATCTCATATTTTCAGATACTGCTCTAATTTCTTCTTTAGATAATCCAGAATGCCCCCACATCATTCTTACATGCATATGTGGTTTCATTCCATATACATTTCCTGGTTTTGGATTAAACAATGTAGGTTTCTTTTGTTGTTCTTTAAATAAACTGAGATCACCAAACATTTTCTGATATAGGGAATTTTCTTCTTCTCCAGACCTACCAAATGTACCTGTAAGATATAAATTATATCTTATATTTGAATTTGATTCAACTTGTACTATATTATGAAACCACATTTGTACTTCATCTATTACTTTTAAACCAAATTTATTTAATTTCATTATTTTCTCTAAATCATATTTTTTATTTAATGATGCTAATGATGCTTGTGAAATAATAACGAAATCTTCTTTAACATTAAAAAAATCTTGTGGACCACTTACATTTTTTATTCTATTAGGATCTACTTTAAACATATTTACCAATGTTTCATACCATTGTTTTTTAATTCCACTAGTAGGAGCAATAAATAATGTTCTTACAGATACTGCACATGCACAAAAACAGGCAACTACGGTCTTTCCAGAACCAGTTCCTAGGATCGCCCCGATTTTCTGGGACTTATTAAAGCCATCTAAAATATATTTTATACAATCAATTTGTAATTGATTACGTGGTTTAATATCGTGCTCTATTTTAGGGGTTATAGCTGCATAATCCCAATATTCTTTTGTATGATCTTCAATTGGTATTTTTGGAAATGCTTGTCTTATAGTCTCTTCCATACCTGGTGCAAAAGCTATAAAATTATCATCTGGATCATTATACCAGAATACTCTATCATCTGTACCAACTAATTTATCCAATTTTAATTTTTCAAATTCTGTATATTCTGTAAATATTAAACGTGTTCTTTCCTTTCTTATTCTCATATCATCAATCCACCTTATATAAGTTTTTCGTTATTCAATCGTTGAATATATAGTCAGATAAAAAGATAAACACTGGAGTAGCATTTCGCTACTCCAGCATTCATCTTTGCCAAAAATAAAAAGCCCCAAAATCATAAAAGAAGGAAGATGCCAAAAACCACTTTTATGAAGGTAATATACAATCATTTGTTTTTTATTTTCCTAAGAGATTTAATTATACTGAATCAAGACATATTAATTTTAATTTATTAATCCAATATTCACAAATGATTATTTCTATGTAAAGGTAATAATAAAATTATATATTCTAATATAGAATAATATGAAAGGAGAAAATTATATGTATGATTTAAATTATTATTCAGAAAATATTGTTTGTAGAGGTCACGGTATAAGTATTTGTGTATGTAAAGAAAAATTACACAAATTAATTGTACCACCATATTTCATTGTGTTTAATAATGAGGATATTGAAAAAGCAGATAAATCTATCAGATTAAAATTTAAGAGTAATAAATCTGTTAAAGTAAATTGTCCATTAGGAAAACAATGGTGGGAAATGAAACCAAATGAAATACTTGAACTAAAGAAATTACTTAGAGATACTAATGAATATTCAGAATATTCTAATTGGGACACTATATGTTTTATATGGAATAAAGTATATAAAACTATAAATTACAAAATGAAAATTACTGAATGGAAAAGGGATCCTCATTATATCGATAAAGCAAGTGCATATGCGTTTTGGGATTTTACAATTAGCAATAATTTAGATATTCCAATTGTATGGGATACTACTGATTATAGGAAGGAGAATAAAATATGATTTATCATGGGAATTTGATTGAATTTGAAAGGACAGAAAAAATACCAGCAAATGAAATGAGTAATTTCAACTATTATTACGAAAAAAGATTAGTATTAGCAGATTTATTTTCATTAACAGGTGGAAAAGTTGAATATGATATATATTTCGATGATACAGGATATGAAAATATTTATGTTGGTAGAGCAGAAGACTTAATGACTACCGCAAATGGAATAATGAGCGAATATTGTCAATATCCTGTCCATAGTATTGATATCAGTAGAGATGGAAAATTACTTGTTGTTTTATATAATGATTTTGGAGGATGTGAATAAATATGTCAGTATTAAATAAGAAAATGTTACCACGTTATGAATATATACGAGATAGTATTATTCAATTATTAACAGAATATCTGAATAAATATCAGTTGCCATCTATAAAATACACATTCATTGATGAATTTGCTAAAACAGAAGATAGAGAACTTATAGATGAATCAGGATTGTTATTAACTGATAATCCACCAAGCATGGGAACGATAATATCTGTAGGTCATGATAAGGAAACTAGTATTGTTAAAGAAATGACGTTTTTATTAGTAATACCAAATTCCAATTTATTAGAGACATGGATTAATACAGGATTGGATGATATTAAAACCTTATTAATCATGCATACGGTATTAAAACATGAGATTGGGCATATTATTTATAATTGGTCTTTTATGGGTAATTATATAGACACTATACATGAAAAATTTAAGAAAGATGAGGAAGTTAAAAAGGATTTTTATAAAAAATATAAAATTAATAAAAATACTAGCATTAAACAAAGAGCAAGAATAATGATACACTATAATAGATTAGAACCAGAAGAGAAAAATGCTAATGAGTTAATGGGTATAACTGATCAAGATTGGGTTGATTATATAAATGCTATTTATGATACTACATATAAATTAAAGGATTTATTATAAAAGGAGGATATAATAATATGAGAAAACAATGGCATGTTGGAGAATTTTGTGGATTTGAATATGATGACGGTAAATGGGTAAAAGCAGAAATTATTAGTGTTAAGAAACCTAGTAGCGTAGGTGAAGAATATTCTGTTACTATAAAATATGATGAACCTAGGACTGTTATAACTTCATGTGGAAGTCATATGTTACATGTATTAGGTAAACAAAGCATAAAAATACAAGAGTTACAGAATATAGAGAAATATAATAAATTAGCCAAATTCGTATTTCCTAAATCTAATGGTGAATATTCTAAGCTAGATGATTTAGAAAAAGCATGTATTAGAAAAATATATGATAGACTTATACTCATTATATCAGAAGAGAAACTTTTAATTATGAAAGAGAAAGGGGTATTATAATGGAAGATATATTAGGTAAATTAAATCCTAATAAAAAAAATAGTGGCACGCAATTATGGCACTATTAGTCATCTTAAAGGTTCAAAGATGATTAATTCAAGAGATAAGTTAATTGGCATTAACCAAGAAATTATGTTAACTGAAAAAATTAGGAATAGAGGTGATTTAATAATTATAACTGAAAAAATTGATGGATGTAATGTTGGTGTATTTAGATGCAATAATAAATTATATCCACTAGTAAGAAAAGGTTATGATGTTAGAACTAATCCGGTTAGCTGGATTAAATCATTTGCTAATTATGTAGAAGATAGAGCAGAACAGTTTTTTGATTTATTACAAGATCAAGAAAGAGTTTGCGGTGAATGGATGATTCATCAACATACATTGAAATATAAACTCAAAGGAGATCCTTTTATTGCATTTGATATCATTAGAGGAGATCATAGAGAACGATATATTGACATGTGTAAAAGACTTGATAAAGTCAATATAGAACATACTGGGTTAGTTCATATTGGTTCTCCTATGCATCCTAATTTGGCAATGTTATTATTAGGAAAGGGTTTCCATGGGGTTGAAGATGATCAACCAGAAGGAATAGTTTACAGATATGAATCAGCGAAGTATGGGTTTGAATTTTCTGCTAAATTCGTTGATAATTATAAATTAGGCATTAATGAATATTTTAAAGTAGATGATCCATATTCATGGAATGAAGTTAAGGGTAGATACAAAAAATATTGTATCTTGAATATATAAGGAGCATAAATATATGATTAATGTTATTCCAGAAGAAATATTAAAGCGTTCTAAGAGTGCTTTAGATGATGATTGTTTTAAAATTTATAATAAATCACATCAAATTTATATTTATGACTTATTAGAACGAATAGAACCATATATCGATATTCAAATTATCAGTTTAAAATTATATACAGATGGTAATATGATCATAGCTGAAAATACTAAAGAAATAATATATAAAGGGAGAGGTATTTTCTTATTGAATGAAAGTAAAAGGATTGACTTAACTTTAGAACGAAATTCATTAGTAAAGTTACCAGTTTCATTAATTTCATTTAACGAAAATATATTGTCTGTATTTGTTGATAAAGAATATATTGATAAATTAGATGAAAGTGGATTTGCTAATATTATTGATTCATAATTATACAATAATGATTCACCGCTTTAATATGCGGTGAATCATTTATTTTTTATAAATTTAGGAGGTAAATAATGGAAAATAAATATATGTTCGAGAGAACAGATAAATCAATAAATGATTATCCTGAAAAGGTAATTATTTTAGCTGATTTATTTCATCTTGGTGATGGTAAAATTGAATATATAATAATGGAATCAGAATCTGAAGAAGAATTGTATAATGGACGACAGGAGTATTTAGAATGGACAACCGAAGGTTGTGCTTCATCCTTATGCAGTAGAGTTATTGATTATATTGACATAGGAAGCAATAAAATACTTGTATATTTGAAACCTGAAGAGAGGAATACGGATAATGAACAATTCAAAGATGTTAAAAATGACTAATAAATTGATACATGATTCTCTCGACTATTGGTATAGTACCTGTAGTAAATATAATATTACTGAAGTAAGTCTTAACATATATGGAAATGCATGTGTAGATGATAAAGTACAATACGTTAGGAATCATATATCTGATACCAGAGCAGTAACAGTATCAATAGCTCATACGGATGATAATCTAAATATAGATCCCAATGATAGAATCATAAAATCTGTAACATCAGAAGTGTACATCTCATTACAAGAATTGTATGCTATATTAATAGATACTGAACTTGATTTCAATAAAGCATTAAAAACTATGGAATTTACATTACGTCATGAAATCGGGCATATTATAGTCAAAAATAAATTTGTTGATAAACCGATAAAAGAATGGGATAAGGTGGATTATGAAGAATCTATCGGATATAATGGAATGCCTACATTAAGAAAAAATGCTAGTAAGCAAGCAAGATTGGAATGGCTATTACAATACAACAGTTTGCCATCTGAAAAAGCAGCTAACGATGCAGTTGATATCACAGAAGAAGACATTATTGAGGATTTTAACAGATTAAGTTAGTTAAACATATTCACTCCATATTAAGTGGAGTGAATATATTTTTTTGTTGAAAGGAGATATATTAATGAGTGAAATAAAAATTGATAATTCAATTAAAAATGCTATTACAAAAGGAAACTGGAAGGATCCAGGAGCAAAACTATATGATGATATTTTAAAAAATACAAATTGGAAGGATCTTTTAAAAGAAGCATATCTTGTTGCTCCAGTTAATGATATAACTAATGATCCAAGAGTACGTACGAGATTAAATAGTTCTGGATGTAAATATCCTCATCATCATATAAAGGATGGTAAACTTGTTGTATCAATTTCTGGATTGCGTTCTGCATATATATGTGCAAGAAATCAGGGTTATTTCAATAATGATTCAAATAATAGACCTGAATATAGTAGATCAGTAGTTACTCATTTGAATAGACATTGTAAAGAGTTAGGAATTGAACCTATATGGCATCACGGTGAACTTTATTTTCAGGATATTAAATCAAAGAAATTTGTTGAATATACTGATATAAATGAATTTAATGAAGATTCAGATGAAAAGTTATATAGAGTTACATTTAATGACATTGGTATTTATGAAGCTATGAGACAACATATGTCATTAGATAAATGGAGAGATTTTTTAAAATCTGATAATGCTACATGGTTACCAAAACCAGATAAATATCCAGATGGATATACTTCATATTTCACTAAAGAAGGAATTGATAAATTTAATGAATTAGTATATCCTATATCATGTGGAATTCTTGGAGATAATATTAAATATGAAGAATTTGATCAGGATGATATAGGAGATATTGTTTATAAAGATAATTATCAAATAATAGCCGAATATAAAGAATTTAACGAAGCATCACATGGAAAATTAAAATATGATTTTAGAAAAGGTTATGATTGGAATTCTGGTCATGGAATAAAGATTATATATTCATTAGATAATATTGAAATCACTAATATAGGAAAAGGATTTTCAACTGATGCTGATAAAGATAAAAATATAAAAGATATAGAAAAAAATATTAAAAATAAAGGTAATATGGATCATGTATCTAAAGGTCAAAAAGTATTAGCTATAATAGATAGAGTAACTGGAGAAAGACTTAATGAATGTGATTATATTGGTCCATTTGCTCCAGCTATATCAAATCGTAATCTAGATTTATCTGATGATATAGATGATCTGCATGATTATTATAATTCTAAAGGTCCAGATTTTGTAAAGCGATATATTAATCATATTAAGGTAGGAGAAAATGATAATACTAGCGTATATAAATCTACTCATTGGTTCAAAAATGATATGAAGGAAGTAAAAGATAGATATGGATATATGGATAAAGTAGATAATACTATTGTAAGGGGAACTAAAGCAGAAGCTCTTAAATATGGAAGAGGAGCTAAAATGAATGATATTGATAATAATGATGCTTTAGGTATGGTAGGATCATTTCCAAAATATAATCATCCATCTAAGAAAGATAAAAAGAGAAATCCTGAATATTATGAAAATGAAGAATTTACAGAAAAATCGCATTCTAATTTGAAATATGCTTTTAGAATGGCTGTAAATCCTCATAATGGCCATTTTATAAAAATCGTATTTGATTTAGATTCAGATAAAGTATTACAAATAGGAGATCATACTCAACAATCTGGAAGAAATAAAGAAAAAGATGAAGAAACAAGAAAGAATATAAGAAAAAATGGATCTAATGATTTTTCTTCTATTGGACTAGTTAAAGGTATTCAAGATTTAGATACTAAAGAGCAACTTAAATCAGTAGATACTCTTGGTGTTATTGGAGCTAGTAATCAAACTAGGTTTAGTGTTCCAGAAGAATTAAGAGATAAGCGTTTAGGAGATGAGCAATATAATATGTTTTCATATCCATTAAAGGATAGAGAAAAAATTATTAAAACATTAAATCTTGATAATGCTAAAGATATAATAAAATTTACAGTTGGAGAAGTTGAAAAGGTTCCAAGTTATAAAGCTACATTATTATCTAAATCAATATCTGGTGTATATCATAATCAGTTTAATCCGAAAGGAAGAGGAGATCAGAGTAAAAGTAAAAGTTATGATCAAAGTGTATATGCAGGATTGAAATCTTTAAAGTCAAGATACAAAAAAGTTCATGATGTATTAAAGGATAATGATTATTATGAAGACGATTTTGATTATATTGAGAAATTATTAAATAAATTAGAAGAAGATGTTGATAAACATAGTGATGAAAAATATGGTCAAAGTACAATGCATCCAAGATATAGCAGAAGATATAGTAACATAGACAGTTCTATTAGCGAACTTGAAGTTGAAATAAAAAATATGAAAAAGAAAAAAGATAGTAAGGTAGATAAACAAATCAATGAAAATTTCAATATTATGTACACTATAATTCAGGAACAAACAGGAGCTAATTTATTTGATGATAACTTTGAAATATTTGAAGAGTCTGATAAAATAGATATAGTAAAGGAAATTAATTACTGTATGGATATGTTAAATAAAACAGGAGATGAGAAATGGTTAAATAAATTTAAATTAGCTCAAAAGAAATTGATAAATGAATCATATGCAGAATCATCTGATATCAAAAAAAACGATGAATTTGTTCCAATATTTGGAATATTAAAGAAAACATCTTTAGATGATAAAAGAAATGATGGTTCTGAAAAAGATGAATATGATAAGGAAATGAGTAAATTTCAAAAACAAATTAGTACTCTTACATTCGGAGATAATTATGCTCATGCATTAATATCTTTTGATGATAAGTTTAATCATCTATATTCTTTTGGTGATGAAGGAATTGAGGATGACAGTATATATTTAGATAGTTGGATGGCTACGGATTCTATCTATATCTGTGTAATGTTTGTTACAAAAGATGAAAGAGATAAGATGAAAATATATGTGGATGATATACTTGCTCATCCAGAAAAAACATCATATGCATTTTCTAATTTATTAAAAGCATATATAAGTAAACCTGCGAAGATAGATAAACGATTTGTTTGTTCTACATTCACTGGATTTATTATGAGCTGTGCAAATCCTAAAAATTTAAATAGAGATTATTCCAGATTAAGACCAGAAGATATTACTATATTACCTAGAGCATTTTATGTAATGAATATCAAAGATAGAGAAGAATTCATTAATAGAAGAAGTGAATTAATAAATAGAGTGAAAGCTATTTATGATGAATACCATGAAGAATTAGAAGATTATAATAATCATTTACCTAAATTATTATTGAAAGATAGAGTAGATAAATTAAAAACTTCTGATAAAATACTTGATTGGATAATTAGTAAATTATAAATTATGGAGGTATTAAATAACAATGGATAATTATATGGAAAATAATATATTCATAGAATCTAATGAAGATATTGGAATCAATTATAAAAATTATGTACCATTGATTCAACAATCAAAAAGATTCTTATCAATTATTGAAGATAGTATAGAAGAATTATTAAAAGATCCTTTTATTCCAATTGATTTAAGAGATGAAATAAGTCAATTTAAAGAAGATATTAATAATACTAATAAAAATCCTTATGATATCATTATTAGTGATATTCCAAAATTGAAAATAAAAATAAATAAGTCTAGGCATGAAATGACTAATATTTTACAAAGAATGAGTAATATTAAAAAGGATATTGCTTTCGGAGGTGATTTTATTCATGGTATCCTAATGAAAAGTAAAGTATATTCTAAAGACATTAATGAAGAAAAATATAATATAGGATCTATGAATATTAGAAATATTACTAGAGCATTTGACTGGTTAGAAAAAGTTGTTATTGATTTATTTAATATGATAGATCAAGATTTAAATGTCCTTACAATTGTGCATGAATTATATGGTAAAAATAAAATTTATGAATCTACTAATAATGTATTAGAAAACCATGATACAGTATTAACATCTGAAATATTCAAAGAGACTGGAACTACTCCTAGAGAAATATATAATTGGATGAGTAAAAATATTTCATATGATAAAACTATTAAGGGATGGAAACTACGAGATGCTGCTAAATTGTATAAAGATAAGAAAGGTAATTGTCATGACCAATCTTATTTTACTACATTACAATTGCATTCATTAGGATATGTTACAGGTCAAATATTTTTTGTTGAATGTGCAATGGCTGCAGATAATCCTGATGGTAATGCCCATACTACTACATGGTATAAAGAAGATGGAAAATTTTATTGGCTAGAAACAGCATGGAAAAAATTTAATGGTATCCATGGTCCATTTGATAATATGGATGACTTAAAGAAAGAAATTATAGATTCATATAATCATGATTCCGATATTAACTCTCATAATCCTAAATATAAAACATTAGCTATGGGAGATATATCTAATTATAGAATAGGAATGAATTTACATAGATACGTAGTATCATGGAAGTATTTGAAAGAAGTACAAGTATTAGATGATAAAAAGAAATCTGTAAAATTTAATGAATCAATGACTATAGAAGATCAAATAAAAGTGTCTATAAATAATATAGAATCCATTGTATTATATAATGAATCCAATGATACATCATATGATATGATATCTACACCTGAAGAATTATTGAATTGGATGGATTGTATTCAATACGGATGGATATCAAAAGTAGATGGAAAAATATATGGTACTTCTGAAGAAGATGATGAAAATATATTCTTCAGAGAGTATTATTTGCAATCGCCAAATCAATTGATTAATTCAAAAATTGGTGTATGTTGGGACCAGGCTGAATTGGAAAGAAAATGGTTCAGTGATCATAATATAGATTGTACTGTTATCTATATCATGATTAATGATAATAAAAATTGTCCAACTCATACATTTCTTGTATATGAAACAGAAGATGGATATTATAAATGGTTTGAACATTCATGGGGGCAATATAAAGGTATTCATTCATATACATCTTTAAAGGATTTATTAATGAATGTTATATCAAAACATCAAGAATGTAATAATGATACTGAATCTCCTATTATAATCAATAATATTTGTATAACACCTAAGTTTGGATCTAGTTGTAATGAGTTCATGGATTTTTGTGCTAATTGTAAAAGTATTGATTTGAATGATGTTGGTAATGAAATATTTAGTGAATCAGTATTATTAGAATTGGAAGAATCATTTAATGAATTTAAATCATTAATTGATGAATCATATTATTACAATGAATCTGTCTCAAATAATACCATTAAAGATTTTAAAAAGAGATGGAAATACGATGAAAAAACTCAAACTATTGAATATGAAAAAAGAAGGTTCAAAGTTGATTTTAATCCTGATATTGATATAAGTGAAAAATATGCTTTATGTGTTGTAAAAAGACGTGGTCAAGAGGCTGTTATTTCTATTAGTGATAGAATATGGAAATTTGATGCAGATTCTCAAGATGTATTAGTACTTCATGAAATAGGTCATATTGTATATCAATTATCAGAAAGACCATTTCCAAAATCAATAAGAGAATTAATTGAAAGAATTAAAAAAGCTATTCAAAGGTTAGTTGCTAGAATAAAGATGAGAAAATATACAAAAGGAGTTCATGGAAATGGATATTGGGAAATAGAAGCAGATATGTATGCAGCTAATAGATCATCACCAGAAAATATGAAAAGATCATTATCAAATTTTTATAATTATGAAATATTACATGAATTAGAAAAAAATCTTGATAATGATCTTAATAATTCTAATATCAAAAAGAAATATGATGAATTGAAAAATATTAATTCTATATCTATGTCATATGAAGATTATAAAAAAGAAATGATTAAAGCCCTTGCAAGAAAAAAATATGAAGAAATAATGAAAAATCCTAATAACGTAGTAGTTCGTGATTTGAATCAAAGGATAAAAGCTTTATCAGATAATAAACTTGTAAATAGTAAATACTTTAAAAAAGAATCATATGATCCACCATTTTCATATGATCAATTACCAGAGCATTTAAAGAATGATCCAGTTCATAAATGGAGAGCTGAAACTGGTATAGAATTAATTCATAAAGAATCTGTATATATAGATATAGCTTCATTACCAGATAGATTATATTTTGCTTCACCAAATAAAATTGAAGGTTCAATAACTCCTATGACAGATAGAGGATTATTTATGACTCCATTTCAAGGTATAGCTTCCCTATTTATCATTGATAGACATAGAATAATGAAAGATTATATCAGAGATAGTATAGCTCCATTAATATGCATAGGTAATCAATATAATCTTGAATATAGTGAATGGAAATTAGAGAATGATATATTAATAACTCCTTTAACTTCAGCACATATTAATCATAATATTCCATGTCTTACTAATATGATAGAAGGTGAGTCAATCGGTTACATTCATGAAATAGATATTTCATCTATAAAAGATGAACTTCAATATTTTGTATCTAAGGATGCTAATAGAGAAGTTATTTATAAAGGAAATAAATCATTACCAATCACAAATATTATTGAACACAAAATTCATTATAATTTGGGATATGAGAAAGACGAATGGGATGGAAGTATAAATATTTTATTTGATGGAAAACCAATAAAAGTTTCTACTGAAGAAGAATTAAACAATTTAAAAAATAATTCATCTATAGTAGAATCGTTTGATGCCATGATAACTAATAAATTATATTTTGCAACCACTAAAGAATTATCATCAGAGACCATATCAGTTAAATATCCTAGAGCTTTAATATTATATCAAACCATAAGAAGTGCATCTTTGCATGGTATTAATAAAGATATATTAGCAAAGAAATATTTTGAAGATATTTTAGCCAAAAATAATAAAGAAATATATAAATCTAAATATACTACAATGTATGCTCCCATAGATCCATCTAGTGATAAAACAAAAGTATTATCACATATTCATATATATCATGATGTCCCTTCATATACTGAAATTGGATCAGGAGAAGAAACTATATATGTATATGAAGTAGATGTATCTGAAATACAATATGAATTATCTTTTATTAAAGATGGATGGTTGTATCAAGGAACTTCTAAATTACCTATTAAAAAATTAGGTAATAGTACTATTAATTGGGATATTACTTATAGTAATAAAATTGGTACTACTGGAAGTATAGAGATAAAAGATAATGCAAAAGGACGTATGATAGAATGTGGTATAGTGGATGAAACAGGATTAACTGGAACTGATATGGTATGGTTAGAAAAGTTTCTTGAAGAAGAAGGATTAAAAATTTATTCTGAATCAGAATTGAAATATACTGATACTACAAAACCAATTAAAAAAGAATCTATGCCTAAACAAATAGATGAGGTTGAATCTGATAAAAATGGTATTAGAAGAAAAAAATTATATATGAAATTTATTGAATGGGCTAAGGAGTATAATCCGCGTAATACTTTTGGATCACTTTTTGATAAAGATGTTTTTCATATAACATATTCCTTTATACCAGAAGAAATGAGATATTTCTATAGATTAGCAAATCCTCTATTATGTGTTTTATCGGGTGATTTAACTTTCTTTCAAGCATCTGAATTAAGGAAATTAAATTCAGAAAATAAAGAAATAGATAAGTTATTAATATTTGCAGCTACAGAAAATGATATGCGAATATTTAATAAAAATGATAAGAAAATATATAAAGGTATAGAAGAAAATAAAAAAATAATATTAAAGGAGCCATTAGCAGATACGTTTGATTTATACATACAGAATATGATTAAATGTGGGGATATATTAAATGGTCCTGTAGATGATATTAAGAAAGGAGAATAATTATGATTATAGTCGGATTATCTTTTGTATTGTTATCTTTAGTTGCAATTAATCTTATTAGAAGAGAAATAAAACTTAATAAAATTTATACTAAAATGTCAAATATATTGATATCATCTATTATAGAATAAAATTAACAAAAGGAGGATTAAAATCCTCCTTTTATTTTTATAATTATATATTCTAATTATGAATCAATAATAGCTATTTTGATTTTGTAACTAAAGTTAACTTACCTTTCGAACATAATTGGAGATATACACAATGAATGATACACATAATATACGTAACTATTGTTATTCTAAAGATCAAAACTTGAAATACAGAAGTTTTGTTTCAATATTTTATGTTTCATTTATATGGAGTATAAAAATATAATAGGCCCATATGGGCCTATTATAAAATTTTTTGTTTTGTTAACGAGTTACAACTCCTGCTAATGGAACCCATCCAGGTGCCTTATTACCATAACCAAAATTTGGATCATTCTTATATCCTTCATTATATACAAATGATACTCCTGTAGCTACATTTATATACAATACTTGATTTGTTACATCTATTTCTTTACATACAGATGATTCAGGATCTACTCTATAATCAGTAAATTTTTGATCTGGTCTTGGATCTCTTTGATCCTTATGAATATAAAGTTGAGATAAAGCATTAGGATTATTTGTTTCTACACCATCTGGATTACGAGCAATATTATCAAGCATACTATCCAATGTAAATTTATAATAATTATTGAAATTATTAGTATCATAATTAGAGAATAATAATGCCTTTATATCGCATGGTCTTTCTACACCCATAGGTCCTTGATCAACCCATTCACCAGTAAACACTTGTATTCCGTCTTTAATTACCCATGTAGGATTTTGTGTATTAATTACATATCTAAATAGATGTACATGTACTCCAGCTGTTGCATTGCCTCCATGTTCATAAAATGCTACTGATGATGTATTAGGATTAGGTATTGGACCACCTCTACCAGAATTAATTCCACTATATGCTGGACCTGCAGCTGTTGATCTAATATTAATTATCCCTCCTTGAGTATCAGGAGTATTTACATCTGACCATAATGATTCATTATCGGATCTTACAGATGGTGTAATATCAACATATGCATATAGATTATTTTTTATCTGTGTAGCATTACATTCTATAGTAGCTTTACATGATACAGATAATAATGCACCATGACCAACTCCACTCATATTTGAGAATGGTAATCCTACTCCATGTGTACTTGGATCTTGTTCGAAAACCCTTTCTTTTTCTATTATATATTCACCTGATTGAATTTGTCCATTGGATCCAACTGTCTTTACAATATAAATGAACACATCATCACCAAAAGACCATCTTAATTTATCACCAATTTCATATTGTAATCCTGATTCAACAATGTTAATTTTTATATTTTCAGAATAATATTTAATAGATACTCTATTATATCTCCATTGATATAATTGACCACGTTGAAATGGTTGATTTGTTGTGTTTAATTTTGCAAATGGAACAGGTTCACTATTTTCAATAACAATTTCCATATTAACTGGATTTAATGGTTGAGCAAGATAAGAATCATTGTATGTATATCTATCAAACCAATTTGGTGACCATTTACCATCAAATGAATAATAAAATATGTGTCGTTTAGCTCCAGGTGTTTCATTATGTATCATAGGAGTCATAGTTTGATTAACTAAATCCACTCTATTCAATTCATCTAATGATCTAAATATACCTGGTAAATATCCTGCTTCATGTTTAACACCACAAAAATCTTGATTAGCTCCATATGAATTAATTGGTTCACCCAGACGATCACCTTTTCTACCTAATTCTAAATCAACTCCTAAATCAGGTTGTTTGTTATATTGATCATTACCATCACATTCACCATAATTCGGTTCACCTTTTAATCCTATCCTTTTATTGGTTATAAAGTCACCACCATTCTTATCACGCGATATTTCAGGATAAACGAAAGTACGATCATCAAGATTATCTAACATATATCTATTAGAATTAGTAAAATTATTATCAGTATGACGATAATCTGGATCAGATACAAAGTCAAGATCATTCATTAATTGTGTTATTCTTGTAGGTATATCCCCTATTCTTGCTACTGTTCTTTCAGGTAATCTATCTTTGATTTGTCTTGTCTCATTGTTAACATAATTAGGATCATCATTACTATATAAATATGCTCTACCGTCATATGGATCGAACACCATTCCTGCCATTCTATTATCTGTTTTAGTAACCATATCATGATCATTAGATAATCCATATCCTTCTTTTTCTGGTATAGTTGCATTAGCTCCTATATAAGTTCTATTTACTACTGTACTAATAGAATCAGAAGACATAGATTTATCCCATTCTTCTATGTTATGAGGTAAACCAAATACTCCACTATCATTAGTTATACCTGCATAACCATGATATGCATTATTATCTGGAAATGTACGGATTTCCATTCTTTGGTAAATACCTCTATTATGTAATTCACCTGTATATTTATATAGCAATTGATTATCATAAAAATCAGTATCGGTATTAGGTTTTAAATTCCATCTCAATCTTTCCTGACGTAACATTTGTCTTATACCATCAGGATTTAAATAACGTAATATTTCTTCTGGTGTTGTTCCTATCTCTTCACCACTTGGAAGAATTGATTTTCCCATTATTTTAACCTCTCTTTCTATAGTAAACTGTTATAAAGCAGTAATAAAAATTTCTAATATATATTATTAATGAGATATAAACTATTATTAAAATTTAATTTTATAAAAGGAGGAAATAATATATGGAAGGTAAATTTATTGTTTTTGAAGGTATAAATTCATGTGGTAAAACTGAAATAAAAAATAGAATTTATCATAGAATGATATCAGAAAACTATCAAGTTGAAACTAGAGAGGAACCATCTCATGATACTCCTATAGGTAAAATGACAAGAGAATTATATTTATCTGGGAAAAGATATCATGATCCTATTATATTAGGACATTTAATATCTATAGATAGGTATGAAAATACTGTAGATCCAAATTTTGGTACATATTGGAAGTTACAAAAAGGCATTAATATCTTACAAAGTAGAAATTATATTTCTACATGTGCATTGAATTGCATGGGTAATACATTATCAATTGAAGATTGTGCAAGATTAAATGAAATTACTACTAATATACTACAACCAGATCTTGTATTATTTTTAGATATTGATTATAAAACTGCTAAAGAAAGATTATCTAAATATAAATATCATGATGTCCATGAAAAGGATGAAGATTTAAAGTTAAAAGATCTTATTGATTCATATAAAAAAGCAGTTGATTTTTTACAATATAGAGATAAATTAGATATTGCAATTGTAAATGCTAAATTATCTATTAATGATGTAGAAGAAATATGTTGGAACTTAATAGAACCTATTCTAAAAAAGGAGGAATAATACCAATGAATATTACAATTGGAGAATTAGTCAACGTATTAATTCCTTATACAAGTAGAATTGAAGTATTATACATTGATACTATACCTATTATAAAAGCATATCTTCAAAGAAGAAATATGGTTTGCAGAGCTTTAATGTATATTGCTCAAACAAATGAAAATAGTTATACAGTTATTGATAATTGTGATGATATTAATAATCGTATTTATTTATCTTCTAATAAAGAAAAACCATTTGTAGTTATTAAAGAAATAATACCCCATGTATTTAGTATGAATACAATGGATTTTCCAGAAGATATTTCTATAAAAAAAGATATTAGATATACAGAATTTATAGATTATTTATATCAAAGATTGTTTTATTATGGTATTATAAAATTCAATCCTAAATATTTTAATACCATTATAACACAAGATATGAATATTAATAGTAATAAAATAAAGAATATAATCAATAAACGTTTTAAAGAGAATAATAAACAAGGCACAATTAGAGATCTAATTGAAATTGTTCATTATAAAAAGAAACCATTTGATTTAGAAAATTTGAAACCACGTGAACTTGGATGTGTTACAGGTAAATTGAGAGATATAGGTTTATCAGTTACAGTAGAAAACAATGTCATTATTGATATTGAAATACAAATAGAAAGGAATGAAATAAAATATGAATCGAGAACTTAAAATTGGAGGATTGTATCACCATTTTAAAAAAGAGAAAGATCAGAATTATAGAGTTATAGGTGTAGCATTACATACAGAAACAGAAGAAAAACTTGTTATATATCAACAAGAATGGGGAGATCGCACTGGATTATTTGCTAGACCATTAGATATGTTTTTATCTGAGGTTGATAAAGAAAAATATCCTAATGTAACTCAAAAATATAGATTAGAAGAAATAAAAGAAGATGACTTAATTTTGGAAGGTGAAAGTAATGGATAATATTTGTAGAATTGATTATAAGAAGGCATTAGAAACAGGGGGAATTACAATGGCAAATTTATTAACTACGAACAATACAGTTGTTACATATACTAATGAACGACCAAGAATGAAATTAAATCCTGATCTAGATGTTACTATACCTATTATCAGTTCTATTGCTTCAAATAATGGAAGATGTCCATGGATATTTGAAGCTAACTCAACTATTGATGATCACTGCCCATGTCCTATGATGTTAGTTCATGGAAAATGTGTAGTTGATCTATATATAGAAGATAAATAAATTTATTAAAGGAGGACTTTTTATGTCAATTTTTAATCAACTTAATATCAATTTCATAGAACCTGGCTATGAAATTGCAACTATGCCGTGTGCACACAAACATTGGGATGTATTAAAACATCTTGAAAGAATTGGACGAGTATGTTACAAATCAGAGGATAAGATCACAGAGGAATCATGTATTAAATTTCTTGATAATATTAAAAAAAGAAGACATTGGGCTATGCTTGAACATTTTACATTTGTAATGGAAGTATCAGAAAGAGTTTATTCTGAATTAGTTTATGATATTCCAACTAAAGTAGTTCAAGATATTGATTATAATCAAAAAAGAAGATTTATTAATGTATCAAAGTATAAAGATTCAAAAGGTAATACCAGAGCTCTTGTATCTGGATCAGCTACTGCATTTAATTATCTATGGGAATGTAAATGTTTTTCAGATAATGATTCTAAAGATGCAATTCCTTTTCTATGTAAATTTTTAAATAGTTTATATCCTGAGATTATGAGAAATCCTTGGGCTATTAATAATTTTACAGATGAAAAATTATTATCAACAAGAATGACTGCTTTGTTATTAAGTAGAGAAGAAATTGAAGCATTACCTACTGAGCAAAGATTAATCCATGATACAATGTCAGTTAAGTTTTTAACTAATATAGGAATAGCAATTGATATGTGTAGACATCGTCCTGTATCAATTGCTATGGAAAGTACAAGATATGTCAATTATGGCAACAAAGGTTATCAGTATATTGTACCAGAATGGGTTTCAGATCATGATAGAGAAATATTAGAAGATCATGATAAATTATCTAAAATAATTGATTTACCTATAGGAACAATGGATAAAGCTTTAAGACAACAAGATGATCCATTTGATGATACTGCTGTATTGGAATGGCTATATAATCAAATGATAGCATCATTACAGTATCAACGTTGTCTTGATAAAGGATGGGTGGCTCAACAAGCTAAAGATAATCTTCCTAAAGCATATAAGACAGAATTATATATTACAGCTAATTATTATGAATGGATCCATTTCTTTAATATGAGAGCTGATACTGCTCCACATCCAGATATGAAGAAACTTACATATCCATTACTAAAAGAATGCTGTAATAAAGAACCTGATATCTTTAAAAATATTAAATGGAGAATTGAAACAGAGGAGGGAATGAAATATGCAAACAAACTCAATACAGTCAACTAGACAGGTTACATTACAAAAAAATGAATTTCTTACAGAGATTAAACCTGTAGGAGTATCATATAGATGTGAATTCTGTAATGAAGGAGAAATGATATTTGATGTTAAAGCAATTATGACTAATCAAGTTATTATTGCTCCTAATCAAGCTCCGTTATTTCCTCATATATGTACAAAATGTAATAAGACAATGAAGTTACAAAAACAATATCCATATATTGATTGGATTAAATTGGAGGATAATAATGAGAATGAATCAACTGACATTTCTAAAAATGACAATGAAATTAAAAAATAAAGTATCCTGTATTCAACAGGATAGATTTACTAAGTTAACATTAAGACCAGAATTGGAAATTACTTTAACACACTCCAATGGAAATATGCATGTAACATTTCCTCCCAATTGTGTAAGTTTTATTATTACTACTAAAAAAGATTTACAAGAGGTAATTAATATACATGAAAACAATGAAAATGTTGGAATAAAGTTAAAAGAATTTCAAAATGAAATTGATAAATATATTCAAAGTCAATTAAATGAATTTTAAATAATAAGGGGAGATATCTCCCCTTATTATTTATTTTTTTTATTTATGAAGTTATCTTCCTGCAAATGGATTTATAAAATCTTCTATATCTTCTACTATACCTGATACCATATCATTTAACCATTCTCCTGATGATAAATAATTATCAAGGTTTTTAAACATAACTTTTCGTTGTTGAGTATATGTATCTATAGAAGGAAATAAACCTGATATATTAGCAAGATAATCATTTAATGTTTCATTAAATAAAAATGATGCTGGATCATTTGCAGGTGATATTGTCATAGAATTATATAAATCTTCTATTATAAATGTTACTTTTACCTCTAATGGAAATCCGTTTACAGATACTCTCTTTCCATTAGGATTTTTACTAATAGTCATTTCTTTTATAATACCAAGATGACATGTAGTTTGTCCTGGTATCCATGACTGAACAAGATATGGTGATGCTGTAGTATTAGCAGTAACTAATCTAGGTGATGCTAATGCAATAAGATGTAATAATGGTACTATAATATTCATAAAATAATTATAAATGTCACCATATGGTGTAGTTAATGTTACAGTATATTCAGAATTCATACCACTAGATGTAGATGATTTATATATCTTTGGATATATCATTTTTTGTCCTTTTAATGATCCTATAGCGCCAGAGAATAGATTAGTCATAAATCCACCAGTTAATCCTTCACATAATTGTGATATTTTAGTTGTAATACCTTCTCCTGCATCTCCTAAAAATCCTATTACTGATCCAATAATTCCAGTATCAGCATTAGAATTAGTTATAAAACCAATCTCGCTACCAATCTCATCACCTACGGCTTGTATAGCATTTGCTATAGCAGATGGTCCAACTTCATTTGATAACGTTTCATTATATGTAGACATTTCTACCATAAATTGTACAGTAGATATTTTATTTCGTAATCCATTAGCAATAGATTTTTTACTCCATATTTCTTTTGCTTGTTGTGCCATATTTCCTAAAAAAGTTGTACCTAATGAATTATCGATACTAGAATCATTTGTATATGATCCTAAATAATATGCTGTTGCCGTACTACCTGCACCGAACAAACTAGCAATATCATTAGCTGCTCCATCTAATAAATGCTTTAAATATTGCCATGGTGTTAATACAGACGATGTTCGTAACATTCTATAATTTTCCCATTTTATGTCAGAAAAATCACTCATATTATTTTCTTCTTCACCTAAGAATGTACCATGTGGATATTTAGTATTTTCTGATGCTGTTAATCCTAAGAATATTGCTACAGATCTACACATGTAATTTACATGTTGCATATAATCATAATAAGTTTCTCTAAATCCAAACATTCTTCTTTGTAATTTAGATCCTTTTCCAAAAATAGTATTCTTTGCTAATTCTCTTAATAAATTTAATACATTACTATTATTGGAATTCTTATCCCAATATAAACCTTTAATCATGCTGACTAAATCAGTATTATTATCACCACCTGTATATTTAGGCATACCTGGTTTAATATATAATATTGGACTATTTAACATAATATTTTTCATATATTGATAACCTAAACTACTATTAACATCTTCAATTCTCATATCCACTTGATCCATTAATTGAAATGGAGCACCAAATACTCTATTTGTATATTGATTTACAAATCCTCCAAATACTATATTACCGGTTTCAGGATTTTGCCTAATAAGTCCTTCTGTTTGTTCTAATTCTTTATTTACTATTTTAGCAATTGTACTCATTTATATTTCACCTCGTATCATTATATAAATATTAAGATAAGGGTTTAAAGATAAAATAACATAATGGGATATAATCCTATTATGTTATTATTTTAAATTGTTTATTAAATCTATCATAGCATAATGCTTGTAAATATGTTGGTTGTCCAGTAAGATAAGGATTTGGTTTTATTCTATAAAAATTACAAGTTGGAATACTACTAGTTGGACAATTATATCCTAATCTAAAAATATCACATTGCATAATTTTTGATATTGCAACTAATAATTGTATTTCAGTTAATGAAAAGTATCTGCTATATATATTCCTAAATACATAGTATCAAATTATTAAATTATAATAAAAGGAGAGAAAACAATGAATGCAAAGTTTGAAAGAAATGATCATGTTATAATTAATAAAGGAAAACATAAAGGTGAAAAAGCTGTTATAGTTGATAGACTTATACCAAATGAAGATACAGGTAAATCCGCATATATTATCAATTATAATAGTAATAATATTAAATTATTTGAAGAATATCTTGATAAAGATTTAGAATATGTAGAGCCTGAAAAAGATGTATTCTTAGAAAGTTTAAAACCAAAGGAATATATTCCTAAATACAAAATGGGTGATGTGTTAGATGGACCAGATTGGGATCCTAAATATAGAAAAAGAAGATTATCTAGAAGATATGTTATTCAAGAATGTATTGAAACTATAAAAGAAGATGGTAGCAGTGAATTCTCTTATCTCGTAAATTGGAATCATTCTTATATGGAAGGAATAACATATACATTTACAGAAGAAGAATTATTTGATTATAAATATACAGATGAAAATTGGTGTGAAGTATTTACAGAGCATATGAATAATAATTTATCTGAATGGAGAGGAGAATTATATAATTATGATATAATTTATAATAATCTAACAAATAGGTTTGAGCCAGCAGATAAAGTTACAATGGATGAATATTCGCCTGAAAAATATACACTTCCGATTAAACAATTAGATCATATAATGAAAAGGCATACAATATGGTGGAGAGGTACTCTTATAATGAATAATAAAGATAAAAAACACCAAGAAATGAAAAAACATCTATTCGAAAAATTCAATTTTAATAGTTATGATGAAATGGAAAATTTCTTTCAGATTATGTGTGATAAAATAGTTTCTCGTAATAGAAGTAAAGATATGTCAAATGAACAATTAAAGAATTTTGTGCCTGAAAATAAATGTGGCTTTACCACAGATGAAATTAATTTTGCTTTAGAAATTGATAAAATAGATGAAGAGAATGGACGAAAAATAAGCCATTTTCCATTAGAGATGACATCATTACAAATAATGAAAAACATTTATGAAGCATATCGTTTTTGTAAGAAGCAAGGTAAAAGACAGATAGTGAAAATTGCAGATGAATCTAAAGGTAGTCTTCCTGCACCTGAAAAAGGTAAAGTATTATACAGAGGAATGAGTCAAGAACTTATAATTGACTTTTGGTATAATTTTGATTATGACATTATAGAAATAGCATATCCTGTTAGTAAAAGATATTATTAATAAAATAAATAAAGGGAGATTAAATCTCCCTTTATTTTTTATCATATTATATTATTTATATAAGGTTTATAATAATTATAATAATTTATATCTGATTTATATAATGCTAATATTTTATAATTATATGTAATCCCATATATGGGAACTCTATTATGATTTATTTCCAATCTCTTTTATTATCGATATGATCCTCTTCTTTTTTCTTTTTCTCTTCTTCATTATTAATAACATCTGATGCTTTAAGTTTAGAATTAATCTTATTATCTCTATCTTTATTTGCATCATCTACTACTTTATCAACATCCTGTTTTACAGATTCAATAAGATATGATGATGAATTATCATTAACTACAATACCCTTACCAAATCTAATTCTAGTAACACACTCATTAAATGCACTACTTTCCATCTTTAATGTTTTATCCATCATATTAATTACAGATTCTCTAATAGCTAATCCAATCATTTCATCCTGTATGCTTTCTGTAATTTCTACATTTTCTTTCATAAATTGTTTATTAATATAATGAAGAGCTATAGATGTAACAGATTCAGTCTGTTCCTCAATTTCAGCTACTGGTTTAGGATCAAATTTCATTTCATCAGATTGTTGTCTATCTTCAATTTCTTTAGTGATATCATTTACAATCTGTTTTTTAGCTTTATCTTTAAGGATATCCATAAAATTATCATAATCCCGATAATCTTCAATATCCACAATATTATCATTTATTTCAGGATTTGTTTCTACATCTGGAACCTCTGGTTCAGGAATATCAATCTTTTTATCTTTAGCATCTTTTAATTTTTCATCAGCTTCTTTCATATATTCATCACCGATAAGTTTAGTCATATATTTAATATATTCCAACATAGGTGATTTAGTATTATCTGATGATGATTGAATATATTGTGTAGCGTTCATTCCTTTACTAGCTAATAGGTTAGAAACATCATTAGCTAATAAACCTTTATTGTTATCAATAAACTCTTTATCAAGTGGAAGTATATGACAATAAAGATCTACAATAATACGTTTTCTACAATTATCAACTAATTCATCTCTACACTTTAATGCTTTCGCTTTCCATGCATCGGCTCCAATATCTGAACAAACTGGTATTGTTAGTGGTTTAGTTGTGTTATTCAATCCATCTTTTAAATTGTCATACATCGTTCCTAAATCTGTTGTATTAGTACTATAATCCATTTTACTTTCCTCCTATATAAATACTTTTACTAACTCGGTTAAACTTCTTCAATGAATTCAATGCTATTTTCATCTATACGAATCATCTCAGGTACATATGTTGATAATTGTGATCTATTCATTTTAGATGTATCATTTTCTTTAATAAATATAGATTGTTTATTAGCATCATAATCATTAAATCCTAAGAAACGTAAATATCTTACATTTGAATTATTTTCTTTTATCATATGAATCAAATCTGATACATGCACGTCTGTTAATGTTCCATTATCTAAAGATTCAAAATATAATTTTAAATCATTTATAATAGAAGAAACAGTCTGTGTATATAAAGATCTATCATATACTGATAATACAAATCGTATTTTTAGATAAACATTATCTAACAATATATCAGAATCCCAAATTGTATCAGAGCCATCTTTAGGTCCAATAAAATAATTTGTTGATCTTCCATATGTGTTATATAATTTATAATCTAAAGTTGCATTACCACTACCTTTCATTTTAGATAATACTGGTTCTATCGCATTATATTGCTCACTAAATGCTCTAATAAAATATGTCATCTTTTCTTCATCTAAAGGTATATCATATTTTAAAAATGGAATTAATGATGCATTAATTGTATAATTATTATTCTCACCTTCGAATGTAATTACAGATTTCATCATTGATAATGGTTTATATAATATTAAATCTCTATTTGCATTTGCAAATCTGTTAGCTACTAAATAACCATCATATGTAGGATCATCAAATAAACTTGTAGTCATGCTTCCTTTTATATCTTTCATTAAACATATAAAATGAAATGATGTTTCCTGTGAATCAATAATTATCTTTCCTTTATTTATTCCATGTGATATTAATGATTTCATAGTAGGTGTTCTGTCTATATCTACAGATAAAGTCATATCTGTACTAATATTATCATCTACAGCTATATATGTTTCAAATAATATAGCGCCACCTTTTCTTATTTCTATAGGAGTCATTTCAATATAACCTGTTTCTCCTTCAGAATTACATCTAGTTACTAATATTAATCGAAGTTTATTATCATTAATATCGTATCCATCTCCAATACCCTCTACATATTTAAATTTTTTATCAGTAGTTATAGTAGGAACACAGATAACTTGTAATTTATATTTATTGCTATTCTTACTTGATAATGATCTTTCTACACTAAATGTAGCTAATTGAAATTGATAAAATGAATTTGGGTTACTATATAAATCTTCTGGCCATGAAGTATCATTAATTAAATAATTATAATTCATGGATATAGTAGGATCCCTATAAATTTTTATATAGAAAGGATTAGTAAACATATATGGTCTATTTGTACCAGTTGGTGGTAAAGTTTCATCAGTTACCATTGCTAATCCTTCTGTACTATTTATCATTCTTACAGTAGATCTAGAATCATCAATATATTCCCATAAATGACCAGGTTTAATAATAAATTCTTCATTAATACCTGCAGCATTGTTATTAATAAAATCAAATTGATCATGTTCTACTATAATATTCAATGTATTAGTAGGATAAATATAACTATCATTTGTAATAGCTATAAATTGTGAAAATAATGTTCCTGATGGATCATCTCTTCGTTTAAAGAATTTTGATCTACTATTATATCGTTTACCATAATTTTCAAACCACAGATTTAGATCATGATCTGATATTAATGTATTACTTGTATTATGTAATAATATTACATCATTTCTCAATGATTCAATATCACCTTTATCTAATCCACCATTCGATCCGCTATAACATAATGCTACCATTTTTGTTTGTGCATTATATGAATATCTTTTACCTGTTTTTTGTACAGCTACACCCGATTTTGAATTATATTGATCAAAATTAGATTTACTTCCATTACACATATAAATTATGGATTCTATCTTACTGTTAAACTCAGGAGAAAAATATCCTGAATTACTAGAGAATGATAATTTAATGATATTATCAGTTTCAAATCTATACCATGCAAATGGTTCTATTTCTGCTTTTGTATATTGATTCTTTAATTTTATTTTTCTTCTTAAGCCTGTAGGAGTAATATATGTAACATCTAATCCAGCTATTTGTCTAGTCCACTTTAACTCAACATCACTATTTACTGTAACAAGATTATCTGTAATAGATTTAGTTATAGTCTTTCTTTCAAATTCTTTAAGATCTACAAACAAAACTAACCAATCAATACTTGTTACTTGATGTTTAATATATTTAGATGCAATATCAGATATACTATTTTCTTCACTCATATCATAGTAAACATTAAATATATACTTACCTCCTATAGATTGATATTCTATTATAATATCATAATCTAATCTATATGAGTTATCATTAAGAATTAAACGTGTATCTTTGTCTAATACATATCTAAATTTACTACTATTTTGTACTTTAGTAGCATATTTCATTACATCTGGTAACCATATTTGTAAACCGAAATTACATGTAGATGGTTTTGCAAATGTGTATCCTTTATCATATAATGAAGCTTCTGAATAAATAGAGTTTGGTAATACTGCTCTAGTTATAAAAGATTCATTTATCATAAGAGATCCAGTTGCATATGCATCTTCTATAGCTTGTGACATATATTCTGATACTATACCAGTAAATCCTAAATTCAATTTTTCCATTGGAATATTAGGATATGCTTTAGGAATCATTACATTTTGAACATATTCTTTTATAGCAAAATTACTAGTATAGTCTTTTATAACATTACCATTTTTATTTGTTTCTAATGACATTTATTTTTCCTCCTTATGCTAATAATGAAGCTTGTGGTTTTCCACCACCTCCAGTTTTATTTTTATCTTCTTTATATTTTACCTTCTTTCTTTCATTATCAATATATACTCGTGAATATAATAAATTATCTGTTAATCTTTTATCACTTGGCTTTTTAAATTTCAATCTTAATCTGGTATCTTGTGTAGCATAATTAACACCATCTGCAACTAATGCTGCTGCTTTATTTGCATAACGAATTTCTATAAATGGTGCTCCCACAAATGGTCTTGCTGAATGACCTATATATGGATTGAATTGTGATACAGCATTTACATTTTGATCTTTTATAATACCTGAATCTTTATTAAATTCAATTAATGATACTATATTCATTGGATCTTTAAATGCATATTGGAATGTAATATTAACTTTTCTTGATCCAGTAGACATATCATCTGATGACCATGATAATGCAGATATAGGTACATTAATAGGAAATATTCCATAATATTTAACCCAATATAAAATATCTCCTCCATCTGGTCCGCATACAAATACATATGCTGATGATGCATAGTCTAATGTTTTTGTATATACATAACTTGCATTTATTTGATTAGATACTGCTGATGTTCCAAATAAATTATAAGATGGACTCCATAATCCATTAGCAACATTTGATATATATCGTGTCCATAATGTAGTTAAATTAATTATGGATAAATCAGATATTTCTGTAAATGAGCATGTAAATGTACCACCTTTTGTTCCTGTATATGTATCACCATATGGTACAGAATGTTCATTCCAAGATTTTCCTACTTCGGTTACATTTAAAGAATCATCTGTTAATTCAAATGAATTTACCTGATTTGATAATAAAAAATTAAAATTATCATCATCACCACATCTTTTATAGTTCGTTAATAATTTAAATAAATCAGGATTTCTTCTCCATATCATATATGTAGATGTATTATTTTTTACCTGTGAATTAGCTGTTCCAGGTTGAGCATCAGATTTATATGTTAATAAATTTAAATCTGGTCTAGTGAAGAAAACATATGTTACTAATTTACTCATAGCTAAATTGGTATCAGGAGTTTTCCATCTATTATACGTATAATATTTCATAGCTCTAGCTATATTATTATTTCCATGAATTGGAATACCATATACAGCTCTAGCTTCAGTTAATTTATCTTCTAATGTTACCATAGTTTGGTATCGTTCATCACCAGGTATAATTTGGTAATCATACTTAGCAGATAATAATTCATTTGTAGATGGAGATTGATAATAAGGAAATAAATATCCGTTTTGAATTAATTCTTTATTTTCTTTTAATAATTCTGCTTTTTTATCTTCATTTTCTATAATAGTTTTTTGTACAGATGATTTTCCATCATCAATTTTTACAGAATTAGATCCTACACTTTTTAATTCTTCAGATGTTAAATTCCTAAATCCAATTTTACCATTATTTACATAAGTAATAGGTTCTGTAATCCCCATTGATGTATCAAATAAAGATTCTTTTTGTTTTAATGTAGATGGTATATCATCTACTCTATTGTATCCACTTTTTTTACCAGTAGTAATATCACTTATAGGAATAATATTTCTATTAGTAACAACTTTCGTATCATCTTTCTTTTTAATAACATCTATAGCTACATTAAGCAAATTTTCTATTGGAGATGTATTAATATCTTCTGGATTTCTTATACCTACTAAATCCTTTTTAGGTATAATTGGTTTTATACTATAACCTATATCAGCTATAGGTTCAAATACAGCAACAAGATCTTTATTAGAACCTCTGATAATATTTTTACTTTCTTCTTCTTTAATAGTAGCTATAACATTACCAAGATTATCTGTTACAACTAATTTTTTATTATCATTATCATCTTTTACTTCTTCTATTTTTGCCCATGAATTTGATCCATCTATATACGGTTTTAATTTTATTTTACTAGTATCATTAAGATTTTCTAATATAGAAGAATCAAATTGTATATAATCTCCTTTTGCAATTTCTATTTTATTTTTCTTACCTACGTCTTTTTCCATAAAGAACCTCCTAATAAGATTTAAGTTATCCTTAGGTAAAGGAGGTTATAAAGATTATGGGAGAACTTATTGGTAGAGAGATTATCTTAACTAGAACTTATATTGATCCTGATGCTCCAAGTAAATTGAATCTTAACTACAAATATACTTATCCACAATCTGTTTATGCAGCTATTCATCAAACGATGGATGAAACTAGTCCAACTTTAGAAGATGAATTAGCTGCTATTTATCGTTTAATAAATGATAAACAAGATATAATAGATAGTGGATTACCTGGTCAAGTAATGTTATGGTCTGGGGTTAGAGGACAAATTGGTTCAATGGAAGTTGTTCGAACTATTAATGCTGACCCAGGTCAGAGATCTAATAGTAAATTAGCTTCTGAAAGAGCGATTGGATCTTTACTTGATAACAAAGTAAACATTGTTGATTTTAATATGCATTCAAGCAATACATCAATTCATATATCCGATGTAGAAAGAACTAGATGGAATCAAATGGCTCCATTAAGTACTTTACAAGCTCATATGGCAAATCTAAATGCTCATATAACAGAAGCTGATAGAAAGAGGTGGAATGCAAAAGCAGATGGTACTGTTGTAGATGATCATATTTACAATGTATCAAATCCACATAATGTAACAGCTCATCAGGCTGGAACATATACTCAGAGAGAGATTGATGAGATGTTTGAAAATCTTAGAGAATCATTCTTCAATTATAAGAATATTTTCTGGGATGATAGAAATAATCAAGCAAAATTAACTGATTATGTTGCATCACAATGGAATCCAAATTATATTCTTGAATTCGCTGATACATTACCTGATGTACCAGATCCATCATTAACATATTTTGCACTTAAACCAGCTACTGATTATAATATAAATGAGACAGGTGATTGTATTATTTATATTAAATCTCCTGGATTATCATGGCAGGAAGTTGGACTTGAAACAATGAGTCCTGGTGATATGGTAATTCAATATCCTGATACTATAATGTATGTATGGATTCAAGGTAGATTCATGAAATTATTTGCAGGTGAAAGTAATGATGTAATTGCTGGTGATGGTACTAGTGATCAATTATGGAAACCTATATTCAATTCTGAAACAGGAATGTTATCATGGGTTAGAGCTAAAGCTGATCAAGATCCACCTGCTCCAATGAAAGTAAAAGGTGAAGATGGATATACTCCTGTAAAAGGTGTTGACTATGATGATGGTAAAGATGGTGAAGGATTAGCTGTAGGTGGTAAAGCAGGTGAATTACTTGTAAAACTTACAGATGAAAATTTCGATACTACATGGACAACTATAGTTGATATATTGAATAATTTAGTAGTGGCTGGAACAACTTTACCAGACGGATTAGTTAATTGGGATGGAATTAATGGTAGACCTATATGGTATAATGAATTAGGTCCTAATGAGGATGGATTTATTACTCAATCTGCAGCAACAAGACAATTCGAAATTATTGGTAATGATATTAATAGAATAAAAGAAATGTTAGATGGGGAAAGTAGTAATAGTCAGAATATTTACGATCATGTGAATAATTATGATAATCCTCATAGAGTAACATGTGCAAAAATAGGTGCTGTGGATAATGCTACATTCTTATCTCATACGCAGAACTTTAATAATCCACATAATGTAACAGCAGCACAGGTTGGTTTAGGAAAGGTAGATAATACATCTGACTTAGAGAAACCAATATCAGTTGCAGTACAAGCAGCAATCGATGAGATTAATAGAAAGATTGCATCAGTAACTACAGATGTTGATGATTCTAATTATATTGTCAATGCTGAATGGAAAGATAGTACATGTGATATTATATTTACATTTAAAGATGATAGTGAACTTGCAGTTCATGTTCCTATACCTGATATATTCCAAGATATTACATATGATAATAACAGTAAAGAATTAGTAATTACATTACCTGATGGAACAGAAAATCGTATTGATGTAGGTGGATTAATAGTTAATTACTTTGGATCTAAATCAACACATATTCAGGTTATTGTAGATGAAGATGATCATACTATTTCAGCTACAGTTGTTCCTGATAGTATAGGAGAGTATGAAATCACACCTTCTGTACATTTAAGAGGAGCACCTACTACAGTAACTCAACCTGTTAATGATAGATCTACTAGATTAGCTACTACAGAATTTGTGAAAGGCATTGTAATTGATAATTTATCATCATATGAAACAGATAGACCATTATCTGCAAATATGGGTAGAATATTAGATCAGAATAAAGCTGATATAGAAGATATCATTCAAATTGTAAATGATCTTAAAGGTATTGAAGTTATCGATAGTCTTGAATCTACTAATCCATTAGCATCACTTTCAGCTAATATGGGTAGATATCTTGATAATGTAAAATCGCCTACTGTACATACATCGCCTTCTGGTTCAACATATGGTAGAGCAACTATATCATTATTTGGACATGCAAGAGCATCGGATGAAGATCCTGAGATGGATGGTACAGTATTTAGAGGTATTGATAATGGATACTTTGCTCGTGAAGGTCATAGACATCCTACAGATATAACTAGAGCACCAATTCATTGGCCTGATCTTGAACATAATCAGGTTATTATGACAGGTGAACCTAGAGCAGAAACACCGCCTGATGATTCTAATGATACAAGAATAGCTACTACAGAATGGATTAGAAGAAATGCTGTTGGAGTATCATTTGGTAGATGTTCTACTCCTACTACTATGGTAGAAAAAATAGTTGTACTCGAATCAACATATTTAAATGATCCTGTATTTGATCTACAAAAAGGATCTACAGTATGTTGTACATTTGCATTTGATGCTACTCCTTATGGTGTAGATAAAGCAGCAAATAAAACAGAAGTAGATTATAAACTTAATGTACAGAATACAGGTGCATATCCAATTAGATATGGTGGTCAATTATTAAGATCAGAAATGATCAAAGCAGGTTACAGTTATACATTTACATGGGATGGAATGTATTGGCAACTACAAAATCCTACAGCAACACAAACATTACCTGATTCAGATTATTCTAATTCATTGGTATCATCAGAATGGGTAAGAAGAAATTCTGTAGGTGTAAACTATGGAGTATGTACAACTTATGGTACTACAAAAGATAAAGAAGCAACATTGTATTCAACATTCTGTAATCCTGTGGCGTTTTTAAGACAACAAGGTAGTTCTGTAGCTATCATGTTTTCTGAAACAGATTCATCATCATTGGCTAATGTTACTACATTAAATGTTAATGGTACAGGAGCTGCTATAGTTAAATATGGTGGAAGAAATTTACCATCAGGATATTTAGGAGCTAACTATTGTCATATGTTTGTATTTGATGGAATATATTGGCAATTAATTAATCCTGCTGATCCTAAGAAACAAACTGAAGGTGGAGCATGGGAAGAAGGTCCTGTTAAAGTATTAAATCAAGCATCTGGTATATTTGGTTTAACTACTATAGGTGATACTGATAGTAATGCTAGAATAGATCCAGATGGTAATGTAAACAAGATTTGGTTTAATTTATCATATTCGCCTAGAGATGATTCTGATCAAGTTTCAATTAAGTTCTGGGATAGTAATCATGATAAATCAGAGATGGCTGATGCATGGGCAGCTTTAATGGGTAATGGATCTATTATTAACCTTAATACAATTAATCAAAATGGAACTCCTATATTTATTGATCCTAGGGTAATTAATATTGGACACAATGGATGTACACTTGAGTTCACAATGAAAGGAGATAATAGTTATCCTGTTAATGCTCCTTGTCAGTTATTATATAGAACAAATAAAGCATGGTATGAAGTGCTTCCATAAAATATAGAAAGGAGATAATGAAAAATGTTATATCCAATGAAATGTGGTTATACTGGAATAACATTAAGTGGTGTTGAAAATAATAAAGGTGTAACAATGGCTCCTTATGATAAAAATGGTATGGTTAGCCGTTGTTGGATTACATTTCCTTTTGATTCAGCCATTACAGGTTATTCTAGATTTGAAATATCAAATGGCACAGGTCACTGGGGAGTAGAAATGGGCAATGGAGAAATCATTGCCCTCTCTAATCCAAAAGTAGTATGTTGTACAAATAGTGGTGCAGTAGTTCAATTTGATATGAATAGTAAATATCCAGCTAATTCTCCATGTTCATTAATGAAGATGGTACAAGCTGCATCATTTAATTCTGTAGAAATTGAAACACCTGATACTTCTACATATATAAATACTTCTGTTACTCCTAATATAGGATTTACAGTGTATGATAATGTTACTACTGGTGGTAAAACAAGAAAATGCCAAATAGTTATTCCTATTGAGAAGGTATCTGCTGGATATGATTTTACTATTAGCAATACAGGATGGGGTGTATTATTCCCAAGTGGTGTAAAAGCAAATTTATCAGATCCACATGTATTATTCAAGAATCCAGTAAATGTAATAATTGAATTTACAATGGATACGACATATGATTTTGATTCACCATGTATATTATTAGCATTGGATTCATCTGCATCATTTGATATTAATGAAACAGATCCTATACCAGTGTTTGTTCCACTTGAAAATATGATCAATTTGCCAGAACAATTAAAAGTTAATGATACATTTAATTTAGAGAATGCATCATATAATCCAATATACTGTACTGTAAAAGATGTTAGTTGGTCTATAGTAAGTGGCCCTGGTAGTATAGAAAATAATATTTTGAAAGCAACTGGAATTGGTAATATTGTAATAAGAGCATTTGTAGCAAGGGGTGGAGTTAATAAGTCTGATTTTAATAAGACATATACTATACCTACTGAAGGTAATAGCATAATTGTAATGAAACATCCAATTCCATATACAGAATTGATACAAGGTAATATTAGTGGATCATTATCTGTAGAAGGTTATATTGTTGGAACATTGGTATCATATCAATGGTATAGATGTGAAACAGATAGAAATGGAGTATATGATGCTATAGCTGGAGCAACATCAAATGAATTTCCTATACCTATAAATTTAACTCAAGGACCTCATTACTTCAAATGTAAAATTTCTGCATATGGTGGAGCAGAAGAAGTATGGACAGATATAGGTATTGTAGATATAGCTATTACACCAAATAGAATTACATTGGAGAAAACAGATAATTCTAATGAATTACCTGCAGGAACAACTACAAAGGTAGTAGCTACTATATATCCAGAAGAAACTAATTTCAAGGATGTTATATTTAATTCTTCTGATACTAATATAGCTACTGTAAGTAAATATGGAGTTGTTACATTTGGTAATACAGGTGGTGATGTGACAATTACTGCAATGTCTTCATATAATGCCAGTCTGACTGCATCAGTTACTTACAGAGTAAAGAAATTTGTTCCTGTAGAGGATGTTGAATTATATTTAGAACCAGATGAAGAAGGTGAATTACCAGATCCATATATAATAAATGCTGGTCTTAGAAGACCAATTTTATATAGAGTAATTCCAGAAGATGCATCTTGTAAAAATGAAATATTATTTGAAGTTGTAGCGGATTATAATACAAATACTGAAGTTGTATTTGATGCAGCTGCAGATAAATGGATGGTTAACACTTCTAATATAGGTTTCTATGGAATTGTTATTCTTACATGTCGTATTCAGGGTGGTGTTAATGGTACAATTCCTTTTGTAAAAACAATACCAATGAAAATTAATGCAGAATTTGTTCCAGCAACAAGAGTTGAATTAGGATATACGACAGTACCAGGTAAAGCCTCTATTCCATTAATTTATGACTTTTATGGTGACAATGATTCTGGAGGTAATCCACAATTAGCAACTAATCAGATTATAACCAGTAAACCTACAATAAGTAGTGGTGGTGGATCAATAACAGAAACGGATGGAATGTATGTATATAAATCAGGAAATAAAGCTACTGGTGCTACTGTACAAATAAAATTTATTGTGCAAAATGGATTAAGAGATAAAAAGTATATTGATTATACTGGTTCTCCATCTACAAACCCTAATTATGGTAAAAATTATAAAACAAATGCAAATGCTACGATATATGGTACTATTACTATAGATAATGATTTTGAAGCTGTTTCTAATATTGTAATGACATCTGGATATTCAGAAATACCTACAAATAGAACTGTCAGATTTGTTTTCAAAGCTGTAGATGCATCTAATAATAGATCAACATATTACAAGATGCAATTTTATTCTTGTAATATAGATAGTAATACTAAACATCTTCCTACAACTAAAGATGAAGAAAGTGGAGATGACACAGGTGTTATTGAAAATACAACATGTGCACGAGTATCAAATTGTTTATCATATGAATCATCTGATTCAACACATGAAAGATGGGTAGATATTGCAACAACTGGTACTAGTGGTACATATTATCTCACATGTATGGTGCCATCAGGAAAAACAATTTCAAATTGGACAGGTGATGCAAGTAATTCTGATAAGAAAAATGACTTTCTTAAAGCATTTGCTATTGAAGTTAAGTCATTTATTGATTGTGGTGATTATGGTTTTAACTGGACTCCATTTCCTACATCTAATGCATCAGATGCATCATGGACTTCAAATAAAGGAGAAAATAATTTCAGTGTATGGATAAGTTCACCAAGTGGAAAATTAACATCATTAACTACGTATGATATAACTGTTTCAGTAGAAAACAAAGGTGGATCTGATGTTTCAGTTTGGAGAAAAAGCAATGATACTTGGTGTATTAAAGCTACAACAGCAACTACTGAAGAAAATAAATGTAGAATAAAAATTGCAGTTAGTAGTCATAGTAGAACTTATGATTTTAAAATTAAAATTTAATTTTTTATAAATGAAAGGAGATATAATTATGGGCGTAGTTTCAATGAATGGATTTGAGATTCCAAATAATAAGGACATTAATCAACATATTCATGCTAATGAAAGAGATAAATGGAATGATACAAGAAGATTGTTAGATGAACATCTAAATCATTCACAACCGTCAGGGCATACTGCTAATCAGTTTCATGTACCTCCATTACCATCTACTGATCAACAAAATTGGTATCTTGGTGGTGACTTACATTGGCATCAGGTACCAAGAGCTACATTATCTGTATAAGAAAGGAATGATAATTAATGGGACTTATTAGTTATAGCTATTCCAAAACAATAACTGCTACTGTAATAATGGATGGTCCAGCTGTAAAAAATGCTGGACTAGATACAAGTAATACATTTTCTATACCAAAAGGTGCAGGATGTAAATGGAGATTTGAAAGTGTAGATGGATCAAATACTATATGGCTCCAAAGTGGTATGACAAATCCTGATACAAGAGTTGTTTATGACACTGATTCAAATGGTAATGAGATAGCAATATTAACATCAGTTGTGAAGGTCAATTGTTCAAATAAAACAGATTGTGTTGCATACTTTGGTGCATCAGATGGAGCAATGCCATGTTATGCTTACAAAACATTTACTCCAGATGAAACTAAAATAACAGGTTCAGAAGATGAAAAAAACATAATAGTAGAAGGCTTAAAAATGCCTTATGTACGTGCAGACGGTGATGAATACAAAGGTATTCAAATGGTAATTATGATGGATAATACTGGATCTATGAAAAAAGCTATTGCGAAAGCAAAAGAATTTTTAAGTGATATCTTAGGTAAATATTTATCATTATCAGTAGGAACCATTGAATATTGTATTTTAGGTTATCACCAAGACAAAAATCGATCACATACATATCATACAAAAGCACCTACAAATGATACATCACAAGTTTTGGAATTTATTACATCTGATAATAACAGAAATATTCTGAATTGTTTTAGTGGACAGAAAATAGATCCAACTAAACCAGAATGGAATAATGAAAGTAGAAAAGGTATACTTTTTCCAGGTAATGTTAAATCATATAAAACCGGTAATCCATATCCATGTGAATTCGGTTTCTTACCAATGGTAGAACCTGAATATCTTAATAATGATACTAATTTCTATCAATTAGGAGTAAATGAACCAGATCCTAAAAAATCATTAATTGGTAAATATTGGAATGCTCAATATCCATGTTATGATAAAAATGGTAATCCTTTTTATATATTTGCATTACATCCTAATGCTACATCAGAAAAGGGTAAAAATTTTAAATCTGGTTCAAATAAAACACAGTGGAATTATAAATCAAGATATTCATGGACTGAATATAATTCAGAAGGCAACAAAATAGACCCAGCTCCAAGCGGCCATTGTTTAAATAAAAAGAGTACAATGGCAACATGTCATTGTTATCCAAGTGGATTGGAAAAAAATACAAATCCTAAGACAGGAGAAATGATTGACGACTTTAAAAAATCTGGTACAACTGGTAAACTTCTTGTAGGTAAAACAGCTGATTGTACAGTTCAATATATTACAGAATTTGGATTAAATGGTACATCAAGGAATAATTATGAAAATGCATTAGGATGTATATGGGAAGCATGTGTAGGTTTGGAATGGGATCCAACAAAATTACATGTAATTATTAATCTTGGTGATGAACCTGGTAGAGAATATGGATTTGCTTCAAGATATTATGTTCTTAAAGATCCAAATGGAGGGGATGTTGCTTCAAATAGAGCACCTAAGCGAGTATCATTAATTGAAACTGTAGAAATGATGAATGAACGTGCAATAAATTTACTTTATATTTCTACAGGATCAGTTTGGAATGATAAAAATTATTGGACTGGTAAAGCATTAGAATATTTATCTAATTCAACATCTAAATGTTTTAGTATGACAGATGATGAAATTGATAATATTGTAAATTATCTTACAGATGTTACTACTGAGATAAAACAAGTAGAATGGCTTCCAGAAGTAATTGAAGGTGGAGATCCTCATAATATAGTTGATCATTTAAGTATATTAGATATATCTGCTAATGAACATATTGAAGGATGGACTCAATTAAAACCAAATAAAGAGTATATGGTATGTATTAATCCTAAATCAGGCTTTAAAGAACGATTAGGTGTAGGTACTTATGATGTACATGTATGGGTTCATAATAAAGCTGGAGTTGGTATCGATGGAATGGAAAATAGTCTTGATGAAAATAAGAGACATATTATATTCAGAATTACAATAAAGAATGAAAATGGTAACTTAGTGGTATAGGAGGTATAATAATGGAAGGTGTAAATATTGCATTGATTAATTATTATGCTAGATTAATCAAGAAAGGTAAATATACAATTGAACAAGTACCAAAAGAAGACAGAGAAAAAGTATTAACCAAACTTGAAGAAATGAAAGAATAATAAAAATAATATTAGGGATGGATAAAGTCCATCCCTAATATTAATCATTTTTTTCTATTAAATGTACTTCAAAAAAAGCACTTAATATAGAATTATTATCAATACGTGGATTTATAATTATAGATGATGATGTATCTATATATGAGCAAGTTTTAAGTAATCGAAAAATAGTTGGTGCTCCAACCGAACCTAATTTATTTATAGAAGTATTAGTACCTAGTACTTTAGCAAAATCTATGAAATCTATACCATGTGAAAATGTGTATATAATATTATCACTAATATTTTTTTCATGTTTAATAGTACTTTTAATAATTATATACATTTTATCGGCAAGTGTTTTATCAAAATGAATTTCTGTTGTTTTACATGTACTATCTAGGTTTACAAATATATGATAGATTTTATTATTACTAGACATAAAAGTATATCCATCATTATTACTCTTTTTATCCAATACCCTTATAAATTCATTATTTCTACTCATATGATAATCATCATAATTCATTCCATTAACTACTTCAGAAGTAATATTACTAGTACCATTTTTTGTATATATTTTTCCAGGAAATGTAGTATCACCATATCTATCTAGTAATTTAAGTTCTCTTTGAATTACATTCGATAATGTATATTGTCTAACTAATATTTCTTCATCACCATTATCATGAGTAGAGATCTCCAGTGATCCTCTATCAGCTTCTCCTAAACCTCTTATCATCCAAAAATCACTATCTGCCATTTTACCTCTAATATAATTAGAATTTTTATTCATTTCTATACTACCATTAATTGCTAAATCTTCTTTCCAATTAAACCATTCCCCTTCTCTGTTTTCTCTATATGATATACCCCCATTCCAAATCAATGTTTGAAAAATATTTACATGATTTGTAAAACTATCAGGATATCTAGGAATAGATATTAATATACCAAATCCTCCGTAATCAACATTAACAAATTTACTAGGTACATGTACAGTTAATGCATCCCATGAATTCATATACATTAAATATCTATCTGCTAAATTAGCATCAGAACAAAATACCATTCCGCCTATTAAATCTATTTTATTGGTTAATGATTTATCTACATTCTTAACTAATTTTATTAATGCTTTTATTCCATTATCCTTTAATTGTTTCATAAGTAATTCACTCTCCTTATATTGGCTAATACTAATTACATTTTTATAATAAAAATGTAATTAGTGTAAATTCATTTAAGGAGGAATAATTTAATATGAAAATATTTAATAATAATGGAATTAATCAATTGATAAAATTAGTAAAAAGTAATGATAAAGAATTACGAACATTGATAAATAATAAAGCTAATAGTAATCATACACACAATGAGATGTTTAAAAGTCGAGTTTTGAATACAGTTAATATAGATACTGAATATGAATCTAATTATGTCGTTGGAATTTCAGGTGAAGGTCATGGCACTTGTCCTACAACTGGTGCTTGGTATAATGTAATAAATTTTGTATGTAATCATTATTTTGCTACTCAGATAGCTTGGTCAATTACACAAAGTACAAATGTTAATAGATATGCAAATTTATTCTTTAGAGAAAGATATTGTAGTGATGCATCAAAATGGACAACATGGAGGGAATTGAGTGTTACTGGACATAATCATGATGCATCATACATTAAAAAATCTGGTGATACTATGTCAGGTGCATTAAATTTTGCAAATAATACATGGAATAATGTAGGTGACGATGTTGCTATAGGTGATTCTAATGTAGCTGGTACATTATGTGTTAAAGGTTTAAATGCAGATGGTAATATTAGATTATATAGACAAGATGGTATTAAAATAGGAGATGTTGTTGTATCAGAAGATATTGGTAATTTTGGTTGTAGAATTCAAGTAGGAGAAACTGAATCTACGGTATCAAAGATGCCTTCCTTTGGTTTTAGAAGATTATCAGATAATAATTCAATTAATTTTTTTGCAATTTATCCTAAAAGTATGGCATATGGATTTACTGACATAACATTTGGTTCATATATGGATTCATCAGATATTAGAAGAATCGATATACCATTTTCATTTGGTATAGATAGTAATGGTAATTATGGTTATAAGAAAATAGGTGCTGATACAGTAATCCCTTTTAGTAATAGTAAACTTTTAATGGATGAAACTGGGGGATATACTTGGGAAAAAACTTTTGGACGTTGTGATAGAAATGATATTCTTTATTTTCTTCCAGATAAAAATTATGCTAGTGTGTATCTAGGTGGGTTTTATGGTGGAGCAACTTTATCTGCATCAACAAACTTTAGAAATTTAGCAAACATTAATTACGGTGGTGGCAGTAATACTGAAATAGATCATTTGTTTAATATATTAACTAAACATGGAATATTTAAAGATGTAGCATTATTAGTGATGAAATATAAAATTATAGATGATATTTTTTTTCCAGCTTTGATAAATACTGGATACATGTCAGAAACTACATATGAATTAAGTAAAAACATATTACATGGAATATTAATAAATGTAACTAAAAAGACTATTAGTTTTATATAATAAATAGAGTTCCCATATATGGGAACTCTATTTATTATTATTTTATTCTATAATACTTATAATTCTACTATAAGTATTACTTTTGATTTTAATGATGATATATCAAATATTACATTTGATAATTGTGTTACTGATATATCACCATCTGACCTTGCTTTTTGTAATTGCTTACTTCTTTCTTTTCTGTTATTATGTTCATACTCTTCATATTGTCTATCGATTTTATCATTAATACCAATCATATTATGATAAAAATAATATTGTCCCATATCCATTACATTATATTCTTCTGATGGAACTTCCTTATAGTATACCTGACTTATCTTTCCCATCTAATTCCTCCTTCTCTTCTGGGAATAAAAATTTATTACGTTGAATAATATAAATTAATTTATCTTCTTTTCTAATAGGATCTAATACTTCAAATTCCCATGGTAATATACTATTAATATCATTTTCAGTAAATCTGTGTTCCTTATCATAAAAGAATTCAATAATAAATATTTCTCCACCATCATCTATATTAGGCATAACATCTGCAGGTGGAATTCTATTTACCATATCTTCATTAATTATTATATTACCTTCTTTATCAAATGTATATACTCCTCCATGAATTGTAGACTGTTTTACATTATACTTTAACCAATCAGGTGCTACTATTAACATATTATGATGCTTATCTTTATATCCAGGAATAGTAGATGGATCAAATTCATTAAAATATTTTCTACTCCATATATAGACAAAATCATTGATAATTAATTTTTGTAAATTAATTTCATGATATTTACCATATTTAAATTTCCATATCTTTATAATATCATTTACAGAGATATTCGTATTATTAGTAACTATATCAGTATCGGTAATGTCTAATACTTGTTGTATATGTTCTGTTACACTAATATCATCTATTTCTATTACTAAGAATTTATTATTTCCTGTATATGTAATATTAATCATCTTAGGATTAGGAATTACAGCTGGCATCTTATATGGTGGAATATCATGCACTAATCTAAATGATTCTCTTTCTTCCCATCTATTTTTCGGATGGGGATATAAATAATTCCATGCTATAGGATCACGTTCTGGTCCAGTAGTAAATGTAGTATCAGATTTTAAAAATGTAGCACATGTTCCTGTACATGTTGTCAAACAATAACTATTACAATCAGAAAAACATGTTCGATTACATGAACTATCACACCACCAACTGCACATGTTACTACAAGATGAACATCCATTTGTACATTTCACACTACAAATTCCGATACATCTGCCTACGCATGAATAACATAAATTACTACAACCAGAACAATTTTCTTTACATGAATTTATACAATTAAATTTACATGATTGAGTACATTGTTCAGAACATGATACTTCGCAACCTGCACTGCATCCAGCACTACATGAAGCAGTACATGCTCCACAATTAAAACCACATGTATTTACGCATGATGTACATCTAAAAGAACATGCATCTGAACACTTTGATGTACATGAAGTAGCGGTACAATTAATACGACAATTATTCTCACACGCTCCCTGTTTATCTGTACCACATATATTCCTACAACCTATTCCTATACAATTACCATCACATGAAGATTGACATTGTGAATAACATCCATTAGCAAATGAACATCCTACACAATTTTTATGTTCTGCTCTATTCTTAGCTCCATTTACACATGTATATTGACAACCTGTACAACCTAATTTACATGATAATGCACAACCTGATCCACAATTAGTAGAACAATCATAACTACAATTATCTGAGCATGTAGCCATGCACTCATAATAACATGTATGTACACAATATCCTTCACATACACCTGTACATGTTCCAATACAATTCATAGTACAATTTGCTCTACATCCTTGTCCTTTTCCTTTTTTGTAACCATCATTCTCACTATATGATTTTTCATTATTAGTACATCCACCATAACAACTTTCTGAACATGCATTTTGACATGATGCAAAACATCTTCCCATGCATCCTGTATCCCAACATTCTGTTTTCTTATTAGGATAAAATTGACATGAGTATGAACATCCATCACATGTATGATATGTTGTTTCAACATGATTTAATGCAGGTTCTCCATCTGTACCACCTGTAGTAGTAACTTTTACTGTTTTAACTCCTGCTTTTAAACATGAATAACCTTCATTACTTTCACATTTAGTTTTACATGTCTGATAACATTGAGTACTACATCCAGTACATTGATTTCCGCATGTTGCTGTACATGCATTACCACATCTAGAATGACATGTAGATGAACAAGATTCCGAACACTCATTATCACATGTAACGTGACATAACCCTGTACAAAGATTATTACACGCACCTTCCTTTCCACCATATACTGGTCTACTTGGATATGGATCCCCTTCTTGTGGATTACGTGGATTCTTTCCAAATCTAATAGAATCTAATCCTCCTGGTCTAATTCTTGTGACTTTTGTCTTTCTATCATTATTTTGATCATGCCAATCTCTATTGACTAATTCTGATTTAAATCTATTATATGGGTGAAAATTATCATCACCTGGTTTAGCACCATAATCATCATAAAAATTAGCTGGACCTAATCCTGTACCAGTTATTTCTTCTCCATCTGATTCACCTGATAACATTACATATTTTCCATTTTCCATAGGATATGTAAATGTTGAATTTTTTACAGGATAATTTTCATTAATTTGATCTTTGACTCTACCATTAGGATCTTCTTTAGTAGATAAAATATCTGATTCATGTAATGGAGTATTTAATTCACTATTTTCAGCTGCTTCTAATACATCTATTATACCTTGTGGATCTCTAAATGCAGTTAATGGTAATTCATCTCTTCCATAAAATAAATTTATATCTGTTATCTTTGATAATCCTACTAACAAATTTTTTATTTCATCAACATTAAATTGTGATGCTGATGAATCAGGATCTTTTATTTCTGGTAATGGTCCTGCAGGATTATTTCCTTGAGCAGGATAATGAATATTTCTTGTAGGTTCTATACTCCCTTCTGATGTATTATTAACAGAATAAGTTTTTTCATCTACAAATACTCTATCTCCTATATTTGGTAATGATAAAGGAGATTGTTTATCAATTCCTACTGATGGTAATGTCAATGGATCAAACCATTTGTATGTTCCACGACGTTGTATTTCATGATTTAATCTATCTATTACATCAGTAAATTCTTTATTTGAATATACTTGCTTATTCAAAATACTTTCACCTCCATAAATAATCTAATCTTTTAATATCTCGTTGAATAATAGAAGATTTACAATTTATTAATCTATAAAAGAAAGGAGAAAAAGAAAATGGGTAACTTTAATGATCTTATTAAAACTGATCCTGAACTTGCAGCTGGGGTTTTAAAGGATTCATTTCTTCATATTGTTAATAATTATATTCCTAATATTTGTTTAACAAAAGAAGAATTTGATATCTGTGTAGATTTAATCTTAGCTGGTAAAGCAAAGGATCCAAGTAAGGATGCTCCTACAGCAAATCCTCCCGAAGAAGGATCTGGAGATGGAAATAAAGATCCTGAAGGTGATAATACTGATACTCCAGGTGGAGGAGATACAGAAGGTTCTGGTACAGAATAGATTATATTAGACTTAAAAAGATAAATAATAGGGATGGATAATTCCATCCCTATTATTTTTATTTATGTTTTTAGGTTCTAGCTGTCAATATTCCACTATCCATAGTAATATCTGGATTAGATAGTGAATCTTTTAAAATACCTAATGTATTCATATCTGTTTCTATTTTAACACTCAATGATGATGTATCAGATGAATTATTATCAATCATTTTTACATCATTAATTGAAGATGATTGAGTTTTACATATATCATATATTTTATTAAATGAATCAAATTTATTAATCATAAAATCATTCATTTTTGATGAATTGTCAGCTGGAATAATTTTACCTAAAAATCCAGGTTTATATTGTTCCATATATTTTTATTTCTCCTTTCCTAGATTTCTTAATCATCCCCTGATAATAATGGCGGAGCTTCTTGTTGTTTTTGTTTTCTGTTTCTCCGTCTTTCGACAATTCCTAAAAAATATGATTTTGGGAGCTCTTTAATTATAAAATCAAAAGTTGGATCGTTTTTAAATAATACGCCCAGCTCCTCTAAGAAGTCTATAGTTTCGTTAATGTCACGTCTACGCTCTCCATAGACTGGGCTACAATAAAAATCAATCTCTGAAGATCAGCTATTGGCATAGATGATCTATTATGGCATGCAGGGCATATAATATCTCTGATAGAAAATCTGAATTGATACGGGAAAATAACAATCTCTATCATTTTAGCTATTGTAGCATAATCAGCTGTAGATAATGAATCCAGAACTTTAACAATTCCATCTACATCATCTACTATTCCATCTTCACCAAAATCAAAGTATTTAATAGATGTAAGAAGGAGATTGTTATTATTTCTGCTACTTCTAGTAGGATCATTCTCATTAGCTGCTTTTAATGCTTCAATTTCTGCATATATAGAATCAAGATAATCAAATGCAGATGCATGGCCAAATACAAGTATAATACCAGAATCATGAAGTTCAATAGCACTTGATCCATTTACAAGTGAAGTTTCATAATTTTCCATAATAGCTTTAGTACCAGCTGCATTTCTTGTCTTATCCATATCATCTAATACACCAGGATTAATTTCATCAATGATTAACATGTCATTTGGATCATATAACCATTCATGACTTTTACCACATTCTTTATTATCACTTGTATATGCATGACACGTAAGTGATAATATTTCTCTACCTGCAGATGTAGCGCAAATAATTTTCCAAAGAATAAACTGAATATCAAACATTGATGTTTTCATCAAGAAATCTTGAAATTTAGTTACTATATGAATATCTTCAGTATTAATATTTAATGGGTCAGGATCAGTAATATTTAATTCAACTTTTTCATTTGTATTAGGATCAATATACCACTTATATTCTCTCCATTCACCTATAGATGGATTCTTAATATGTTCAAAAGCCAATGACCACTTTTTCATTTCAGCATCAATACCTGATATAGAAATACTATTTTGTAAATCAAGAGTTTCTGTATAAGATAATCCAGTAAATGTAGCAACATATTTTGATGCTGGTAATGGTGCCGTAATAGATCCAACTTTCCTATGATACTTCATTAATACTGAATCAACTGCGTTACCTCTAATATGTTTTACATTATGATAGTTAAGATCTCTTTTCTCGACAATGTTCAATTCAATTGTTTTAGATTTCTTAATCTTTTCTAATTCTTCAGGTTTCCATGCAATTTTAGAAACATCATTTTGATCAACCGTAACTTTGATTTCATCTAAATTACTTTCCACAACTGGTTTTTCTTCAGATGGGGTATATCCACCTCCATTAGGATCAATTTTTCCATTCTCTACTGTTTTTGTACCATCAATATTATCACCATACCCAGGTAACCACTCAAGAATAAAAAACGGAAAATTTTTAATATAATCTTGTAAAATTTCATCAAGATTCTTTTGTGCACGTTTGAAATTCGTATCACCTGCAGCCGCATAAAGTTTAACCTGATACGGTCCTTCAGGTACTTTTAATTTAGCAATACCATTTCGTTTCTTTGCTTCTTCAATATTAGCTAATTTACGACCCATCTCATCCATAGATTCAATAGCATCTTTCTTAGCATCTTCATCTAGCATATTTTTTAGTTCATGTGTTTCTTCAAGTTGTACTTCAGCTGCATCATATACAACTCCTGCATCAGAACTTAATTCATCCATTCCTTCTGTTAAAGAAGAATCTGGAACCCACATTGTAGATGGTGTACTTTCTACTGGTTTACTTATTTCTTCTTTTTTTACAGATTCATTCTTATGTTGAAATAAATCTGTTACTGTAGAATTTGTATTAGATGCATATTCATTTGCTAAATCTAACACGCTAAATCCTGAATTATCACTCATTATTTTCTCTCCTTTTCTGCCAAATAAATAAAAATTTTAGTTTAATTTATTATCACTTCTTATAGTCTACTTGTACATACTCTTTGTTAATATGTCCCGTTGGCGGATAATCTTTATCCATATAATTAATAATTTTTTCTTCAATTATTTTCTCTGCTTCCTCATACGTATCATATGTTTCAGAAAATAACACTTCACCACTAGACTTCCTATAAATTGTTGCATCAAATTTCCATTTAAACATTATTATATCTCCTTTTCATTTAATAAGTATTTTTAACTATAAAAGTTTAAATCCATAATTAATTATAATACTGAATCATGAATACTATGTATTCAAAAAATGATTTAGTATAATTAATAATAGTAGTTGGTGATGAATATGATTTATTGATTTCACATATATCATATACCCAGAATTGTAATATATTTTTAATTTCAACCAAAATAGGATTATTAGATGTTCCTATAGATTTATATAACCCTAAACCAAAATTAGTAAACTCTAATGATCCTACAGATGTATTTGTAGGTTGTTTATTAAAATATGCAGTAATAATATCCTCAACTAATTTATTTACATTATTACCTTTATAATTCATTATTTGATTAATATAATTAACAAAATTATTTTTATCCAATTTATTTCTTTCTGATACTACTCTAGCTAATGCATTATTAGTAGTACCAGTAATAAATTTATTAATTGTATTATCTATAGCTTGAGTCATTTCAGATGTATGACCTTCCTGATCAGCTAATGAACCATCCTCAAATTCTGATGTATTTGTATGTTGTGTAAGATTCTTATCCTTATTATCATAATATGCCCTAGATATATTCTTTAACTTATTATTTATCTGATTTCTAATACGTTGCATAAAATCAGCATAAATATTATCAGTTCCTATTGTTAATCTTTCTTTCATATTAATTACACATACATGAGCATCATAATGTAATAACTCTTGTAAATCTTTCATATTACGTACTTTAAATTTATTTGATAGATGTTCTATTGTATATATCATACATTCTGCATCTACACCAGTTGACCAATATTCTCTATACAATATAGGATATTCTATATATGCAAACATATTCTCTGCACATTCTAACATATCATCATATCCTTTTTGTAAACTTTCTATCATCATAGCAATTAATAATATTTTATATGGTGCATGCTGTACCCATCCTTTGAAAAATTTACTAATATTTCCACCTTCATATGTAGCTAATACCATATCGTCAAACATTTTAATTTGTAATTCATTTGATATTGGAGTTAAAGAAGGAGGAATATTATCATTTATTAATTGATAAATTTTATTTATTTCATTATTACCAAATGTAAATGTATATATAGGACCTTGAGCACCCAATTGTTGGTGATGAGTATCCATGAATTCTGCTACAACATCAATAATTCCTTCTCTTACATTATCTTTAGCTAATGTAGGAGTAATATATTTATTTTTAAAATTATCTCTGAGATAATAATTATCTTTATAGACACCTTCTTTAGCTTCCATTAATGCTATTTTTTCTGCTTGATTCATTTCATTTTCATAATAATTGTACATTTCATCATATGCTTCATTTATGTATTCTTCCATAAATAAATCATTCATTATTTATACCTCCATTTTTCTAGTTTTTATCGTTATAATAATGAACAATAAAAATGATATATTATCTATATAGAATAAGAAAGGAGTATTGATATGAGAATTACATATATCAAATTAAAAAATGTTGCTGGATTATTAGTAGGATCAAATAAGAATGAATTAGAAATAAATTTTAGTAATTCAAAGAATAATATTATTAGTATATTAGGAGAAAATGGTGTTGGTAAATCAACATTATTAGCATCATTAAATCCTTTTCCGAGTATACCATCTATAGATGAAAGATCATCTATTTCATTTTTTGTTAAGGGAAAAGAGGGTTATAAAGAAATACATTATCTTCATGATGATAATAAATATATAGTAAAAATATATGCTAAACCTAATAAAGATAGTCATACATTAAAATGTTATATTTCCGTTAATGATGAAGAATTAAATAAAAATGGTAATGTAAGATCGTTCTATACATTAGTTGAAACTTATTTAGGTTTAACGGAGGAAATGTTAAGATTAATAATGTTAGGTAGTAATCTTAGTTCTATTATATCTTTGACTCCAGCTAAAAGAAAAGAGTATATAGGAAAGTTGATAGAAGAAATTGATGCATATCTAATTATATATAAAAATATTAATGATGATATTAGATTGTGTAAACAAATGATGAATGTTAACTCTTCTAATCTTTATAAATATCATATACAAGATCTTACAGTAGAAGAAGAAAAACTTAATAAATTATTGAAAGATATAAGAAGTTACGAGAAAGATAGAGATAAATTAATTGGAAAAATTAGCAAAATTAATGCATTAATGAAAGATAATGATATACATGATCTTAGAAGAAAGAAACAAGAAGCAGAATCATCTATAGCTGATTTTAATAAAATAAAAAATGATATAGATAAACAATCATTATCATCAGTAACATTAGATCAGTTAATGAAAAAAAGATCCGATTTATCGGAAGAAAAATTAAATATACAATCTAAAATTAATTCATATAGAATTAGTATAGATAGTTCGTTGAAAAATATTGAAAGTTTAGAAGTAAGTATTAAGAGAATTACTTCTGATAATAATATTCAGTCCTTAACTGATATAATTGTATCTTTAAAAGAAAAAATTAATGTTAGTAGCCAATTAATAAAAGGATTTAATCCAACCGGTATAGTATCAGAAGATTTACAATCTTTAATTAGTTCTCTTATATCATTCAATCAGATCAGTAAAACAATTTATAGTTTCGGACATAAACCAATAGAAATATATCTTAATGTATTAACAAGAAAAGACACTTCTATTGATAGATTTTTAAAAGATCAAGCTAAAAAATCTTTAAATAGAATTGATGAGAATAATTTAAAATTATTATTCGATAAAGTATTTGAAGGTAATGATATTATTACACCAAATTGTGATGATGAATATAAACATTGTCCATATTATAGATTATCAGAAATAATGTTTGATGTTAAAGAAAAATTAGAAGAAGAAAGTTATGATGATGAAACTTTAAGATACATCCAGATTATATCAAATAATATTGATATGATATTTAATAATCTGGATAAATTAAGATTATTGAAATTACCTGATACACTATTATCTTTACTAACAGAAAAATCTGTATTAGATAGGATGAAATCATATATCCCATTTTTTGATTTATCTTCTTTTTATGAATACTTAGCTATATTAAAAGAATATGAAATTTATGTATCTAATATAACCAGATTAAAAGAATATGAACATCAATTATCAGTATATAAAAAATCTGGTATTGATAATCATATTAAGGAAATAGAAGAGTTAAATAAAAATATTGCTTTCTATAAAAATAATATTGAAGTATTGAATAAAGATATAATAAGTATTAATAATAAATTATCTGTAACAGACGATGAAATATCATTAGTTACAAGATACCATAATGGGAAGAAATATATAAAATTAATGGAATCTACTTTATCAAGTACAGAAAAATTATTAATACCATTAGAGAATGCATCTAATGAAAAAATGGAATTAGAATTTTCTTTAAGAGAAATAACAAATGTAATTGACAGTTTAAGGTTACAACATAAAGAATTGGAATCAAAGATAAATGAATATAAAAAATTAGTAGAGGAGGGAGAAAAATTATCAATAAAATTTAAACATTTATCTATGATTGCTAAATCAACATCAACAAAGGAGGGAATGCCAGTTAAACACATTAAGAAGTATTTAGGTAAAATAAGAAATTTAGCTAATACATTATTGAATATTATTTATGATGGAGAATTCCAATTAGGTAAATTTCATATAGATCAAGATACATTTGAAATACCATATGTAAAAAATGGTAAAACTATTTCAGATATTAAATATGCTAGTAAATCAGAATTATCATTATCTACTATGGCATTATCATTTGCTTTAGCCAATGAAGCATCTCAGATGTATAATATTTTATATTTGGATGAAATTGATTCTGGGTTAGATGAAAATAATAGAACCAAATTTTTGAAAATGTTATATACACAAATCAAAGCTCTTCATGCGGATCAAGTATTTATCATATCTCATAATATGAGCCAGATGATAAACATTCCTATGGATTGTATTATACTATCTGAAAACATTAAACCAAGAAAGTTCCAAAATGTAATATATGATATAAACAATAAGGAGGAAGATTGATATGAATAATAAACTTAGTAAAAAATGGTGGAGTTATTTTTGTTTTATGGTAGCTGGAATATGGTTTATACTCTGGCTAATAAAAGTATTTATTGAATCATCATTTGCAAATAATGGATTCTTTGCACAACATTGTGATGATATAATAAAATATTCAGGTTATATTTCATTCTTCTTTATGCTATTTTCTGGATTAGCTTTCAGATTATCTTACAAGATAGATGAAATACGAAAAGAAAAACATGGAAAAATTGATATATATGAAAATGATTATGATATTTCATATGTAAGTATGGAAGAATTTAATAAATTGAAAAAACAGGTAGATGATTTATTAGGAGGTAAATATGAAATTATGGTCGAAAAAGATACGGGTAAAGTCACAATACAGGATAATATTCACAGGACGAAAATACAAGAAACAAAAACAACAAAATCCAAGGTTACCGAAAGAAATATTCATAGATGTTAATAATAGTAAAGAAGTTGCATATATGTTTCATAATTATATTACAGATAAAGGAGTAAAGATATATCTAGTATATTCAGATGGATACCAAAGAAGAATTAAATCACATTTTACATTTCTTCATTATGAAGATGATGGTTACGGATTATAATCACTCTGATATAAGTTTAATTTAAGGAGGTTAACACAATGGCTATACAAGGTATATATGAATCTACATTATCAACATCAGAAATTTTTAATGGTATTAATAATGTTGACGTATCTACTTCTATAACACAAAAAGCAATGAATCTAATTAAAACTGCAAAGTATATTAGTAATACTGATATTGAAGGAGCATATATTGCAGTTAGACAAATTACTGATACTCTTACAAGAGAAGCAGTAAAAGCATTTGATAATGGTACTACTGTATTACTTTATAATACTACACCATCTGCAAGTGTATCTCAAGCAGTACCATTTATGACATTTTTAAGTAAGTCACAAAATAAATATATTACCTACGTATTTGTAGATAAATATATTACAGTATCACGTGATAATGTAATGAATATACAATCTCCGGTATTACGTGATTTATTAATAGGAGCTATTATCAGTAATAAACTGAAAACAAATTATCAGATGATTGCATCTAATGATTACATGCAAAAAACATTAATGAATCTTTATACAAAATTTATTATGAGAATTATTAATAGACAATTTGCTATATCATCAGATAAAATTGCATGGGATATATTGGTATATTGGATCAATAGATTCTTTCTTAATATTGTATTAGGAGCTAATAATACTCCTGAAAATATTGAGAATATGGCTAAATCAGATTTTAAGTATATAGATGAATTAAAATATGATGAAATTAAACAAACATATGATATAGCTAATCCACAAAAGATTAGCCAATTATTAGATTTACTCAAGACGGTATCTGTTAGAATGAAATCATTATATTTAGGATCGTTTCTATCTGATTGGTTTAATTATTATTATTATCCAGCTGCACTTGCTCCTGATACATTAGAGTATTTAATATTCATGATAATATTACTATTATCAGGAAACAATATAATATCAATAGCAGCATCTGATATAGTTAAAGAACAGAAAGGAATCAAAACATTCAGAGCAGAATTATTAAAATTAATTTAATTAATATAGGAGGATTATTATGTCAAGAAGAATATTTTCACCAAGCTGCATTTTTAATAATGCATTCGTATCATTTATAAATAAGGATTTTAAAATTATTGATTACGAAAAAGACATGATTGCGCATGTTCCAGATGGTGAAGTAAAACCAGAATTTATTATTAACACAAGATTTGGATATCGGATTAAGTCTGTTTCAATTGTTGATAATAATACAGAAGAAGTCATTCAATATCTTATACCTCAGGATAAAAATGGTATACCTATATTTTCATTTGATATGCCAGATAAAGATATAAAAATTAATATTGATATAAGAGAGATGGAACAAAATAAATTCTGTATTAATTATCTGGAAAAAAATCATATTACTGAACTTTATAATGATTATAAAAAATATGTATATATATCATTAGAAAAAATAAATGAATTATCAATTACAAATAGAAGCCCATTGTTGAGTAATAGATGTGAAACGTTTGCATCTCCTGGAGAAAGAGTTTGTATCAATATTGATATAACTAAAGGATATGCGTTAAGATCATTATCTGTCATTAATGATAGAACTATGTTACCTATTGAAACATTGGAACCTACAGCCAATAATAATTTTATATTCACAATGCCAAATGATAATGTAACTATTATTTGTCAAACATTCAGAATTGATGATTATAAAAATCCAGAAATTGGCAAAGATATAACAATAAGATCATCTTTTATAGAATGCAAACATGATAAGCCTATAATATTAAAATCATTATATGGAATTTATAAGTATAGTGGATATTCTAGTAATTGTCTGAATCAATCACCAATATTGAGAATAGGAGAAAAAAGAGTTCTTGAATTAGATATAAAAGAAGGGTATAAATTAAAATACTTTAAGATTTTTACATGTTGTAATAATCATAAGGGTCAAATAAATTATAATGTGACTTATTTAGATGGTAATGAGATAAAGTTAGAAATTATTGTCCCCGATTGTAATATTCTATTTGATGTAGAAGTTGAAGAAAAGGAGAAAGACGAAATGGAAAACAAAGTTATTGAAACAGAGAATGAATCTATTAAAACAGATGGAGCAATTGCAACATTTAAAATTCCTGAAGAATTGGCTAAAGAATTGTCAGAACTTTTAACGAAACAGAGTATCAGACAAAATATGTTAAAAGAAATTCTTATCTCTAATCCTTCTAAATATGAAGAAGTTGAAAAGTTGCTTATTCCGATTACCACAAGAATTGAAACTATTAAAACAAAGATCACTACAGAATATGTTCCTGATTATTATCGTGATGATAAATATATGTGGAACTATGATGGATATGATATCTCTGGTACTACTGTATCAGTATTTGAAAATTAAATAAAAAATAAAGGAGGGAAAATAAATCCCTCCTTTATTTTTTATACTGTTAATTTATCAGGAAATAATGTATAATCCATTACTGCATATAATGTAGGTATTTCTAGCTCTTCTATTGTATTATATATCTCTTGATAAAATACTTCTTTACGATTCATCATGTCTTCATTAAAATTAATTTTTTCATAATCCGTAATAATAGTTACTAATTGTCTTGTTAATGGTAATATATCTTGTCCTTTTTCTAATGCTAATCTTATGGATGGTTTTATATATTTTATATTCCTATAAATATTTTCTATATTTTCATATTCATGTAGTAATTTTAATGCTGTTGTCTCACCTATACCCCGAATTCCAGGAATATTATCTGATACATCGCCTTGTAACATTTTACATTCTATCCATTGTTGTGGAGTTAATTTATATTTCATTAACATATATGATTCATCAATTAATTCTTTATTACGTGGACTAAATATGAATATTGAATCATTTATTAATTGATACAAGTCTCTATCAGAAGAGCATATAATCATATTCATATTGTTTTCTTTTGTATATTTTGATATCATACCTAATATGTCATCTGCTTCATATATTTCATTATTAATTAATTCATATCCTAATAAAGATACAAGTTGTTGTCCATATCTTAATTGTTTCAATATGTCATCATCATGATCTTTTCTTTGTGATTTATATTGTTTATATATTTTCCTTCGAAATGTTTTTGATCTACTTAAATCATTAGCTACTACGATATAGTCAGGATTAAAAGTTTCCTTTAATAATTTTAATTTAAAAAAGAATCCTTTTATTGCGTTAACATTCATTCCTTTACTATTGATTAATTTTTCACCGTAATACGATCCATAAAATAGATTATTAAAATCTATTCCTAATACTAATTTCTTTTCCATAATTAAACTCTCCTTATGTAAATTTCTATAACGATAAAATATATAATTGAAGAATGAGATCTCCTCATTCTTATAGTAACATTATTACATAGTAATTATAATAAAGATAAAAAATAATTAGGGGGATATATCCCCCTAATTATAAATTTCAATACTAAATGGTTTAGGTACTCTATTTACAAGTATTCTTGTATATGTATGGTCCATAACACCATAAGTACCAACCATATTAATTTCACTATGTAAATCTCTTGCAACTCCTACTGATGCAATAGAATTAAAATTTGGATCTCGATCTTTAATAGGTAATAATACATAGTCTCTTACCATAAAAATCTCTTCTTCATCTTTATCGGGATAATGAAATTCTGGAAATACTTGTTTTTTACTAAACATATTATTCCATCCCTCAAAGAACCATCCATTTGATACATATTTAACAAATCCATCTATTTGTATAGATAAATCTTCTACACATTTATTATATAAACCCATTTCATTATTAGTGCTATTATCTATATTTCCTATATCAATAGCTTTATTATCTAATAACATAGCATATATTTTTCCATCATATGCATTGATACCGTATTCATCAAAAACTTTTCTATCATGTTTATATCTTATTCCTTTTACGGAATAATCCATATTATTCGATGATACTCCAGTTAATGTCATTTCTATTGGTACCTTAGGATTGTATATTAAATCAGGATATAATTCTGATTTTTTATTAGGATTTAATGTATAAATTATCTTAAATCCCAATATATCAGATTCTTTTAACTGATATGATGTAGATTGTCGCCATACACCATTAATGTTATTATATGCATCTGCTGTTCTCCATACACCATTAATATTCACATTAGCTTCTTGAACATCTCTCCATACACCATTTATATTATTAGATATTGGCATCTTGTTCACCTCTAATAGGATCTAATCTATCTGGATCAGCAACATGTTCATCCCATGTTTGTTGTGCAATATTTACAACATAAATAGTTTCTTTTTCTTCAGGAGCTAATAAACCTGGCATATGTGGTACTACTCTTTCTTCTTCAGAGATGGATACAAAAATTTTGTATCCCTCTCCAATAAGATTTTTATTTATAGTAGTTTCTTCTGTATCTGTAGGAGTTTCAGAGTATGTATATAATAATGAAAGATTAAATGAGTTCCTAAATTTATTTCGTAATTCATCAAATGTGATAGTTGATGGATCAACTTCTATACGAAGAGTATCACGAATAATATTACCAATCAATTTAGGACCACCAAATATACCCTTTACATTTATTTGGCTCTGATCATAAAATTCTAATATCATATAACCTCCTTATGCAAATCTAAACCATATATCACCATTACATCCACCTGATGGAACTTTTGGTGATAATATTGTATTACGTACTTTTCTTGTTTCATATTCTGTAATTTTGTCTTGATCAACAATTGTATTACCCTTAAGAACTAAATCAGAATTAAGTGCAGAACTGTCAATACAATGATCTTGTATTTTATCTCTTGATACAGCATGATCGACTATTTTCTGTCGTGTTACGGTATTATCAAGTAATAAAGCACTATCTACAAATGGCTCATCTGCTATCTTTTCTCGTGTTACAGATTTATTAGCTAATTTTTTACCACTAATAGCATTATCAACAATATTATCATTTTTTATAATATTCTTGCCTAACATATTATGTGTAATCGTAGTCCATATTGGATTTTCTCCAGGATTAAGTACAGCTAATATTCTTTCAGCTATAGTAGAACTAAACATCTTTAATCCAGTAATAGCTCTATCATTAATCATTTCTGTATTAATTAATGTATATTTTGGATTTGTATTACCTTCTTCAACAGCTAATACTCTATTATCATGAGGAGTAGTAAATAGTTTAGTAGCTAATACTGCTCTATCTTGTATTTTAGATGATGTAATAGATCCAGGCAATATTTCTGCACTAGGTACATTATATCCACCGTCATCATCTTCATCAGGAATAATCCCATGATACCAAATATCTTGTGTTTCAACTTCATTAATTATAGAGAAATTTACAGGATCATGACCAGATTCGATTGGTAATGTTCCATTATCCCATAAATCATGAACTTCACGTTCAGATATCATTCCCATACCTCTACCAGATAAATATTCAACATAATCATCTGGTAATGGAAATCCATCCCATATATTTATAAGATCATCATATGTATATTGAGTTATCTCATCTTCTGGTTTAGGTTGTATAATAGTACCAAAACCACCAGCAGCTTTAATTCTATCTTCTACCCATTTACAGTCAGGAATTAACATTCCCTCTCCATTTTCAACTGCATCATCTGCAGGTCTAACTTCAATTGTAGGGCTACCTAATAACATTAAATCACGTTGTAATTTATTATTAGTAACTGCTCCATTTTGAATCATTCCTTCAACTACTTGTGTATATTGAGGAGATTCACCATCTGCAAGTACACCTAATACTCTATTACCATGTAATGATTTAATTAGTTTACTTGGATCTACAGTATAATCTATAATAGCATTACCATGGATAGATCCTTTTAACATTCCAGCAGTAAATCGTTCAGCCATCGATGTTATAGTTCTACGTACCCATGCTGTATTAGCTAAATGAAAACTATCTGAATCAGGCAATGGTTCTGACGTTAATTGTGGAGTGCCATTAAGAATAAAATTAGGCATTAACTTAGCAGGATTAATTGAATTATCAACAATAAACCTACTATCTATCATAATATATTCAGGTGGTCTTCCTGCTCTAGTAACACCTAATACTCTATTAGGTACATCTGATCTAAAGAATTTTTCTTTATGTACAGATTCATCAGCTAACATTTCTCCTGTTATATTTGCCCATACCGGATTTGAATATGGATCAAATACAGCTAATACTTTATTAGGATATCTTGAAGTAAATAATATATCTGCTGTTACAGATCTAGGAATCATATGATCAGTATCGATTACATGAGGTTTAATATGTCTACCTTCTATAATTTTTTCCTGTAAATGTTCTTCATAGATAGCTCCTTCTTCAATAAAACGTTTTGTAATTAATCTATCTACAAGCATTGTATTATCAATTTTAGTCCATACAGGATTATCTCCTGCTGTTTTAGTTGCTAAAATACAATTATTAGTACCTGAAGAAAATAATACTCTACCATCTACAGATCTACTTCCTAACATTCTATTTACAATAGTTACCCATTGAGGAGCAGTTGTACCAACCATTACTCCTAAAACTTTATATCCAGTAATATCTGATTCTAATTTACCTGTAGGAATAGATAAGTTTACTATATTTTTTCCTGTAACAGAATTTTCTTCCATCATTTCATTATTGATTCTAGTATATTCAGGATGCCCATTTTCCTTCTTAACTGCTAGAATCATATTTTTATTTTCTGATGGATAAATCTTATCTAATAAAACAGCTGATTCACTGATATGGTTATATTTAATAATGTCATTATTAAGATGCCTTGTAAAGATTGCTTTATCAGCTATTTTAGGATCTGTAATAGCTAAATCTTTAACGTTTTTAGTTTTAATGGAATCAACATCCATCATATCATTATTAATTAATCCCCATACAGGATCAGTTTTTGCACCATAAACAACTAATGCTCTATTTTTCACATCAGAAGAAAATAATACTCTACCATCTACAGATCTATTAGCAAAATTCTTATTTACAAATACAGCATCAGATACATGATTATTTACCCATCTAGTATCTGGTATTTTATTTGAATCATCATTTTCAGCTGGTCTAGTAGATATAGTAGGTAAACCTGGTAATTCTATATTTTCTATTAACTTTGTACCATCGATAGTTCTATTAGCTATCTTATCTATAGTTACAGCTAAATCTTTGATCTTCTCTGTAGTAAGTGCACTATCAGCAATCTTTTCTGTTATAACAGCATAATCATTAATTCTATCAGATGTAATAGCTAAACGTTTGATATTAATTGTTTCAATACCTTCATCTGCTATCATAGGTGATATAACTTGTGTCCATACAGGATCTTCTCCATGTTCCAAAGTAGCTAATATCCTATTATTTTTCTTAGAAGAAAATAAAGTTCTACCATCTACTGCACGATCATCAATACGAGTATTTGTAACTGCCTTTAATCCAATTTTATCTTTTGTAACAGAATAATCAGCTAATTTCTTTGTAGTAATAGTAAGATTTTTAATCTTATCACCTGTTACTGCACTATTAGCTAATACTCGTGTAATAATAGCATCATCCGCTAATTCTTTATCTGTAATAGATTCTGGATTAATAATTGCTTTTATTATTTGCTCTCCACTAGTCTGTGAACCATCTATCTCAATAGTTATATGGGTTTGAATTGATCCAATATATCTAATGAATAATGTAGATAAATCAACTTTCTTTTTCTCTCCTGATAATTCTAATACTACTAATTCATTAGTGTCTTTATCAAAAGATATTTCATCTACTAATCCATTTATAGGAATAAACAAATTAACTATAGATCCATTTCTATATGTCAATGATAATTTTCCTGATGCTCTATCATATGAAGCATCGATAATATAATTCATATCATCTGTTTCATCTTGTAGATCATTAATTAATCCAGTTAATATATCTAATGCATCTTGTGTAGCTTTAGATATAGGCTTATCTATATCAGATGTATTATCAACATTACCAAGATCTATATCTGCTTTAGTTAAACCATGTGGATTAACAGCTGCTATATGTTCTGCAAATGCTTCTGCTGATGCAGCTCCAATCTGAGCTATATCAATATCATGCGGATTATCTTTATTAGCTATATGATCAGATAATAATTTTAGACTGGAATTAATTTTTCCTACCCATTCACTATCTAAACCTTCAATAGATGATTGTAATCCACTGATAGCATCTGTAACAGCTTTTTGTGTCATAAAGCCATCTTCATTTTGTCCTAATCCTTCATATATAGACGGTCTACCAATAATATCAGACCATCTTATTATATTATTAGGCTCTATAATATTACCATCTGAATCTAATAAACCCATTTTATATAATAAATCTCCTACAGCCTTCTCTGTAGGAATTTTATCATGACTTTGTTTATTTGGATCCCATGGTATCTTATTTGAAATCTGTATTGATCCTATTCCACCTGGTACACCTGCATATGTCATTAAAAAATTAGGTGATTTAGCAGGTACACACATTTGTCTTTGATATATTTCTGATCTAATTTCATCTATAATATCTTTCAAATTAGTATCATCATCTTCAACATGATCCATATCAACTTTGACTGCTTCTAATACAGTCTTAGGATATGTATTTACATGATTTAATTTATCTTCTATTGGAGTATTAGGATCAATATATTTTCTAGATTGAACTATTTCTTTTCCAATAAGAGCCATATATATCATCTCCTTTCATATCGTGGTTAATATTAAAAAGCGGTTGGAAATAAAATAGAGAGGATTGTCATTCCTCTCAAAGCTATAATGATCTATATTATGTTACTATATTTATTATAAATATAGTAACATAATATAGTAAAAGGAGTATAATATTATGAAACAATTAAAAGATAATGGTATTAAAGAAGTAATAAGATTAGTAAAAAATGAATTAAAGAATAAAGCTAATATTAATCATAATCATGATAGTGTATATAGTAAATTAAATCATACTCATAGTTATGCAGCATCATCTCATAATCATGATGATAGATATTTAAAATTGGATGGGTCTAATAAAATGACAGGTCCAATTTGGTATAGAAATACTAATAACAATCATTCATCACCAATGATAGAATTTGTTCCAGGGGATGATACGGGAGATGGAATGATAATAGGTAATGGCGGTTTATTAGCATTAAATGGTGGAGAAGCTTATAGAAATATAAATGGAGTTTTAAACAATTATAAAGGCGAAGATGAACATATAGTATTAGCTACAGACGAAACAATAGATATTTATACAGGCGTACAACAAGGAACAAATAAAGCTGCGTTTACTCAAATATTAAAGGACGGAACATTTACTGGAAAAGTCAAATATGATGAAAAAGGAAATAATATTTATAATTATTACGTTAGAAAATTAACTGGTCCTGGTGAATCATATGCAAAATATAGACATTATATGGATCTTACAAAGATGGAATTTATAAATATATATACTCTGGCATATGATGGAATTTTACATAAAATATCACTAGAGAGTAATTTTACTGGTTTAGCATTCTTATGTTTAATAAGAGACTCATCTACGCAAGATTATTACTTATTAAATTTATATTTTCTTTCAAATGTTAGTGACTACACGCCGAAAATTGTCAAGTTAGAATTGATTAATAGTGGAGGAGCAGTTGAAAATGTTCTTAAAGATCCAAATGGTTCATTTAGTATGTCTAAATTGAATGATGATTCTCATCATAATATTTATTATTCATTACCTAAATATGTATCAGGATCTAGAACTAATATAAAATTTGCTAAATTACTATTAATAGGACTATAATATTTATATTTGTTAATAATAAAATAATAGAGGGATTTTTAATCCCTCTATTATTTATTTCATATATTCGTATTCACCATTCTCTGTCAAATCTATATATTTAATCCAAAAATCATATGGTGCTTCCATTCTATCTCCTATAGATATAGTTTCTAGATTTAATGATTCTTCTGTCAACGTAATAGCAGCAAATGTATGACCAGTAATATTTGATCCACCTAATGTAGTCCATTCTTCAGGTGTTGTTTGATATTGCCATGAACCCCCTGCTTCTATAATCCTATATCGTTTACAGTTATAAGCTTTAGATAATACCCTACTAGATCTCATGTTCCTATCAATACTAATTGTACCTGTAAATCTAATACAATATGAATAATCACCCATCTCATATACTTTTCCTGGTTTATATTTTTGAGGGTGCATAGTTATTTTATTCATATAAATAGTATATGGATTAGTAGGTGATGATGGATCAGGTAATCCAGCTATCATTGGAACCATCATCTCAGCAAGATCAGTAATCTTTATCTCATGTGCATATGCATCATTTGGATATCTAGTATTACCAATTAATGATCCATTTGAACATTGTATCTTTCTCGGTAATACTGCCATATCTCTGATATGTCTTGTTTCAATAGCATTACTTACAATATGACGATTATATACAGCATTCTCATATAATTCATTTTCTGTAATCCAATCTAAGTAAGCTATTCTTCTTAATCCTGCAACTTGAACATCATCAGACATTGTATCCATATCATTATTAATAAAATATCTTATAGTACCATTCATAGTACCTTTAATTATACTTATATCTGTAATATAATGTCTTTTATCAATATCATCTTTTTTATAATAATCTTGTAATACATCTGATAATGTACTATCTAATAGACCATTAGAATCAAGAATATAATCTACAATAGCTCCCATGTTTAATGTTATACCATCTATAGAATCATGGAATTGATTTTCATTAAATTTCCAATATGTTCCAAGATGTGAATAATCCCAATAATATCTTCCATCTGTATCTATTCTACATACTGCAATTTCATTATGTGAATCAATACCATATCGTACAAAATATATTTGTCTATAATATTTTTTAGTTGCTCTAGGTACATCATCTCTATGATCTACTATATGTACATTTGCTATCCAATCTTCCAGTTCTGGTAGTGTCCCATTAAATTCTTCTATGGATTCTCTTACATACTCAACAATAGATCTTGTAGTAGGATATTGCTTATTATTTGCAGTAATATTATTGAATATATCTACTTTGTTAATTTTATCTTCTTTAGTATCAAATACTTCACAATGAGCATTCTCATCAACATAATGTCCATCCATTGTATCTACTACACGATTTATTCTATCATCTATACCTTGATCTAATTCATCTACTCTGGTCCATAGTTTCATTAAATTACGTCTAATATCAATATGAGTAAGGTAATTAGTAGAAATATTGTGTTTATTGATTTGCTCATTAACATATTCTGTCAGCACATTATCTGTGTTAAGTTGTTCAAATGTCACTCTATGTGGATTGCTAGAAGTATCCATTACATGATCATACAAATCTTGAATATTCATATGAAAATTATAATTATCTAACATAGATAATACTGCTTCTCTTTGAGGTCCAGATAGTGGTTTATCTGCATCTGATGTATTATCCACTCTTCCAAGTTTTACATCTGCTTTCGTAATTATGACATCATCTGTTTTTCCATTTACAGATGTAACTGGAAATATTACTTTACCTTTACCACCTGTAATTATTTCAAACTCTAATTCTTCTAATATAGTGCGTAAAGATTTTAAGTCAGGAGTTTTATCATCAAATACTTGATCTATAGTAGTAGAAGGAGCTATCTGATCAATTTTTGTTGTAGCAGGATTATTTTCATCTTCTAATACAAATAAATCACGTGGTAATAATCCATTTAATCTTTTTATATTTTCATTCATTATATTCTATACCTCCTATTTTTATCGGTTTATTATTAAACAGATCGTTCGTGAAATTATATATTCTTTATACAGAAAGGAGGAAACATAAAAAAAATAAATATTGAAGAAAAGATAGAAATTATAATGTAATTAGAGGAAGAATTGAATTAATATTTTATAAAGGAGGAAAAATAATTATGAAATTAATATTTAATAGAAAATATCATGATACAACTGATTCACCAGAGAAAATATTTTATGAAATAACAGCAGAATTATATAGTAAATTTAGTCATATATTAAAAGAAAATCAAACTATAAGTGAAATTAATATTTCAATTTATTCAAAAGATGTTACAGATATAACGAATGATGATCTGTTAAGTTTATTATTATATAACGATTTTATATCAGGAAGAAATCTTGATAAAATCGATAAAGCTGTTCATTTAGAAATGATAATGAAAATGTTATATAAAAAAGGATGGAATAATGATAATTTAACTGATAATCAATTATTAGATTATCTTATTACAATATGTAGAAATTATAATAATACTCTATATCGTGAAATAAACACATCTGGAACAATATGTACATGGAAAATAATTAATAAAATACTTAAAGAAGCTCATGTTCCATACTCATTAAATTTAATAACTATTAATGATGTAAGTATTATCAAGATTGAAAAGGTATAAAAAAATAAAGGGGACCATAAATCCCCCTTTATTTTTAGTCCTTTATTCTTTCAATAATATATTTATCATCAGAATTTAATGGTTTTTTTCTCAATCTATTAATAACTTTTTTAATTTTATATGGATACTTATGATATACAAATATATTATTTAATAAATCAATTTTAGTATCTAATTCAAACTTAGATTCTAAATTTATTACACAATTATCAATACCATAAATTCCTTTATAAATGATTATAAAAGTTTTTATAAATTGATCTTTTATATATTCTTCCGTTAAATAATTATATGAATTTTGTTGAATATAATCTAACATATCATTCTCAGTTATAATAAACATCTTCTCATCATCAGAATAAATATCATTTATTTTATTAGGATCTTCTTTAGTATTTATAAGCTTAAATACTATATTACCGGAAGGAAATGTCTTTCTTATAATCTTGAATGATAAATTATGTGATTCTAAAATATTATTGATTGAATCAGTATCATATGTTATCTTTTCTTCTGCCTCAATAAATGCTTCTCTATATAATATAGAAAATTGCTGTCTAAATAAACCATAAGAAGTCCCATTCATTTGACAATTTATAGAATAAATACTATTCAAAAATGTTAAAAATCTTGCTAAAGAATTCTCAGATTTCACATTAAATGATATAGCATCTAAAGTATTTCTTTCAACATTAACATGAACGATTTCCTTTATATCATTTATATGGCAATCAGTCTTTTCTTCTTCTATGTCATCAAATTTTACACCTATAAGATTAAGATCAAATTTTGTTATAGCAATATTTTTAATATCACATATAGATGTAATTAATTCATTTACTAGCATAACATGATTACATTTTGATGGTTTAACTTCATCATGCGATATTTTTATTTCTTCATATTCCATTTATACATCCTCCTAAAATCTTCTTTGTATTTCTATTGAATATTTAGTAACTTTATTAAATGTTATATTAAATCCGTGAGAATAAAACATGCGATTACATAAAATTATATTAGGAATATTCCATGTATCATTTAAGACAGTATTATCCAATATACTTAATGTATTAATACAAATCATTACTGGTATATATCTGCTATCTTTAGTATCAAGTCTCAATTTTTTATTGTTAAAAAATATATAATCAAAATAATCTTTAATTATATCATATATATATCTTTCTTCATAAAATGTTGATATTGAAAGTTGTTTACCAATTTTAGCATAATTATTATAATAATCATCATTGTTATTTTTCTTTATCATATACATTGATGAACCTAATAACTTATATAACTTATTAAGATTTTTTATGGTATTAACAGCTAATTCATTATTATATGATGATAATATATATTTAATTGATTTATCAGTAAATCCCTCTTTTTCAGTATAAATAGAATTGATAACTGAACCAATTAAATGTTGTATAAGGCTATCATCATAAAGATCATGTAATGAAGAATTTTTAATTTTTATTGTCGATAATACCATATTGAGAAATACCATATTACTCATAATGAGTTTAATATTTTTTTTATCTTCGGAATACAATGCAAAAGGTATACCTGTACTAATAAAGATATTATTAAATTTTTCACATAATAATCTTACATTAGTATGAAATAAAGTTTCAACATCGCTACGATTTAATGAATAAATGCTAAATGTTGTTAAATATTTATTTATAACATTAATTGTATCATTGTCAAGATTAATTCCTTCACCATATAATTGAAGATATAAAAGATATAACCACATTGAAAATTTTACTTTATTACATTCATTAATTGAAAATTCATGGTTATTTAAAACTTCAAATAATTTTTTATAAGAAGTATCTTTTTCATCAATTTTAATATCTCCTCTCTTAAAATCTTCAGGATTCATAGTAGTAATAAAACTAGTAGGTTCATCATCAAAATATTCTAATTCTAATTTTGCTTTAGTAAAGATATTATCCCTTGGAGTATAATTCTTAAAGAATTCATATAATAAATTAAATACCAAAAGATCTGATCCTTCTGCATCATTGCTATCACATTTAGACTCAATTGTAATACTTTTCATTTCTTTGTTTTCCATAATTAATTTCTCCTTTATTAAAAATATTTATTAATATTACATTATTAGAATATATAATTGAACGCAGAAATAAAATTTAGTAAAGAAGGGAAAATAAATCATGATAAATTTAAATCAACCTACATTAACTTTATTTGAGATAAATAGAAAACAAAATAATGTTATACCACCTAAAGGATCAAATTCATTTTACAATATAGGAGAAGGAATTATAAATCTATTTACTATTAGAGATAATCCTGATAATTATAGATTTGATTTATATACTGATAGAAATACTGTATATACAGGAGTAGGTAATTTTATAATATCTGGAGAAATAAATGATATTAATAAACCATATAAATCACTAAATATTATTCCTAATACACAATTATCAGTTACACAAAGACTTACTATTGATAATTATGGAATTTTAATTGTCCATGGTACATTAGAATTATTAAAAGGATCTCAATTATATATAGGAAAAAATACTACTATAATATTTTATAAAGATTCCAAATTAAAAATAAATGAAGATATAGAGATAGTAGTAGAAAATGGAGCTGAATTTAATATTTATGGATTAATTGATATACCATTATCAGAAGTTAATAAATTTCTTTCTATACCTCATATAAATATTGATAGTATAGCTGTTATGGAAGTTGATGGTTTAGATCAGTTAGGAGATAGAATTTATAGTATGACTGATTTTTATACAGAAATGAGTCAAAGAATAATTAACTTATATACACAAGGGGAAAAGAATTTTCCTTATGGTAGATTAGGTTATACATGGACAGGAGGTAATCCATCTTATAGATCACAATGTATAAAAATATCTACATTATGGGGTACTTCTATATTAGGTGATTTCAAATTATCTGTATTAGGTATGCCTGAAGATAATATAATAGATATGCAAATAGTAACACAATTAGATATATTAAAAGATACTACATTATTGATACAAGAATCATATTATGACTATCAATATGTAAGACCAGAATTATATATAGGGATAATTTCAGAAAATAATATTACTCCTGGAATATGTAATATTGATGGACATATAATAGTAGATGGACCTAATTGTATGATTACATTAGATAGAGGAGGATCCATACATATTAATGAAGGTGGAATATTAGAATTAAGAAATGATTCTATAATTAGAAGTACGTATAATGATGAAGGAGAAATTTTATTCATAGATGGTACATTAATAATTGATAATATAGAACAAATAAAAACCTTTACACATGATAATATTGTTATAGGTGATACAGGAAAAGTTATTATAATAAATCCTGATACAGGAAATAAAAAATTATTATTCTCTACTCCTAATGGAATATTAACATCTACATTATATAGATTATTTAGAGATAGAATAGATCATATAGAATATCATATTTCAAATAATAATGGTATACGTATAGATCAATATTTTGAATTCTATAACAGACAAATGACAAAATGGTTTGGGGATAGGAGAATAGAAAAGGCTATTAAAGATGGAATATTAGTATGGCATGATGGTGGATATATTGAATTAGATCATGATATTATTCCATGGGTAAATATGAATTGTACATTATTGCAAGCTTCTAGATTATTTAAAACATTTGGATCATATGATAATGAAAAATTACAAGAATGTGTAGATAGATTAACATATGCTGGATGTGGAGATATTATATTTAGATTTATATGCGGTAACGAAATAAAAGAAATTACATTAACATTGAAATCTGTAGAAATGACTAATGTTATTAATCATCCTCTAACTAATATGTATGTTGTTACAGCAGATTCGGATGGTACTTTATTTATGAGAAATAAATTAGGATCAGTATCAGAAGAAAAAATAATAAATAAAGAATCTAGATCATTTTTAATACAAAAGAAAGTTGTCGAGTTTCCATTAGAATAAAAATAATAAGAAGGGAGTTATACTCCCTTCTTATCTATTATCTTTTATGGTACTACTAATACCATTATGTGATCATGCGCAAGTCTTTTAATCACTCTATATTTAGTTTTTGTTTCAGATTTAGTTGCTATACCATCCATACTTGGATTCACGTATCCACCTACAACAGCAGTCTCATCATCGCGTACAACTAATTTACCTAACATACCAATACATGCCCATTCTTTTCTCTGTGATCTAGGAATATATTCCTGATTAGGATCATATGTATCAGATAACTTAGGTCTGATTTCTGTATGTTCTGGTGTTACTACCATTTCAATAGTATGTGTAGCATCATCTGGATCCATAACATTTACTGTTTCTGCTTTTACAATAACTTGTTCAAGTACTATTCTATTATAGATATCTCTTGAATATTTACCTGACCAATTATCATCAAAAGAATCACCTATAACAGATGGATTACCTGATACAATTCCAATAACATCATCATCTGAAGATTCTGATAATTCAATCTTATCACCATTCAATTTTACAAATCTTCCAATACGATCAGTATTATCAGGATTACCATCAGTCCACTCGAAATATTCACCGTAATCGGCACCATTTGTATTATATGCTCCTGATATAAACAATCCTTCATTTGCATTCATTCTAAAACAATTATTTCTTAATGTATTAGAAGTACCATTGCCAATGATAAGATAATCTGCATTATTTTTTGTTTCTTTATTATATTGCCCTCTAACTGTCTGAAAGTTGTTTGCAATATTATAAAGACCACCTACATCAGAATATCCACCAATTGCCTTATTATTACATCCATCTGCATGTGCATACATTCCAGTTACGGTATTATATCCTCCATTAGTAGATGAATAATCTCCTATAGCTGAATTTAATGATCCATGTGATGATGCATACATACCTACAGAAACATTTCCTGTTACAGGAACTCCTGATGAAGAATATGTTCTTTCTCTGTAATCATTATGAATTTCAGCACCAGCTTTAGCCGAACCTCTCTTATCATATGTATACTGAATATTATCTCCTGAAACTTGTTTACCTGTCTTTTTATTCCAGTTAGTTTTTTCAGTCTCATTCACATGATTATTAGTATTCATTTTATGATTACTAATAGCTGAGTCAAGTTCACTAATACTATTTTCATAGTTTCCATGTCTATGATCTAAATCAGATTTTTTATTGATTTCAATCATAACTTGTCTCATTATTTGTTTTACAGATTCTTTTGGTATAGAAAATAAGTTATTAAACATTTTAACTATAACCCTCCTTTTCTTTAATCTTATCATTGTGTAAAAAAATAATAAGGGAGAATTAACTCCCTCATTATTTATTATCTTGGTATATCACAGTTAGTTTGTTTAACTAATTCTGTCTCTATATCTTTCCATCCAATTTTACCACCAAAGTATTCATATATGTCATATGTCAATATGGCAATTGCATCCGAATAAATCCTTATTAATTTATCTGCTTTTTCATCATCGTGAATTTTAGATGGATCTATTATTTCATAATTAAAGAAATCATAATTTTGGAATTTCTTGTTGACATTAGTGCATATAGCTAATGATAATCCACATCTTTTATCAATTAAACTAGTCACATTAATTCTTTTATGATTATTGATTATAAATGGATTTTCTTTTCTAGATGGTAGAGAAATAGTATAAATTGGTGGTGGAGTACTCATGTCTTTAAAACCAATCATTTGCATGAATAACTTATTTTTAGTAATAAATTCATGATCTGCATAAATGGTTGAATTATTGTTATTTATCATTTTTACCAATTTAATTATATCATCATATAATTCATTAGTTATTATCCATCGCGCATCAATAATAGTATAATCTATTTCTTCTTGTTTATTGTTAAGCAATTCAAGAAATGAATTCTGTTTACCATCCTCAAAAATCATTTTATTTAATTCATTACATACAATAGCTATTGTATATAATCTATGAGGTATATTCCAATATGGTTCAATATAATCATCAACTGATGGATCATGAATATATTCTTTCTTTTGTAACCAATTATACATTTCTTGCCATGTTGGCAATTCTTCTTTTGCATATGTTGATACAATATATTTATCGTTTCCATTACAATCTTTAATCCACGGCATTATTTTCTTCCTCCTCTTTTGTATTTTCTAATCCATTTTTATGTTTTATTTTACCATTTTCAAAATATACATTACAATCAAACAATGCTTGTATATCTGATAATATTGTATACATAATTCTTTCAGGTGAATTAGGATCTTCCATTGCTTTACTATTTGCTCTAGCTAATGAAGCTGCACCATGCATAATAGCTTTATAAAACATAGGTTCTAATTCCTCATCTACATCTATACGTAAATCCTTATATCTGAAAGTAGGTTCATATCTATGAGACCAATCTTCAACTTCTTGTTCTGTAGCTAATGACCAATGAGTTATAATTGTATTGTTGATCAATTGATCTTGTTGACTTAAAGGGGATGCATCATATTTTGGAAATGGTCCCATAATAGCCCATTGTCCACCATCTGAATTATAATTTTTAATATATTTTGCCATTTTAATATCTTCAGCATAATAAATCTCATTTTCTGTTTCTACATAAATGTATGATTTATTATATAACCTGACCATTACAGGTGTATTTTCTGGTACCTTTTCTTTATTGATATCATGCCAGTCTCTTTTATTCATTAATACATTTGAAACTTCTTTTTTCATTTTCATATTTTTATTCTCCTTATAATAAAAAAGTATAGAGGGATTTAAATCCCTCTATACAATATTTCTTATGATTTATAATTAAATCCTGAATACATATTAAATTGTGACATAATATCACTATTTTCTCTATTCCTCTCCCAAGCCTGCCTCTGATTAACTGCTTTCAATACATGTTTAGCAACTTTCTCAAATCTTGGAAGATCCGTCTTTAATTTCAAGAACATCTTAGTGTCCTCTGCATCTCCACCAAGCTTAACGGCATAAAACTGAATCTGATTTACTAATTCAAGCATTTCTTCTGTAGCTTTAATATATTCAGATTCTTTCTTTGGAACAATCGGAAATGTCTTTTGACAAATTGTACATCTCCAATGATCAGTACCATCAACTGTAACTGTCGGCACTTCTTTACCTTTTCTGATAATGAAATGTACACATGTTTTCTTGATCTTTTTTACAGTTTTCTTATTTTTACTTTTAAACTTATATCGATCGCCTTTCTTTTTTACAATATCAGAAATACTCTCTATAAGTCTATAAGTTTCTTTCTCGATTTTTTTATTCTTTTTCTTAGCCATGATACTATTATATCCTCCTTACATAAATTATGACAAATATAATTCATTTTCACTTTTTGTTTCAATAAGATCTGTTACAACCTTTTTGATATTTGTATATGGTGAATTTGAATTTGCATGATCTGTAAACTTGATCACACGTTTTGTATCATTTTTATACTCTTCTGCTGTCTTTCTTCTTTTGATATATGTCTTTAAGATTTCTCTTAATTTCTTAGATTTCAAATTATCTAAGTAAACTAATGCACGTTCAACAAGTGCATTATGAAGTTCTTTCTGTGTATCTGTGAACTTAGCAGATTTGTTTGTATTTTTCTGAAGAATGAATTCAGAGAAAAATCCTTCTAAGAAGTCTTTCTTGCTAATTGCCTTTTTCTTATCAATCTTCATTACAGCTTTAATAATGTCATCTACTTCAACTTCTTCTGTTTCAGCAATATTATATAAGGCCTGTATCAAAGTCTTGTACCAATGTCTATTACCTCTAAATAACTTTGCTGTAGGAATGATAGTTGCTATTTGGAATGCGATCTTTTCCTCAAGACCCATCTTTTTATATTTCTTAATTTGCTTTTTAAGAATCTTTTCACAGAATGTTACAAGTTCATCTTTATCAAGAGCTTTTCCAATCTCCTTCTCTTCATCTGATAAATTCTCCTGTGAATAATATATGAGTGTATTCATAATCATATTCGGCAAGAAAATCAGATTACTATAATTATCAGGATGCTTTTTATAAATTTTTGCAATCCTATTCATTACTGCAGGATTTGAAATGATATTATCAACACCATTTCTCACCTTATTTAATTTCTTATCAGGATTCTCTGCCAGGATTTTTACTGCTTTATTCAATCCGTTAATAGCTGCTTCTGAATACTCCTGTTTCAATTTCTTCATATTATGTTTCTTTTCTTTCTTTGATACGTGTTTACCTTTCACACGTATATTGTGTTTCTTCGCATATTTCTTTGGAGACATACGAAGATCAAGGACACTTTTAGGTACCTTAATTTTCTTTTTCTTAGACATAAATAATTCCTCCTATATATTTAAATGTTTTTAATACATTCGTAATTAGAATATATACTTTTATTTTAAACTATTTTTCCATTTTTCAATTTCATTAATTTCCACATAATCATATGCATATAAATAAAATCCATTTATATTTATAAATTTAGATTTTGTACATATCTCATATAATGGTGCCTCTGATGTAGATGGAAATACATCTGGATGTTCAAAAAATGTCTCTGTTCCTCTTATAATTTTAATCTTATCATTATCAGTAATCCTCTCTATATTTTTTAATACATAATTGTATTTTCTTTCTCCATGAAATCCGATTGTATAAGTTTCATCATATACAGGAATAAGAGCATATTTATCTACAGTAATATAGTTATCTCCTGCTTTTAATGTTATACGAATAGAATCATTATTCTCATATTTTGTTATTTTAAGAATTTTAGTCCATCCATCTGAATCACGTGTAAGGATATTAATACCATTAGCTATCATCCTATACTCATTATTTACCCTTCGTTTAAAATATTCAGCATAACTTCTAATGAAATTACCAATGGTATCTTTTTTAGCTGTAGCTGTACTCTTATCAACATCCATCCATTCGATTATAGAACCTTCTAATATCATAATTACCCTCCTAAATTTAATAATTTATTTGTTAATTCATCTATAGTAATTATTGGAATATTATGATTGATAGCATTTGATACTGTAGATGATTCATAACCTTCTCTGGGTATAACAATACATTTTGCATTATTAGACCATCCTCCTGTTTCATAAGAATAATTCTTTAATAAATCTTTCATTTCTTGAGATGGTCTACATCCAGTAAATACAATTCTTCCTTTAAAAACAATATTTGAATATGATTGTTTTAAATTAACTTCTTTCATTAGTTTCTTTAAGAAAGAATAATTTTTAGGATCTTTAAAATGATTAATTAATTTATCTGCTTTTTCAGGTCCTATCTTGTCAACCATAATCAAATTTGCTTTTAATAAATCCCAATTTTTTAATTTAAACAAATTCAAGAAATCATTCAATGGTATTTTTTTAAATATACCTTCAAATGTTTTAATGTGTAAACCTTCTATGCCTAAAGATCCAAAAAACTCAGCATCTGTTAATTTACGCTTTGATTCAATTTCTCTTATAATTTTTCTTGTCTTTATTTCACCAAAACCATCAAGATTTTTTATTTGATATGATTTCTTTTTCAACTTATATAAACTTATTAATCCATCATCTAAAAATCCAGCTGAATATAATAAGTCTATAGTAGAATATCCTATATATTGCATTCTTAATGATTGACAATAATTAAGAATTCTACCTATAATTCTTGATGGACAATTAGAATTCTTACATTGTACTGCTGTTACATTGAGATTTAGTTTCTCATGACACATCGGACATCGATCAATAAATTCAATTTTTCTACCATTAGGTATTCTTTTACATTTTTCATCAAGAGTAACATATGGTATGATATCATATAGCACTTTCACTTCATCTCCATATGATAAATTTAATTCATCAAATCTTTCTTTATTTGATAAAGAAATATGATTAACATTATTACCTTTCATCGTTAAATCATTAATAACAACTACTGGACATATATAACCAAAGTCTGATGTATTAAATTCACAACCTTTTACTTTTGAATATGCATATTCTTCAGTAAATTTATATGCTACTTCAAAATTATTAATATTATTCTCTCTTCCTAATACTTCTTTAATGTGTTCGTCTAGTATAGTCATTACTACACCATCTGTACGTAAACGTTTACCATTATAATTTACATATCTATTATGATTTGCAAATTCTTTAATTTCATCGCGATCTCCAAATGTACATATTTTTGTAGGAAACTTTTTTATTAAATCAGGATTAACAACTTCTGATTTATCACCCTTACGATAAATTCTTAAAGGTACTAATATCATATATTCAATTTTAAAATCGGCTTCATTTGAATTTACTACTGCCGATACAATTTGTCTTGAATTTCTATATGGATGATGTTGATAAAATTGATTTATTATATCTTTATCATCTTCAGAACACATACATTCAAATTTTATTCCTGTATGATAATAATTTTCATAATCATCATTAAATACATTCATAATATGTGTTACATCAGATGCTAAATTATTACGAGTATCACCTCGAGTAATCCATCGCATCTTATCATCAATTTCTAATATAACAGATACACCATCAAATTTGGGTTGTAACATTATTTTTACTTTATCCATATCAATACGTTTTCCAGTCTTATTATAATATAATAATGATATAGAGGCTAACCATTCATCCAAATATTTCCTACTCTTATTAACCCTTTTTTCATCAGTAGTGAGATAATAAACCTTATCTAAAGTACCACGTAATTTTGTAAATTTACCTGATACTTTATTATTATCATTAATTTCAATATTACCTGATAACCTTGGTATTCCATCTGATATTAATAATTCCTGCAATATATCATAAGTCAAATCATCTATAGGAGAATCCACGGATGAATTATATAACGTTTGACATATATTTACTATCTGAATTAATTCTTGTAATTGAATTTCATTTAGTGGTTCAGATGAAATATTTCCAATATTTTTATAATAATTAATCTTTTTTGTAATATCAGATTTTTTCATCATATTATAAGCATCTTCTGGTTTTATCTTTCCTGATGTTAATTGAGTATTAAGTAATTCTAATGTCAATTAATCATCATCTCCTTTCGATAGACTTATCATTGCACATATTCCAAATATCACAAGTAATACTATAGTAAATATTGTATCTGATATATTACTGAAATGCATTTGTATTATATTATTCATGATTCCTCCTTTTGATATATAATGGAGTAATTAATTACTCCATTATATTAATTTTACTTTTACAATATTATTTGATACTGCATTCTTTTCTGTCATTTTCTTTGGTTCCATACTCATTGTGCTTTCCTCCATTGTTGATAAATCTATTGTTTCTGATGTTCCATCTGTATAGTACACAGATACCTTATCAAACTTATTACATCCAACTATGTTAAGTAATCTATCTCTCTCATTAATATTTATCAATGATACCATTTTATCATGTTTACTTTCTCTTGTAGGTAAATAGGAAATATTATTTAATCTCATTTTACCTTTCATGGTTACATATAATAAATATTGATTTTCATCAGGATCAATACGATAACAACCTATAATTTCATCATCATGTAATAACTTAAATCCAGGGATACCTTTTGCTAAAACACTCGTTATTCTTATGCTATTAGGATCAATTCTTTGACCCATTCCTTCTTTAGTGAATACAAGTATATCCTTAGATGATTTAACTTTAGTTACTATTCCTTTAACTAACTTATCTTCATCTGATAATGCAATGAATGGTTTCTTTGTTGGTTTCATCTCTGATATTTTAAATCGTTTAATAATACCTTTTTTACTTATCAAAGTGCATGTTTCTGTAGAATCAATATCAAATGGTAACATAGCAATTATATTACCACTAATATGGTTCTTTCCATATCTGTTAACAGGAACCTCATAATCAAATGGTAATTCGCTTACTTTAATAAATGAATGATATGCATTCTCATCTATAATAATAAATGATGAATTATTATCACATATAATTGCAAATCCATTTATATCTGTCGGTATTGGTTCAAAATCAACATTTGTGCATATATTTCGTTTTATCGTACCATCAGAAGATAATTGTAATAAACTATAACCTTCATTCTCTGATTCCGTTTTTATTGTATATGGAATAACATTACTTCTTCTTGGTACCCCATATTTCTTTGCACCATCCCTCAATTCTGCTATAATAAGTTTATCAATACCTTCAGGATCATTAAGAGTATCTTCAACTTCTTTTAATTCTCCTTCAAGTTTTTCTCTCTTATCTAGACACTTATTATATTCATCTTCTGTTAATTGTATAAATCTCATCTCTGATATAGTACGAGCTTGCATTGAATCCATTTTGATTTCACTATTATGGTATGTTTCCATTAAACGCTTTTCAACTTCAGTTCTATTTTTAGATGATCTGAATATATTTATTGTCTTCTCTAAATTTTCTTTATTAAGAATAAATAATTTAACTTCATTTTCATCTTTTTCTGTTAACAGACGAGAATGTTTATGATTTACTACTACGCGTTTTTGTTCCCTTCTCCATTGTATCCATTCTAATAAAATACCAGATATTGAATAATCTACAGTCTGATATTCATTTACTGCTGTAATAGTTACAGGATATGGTTGTTCTAAGTCTTTAACCTCCTTTAATAATTTCTTCATTAACTTATATGGATTTACATCGTCTCTAATGAATAATTCGATCTTAGTTCCTTCTTCATTAGTTTTATCATTCATATCATTTATTTCTGGTAATTCTCCTTTTTCTTTTAAATCAGCAATAGATGATCTAACATTATTTGCATAACACATATACGGTAAATGCGTTATAGTAATAATATTATTTTTTGGATCTATCTCATATTTGCATCTCATTTTGTATGATCCAATGCCAGTTTCACATATTTTACCAAAATCAGTTTCTATTATATCAGCACCAGTTGGACTATCAGGTATCAATATAATTTTTGCATTTGGATTTCTCATAAGAGTAATAGTTGCATTTATTACTTCTTTAAAATTAAAAGGAGCAAAATTTGCACTCATACCATATCCTATACCTAAACATCCATTCAATAAAATATTAGGATATTTAGCTGGTAGATACATTGGTTCCCATGTTTCTTCATCGGCGCCTAATGTCATATCAACTACACTATCTTTCCAGTCTTCAAAGAAACATGATATAGCATAATCTGATAGTCTAGCAGTAATATATCTTGATGCACCTGCTTCATCTCCACCTATAGAATTACCTGATACCAAAATAAATCCATTTCTTCTTGTTACTAATGTATGATATGATGGAACTTTAGCACAATATACTTTACCTTTATAATGCTCATGGTGAATGTGTCTTCTATTATCACATTCCATAACATCTTTTTCTATATCAATATGATCTTTAGTAAATATATCTTCTTCTGTTACTTTAAACATTTTAAAATGTACAGGTAACATATATGCTTCTGTAAATTTCCATGTTTCCAATGGTGCATATTTTTTAGTATAAAATTTATGAATCATCATTTTATGATTAAGAGTAACTTTAAAATCTAAAAATTTACATCTACCAATAATCATTTCGCCATCATAATCATAGGAATATAATTTAGTAGGTTTTTCAAATATAATTTTACCTGTCTTTGGATCTATAGATGCAAATTCATCATCCATGGTAGCATCAGGCCAAAATTTCCACCCATTCTTTGTAAGTACCTCTGTCTTACAATCATGACAACCAAAATTGCCTCCACCTTCAATAAGAGGTATAGTATTTTTCCATGGTTGTTCAATACCGACTACGGCATTATCTATAGATGTAATAGCATGAGGATGTATTTTCCCAAATGTATCACCAGATATAGATGCTAACTTTCTAAATTTCTTTCCTCCATACTTATCCGTCGATAAGATATATAATGTGCGTCGCTGAACTGGTTTTAATCCATCGATTACCATTGGACTAATACGCGCAATATTAACATTAGCACCTCTGATCTTATCATATTCCATGCATAATTCTCCAATATTTTTCTCAATAAATTTTTCTGTGAATTCCATATTATCTTAATACCTCCTATAAATAAATCATTAATATAATATATATGTTGATAAATGAAATTATATATTATTATAAAGAAATAATATATCATTACATAATATATATGAAAGGAGAAATAAAAATGGAAGATTTATATTGTATTGATAATTTAAGAGATCCTAAAGATGAATGTATAGAGGTGATACAAAAATTACCTTTAGAACATTATCCTATCCCACCTTGCGAAAGTAAAAATATTGATCAAAAAATTATTAACATTTCATATTCAAATAATTGTGGAATCGTTATGAGAAATCATTCATTTGGTATAAATAATATTATACCAATCAATTCTAGAAATACTTTTAGACAAAATTATTTTTTAGGATATGAATGGGATTCACAATTAGCAGAATATAAATATTGGATTTATATTAATATTATAAATACAAATCGTTTTGATTGGGGATTTAATACTACTATTGTAAAATTACAAGAATATCTTGATGAAAAATCTGCATTAGAAACATTAAAATATCTTAATAAAAGAGGAACTCATTTATTCATAGAATTAAAAACATACAAAATGGCATTGAAATATATAATGAAAGAAATCAGTATTACAGATTTACTCATTAACATTTTTGCATTATATGGATATAAAGATGATATGAGATTGCAGAAACTTATTAAAATTAAAGATAATTTAATAAATAACACCAATCGAAATATTAACATTGAAGAATATCCAGAAGAAATAAGAATGATGATTGAATCATCATTAATGATATTGAGTTATATAAAAATATTTTTAATTAATGAACACGATTCAATATCTATTGGTAAGTTTTTAAAATATATTACTGAAGAAATGTGTAAATGTATATTAAATGATTACTTATATAAACCTCGGAAATTATAGTATATTTTAGTATTAAAATGATATATTATAAATATGAGATATAAAAAGAATTGTTTAATTTAACACATAGGAGGTGAAATAACGTGTTATTAGAGGTACCTGGAAATTTGTCTATAGATGGAGTTAATTATATTGAAAATCTGTGGATAAAAAACAAAAAGAACCAAAATCAATTACGATGTAAATTCACAGTAATTGATTCAGGTGTAAAACACAATATTGATATAATAATATACCGGTATAGTGTACCTTCTTTAAAAAATCTCGATTATTCTATTTCTTTTAATGGGAAAGAATTAAATAGGAATAAAACATTTAATTTAGACATAACATATATTCCTATTAGAGGAAAAATAAAAATAACAGGAGAGATTGATTCAAAGAAAATTAAAGAGACTTTATCATTAGATTTAAATAATAATGATAAAGTCTTAGAATTATTAAAAATGTTTTTATAAAAAGAAAGAGAGGAATTTATTATGTTGCAAAGTAAAAAATCAAAATTTAAAGATGGAATGGAATATGTAAAGAAACTGGTAGAAAAAGATCTTGAAAAAATATTAAAAGATCCGGATTTGGATGTTGATGAATATATTAAAGATAGCAGACTGAAATTTAATCTTGCAGCTATTCAATTAGCTACAGGATCAACTATCACTTCAAGCGATAAATCTGAATCTGGCTTTAAAATTAAATATAACGGTAAAGTACCAGGGGTAAGCGAAATAATGCCTCTGTGCCAGTTAGCGGATAAGCTTGTAGACATGGAAGAAGCTGCCGGAATAATTATCGATTATGATCCTGATTTTCCGCCTGAAGAAAACAGATTCGGAATAACTAAGTTATCATTTAAAAAAATGAGAGATATTATCATAGGTAAGAATGGATCAGCTATAACCTATCAGTTGAATTCACTCGATATCATGAACTTGGTAGGATTAGGCCAGCAGATTCATAAGAAAAAGAATTTGATAACAACGCTTGTAGTTGGCGGAAGTGTTATTACTGTGCTTGGGGGGATTGCAATAGGAATGGCAGTTCATGAGAAGAAAAAGAAGAATAACATGGAGGTGTATGAGCTCGATGAAGTCATTGATCTTGATCCTGAAACAGATGATGACATCGAAGTGGAAGTAGATACTCCACTTGTAGAAATGTCTTAATCGATAAAGGGTGGTTTATAAACCACCCTTTATTTTTTTCCATTATATATTCTAATAATGTAATATTAATAAATATTTTTATTTATAGGAGGAAAATTATATGAATTATTCTATCAAAGGCCCTTTAATGCACAAAAAATGTCCACAACGACTTGGTACTGTATATGATGAATCGATTAAATTCATGGATAGTCTTTATAAACAATATGATGAACAGATTGAATCTGTTGATATTATTACAACAAATAATAAGGTCAAAGTAACAATTAAATTCAGGGATGATAAAAAAGATGATAATGACTCTAAAGAGATTTGATTAGATAAAGTTAGACCTAATATAAGGAGAAATAGTATATGGGAACACAGCAAAGAAATATAAATAATAAAAAGAAAAAAGTTTATAATTATCAGAATATAAATCGTAAAGAGTTTCATGAAAATCCTCATTGTGATTTTATTTATGATATTGAAAGGAAAAAAAGATTAAGTGAATTAATTAATTTATTTAAAACAAAAAGGAGATAATACATTATGCCAGATATGAATGAAGTAAGAAGATGTATGGTTGAAGCTGCTAATAGAAGAAAAGAATATATAAATAATAATTTTACATTTTATAGTTTTGATTCAGATACTGATGATATATTTGTAAAATCCATAGTTCAAAAATTTGGTTTAGAAAACTTGAATGCAAGGAGTTATTCATTATCTCCATTTGTATTAAGAGAGATCGAAATGGTAAAGAGAAAATCACCATTTACGATTATTTCAAAATTATTTGAAAGCTTTATTTATTTCATCAAACATAGTTATTATAGATTGCCATTAAAAATGGTATTAAAAGGATTAAAAGAAGATCCTTTTGGGTTTATATCTTATGAAATCCATAAAGCAGAAATAAGATTCACACAAGAACATGTTAACTATATTTATGGGACTATGTATAATGATAATTATTACAAAGATATGATTAAACATATTAGAAATAGTATCAAACTATCAAATATATGTTATATTGCTGCATTAGAATTACAATTAAGTAAATAATATAAAGGTGGGGAGTTTAATCCCACCTTTATTTTTATATTATTTCATTAATACCAACAGGTGATAATTCAAGATATGGTTTTCTATAGAATTCAGATTTCTTTCTATTAACAAATATTTGATTATAAGGAAATCTAACTTTATCATCTTCTATTGAGTGAAATTGTACTATCTTTCCATTATTGTTACATGATGGATTATTACATATATAATGACTCATTCCTATAGGTGTTACAAATTCTTCTGAAAAACATATTGGACACGTCATATATTATCACACTCCTTTTTATACAGTTACTGCATTCCATAATGCTTGTATATCTGCTGCAGTATATTCGGTAAGGTTAAGATAAGAATCATCTATTTTTGTACTAGCATTAAGTGGAGCTATACCATTTGCTTTACCTTTTGAATTAGTAAGATTTGCAATATTAGTTTTATTGGTAGCAATATTGGTAGTATTAGTAGAAATATTTGTTCTATTTGTATTAATAGCAGTTTCTGCTGTACTTACTTTTGTTTTTAATGAACTAACATCTGTCTGTAATGTATCTATTTCTCTTTCTGCTGTTGTAACTCTTGTAGTTAATGTATTTAAATCTGTTCTTAAACCAGATAATGATGTATCAACATTATTATTTATTTTTGTCTCTAAATCAGATATCTTAGTATTTATTGTATCAATAGAAGTATTAATTGTACTATTGATAGTAGTTTCTAATGCTTCTATATCATCAGATAATGATTCTTGTGCAGCTGCAAGATTAGCATCAGTTGTATCTATCCTTGTTGTTAAATCACTCTTAGCTGTATTTAACTTACTTTCAATATCTGTTTTATTCCCACTTATAGTTGTATTTAATGTTGATACCGCATTGGCTAAATTAGTAGCTGTATCAGATTCTAAATCATCAATAGCTGTTGTTAATTCAGTTTTAGCAGTAGTAAGTTTTGTCTCTATATCAGTTTTATTTGCTGATATAGTATCATTAAGATTATCTACAGCATCATTTAATGCTGTAGTAGTTTTTGTATCTAAATCATCTATTTTATTAGTGAGATTAGTAGATAATGTTTGTAAATCTGATGCAGTATCATCTGTTAATGATTGTAATGCAGTATTCAATTCATCCACTGCATCTGCTAAATCTTTGTCTATATTTGTTTTATTTTCATCTACTTTTGCTTCTAATTGATCTAATAGATCTTTAAGTACTTTACCCTGAGATGCAGATAATGGTAAATTTGTACTTTCATTAGTTAACGCTGAAACTAGATCTGTATAGTTAATCTTAAGACCTAATTCACCCTTTATAATATCCATTAAGGCTGATAAAGTTCTACCACCAGTATATTTTTTTGCCATAACTATTACTTCCTTTCTCCCTTATTATAGTTTTAATTTATTAAGGGGTTTACGAATTAATACCGTATTTTCCAATATATAAGTAAAATTCAAATTACAGCTTCTTAACATTAAGAAAGGAAGGATTATATCATGTTTAAAAATGAAATTGATTATGCTGATATTAGTTATGGAGCATATATTTTAGATGGACCATTTGGATCATATGAAGAAAGTGTTAAACTTGTTTCTGCAGATTTTAGTAAATTATATACACAGAAAGTTTTACTTCCAAATGGAAAAGGAAATATAATTTATTTATTATCAAATAATTTTGATAATACTATTCAAATGGTTAGTAATAAGAAATTTATAGCTCCAGGATCATATCGTAGAATAATGTATCCATTAACAATGTATGGAAAATTTTTTGGTAGAAGATTTATTGTAAATAATAAATCACATAGTAGTGAAAGAAATAAATTAATTAAAGAAAAGACAAATTTAATACCATATGGATTATTATCATTACCAATACCAAATATTACGTCAGATAATGTATTTGTAATATTATCTGATATATATGAAAAAATTACTCCTATTATAGAAAATTTTGGAATAAAAAGAATATTTACTGAATTCTATTCTGAATTTAATACTATAATAGATAGATTTAATCCAATTAAAACAATTGATACTGATGATAAAAATTCCAATAATAAAATATTACTGATTGATTGTGAATCATTCTTTTTTAAAAGTGGGGCATCATTAAATGAAAATAAATCTAATCCATTATTTTTATTATATTTAGCATATTTAAGATTACATGATTTATCTAAATTAGGCATTGACATAGATATGTTAATATGTTATAAAAATCTATTTATGAAATTTAATCCTGCTAAAATTACTAATACTACAGAATGGAATAAATTTCGTAATGCTTTATTTAGAATAATGAATGCTAATCTTGATGATTATACAAAACAATTATCAAATGATGAAAAAGTGGATCTTGCTATAGATGGTGGAGAACATTTAGTATCAAAAATAGTAAGTGATACTGTAGAACCATATACAAAAATGGTATCACCTGAGACAAAAAGTACATTAATCAATGCAATTGATAAATCTTTTAAAAATAAAATAAAAGATATTAAAAGGCAAGATAGTGAAATTAAGAAAGCAATAGGTGATAAATTTGTAAATGAACCTCAAGTAGATATATTTAAAAATTCATTACCTGTATCAATGAGGCAATCATTAATTCATCAGAATCCGATAAAGAATCCTCTTGATGGTAACAAAGAAAAATTATATAAATCAATAGGATCAGATTATACTCCATTAGCAGTAAAAATATCAAAATCATTAGATACTGAAGAAGACAAAGAAGAAGATATCGAAGATGAATTTGATGATTATAATAGAAAAGATATTGAAGGATATGAAGATGAAATAAAATCTGATGTTGAAGAAATATTAACTGATGAAGAAGAAATAGCTAAAGAGGTATTAGATGATATACAAGATAGAACAGTACCATTGAAAAATGAAAATACTGCTCCTATTAATAGTGCACGTGATAAGAAGTTACGAGAACAACAAAAGAAAGTTATAGTAAAGAATGAAACAATAGAACAGATTTTATCACGTGATATAGAAAATGTTCCAATAGAAGAAAGTGATAAATCACAAGTATTGCATACAACTAATACAAATATGCATACAGTTAAATTTGCTAATTGGGATAAAACATATTTGGAAAAATTATATGATAAAGATATCATAGCATGTTTTGATTCATTACAATATAAAGAATCTCCATTTTATATCACTTCTGTAGAAGTTAAAGATACATCAGATTCATTAAATTTAAAAGATACATGGACTGTGAAAATGAGAGATGAAAATAATAAGCTCCATACGATTAAAGTTGATATACCAAAATTTCAAGATAACAGATTTATGTTAATTAATGGGACTCGTTGGATCATACTAAAACAGAATTTTTATAATCCATTAGTTAAAGATACACCAAATACTGTTATATTGACTACTAATTTCAATAAAGTTACTATTAATAGAACATCAACTAAATCAATTGGTAGTACAGAAAGAATATTTGCTCTATTAAAGAAGACAGGTGATACAAAAATATTTACATCAGGTGATTCATCACGTGGTAATATTAAATATATTTCTTCATTAGAGTATGATGAAATATCAAGAAAAATATTCAAATTTAGTTCTGATGGATGTAATATATATTTCTCTCGTGATTATATAAATGAGAATCTATCTGATATTATTCCAGCTGATTCAAAAAATGATATTAATCCTATTAATGGTAGTTCAGTAAAAGGTAATGAATTCTTTATTGGTACTGAAGGCAATACTCCTATTATGATTAATGAAGATACTGGATTAGATAGAAGTGGCAGAACAATATCCGATATTATTGAGATGCATTTACCTGATGAATATAGATCATTATATCAATCAATAAAACCACCTAAACAATTGATGTATGCCGAATGTAAAATGATAGATGAAAATATACCTTTAGTATCAGTATTAATTGTATGGATTGGTTTAACAAAGACACTTGATAAAATGGGAATATATTGGAAATTTGATCCATCTGCTAAACGTGTTCCTATGAGTACATCATCACATAAATATATTAAATTTGCTGATGGTATACTTGAATATGAATATAAAACATTTGCCGAATTAATATTAAATGGATTAACAAAAATGAAATGTGATAAATTTAATTTCAATGATTTTAATTCAGAGGTCGGATATGAAGAGTTCATAGTAACACAATTTGGTACATATAATGGAATAAATGAATTAAAACGTTTTTATTCATTCTTATTAGATCCTATAACAGAAAGATATTGTAAAGATTTATTTTTACCTACAGATATTTCTGAATTAATGATATATGCAGTTAAATTATTATCTGACAATGCATATAGATCAAAAGCATCAGATCAATCATATAGAACACGTTCTATAGAAATTATACCTGCTATATTATATGAAGCATTAGGTGCTCAATATAAAGTTTATATCAGAAATGCTAGAAGAAATCCAATGACATTAAATCAAAAATGTGTCATAAATAAATTAGTATCTGATATAAAAACTGTAGAACCGTATTCAACATTAAATCCAGTAGTAGAAATGTCTAAAACACATTCAATATCTACTAAAGGTTTCAAAGGTTCTAATTCAGAGCATTCATATGATGAAGAAAAAAGATCATATGATCCATCGGCAGTAGGTAAAATAGCAATAACAACATCGGCTAAAGTATTTGCATTGGCCGAATAAAACTTTTTGAATTGCGGGAAACTCCTTAGAGTCATTATTACTAAACTATTTATAGAAATATAGTAGTGGTCTAGAGTAATTAACTAGAGTATAGTAAAAAGATAATGAATTGGACAATCCGCATTTTTATTTTATAATAATAAAGAAACCAATTATTTGATATCTAAAGAAATATATAAAAGTATTAAACTCAAACGATCGAAAAAAATAGATTCAATGATATCGAATAATAGACATAAATATAGAAATATTATAAATGAAATTCAACGACCATCGAAAGATAATAACTCAGAAGAAATAATAATAGAAGAAACAATTTTATTTGGATATGAGTTAGAATCGAATAGAGTAGATGTATTATTTAATCGAAGTGAAAAGGATAATAATTTATCATGATATGGTCTATATTTTATTGAATAAATAAAATTATTTAAAGGATGCAAATGTAGGTATTAATAAAAATTTAGTAGTAGAACCAACACTAGCTAATAGTAGAGGTTATAGAGAACAAGTAGATGATGTTGAAACATTAAAAGATGTAAATTTATTTTCTCCTGTAGAATTATTAACTCCAGGAACTATATGTGTAGATGATCCAATTCGTTCTGCTATTGCTGCTAAACAATCAGCCCATGTTGTACCAGTGAACGATTCAATTCCATCATTAGTTTCAAATGGTTTCGACGAGGCAGTTCAGTTTTATTTATCATCTGATTTTGTTATTAATGCAGATGAGGATGGTAAAGTAATTGATGTAAATGATGAATTGGGATTTATTATGGTTGAATACAAATCTGGAAAGAAACGTGCTATAAATACAAATCCTGATATAGTACGTAATTTAGCAGGTGGATTTAATCTTGCTAATAAATTAACTCCAGTGTATACTAAAGTAGGTCAAAAATTTAAAAAAGATGAACCATTAGCATACCATCCAAAATATTTCCAATATTCTCCTATTAATGGATTACGATATTCATTTGGTCCATTAGCAAAAGTAGCTTTTATGTCTACATATAATACATATGAAGATGCAGGATTGACACATGAAAGTTTTTCTGATAGAATGGCAACAGATATTGTTTATCAAGAAAAAGGTATGTTTAAACGTAATAACAATATTTTGAGTATGGTTAAAATAGGTGATCATGTTGCTATAGGAGATCCATTAATAAAGTTTGATGTATCTGTAGAAGACGATATATTATCTTCATACTTAGTACATTTATCTGATGAAAATGCAGAATTATTAGCTAATGAGACTAAATCAGAAATTAAATCATCACATGCAGGAAAAGTAATAGATATAAAAGTATATAGTATATTAGATCCATCTAACTTGTCTCCTTCTTTAGCTAATATAGTACAAGCATATTTTGATAAAGGAAATATGAAAAAAGAATATTTGGAACAATTTGATGGTACTCCAGGTATTATAAAAGCTGGCTATATGGTTACTGATACTACCGAGCCAATTAAGAATAGATATAATAGTATTAAAGGAAATAAGGGGGTAGATGTTTTAATAGAAATTTATATAGAACATAAAGATGTGATGGGTGTAGGTGATAAGGTTGCATTATATGCAGCTAATAAACAAATTATTTCTGAAGTTATTCCTGAAGGATTTGAACCATATTCAGAAATAGAACCAGATGAGCCTATAGATTTATTTACAAGCCCTGGAACAATTGCGAGGAGAATGACTCCAAGTGTAGAACCTATATCTGCCGCATGCAAAGTACTAGTATATCTAAAAAGAAAAATAAAAAAAGAAATCAAATATTCATAATATTATAAACAATAGTCCGGAAATTTCGGACTATTGTTACTAAAAGATATGCTAAATATGAAATAACGACAATTGATAATAAAACTCATTTCTATCATAATGATGAGAAAGTTTTATTAATACCTGGAATATAAAAATATAACCATGATGAAATAATTAATTTACATGGGCTACAATAAAAAATAAAGGAGTGGTTTATTTCCACTCCTTTATTTTTATTTTTTTGGCTCTTAATTATCTGAAAGGATCGCTATAGAAATGTTTTCTAACGCGCTAAGATCTAATCGAATCGATTGATCCACCCTATTTATGAGCATATTAATAGGACTAAATCCTTCAAATAATTCCCAAAGCTCTTCGAGTGGTAATCCTAATTCATTCAAAACATCTCCGTCAATTTTTTATTAATTTCTCCACAATTAATTAGTTTTATTAAAAAGTTTTTTAGTATAAACAATGATGTAACAAAATAATATTATAGGAGGAATAACTTATGTTAACTACTAATGAACTTTTAAACAATAAAAACACCATTTCTAATTTTTTAATTAATCGACCAATACCAGAAAAATATCGATTGACAGTTGATAAGATTCCTTTTGGTTATATCTACTGCATTGAGAATAAATTAACAGGTATGAAATACATAGGTTCTACATACTCAGTATGGGCCGGTATACAAAAGCCAAGACCTTATACTTCATTATCAAAACGAGCTTCACATTATTTATATGAATATAACAAAGCTATGAAATCTATTACAGCTGGTAACAAAGTTACATATAGACCTATTATACAAGCTATGATAGATAATGGTTTTGATAATTTTATTATGTATCCTATTTGTGAAACTACTCCTGCTAGTCATACTGGAATGGAAAATTATTTCATAGATATTTATGATACTATTAAAAGTGGCTATAATGTTTCTAGAGCTGGTGTACCAACTGCAACTGGTCGAGTATTAACTGCTAGAGATAAGCAGATTAGATCAGAAGGTATTATAGCTGTTAATATGAATGATAAAAAACTTGTAGTATCTGAATCCATGAAATTATTAGGTGACTATATTGGTACTACTAAAGATCAAATTAAAAATGGTAATCGTAATGGTAAACCAGTAAAAGGTTGGTTTATATTTTATTTAAATCCAGATAAACGACATGAAATATTATTTAAGAATGTAATCCATGATCAAAATAAGCGTAAACAAGAACGTCATTCTGATAAAGCAAAATCATTTTATATAGGACTATATAATGCAATAGAATTACATCTAAATGAAACATATCATAGTGAATATTTTCCTGGTTTTGAAAGATTACCTAATCTGATATATACTGATTAATTATGGAATTATTAATAACATAGACCATATCTTTAGAGGAATATATATGCTACTATATATTCCTCTACTTCTGTTTAGATTTAAGGGGTGCCAATCCCACTTATTTTTCAATAAGCCCTACTCTACTAACTATATACATCATATTCATTATAGTTATTTCGATGGTCGTTGAACTCATGTGCGTTTTAATGTGTCTGGAAAACATTTTGGACACAAAGATATTTTCAATTCAAACTCTGCAGGTTTTGCCTGAAATTTAGTACCACATGGTTTATGTCTGTATTGTACTATACATTTAGGAGTATATAGTTTATAGTCTGATAATAACTCATACTCTTCTGCATGTGGAATCTTTTTCAATTCTCTTAAATACATTTCCTTTGTGATACGTTGTTTTGGTTTGTTAGCTAATGTTGGTCTGTTTCCAGATGCATCCAATTCTATGAATGCTTGTTGTTTCTCAGCTAATTTCTTTTTACGTGCAATCTTTTTTAATCCTCTTTCTGATGGGATTAAACTACGTGGTATAGGCATATTATATTACCTCCTTTCTATACTATTATAGAATATATATTTAAATTGAAAATATTTTAAACGTACACTTTGCTGCGTCGATTGTATCTAATTAATACCTTTTTACTATACCTTGAGATATTGCCTCTTGCCATTATTATATTACTATAATAATTTAGTAGTATTAATATTAACGATAGTTTCCCGCAATTAAAATAATTTAAGCAGACCTCGACAGGCATGTTAAGTCTGCATTTAGCGTATTATTCATATACTATTATATTAGTATATCGAGCTTTTAACTCTGCCCTATATCTCTATAGGATACTAGACTATATCTTCAATTAATATAATATTAATTGCCATTCATTTCCATAATTTATTTATGTACTCTACTAATTACATATTGTAACTTTGGATAGTCGTTGAAGCTAGTAATTTTATTTTTCTATCAATTCGTTTAACCATTTCAAAATTTTTATTATTTAAATCTAAATTAAGTATATCTAATATTTCAGCTTTATCATAACCTGCTAAAAGAAGTTCTTCAACATATAATTTCATATCTTTAGGATATTTTTCTTCTGGTATGTTATATAATTTTGATATATGTTTCCATCTTCTACCTTTCTTTATATCAGTTATATATTTTCTTTCAACACCAGTTAATTCTGAAATTATATTATTAGGAGTTCTTTGTTCTAGGAGTTTACATACTTCATGGATTTGTTTATCTGTATAATGACTTAAACTATTAGATGATCCAACTATAGCTGTTTTTAGTCCAGTCCTAAATGCATGCAATATATTTTCAGATGTAGTAGACCATTCTAAGTTTAAATCTACATTAATATACTTTTTACCATTAATATGATTTACTTCTGGTTTATTATCAGGATTAGGAATAAAAGCTGTAGCAACAAACCTATGTATTCCTGGATGATATTGGCTACCATTAGGTCTAACTATAGTTGAATGTAAATATCCGTCTTTATCCATATATTTAGATAAAATCTTTTTAGTTATAGCATTTCTTACATCACCTATATTAGATACTTCATAATTAGTTTTCATACCATCAATTATGATTGGTTTCCATTCGAGATTAACTAAATAGATATAATCTCCTATTTCAAAAATATTCATATAAATATCCTCCTGTATATCATATTTATATGAATAATATATAATTACTTTACCTGCGGATTGACTATATATCTTTAACCTTTTTACTATACCTTCCACATTACTGGTTGCCACTACTATATCACTATAATAGTTTAGTAGTTAAAGCTCTTAAGCATCCATATATTATATAGATAGAATTTAGGCAATTCTCTTTCCCGCATAATTGAATGAATAGGCCGCCTTTTGACCTGGCAGGATTGCTGATGGTATTGCTAAACTATAATCATCAGAATCTTTCTTTACCTTTCTAATTCGCATCAAAAGAATACTTCCAAATGTTATTGTAGGATTACGATTAATTATAATTTGCGGAGCATCTTCTTTTATAACTCTACACATTATATCATATACATATGGATCGAAATTAAATTTTGATGCTAAAAAGTTTTGTGCTCTTGTTATTGTCCATCCTTTATCTTTTATAATTCTACGTAAAATGTTACCTTTATATATTTCAATAAATTGTTTATATGGTACATCTACTTCATCCATCTTTAAAGATGAATCTAATACAATTACGCTTCTTGATGAGTAATTAAACTCGCCACCAAGAACATTTGCCCTAGTCCAACCATGCTTTCCATCAATTAATGAGAAATTTATCTGCCATAATTCATTTGCTCTCATTTGAGCTTGATATAAATAAAGAGGTACTTCTATAGCAGTTGCTTTCTTCAAATTAATTGATATATGAGTTAAAGGATGAATATTTTTATCAAGTGGTGAGAAATAATACAATTATCTTATCTTTATATCTCTATAAACGTTGAGACTATATCTTTATAGAATCTATTATAGTAATCTATATCTTTCGTTTCCATTATATATGTACTATACTCATATCATTATTGATATTTTCTATAGTCGTTGAACTATATTCACACAGCTACTGATTATCCCAAACTTATTTGATTTTACTATCCTATATCCATTACGATATATGCTAACTTATATTATTACTAATATAATGCAGTTAAATAAGATAAAAGGAACTTCCAGTAATTATGAAAGAAAGAGCTATTATTTTCAACTCTCAGTTGTTATCCCCTGTGGTCTTAATACAGTAGAATATACAGGTAATTTAGAAGTCCATACTAAATCTTTATCCTGTATTAATGAATCTATTAATTCTGCTTTCTGTTTTCTTTTACCTTTATAATAGGTCATAATCTCTTCATAATTTTCATAGAATTCTTGTAAACCTAAATTATGATATTTCAACATAGATTTCTTAACTTCTATATCATCATTCTTATGTCTAATAATACCAGCGGATGTAATGATGTTTTCATTAGAGATTATATTCTCTAAAACTTTAGTAGATAAAGCAGACTTTAACCGGAAGAAAAAAAGCGGATTGATTATTTTAAACGGAGAAAAATTGAGCCACCCTGTATATAGAATATCTACATCACGATGTTCTACAGGCTCTCCACAAAATATACATTTTTCACCTTCAAACTCAGCTCCTATAGTTCTTCCGCATTTACAACGATATCTATCCATGAATTCATTAGCATCACCATATGTAGTTCCATATCTAGGTGATCTAGGTCCATTCATATTTCGAATAGTTTTATCAACATCAGAGAATGGTATATCTGAAATTAAAAATCCTCTGTTATTAATAATATCATTATAACATTCTGCCTCTAGATTCATCTTTTTAAATGAAATTCTCATTTAATATAAAATCCTCCTTTTTATTTAAATATTTTATTTAAAATTACTATTATAATTCTAATTAGTAGAATAATAGCAAATAATAAATAACCAATTTGAAACATAAATGAAAATACTTTTTCAAGAATTATCTTAAATGTATTTAAATTCGGATAATCAATACATGCATAATTTACTAATATTGACATAAAATATGATTCCATTGATATTATTAAAAAGATAAATGATAATTTTGACATTGGGTGTTTTAAAAACTTATCAATGAAATATGTTAATATTGTGCCTGAAAAAGATATTGGTAATAATAACGATATTGTTTTAAAGATATTATGATCAACCCCGAACATAATATTAGCAATTAATAAAGAAAATATACTAACTAATATAAATTCTTTCCATCTTATATATTTCATAATATCAACAATATCGTCTATTATTATAGTAAACCTATTATTTTCTTTTTTATTCTTTATTTTCAATTTTTTAAATCTCCTTTCAATAAATAATGATATTGGGAGTAAATTACTCCCAATATCATTTATCTTATATTTTACATTCAATTATAGAATTATCATTCTTATTAATGAATATCAGATAATGTGTCTTAATTGTATCACGTGATAAAGAACCACCTCTGTATTGTTCAGTCTTTGATTTCAGATACAAATAATCATCTGGATTATATCCATTAATATTTAATATGTTTCTTTGTGATCTTGTAGGTTTTGTTCCTCTATATCTTGACACTTATTTTTTCCTCCTATGTTAAATGTATATTGAAAAGCATAATTTTATTATAGCAGCATCCCATAATGAATTATGTTTAAGAATTTTGCCATCTTCTCTTTTTAGAATAGATGGTACAAGATCTTCCAGTTGGCAACATACATGTTCTTTAGCAAATTCTTCACGTGAATAATCAGCATCTTCATATTTACTTTTGAACTGCAATAATGTTGATAAATCCATCGGTATATAATAGATTTCATCTGGCAAATTAATAGCTAAACCATCTTTACATAATAATTTATTCATTAACATCCAATCATATGCATAACAATCTGAACAAAATTGTACTTTATCAGCAGATGTTATTATTAATTGGCTATGAATCCATTTCATTAATATATCTGCTATTTCTGTTGATGATCCTTTCATTTGTATTGATGTATTTATCTTATCAGGATAATCATTTGTAAATATAAATTTACTATCATTAATAAATAAAAGGTTATCAATTACATGTTTCTCAATCCATTCATCAATTTGTTCCTTATCATAGTCTATGAACTCTGCATAAAAGTATGCTCCTGTTTCGCTAACTATACCTAAACTGATTAATGTTGTTTCTGAATGTAATCCAGTAAATTCAGTATCAAAATATAATTTACAAAGTTTCATATTACATAACTCCTTTCATTATGCTACAGAATCAAATTCGTTTGCTGTTTCTAGAGTAATATTTGTATTAGACAATACTAAGAAATCTAACATTTGATCTATCAACTCTCTCTTGTTGATTGTGATTTCTTGATCCAATAATCCTTGCTCTTCATATAATACAAATTTATATTTACTATTAGCAAATGTAATCAAGAATTTCTTTATGATATCTTCTTTGATATCTACAATGGTACTATAAAACTTTTCTGTTATAAGTTTATAGGTTTCATTATCTTTTAAATATTTAATATCTTTCATATACATTTTTTCTCCTACAGGAGTTTCTTCTATGTTAGATGTTAATATCAAAGATAATGTAGAATCCAATAGAGTATCTTTTGTTACGTTGAATCTTCTCATGATATCTTTACGCATTATCAATAATAATGTATACCAATCAAGATTACGTAATAATGCAAATTCTGCAGATGATCTAGTATAATTAAAGAAATAAATTTCTATCATTAACTGATGTAACCTGCTAGGTTTCATATTACGTCTATAATACTCTAATTCTTCTGTAGTAATTTCATTTGCATATTTCTGGTATAGATTCTTTACTAAGTTCTTCATATCCATAGAACATGTGATTACATATTCTTCATTCATCTTCATCTTATTTGCTCTATATCTATCATTCTTACTATTACCCTCTGCATCAGGAATAATACTGGTTTCGATGAGATTTCTTCTAAAGACTTGGATGATGAAGATACTAATATGTGTGTTAACAATTGATGCAAGAAAACTTAAAACTCTTTCACGAGGCTGTTCTTTTACACTATCCCATGTCTGACATATTTGAAACTTAATAAAGTTATCTATAATGACATTTCTTGTCATCAATTGATTGATAATAATTGATATATCTTTTCCTTCGATCTCTTGTTGTTCGCAGTTATCTTAACTCTACATCTCTATAGACGCTGTGACTATATCATTATAGTATTTATTATATTACCTATATTATGAGCTTCCATTACATATGTACTCTACTAACTATATTTGATATACGTATTTCTCGTATATCATAGCTTTTCGATAGTCGATGAACTTTTATCTATATAATAGATACTTAACTACCTATGATCTTCTCTACTAATATGATTTTACCATCCGATAGTCGTTATACTATCTGCTAACTTATATTATTACTAATATAATGCGGTTATATTAGACTAACAAGAAGTTCCGGTAATCCACATAATTTATCCATCTCTAAACTCTTTCAAATATTAACTATTCTTTTGATAAGTTAATCTTGAAAGTATAAATTGATTTCAAGATGCTTTTATTAAAATTATAAGAACTATTGCATTTGTTCTCTATATAACTCCATATTTTATTATAAATATTAAAATCATGCTCAAAGACATTAAACATATCAATATAGAATCTATAAAAGATTTCTATATTCTTTTGAATATTTATTGATCTCATTACTGCAAAATGATTTATAATAAAAGACAGAATCTTTATTCCAAATGAAATTTCTAACATAGCTTTTACATGTACATTTAGAAATTCCAATGATTTTTTCTTACGTTGCATAATTGATAACATATCCGGATTGCTCATATTTCTAACATTTTCTGCTTCAATATCATCCACATAATTTTCTTCAATCATGCGTGTAATTTTTTCTTTCATCGATTCCGTAAAAATTGTTTTATAACAAAGATCTTTAAATGCATCAAAGTTTTTCATTGTATATGATACATTATCAGCATCTATCAAATATTTAATTCTGAATAATGCTGTTATTAGTTCACCTTCCTGATCATACATTGTCTCAAAGAAATTTAATTCTTCACACATACGAGGAAGATAAGATGAGTATGATAATTTTGTTACTTTAAACTCATTAAGTGCAGCTATATTCTCATTATTTACTTTATCTAATTCCTTGTTAAATTTAACAATCATTAATTTAGGTAAACAAAAGAACCTAGCATCATCTGGATATAATTTCCACTTAATCCAATAAGAAGATTTACCATTAGGAAATGAATTCTTTTTATATTTCCATCTCTTTAGTTCAACAATCTTCTCGATTGGTTTTATTGCTGTCAGTTGTAACATTACCATCCTCCTTTTTCATTATTCTATTCATATATTCGTCTCTCATTATTTTGTCTCCTTCATTGATATAAACGATTCTACTAATTGGAATTTATTAACAGACTCTGTGATACCTATTCTAACATATGGATGTTCTTTCATTAGTTTAGTTAAATCATATTTGAATATTTCAATAAAATCAATATAATTATATCTATAATCTGCTGATAGTAGTATATGTGAACAGGTACCCATTAATATTTCCGATGATCTTTTAACCAATTCGATGTCTGAAAATATATATGTAAAATTTTCTGTAGTTTGTTTCAAACATTCGGTCAAATCACCAAAAATATATTTTACATCCATACCGGAGAAAATATTTTTTATATCTTCTTTTATATATGGCTCTTCTTTTTCACTATATACAAATATAGGAATTTGAATATTCTGCTTTTTACATTGATCCAATATAATAGAAATATTTAATGCTGGGCTTAACTGATAGATGGTTTTATCATGTAATAAATAACCCCATAACATATTATCTAAAATATCATCAGTAAGTTGATGGTTATAATCTAAACATTTAAATGGATTAATATATCTTCGATTCATATACCATTCAATAATTGAAATTATTGACATATTTTTGATAATGTTTATTGGTAATCCAAATGAATTTTTAGTAGCAATCATTTTTACTATTGCATATAAATAAACAGGTTTTATTATATCATGATATTGTATAAACATACCTGCACCGCCAGCAAATAATTCATTTGTATTGAAATTATTATTATCATCAGTAAGCATTGTGTATAAACCTCCTTCCTTATTATTTTATTTATATTAATATGGATGAGGAATTAACCTCATCCATATTAAATATCTTTTTTATGTCGGATTATATGTGCTCATATCCTGTTGTTTCCATCCCTGTTGATTATTGTTATTATAATTATTACCATTATAAGATTTCTTATTGTAATTATTATTGTATGGCTTCTTATAATTACTATTATTATTAAACTTATTCTGATAATTACTATTGTTATTTTGTGTATTATTACCATTCTTATTTAAAGAATTAACATAATCTTCTGTGAGCTTATCAAGATGACGATCTGCATTAATTCCTGTAGAATATCCTTTTACAATACTCAAGAATGATTTTAATCCACTCTCAACTACCTTAGTAACTATTTGACCATTCTCTTTAACCTGAATAGTCATAGTCTGGAACTTAAATGGAATTGTAACACCATTTTTAGATATACTAAATATTGTTTCCATAGTTCCATTTTGCCCAAGTTTTCTTTCAAGATTTAAAGATGCACCGCCAGCACATGGAATAGGTAGATTACATTCTTGAATTTTACCATTAATAATATCTTCAATAGTTAACTCTAATGCAGCTGCACCTTCAAAATTAACAGTTGTTACTTGACCATTTTTCATATCATATGAGCTTTTTCCTAAATTATCTTTTGAGATAAATGGATATAAACTAAATGATAGATTAGTATTGAAGAATTTTATATTCATATATGACATTCCATCTGAATATAAATTTCTTATCTGGGTAGTAGTATTTGTATTAATAGTTTCTGACATTTTAAATTCCTCCTTCTGGATTTGTGATTTTGTTACTAAGTTGATGTAATAGATCTATATCACTTATAATATCAACTTCTAATTCATTATTTTCGTATAACTTTGGTGTATATTTTCTCATAAAATTACCAGATATATCCATATTATCATATAATTCTATAATATCTTCATCTGCTGTATATTTTAGGAAATCTATTGGTGTCATTTTTAATAGAGGAGAATATTCTTGTATTAGATTTCTTGTCAATGTAAATAATTCGTCCTCTACTAATTCTTGTGGTATTTTTGTCATCATATCTTTAGCAATAACATTCCTGAAATTGTTTCTAGCATTTAATATAAAAAACTCGTATGATTTTCTTATAGCAAATTCTTGTTCATCAACATCAGGAGTAGATTGATCATCTAATGCATTAATATTTAATGCTAATCTATTTTTAAATAAATTTGAAATATGATCAATAAATTTATCTTTTATATTATCTAATACTTCAAGTTCTTCTTGTTTATGAATGTCATCATCATCTGATATTACTTTTTCATATGAATAATTATATTGAGTATAAAAGATATCGACATAATCAGTTTTATCCTCAGTTCTAATATAATTTTGAAATTGTTCTGTTAATCCCTCTATAATAGTATCCATAGGATAATCTCCCTCAAATACAGAATCTCTAATTAAATCTGTATAATCTAAGGGAGATTCATAATCTCTTGCATCAAAATCTTCATCTTCATCTACCATTATACCAGAATATTCCATAAATGCATTAATCATATCTTATTCTCCTTTTATTTTGTTTAATATTGTTCTTAACAATTTATGTTATTATAAGCTAATAAGACATGAATTAATAGCTGCATCTCCATTTGGAGTTTTATAATACATTTCTTCTATATTTAATGCATCTAATACAGAACGGAATGATGATATAACATCAGATATGATTATATCATAATCAATTAATGGAATTAACCAATCAGGTATTTTCTTTACACTCTTTGGAATACATATTACTTTTAATCCTGCTTTTCTTATTTCAGGTTTTTCTGAATGATAAATCTTATTAACTACCATATTATATTCATTAGGAAATGTATTCTTTATTTTCTCTAATGCCTGTTCATTAACTGTTATAAGTTTAAGGATATTTACTCTATCTAATGAATAAATTTTTCTAGATGGATATAATTCATTCCATATAGATGATCCTCTAAATACCGGTAGTTGCCAAGCTTTTTCTACTGATTTATATCCGCTTTCAACCTTATATGCTTGCTGTTTAAGATATTTCATTCCTCCTATCTTTAAATCATGATATATTTCTTTTTCAAATCGTTTTAAATCATCCATCAAAGCATGTAATTCAAGTTCTTCAGAAAATAGGATATGTTTTTCTAACATTTTTGTGAATCTATCCGTAACGTCTTTAGTTACTCCTGCCTTTATAAAATCCATTCCTTTTATTTCAAGTTTAAAAGGCATCATAATATTTCCTTCTCTTAATACAATGGATGCCGCATATCTTTTCTTCTTTGTCATAATAAAGAATCTTCTAAACATAAATTCATTCTTCATTGTCAATTCTGCTCTTGCTTCTGGACCCATATGATGTATTCTTCCATAATAATCTAATAACTTAGCTACAGAATCATCTAACATATTAGCTAATATATTTACTAATATCATTTCATTATATAATCTCTTTCTACCAAATGTTTCATGTGGAAATATTTGATGTATAATAAATGATACAAATAAATCAGCATTAATAATATTTGAATCTGTATCTACTAATAATACAGTATTTCTATAATGATTATTTAGTTTAACTATACTATCTGGGGTACAATATTCAACATATATAAATTGATGTAATAATTCTCTCAATCTCTTCATAGGTTCTACTATACAATCTGGAACTGTATATGGATCAAGAAACATTACTTTTGATACCCATTTATTATATTTATCAACATCACTACTTGTTGCATCAGATTCAAACTTCCCTCTAAATTCTATTGGTAATTCTTTTTCTACTGCTTCAAAGTTAGGTAATGTATATAATACTTGTCTTATTAAATCTATAACTTCTTCATGATTTTTTATGAATGATCTTAAATTATTTGCATAATATAAATAAATCAATTCATCTTTTGATCTATTTTCTATATAACATTTTAATCCATCATAATCACTTCTATCAAACATGTAAAAATGCTTTACTATTCTATGGAATACATCAATATGTGTTGGGCATTTAACCCATTTAGGTACTTTATCTTTCTTTTCTAAAACTTTATTCATCCAATCATAACATTCATTAACATGAAAGAACTTTTGGTTATCTCCTACATATGATTCAAAGAATGCTGCCATTGTTGTAATAATACTTTGAGCCATTAATGTTGTTGCTGCAGGTGAATATTTTGTATAAAATGCTGCAGTTGGTGCACCAGAACCACCATAATCTGCATTCATAATAACTTTCTTATTAGCTTGATCTAAATCAAGCATTGCATATTCATCACTATTAGGATTATATTTAAACATTTCTTTTTTAACTGCTTTACGACCTTTCTTTAATCCTCTTAGCATGCTTGATGTAGGTGATTCTAATTCTTCTGGTTGGCAATAGAATGTTGCATTGCCTGATACAACTGGATTTCTCTTTTCAATCCAATTACACATTTCAGTCAAAGTTATAGTTGCACCATCCCCTGTAACATTATTATCCATAATAATAGTTGGATCTTTCATCCGTTGTTTAACCATTCTAGTTACAACTTGTTTTATATCTTCTTCATCCATATTAGGTTCAATTCGTTTTATAGTTTCTATGGTAGATGTAATGAAATCCTTTTTTATAGCCATAAATTTAATTTTCCTTTCCATTTTTTGTTACATAAATAATATACATTTAAAAATCTGATCAAAAAGTAAATAAAAATTATCTAGAGGGATTAAATCCCTCTAGATAATTATATTATTCATTTATTTCAGTATTTTCTTCTATTTTCTTTACGCCTATAATAGATGAAATTACAATCTGATTGAGATTACCTGATCTGATCTTAAATGTAATTGGATCTGTTGTTCCTTCTCTAACTTCATATTCATCTCCTGATGTGTCAACTTCTTCAATTTCCGTATTAGTTACAAAAGGAATATAAGATCTAACCTCTTCATTATCAAGAATTTCTTTATTTAATTGAATAGGACACATGGCCGATTCACAACTAATTGTAAGAATTTCATTATCTGTAATCTTAATATCCATATTACTTGGAGGAAACATAATTTTTCTTTCAAGGGAAGGTAATAATTGCATTAATTGTAATACAGATTCTTCTACAATATATTCATATGTCTTATCAGATACTTCATATCCTTCTTCAAAAATATTTAAATCTCTATCCTCAAAAAATATTTGATTATCTTCTTTATTGAGAGAAAATTTTCTAATAATAGAAGATACAATTGATTTTTGGATATTAGGAATAATATAAAGATCAAATATTGTTTTAAGTAATTCAATATTTTCTGGTTTGAATAATATTAATTCAGGTATATCAATATATTTCTGGATATAATGATTATTACTCATTTCATCTATTAAATCATATGATAAATGTTTAATAAATTCTCCATCTGGATTTAAAAAATCAGATACAGATTTCATATTTGGACAGAATATAATTTCACGTTGTTTTACAATATGTTTTAACTTCATAAGATAATTTGGATAAACATATGAAGCTACTCCATTAATTATTGACCATTGTAACAATTCGATCTTCGATTTGTGGTCTTCCATAGCAATTTTAATTTTTTTATTGAATCCCATAATTCAATCCACCTTTCTTTAAAATCTAATAAATATATGTAAAGGAGATATTTAAAATGTATAAACCAATTAATCTTCCAAAAATAGAAAATAACAAAAATAAAATTGAATTATTTAGTGAGAATACTGGATTTGATATATTCACAGAAGCAGTATTTTTAAATGGCAAAGAAACCATTGCTCCTATAGTCGATAAATTAAAAATTATAAGAGATGAATTATTAAAAGAAATAGGATTACAAAAATCAACTTTTAATACTCAGAATAAACAGATATTTGTACCAAAAGAATTTTGGAAACATCAATACTTCAAAGATTTAGAAAATACTATACAAGAAATATTTGGATTTAGAGCTGTAATGATTAATCCATGGATAGAAAAATATAATCATAGAACAGATGAATTTGAATCTAAGGAATTAAATTGCATGGTATATAGTCATGATAGATACCCAATTGATGGATTAGTTACAGAAAAAGGATTTTATGATACAACTCATTCATGTATAATGGAAATATGGATATCTTTAGGTTTAATTAAAGTTTTAACTCCTGAAGAGATACTCGCAATAATACTACATGAATTTGGTCATAATATTGATCCTGCTATAGTAGATATAAAATATGCTGAGACTAATATTTTATCTAAATATCTTACTGATAGAGAAGCTGAAATGAATCCAGCGGAAAAGAAATTAAAGAATATTACTAAATATCCATTTATGGATTCTATATTAGATTATATGGGTAATAATATAAAGAAACTTACATTTAGTTTACAACAATTTTTCAGTAAAGATAAATTTATAAATAATCCAACAATACATAATTTTTCTTTAAAAGATATTTTTACATCTCATAATAAAAAGATACAAAAACGAATAGATGCTATTCAAAATCAAATCAAAAATGAAAAGAATCAATTTAATTACCATTTATATAGTGAAGCATTTGCAGATAATTTTGTAAGAATGTATGGATATGCAGTCTATTTATCATCTTCATTTCAAAAGATGAGTAAAGATACTGATAATTATGTAAAATCAAGATATCAAAAAGAAAAAGAAAGACAAAAGATTATTTTAGATATGACGGAACGAGCTTTATCAGATGTACATAAGACTGATATCCATAGAATTCATGCATTAATAAATGAATACAGAAATGATTTAAATGATCCTAATATACCAGCAGAAGTTAAAAAACAAATGCAAGATGACATTAATGAGATGATGGAAGTATTAAATGCTTATACAAAAGATTTTGATTCATTCCAGAATCAAATTAATAAAATTATTAATGAGGAATTAAGCAAAATAGATGGATTAAATGATATAATAGAAAATTAGTAATAAAAGATAAGAAGAAGAGGGATTGATTAATCCCTCTTCTTCTATTTGTTATCTTGTAATAGTAGTCTTCACAAAAATAATTACTTCATATCAATGTCAATAAATAATGCTTTTCTTGTCACAAAAACGTATTCAATAAACATCGTTAAGTTTCTTTTTTGCGGTTCAATTCCCATTTCAGAACCGCGATCTTTCACACTCTTTGTATCCGGCCGGACACCTATCTCTTTTCTTTTCTGTGGGCACCGCACATCCCCAGCGGCACTCACTCTCTTCTTATACCGCTATACTTAGCGCAATTTGATCTTTTTTTGAAAATATTATAGGTACCTAACCATAGTCATGTTTAAAGAATCGCCTGTAAATGTCGATCGTAATACATCGACTCAATTCTTTAATGACATAATGAATTTTGAGATAGATATATGTAATAATCTTTATTCCATCTGCAGTTAAAATAAATATACCACATATACCTATGAACGTTAATATTATAAAAATCCACGTAGTCATTTTTAGCCCTCCTTTCGAATTATTACCATAAATAAAAAATACTGTATACATCTGCTATATCTAATATTGATGGTTTAATATATTATGTATATATAAAAAACTTTTTAATATTTTATCTAATATTATATTAATTTCTATATACATTTTTTATTATAAAAAATGTATATAGGAAAAGAGGTATAACAATATGAAACAATTAAAGGATAATGGTATAAAAGAATTAATAAGATTAGTTAAAAATGAATTAAAAGGATATAGTAAAACAAATCATACTCATAGTAATTATTCATTAGCTACACATAATCATGATAGTGTATATAGTAAAACAAATCATACTCATAGTAATTATTCATTAGCTACACATAATCATGATAGTGTATATAGTAAAACTAATCATACACATGATTATAGTAATATATATGCAGCTAAAGGTCATGTTCATGATGATAGATATATAACTACTGAAGTTACAGGACAAGATCAAAAGCATTTAGGAGATTTAACTATTATGGATAAAAACATGATACATATGTATGATGATTATAACGATTTACCTAGTACACGTATTAATGGTAATTGTATTAATTTAAGACAAAATGGGAAAACCGTAGTTACCATAACACCACTTGGTATAATATCTAATGGTAAATTTGTTGTAAATTTTTAAAATTATATTAAATACTATTATTAAGATACTAGGATTTGGGATTCATATACTTAGTAATTTTAATATAGATAATAAAATGGCAGTAATATTTATAGAAATCATTATAAGTTTACATATTACTAGGAATTACAATATTATATTAATATAATATTAGAGAAAAATAAAGTTATTTCAATAAATTAAATAAATAATGGGTATCATAATGATACCCATTATTATATATTTTATTTTAACTTTATTAAATTCTTATTACATCCTTTTCTTGTACGATAATATATTCATAATCACTTACTTTGGATTCCATATTAATAGTATATGAACGCATCTCGCTATTCCTTTCAATTACATATCCATAACATATACTACCATCTTTTTTTCTTATTTTTACTCTATCACCATGTTTAAAATCATTATTCTCATCTTTATTTATGTTTTTAGATATTTGAAGATTATCAGTAGAATATGTTTTATAATATAATTCTAAAACATATAATGCATATTGTAATGGTATAAATTTTACATTTGTCTTAGTAGTTTTAATTATTCTTTGTTCCATATTTTCTTCATCAGATATAATAAATCCTTCTATATCTGATATTTTATTTCTCAGTGTAGCATCATATATACTTGCAACATTTCCTCTAACAATGATTTTAACAGCTGATATGTTATCTATAATTATACTATCTTCACCATCTTCTTCACGTTTATCTATTATATATAATCTATTCTCCTTTACTTTATTCTGATAATTTTCAATTATGTATAACATGAATTTTTTAATGGTGGTTTTAAATAATGGATTAATTTCATCCCAATATGGAAATTTATCAATGTAAAATGTTTTTGAATATTTCTTAAGTTTATCATTATCATCATATACCCCAAATTGGCAATTAGCTATTTCAACATAATCTTTGTCATCATAATCATATATGAGTAATATAGTCTGATAATGTTCCAATGTAAAAATACACAAATCAATCTGGTTGGTATTTTTATCATAGTATAACATGAATCTATCATTATTAAAAACAATAGGATCATTTTTGATATTATTTTCTTTAAAGTATTTAGCTGCAATTACAAAATCATATATTGTATAATTCATTTATATTATTCCTCCTATATATTCATTATATATTCAATAAACTTTTTAAGTATATCACCATAAACTTTATTCTCTTCTTCCCACATAATTTTATTAAGCTTTACATCTAATGACATCATTGTTACCATTTGTTTTAGATTAAATGAATTATTTACATAACCATATCTTGTAGGATGATAGAATTCAAAATTATCTCTAATATAATATAAAAGACAAATGCATTTATATCTACCTTTAACTTTGAGACATATGTCAATCTCATTATTATGATGCAATAAAATTCTAAACATTTTCTTTTCAAGTATAACATCATAATACTTATGATCATTATTACCTTTCTTACAGATAGATCTTACCTTGTCAAATAAATCTCTAAAAGTTCCTTCCATATATAGATTCCTCCTTAAAATATATTTTTATTACATTATAAAAATATATCATTTAGAATCATATCCTATTTTCTTTGCTATAGCATATGATTCTAATAATTTTAATTCATCTAATTCATTTTGATCTATTACTAATAATGACCATTCATCTGGTATCACTAGATGTCTTACATCCAAATTGAATTCAGGATGTTTAACTATCAATCTATTCCAATAATAAACATTTGCTAAATGTTCTGCATACATCTGTATACAAGTAAACATAACACGTTTATTAGGAGTATTAAAAATAGTATGGTTTAATGCTAAACAATATTGACAGCTATTATTTATAGGACACTCATAACAAATATCATTTGTACTACCTCTTCTTGTAACATTATCTAATATCTCTGTAATTTCATTATTATCTGCTCTACTAATAACTCCATTATCAATATTACCTATACATAGATCTTTAACATCATTACCAACACTAGTTGGCATATATCTAATACATGGATAAAAATCTCCATTAGGTCTAATTGCAAACATTGAAAGTTCTCCGCCGCAGGCTGCACCATCCATAGATTTTTCACTAGGACCTTCTTGTCTATCTCTAAATATAGCAATATAAATATTATATAGATCATTATCAATAATATAGTCAGCTAATTTCTTTAATTGATTATATTCTTCTAATGCTGTTTCCTGATTCCATCCTTCTTCGAATATGCAATTTAAATTAATAGACATCATTCCTTTATTAATAAAATCTATTACTGATTCATATAAATATTTCATGTTAGAAGGTGACAATGTCATTTTACTATTTCTTTCAGATGTATAATTATCATTAAAATGATTTAATGCCAGCATATCAATATCATATGATCCTTCTCCATTTGGTTGAATCCTACACGTATCATGTAATTCTCTATTACCATCTATAGATATATTAAATGAAATATTTTGAATGTAATCTTTAAAGAAATCTTGTACATCTTTTTCAAAATATGCCAATCCATTAGAGCATATAGATAATCTATGTAATTTAAACCACGGATGATTTAAATCATAACATCTATCAAGAAAATATTCATATATTTGTCTGATTAGTTTAATTTCTAACAAAGGTTCTCCACCTATAAATTCTATTATTATAGCAGGAGAATTATATCTATTAATATATCCATATTCATCATTCAATAATTTATCAATAAATTTCTTAGCAGTTTCAAATTCCATTCTCATTGGAGTTTTATTGAACTGATAACAATTATGCACCAATAAGTTATTTGCTATATACGTATGAGATTCAGTTTCAAAATTATATACATCTTTTTCTCCTAAATCATAACTACATTCTATATTATACCAACCTGGCTCAATATAGATAGGAGCACAAGTATATGATCTCTCAAACCCTTTAACTGCCTTTCCTATTTCCATTTCTTCTAAACATACCAAAGAATCTTCTGTTTCATTTATTTCATCAATTCGTTTCCAACCTTTACTTGTTAATATAGGATGCTCTTCAGTAATAAATATATGAATATCACCACTATGATTTAGTTGTAATTCATTTTTTCCTCCATATATAGTAATCATGAATACCTTACTTTTTCTATGGAATAATTTAGTTACTTTAGTAGGATATAATTTATTTTGACTATCTAAATCTTCATTGAATCCTAATACTATATCTCCTACTTGAATATCTTCTATTTTCTTTGTACTATAATCTGCCATCTTTATATCAGTACCTTTAATAAGGCAATATGTACATTGTAATGAACAACGTTCAGTAACTTGAAAAGTTAATGAATGTGTAAATACCTCCTTATCGGCACCTGTGCCTATTATATGTTGCTCTTTATTCTCAAATAATTCAGGATAAGCTTTAGCTATAGCATCATTATAAGAATCAGTGTTATACCTAAAATAATCATTAGGAAATATATTTAATACTTCATTGTCTTCTAATGTATCATTTAAATAATTTATATATTTTTCATTTTCTGATATGATATCCATATCAAATCTAACATTAATACTATCTATCTTTACATCTCGTATTAATATGTCTTTAATATAATATTTTGGATTACCTATTTCAGGTGGTGTATATAATACATCTAATAATAATGCATGACAGAATTCTCCAAATAAATTTCTTAGGTCGATTGCTTTAGCGGTAAATTCTTTTTGTAAATCAGGTAATGTAATTTGGTTCTTATTATGATTTATCATATATTTAATTCTAAATAATAAACTATCTAATTCTAATGATGTACGATCTAAATCATATCCATTAAATAATTTAACACACATTGTATCAAATTGGTGTTTATATAAAACTATATTTTTTGTAAGTTTATATACATTCATAATGTTATCCTCCTAATTAATATAATTATATTAATATTGTATAAAATGAATAAAAAATAATATATGGAGATATTATCTCCATATATTATTAATCATTATTTTCATTTAACATAGTAATATATGTATCACATTTATCTTTATTAATACATATATTGCATTGTTCTATAATAACGTATTCTCCATTAGGTTTATTTGGACAAGGGAATTTTATATTATTTTCTTTATTCATTTCCATTACACCTCCTTTTATGAATAACGTTATTAATATTTAATCTATAAGCTTTATTTCTTCTGGTACATATTCTTTCTCCTTTATTGTATTATATTTCTCTAATATCTCTTTTACTTTCAATCTTACTTTATCTGATACATTATCGATTTTACCTTTATCAATCATAGTCAATGCATTATATTGAGTAATACAAGGTTTACATCTTTTACATGGTACATTATATTCTGATGGGTTTTCACATGTCCATGTCATATCAAATAAATCATACTCTATAAGTTTAATAATAATCTTATATTTTTCCATCATTAAATATGGCTCTCTCAAAATTAAATTCTTTTTTAATAGTCCATTGATTCCTTCAAAAAATTTTTGGTATGATGCCTGATTTGTATAAAATGTTAAATCATCATCTTTAATAGCTCCAGTATAAATATATGCATTATCACATGAATATACTGATGCCAAAGATAACCAAAATACTGATTGACCATATCCTGCATTCAAATGAAATGGTCCAGTCATACCTGTAGATTTATAAGACATGGTTAATGTAAAATGTCTAAATTGAGAATAATGATCTCCTAATCTGTCACAATATGATTTAAATAATTCCCTAGAAGCATTTTCATTCTTAATTTTCATTGGTAATAAACATTCAGGTTCAAATGATACTGCAGTAACATGATTTGATCCGTATTTCTGTAATAATTCATATAACAATAAAGTTGAATCTGTTCCTCCACTCCATAAAACAAAATGATGTTGGTGTTTATCGCTATAATCATGATATATTAAATCTAATAAATTATCTTTACCACTAGTAAATACGTCTATATATTTTCTTTCTACACACATAATAATTCTCCTTAAAATAAAAATAAAGAAGGTTCATATGAACCTTCTTTAATATAGTTGGGTTATCGTTTTATTCGAGGGATTAACACGGTTCACAAAAACTATTCAGATAGTCTTCTTTAGTGAACCGTAAGGCATATGACTTAATGTCATTTAATCGTATACAATCTTTGAATACAGGTATTCCCTCATTATACCTATAACCTTCAACTGTATACGTAGATGCAATCTTTTCATTTGGATACATTTTAAGATAGAATGTTTTAAATCTTAAAATAAATCCATTTCCAATACCAGTAGTTTTTACCATGGTATGAGGTAAAATAAAACACTCACTTATTTCATTTTCCGATTTAAATCGTATATATGTTGCCATTTTACTTTACTACGTTTCCGTTAAGATCCTTACGTACCTTAGAAACAATACATGGCTTTGGAACAGGAGACTTAGTTCTTACCTGAACATAATCCTTAGTTGTTGTTGTTACCGATCCTACAACCTGCTTAGAATTAATATCCCTTACATCTGATGTCTTGATTTTACCTTCAACAGGTGCAAGATATACAGAACCCTGTACAGTAGGCATATTTGGAAGATCAAACTTTTTACCAGACTTAAGCTGTTCCATAACAATATAAGGAATAGCTTCTGCCAATCCGGTTGTAACAATTTCTGTTGTCTTAAGAACATCTGCTTCAGACTTCTGAGGCCACTTAGCCTTTTCCAATGTCTTCTGTAAATCAGATCTGATCAATTCAGAAATATTTACTGTCTCTGTCTCATTTCCATCCTTATCAAAAGTTTTGATACCGAAACTTGTGTCATTAGCCAATGCACTTACAGTATTACTGAATCCAACTTTTGAAAATGACCCTTTACCTGTCATAATCTCATTGATCTTATCCTGGCCCTTAATTGAACCAAGAACATCGTTTACCATTTTACTCATGATAAAATTCCTCCTATTAATTTTTATTTAGTTATTGCCCAATATATTGAACAATTTACATTATTGGTATATATTGAAATAATTTTTATATAGTAATTACTGCTAATAATATAAATAAATTCAATATATCCCATTAATAATATATATGTGAAAATAAAAGCTCCTGGGATTTTCTCAGGAGCTTTTATTTAACTATAAAGGAAAAAGATCTTTATTACTTTATTTATTATTTTCTAATCTTTGTATTTCTTCTTGGAACTGTTCAGTCATATCTAATACTATAGCATATTCCCTATCCAGTTCTTCTTTTTCTTTCTTTAATTCAATAAATTTTTCTTTTAAATTTTCAGCATCTTCAAATATACCATCATCTATATAATGAGCATTATTTGTAGTTCTAGTATTTTTCAATATAGCCATATTGGTATTCATGATTAATAGCATCATGTCATGAGCTAAAAATTGTATTTCTTTATCCTTTTTTGAAAGTTTTTGTTTTAACTTTTTTTCTTTCTCAATAAATGTACTTTGTTCATCTATTTTATTTATTACCTTATCTTGTCTCTTCTGAATTATCAATGTAATCACTGAGAATACAGATGTGATTAAAGCGATAATTACTGCTGATGTCCATTCGTTCATATTTTATCTCCTCCCTCTAAGTTTTCATTACGACATAATTCTATATCTTATTTCTGAAGAAAGAGATCTATGTATTCTCACGCTTTCTTCATATTGTTTTAATTTAATTTTTATAAGTAAAATAAAAATTAAAATGAGAATTATACAACATACAAAAGTAAATACCCAAATATTTTTTACTTGATGTTTACTCATGTATATCATTACAAGACATTTATTATTTTGATTATCAGTAATCCATCTAAAATAAATATCTTCTTCCATATCATTTATTCTTATACATGTATGGCCTTCTTCATGTTCCTTTAATAAATCTATTAATCCAGATTCATTTCTTATATCTTTACTAATATATTCATCATCTTCTTTAAATTGAATACGAAAAATTTGTTCAAAATCTTCAGAATACATTTCAATCATTTTATATGAACCAGGTCTAAATGAAATAATCTTCTCAGCAAATTCATTATGTAAATCCATATTAGTTTCACTATGGACCATTAATAATTGCTCCTCATTAGATATAATTATTTCATTCATTTTAGATCTAGTAAAGTACATCAAATAACAAATGCATATTGCAATTAGAACTATAATTCCAATTTCAAATTTATAATTGTTACTTCTTGACTTCATATTAGACAACTCCTTTCTTTATAATATTCTATTTACATGACTGTAAAAATAATAAGAAGGGGAATTAATTCCCCTTCTTATTTATCTTCCATATAATCTATAAATAGCTTGTACTGAATCTCCATCTGTAAGAGCTATAGACGGTCTAGTAAAATGTGTAAACATTCTAATTGATTCATAATCCCCTAATTGGTTATTATACCATCCTGATACTAATGCTAATTCATTTACACGTGGTATAGAATTAGTAGTAGTAAACCATCCCCTGCCATCATCAAGATCAATAGATATATTCATCTCTACATATGATTCAATTGGTATACTAGATGTTGATGCAAAAACGGTATCATCTACTATAGAAAATTCTTTTCTATTACCAGTAGCCCATACATGTACAATATGCGGTTTAGGATTATCAAATGTTTTTATATATGATGAAGTAATAATTTCGTTTGATCCTTGTTTTACAGATTTTGCATTACCAAAATATTTTCCTTGTGGTAAATCAAAACCATCATTTGACATTCTAAACGGTACCGCTCTAAATAAAGTTCTATCCTTATAATTAGGAGCTATAGCAGTTGTACCATCACCTTTAGCTCCTCCATCTCCCATCATAAAACCAAATATAAAATTATTAGCTGATATATTAATACCAGGATTAATTTGCATTGCTCCATTAGTAATAGAACATTCAGCATTATAATGAATTGAATTATATTGTTCTCTCTGTACACCTATCTTCATTAGTGGTGCTTCGTCATTAAGATCTCCAACTCGTAATGTTGTTTCCTGATCTAATCCAATATTAAATAGTTTATCAAATGCAAATTGATAACCTCCTATAGGAACTATATTTGGTAATATTTCTGTTACTTCATCAAATTCAGTTCTATAATTTTCATTTCCATATGGATCAATATAATGAACTACATGTCTTCCTTTACCAAATATTACTTCACCTTTAAATCCGCCTAATTCTTTTTCTGTTGTTGATACTTTATCTCTTATATTAATTCTTTTTATTCTATTTTTTCTATTCCATTTATTTGTTGAGCCCATCTTTATTCTTTCCTTTCTATACTTATAATTTAAACGTTACTCTTAGGTTTATAAAAACTCGCAAAGGAGATTTATATATGATTGAAAAAAGTGAGCATCCATTATCAGATGCAAAAATATATTTAACTAAATATCGTGTAGAACAATTAGTTTTTATGTTAGGGGAAACTAACCTTTCTATGGATCATACAAATATTATATCTGTAGAATATTGTGCCGATTATGATTTCAATATACGAGCAATATTAAAAATATCCTTACGTATAGATGGTCGACAAAAATTATGGTTATTACGTAATAAACGAAATATAACCTGTAAATTCCAATTTGTTAAATTTGGTATGGATGCTGAAGTTAATGAATCAGTAACGACATCAGAATATGTATGGAATCAAGATTTTAAAATCTATTTTTCTGATGCCGATGAAGCTATTGATACTAATTCAATGGAACAGCGATTAGATATTAATGAAGGATCATCTTATGCTTCTACCGATATAAACAATGAAAACTATTATGAATCACAAAATTTATTAGATGTATTTTTATTTGATCAAGAATTATTAAATGCATCTAATATGATATTTAATGAAATATTTACAAGTAATCTTCTTCAAACATGTGTAGGAAGATTATTGACTGCTACGAATCATAATAAAGTTTTAATGAGTCCATTTGAAAATGATGAGATATATAATGAATTGTTAGTACCTGCATTTCCAGCATGGAAATCATTGATTTATTTAGACCAATATTATGGATTCTATAAAACTGGTGCATTAATATTCTATGATGTTGATATGCTTTACATAATAAATAGTAATGGTCAATTAACAGCTAAACGAGAAGGTGAATGGCCAGAAACTTCTATATATGTAACTACTCTTGATTATAGCATTCCTGGAAATGGAATGTTTAGAAAAGAGCAACCAATCAACTATGTTTCTGTTAGTGAAATGGATTGTAACCCACATAACTTTTCAGAATCAAAAAATGAAGAATTAGGTAGTGAAGCAAAGATAGTTGTAGCTGACGATATTAATGTAAATATTGCAGCTGCAAATCAATCTGTTATAGATCAACGTAATGAGAGTATTATGTATTCTAAAAAAGATGATAATAAATATCTTCCATATATTGTAATTGCACGTATGGAAGAAAATAAAGGTCAAATGTATATAACTTCACATAATGTTGATATAACTGCATTCACACCTAATAAAATTTATAATATGATATATGATGATACTATTAAACAAGAAAATTATGGTAACGATAAAACATATCGTTTATCATATGCATATCATTTATTTCAGATTGAATCTGGTGAATTTATGTCATCTACTCATAGAATAGTATTAAAACAACGAGTATCAGAAGAATCATTAGAAGATTAAGTTATAATAGTTAACATTCTTTTTGCTCGTGTTATAGCAGTATATATTAATCGTTTTTGTAATTCATCATCATATTCTTCATTAGGATCAGTTATCAATGTAACTTTATCCCAATGAGATACACGTGTTAATGGTACAGGTAATGCATAGGCATACTTGAATAATATGGTCTCATCTGGTATTATTTGTCTACTGTTAAATTCTATATTATTTAAGTAATGTCTATCCATTACTAAATCATCAAATGATTCATCATAGAATTGTGGTTTAAAATCAATTGGTACATATTTTGTATTTAACACATGATGATTACATTTTGTCAATGTACCAACTGTTCCTTTAGTTAAAAATACTTTAACTTTTTTTTCAGTTTTATTGACTAATTTATGTTTATATAAATTATTCATTACTATTAATCTTTCTCCAACCACATTAATTATATTTTGCCTTTTTAATATCCTTTCTCTATATAATCTATTTACTTGATCACTTAAAACATCTGATAAAGTTATAATCATTTCTGATGATCTTAAATTATATAAATTCATTTGTTTCCTTGGTACTATTGATACATTATCATATGTACCTATTTTCCATTTTTCATTATTCAATACTTTATGTGCAAAATATACTAATGGATTTCGTGATAAATCTGGATGTGCTTCTCTTAGTATAATATTTGCATCTCTTAAAAATGTATATGTATCAGGTACTGGTAATAACATTGGATCTCTAATCAATATTATAGGTAGACCAAATGATGCTAAATCTGTTACAGTTTCTACATTTAATAACATTGAATCAAAAACTATAATCAATTTGTATCTTGGATCTATTTTCTTTCGTACTGATTTTTTCCATTCATATTCTATTGCTTTACTATATGAATTTATAACTGGTAATGTATCAAAATCTACAATCCTTGTATAATTATATATTATACTATTAATATAGTAAGCATGATATCTTTTATAAGCTAAATTTAACACTTGATGTTGATCATATGATAGATACATAATTTCTCGTTGTTGTAATTCAACATTATCAATGAAATTTTGTAATAGTTGCCATATACCTGTACCTGTTACTCCAGAAATTTCTATAATTTGATGTGTTGATTTATAATACCACCTTTCGAGATTATGTAATCCTTGATATTGATCGTTAGTTAAAAACACATTAATCACCTCACTTTTATTTATATTATGACGTTATGAAAGGAGAAATATAAAATGGAAGAAATTTTATTAACAAATGATCAGAAAAACAAAATTAGAGAATTTTTCAAATCCAGTTTATTTGAAAAAGATAAAGATTTAAATAATGAGCAGATATGGTTATCATTTAAACAGTTAATGTATAGAACATCAGAATTTACATATAATGAATTAAATGTAGTGCAAAAAATTTATAAAAATTTAATGAATCTTAGACTTGTTAAAGATTATAAATATTTTCCTAATAATTTAAAAATTATTTTAAACTCTGAATTTGGATATAAACATTATATCAATATGAATATACTTGATGATCTAAAGAATCTTAAATATATGCAGTATATTTTTGATGTATTTAAGATTACTATGAGAGTAGAAAATAATCTACTATGTTTAGAGATGGTTAAATAAAATAAAATAAAAAAGATATTACGTACTTACTATATTATATTTTAAATTTAGGAGGAAAATATATGTTTGGTTTAAATGAACTATTAACTGGAGGAAATGATTTTCATGTATGGCAAGATACATTCACATTGTTTTTATTTTATTCATCAATTGGTATATTAATAGGAATTATATCATTAAAGATTAAGAAGATAAAAAGAAAACCAGGAATTTCACTTGTAACAAATTTTACTTTAGCAATATTCATAGTTCTTACATTGGTAGGATCTATTTCTTGTCATAGTGAAAAATCTTATAGAAGAGATATGTTCAAAGCAAGTCAGTTATTTGATCAAGGTGAATATCTAGAAGCATATTATATTTATGATCAATATGCAGATACAGACAAATCAGAAATAAATGTTAATAAAAGAAAATGTGTAGAAGCTTTAGCAAAAGGAGGATATTATTATGATAAAAATGAATAATATGGTTATAGCTGGTTTATTAATGAACAGAAATTTCTTTGTTCAATTAAGAAATATAGGTTTATCTATTTTGGTAATAAGTATTTTTATTTGCTTTTTATATTCTATCATCTTAATTTCCATTAAAATTAATAATAGATATAAATCAACAAACAAAGATCCAAAAAGATTAAGAAATAAAATATCTACTAAAAAAGTTATAAATAATTTCTATTTTGTAATTTTAATTTCAGTATTATTTAGTATATTTCTGATATTATGGAAGAATGATTATGATATATCATATGAAACATATAAATCAGCTGAAGAATTATATTACGATGGACAATATTTAGAAGCATATAAATTATTAAAGAAATGGTATGTTACTTCAGATTATGATATTTATAACGATTATAAGTTATTAGAATATCTTGTAGAACTTAGAATAAAAGAAGTATATATGAAAGGAAAGGAAGTAATTGAAAATGATAAGTAAAGATGCTATCTATGATATGGATAAAGCACAACATGAGATTGCAGATAAGAAATTATTGCTCGATGTAAAAGTTGAGACCCAAGTTATTTTACAACTTCTTGTAGAGAAGGGAATATGTACTAGGGAGGAGGTATCTAATACACGTGAAAAAGTAAAATCACAACCACATTATGCTACATTATATCAATATCTAGATAATAGTGCAGAAAAAGCTCAATATCTAAAAGACAATCCAGAAAAACATTTAAAAGGTTTATTCAATGCGAAACTAAAAGGAGATTTGTAAAATGTATATCGATTATAACAAATATAATTTTAAAGGTAAAATTGTAACTATTTCATCTTCTTTAAAATTTAAATCAGAAATAAAATCAATAAAAAAATATTTAATAAAAAAAGGTGCAATAGTACATACCCCTGAATCATGGAAAGATTTATTTAATAAAGAACCATCAAAACAAGAATTAGATCAAATAGTTAAAAATTATGATAAGATGATTTCTAAATCTGATGTTTTATTTGTAATAAATAAAAATAATTACATTGGAGATTCAGTAGAACATGAAATTGAAGTTGCAAAAAATATAGTAAATGGACCAGATATAATTTATTATGAACCAACTATATTTGTTACATTAATTGGATCTGAAAAATTCAGTAAATTATTTTATGATGTTCAATTAACATTTATTTCTCAAAAGAATATTCATTATGTAATATTGAGACCCGAGACTTTTAAAGTTAGAGAAAAGTCTGTATTAAGTAATGAGGAATGGGAAAAATTTCATAAATTACATCAAATAAAAATGGATCTAGCTGATATAATTTATGTTATAAATCCAAATGGTTATATTGGCCCAGATACACAAAGGGAAATTGAATATTGTAAATCATTAAAATACGATATACATTATTTTTATAAAGATGATGATCCATTTAATTTAATCTTTAAAGATTTAAAAGATAATTTAGATATGAAAGGAGTATAATATGCAAGCGTTTAAGTTTAATTTAGGAAGTAATGTTTTTATAAGAAATAGAGATAGAGAAGGTATATTTGGTATAGTAGATAAAATATATCCAGTAGATCCGGAAGATAATATTAATGAAGTAAGATATAGGGTTGCGTTTCCTACAGGGTATATTATTACCGGTGAATCTAATCTTATATCTATTGAAGAATATGAATCAAAATTAGATGGCAATATAAGTTCTATACAAACATTCAATATATTTGATTATCTCTCTGAAGATGAAATAAAACGTATTGTGACTGAAAGATGTAAAAATGCAGTTACTGAAAAAATCGATGGTATCTTAAAGGTTAGACAAGATGCTAATATTTCTTTAGTAGATCAAATAATATCTAATGTAGCTAAAGAATATGCAGATAAATTATATCCAGATGTAAATCCAGATGTATTAGATATCATAAAAGATATTATAAATAAAAAGTCTGAAAATGAAGATGATTATGATAATTTTAGATACCAATTGAATTATAGATTACAAAATGTTGTAAAAGAATACATAGAGAAAAATAAAGAGTATTTATTTACTCTTATAAAAGATTCTGTAGAAAGTGCATGTAAAACATTGGCTATGGAAACATTTATAAGTAAATTAATCAATGCTATGGACTTTAAACAAATCATATTGGATATAATAAAAGAATCTGAGTAAAATAAGGGGGATTAAATCCCCCTTATTATTTTTTCTTCATAGAAATATAAATTTTATCTATAGTTTTATTCATTGTATTAATATCCGCCATAATATATTTAAGTATCACTCCAATTACATTAATACCAACACTTATATTCTGAATAGTATTAGTAACTAATTTTTGTTGTCCATGTGATAAATTAGCGAATGTACCATTAGCTTGCGTTTCTGAAAATTTATTACCTAAATCTTTTTGTAAATTTTCTAATGGTTTCACAAAAATAGATAATTCTTTTGATAGATCATATAATGCTTCGATATAGGTTGATTCATGTTTTTTACCATGTAAATCAACAAATGTTATTGCTGTGTTACTACCAAAATATAGATCTACTACTGATTGAGATGACATTTCTATAGTAGTCTTAGTAAATCCTAGATTTTTTATTCTTTTCAATTCATCATCAATTTCATTACATAATTTCATATCTGTATTAGATGTAATTATTCTAGCAACAAAGTTATTCTCACTATTAGTTACGGTTTGTTTTCTACTACCTTTGAAAAATGTTGTCCACATATCTCCTTTAGATAATTGAGTTACTAATTCAATAAAGTTACTCATATGCAATATAAGATCTTTATTATATAAATCAGCAATATCTTCTGCCGTAATATATAAAGAAATATTTCCTTTTATTTTGTTCCTTACATTTTCTGGAATTTCATTTATTTTTATCACTCCTTTATTTATTGCTTTAGGAATTTTTTCTATCCATTTATATACAAAACCAGTAATTTTAGTTATTAAATGTATACTATTTATTACTAGATCCCAAGTAGATTTAATTAATCCAGCTTTAGAATCAGTGATATCATCATAAACATTAGCAACCTGTTTTGTTGTTTGCTTCGTATTGGAAATTATATTGTTTATCTTTCTTATTTTACTTTCACCTTTACCTGTAACTGCTTCAAGTATTAAGTCATTAGATGTTAATAAATATAACTCATCTAATGAATTGCAAAATTCTTTAAACTCATTACTATTAATAACTGAATTTAATATTAATGGATCTATTACATCTAAATTTATATTTTTCATTATTTATATCCACCTTCCATATTAATATATTTTTTATCATCGAGTTCATGAATATATATTCTCTATATAGAGAAAGGAGAATAAAAATATGAAAGCAATTGAAAGATATGAACAATTTAAAGATAATTCATTCGACCAAGTTTTACTTTATATCAAAACAGGTAAAATCAAATGTGGTCGTTATGCGAATTTATTTAAGATTCAAAAAAATAAAATAATAAAAGAAAAGGAGTTATTTAAAAATGGAAAAAATGATTGATAACATTATGGAAACTGTGGGAAGAACAATTAAAGCAAATAAAGATAATGATTTACTTTTTAGAAAAGATCTACCTAATCAAAATAAAAATTATACAGAATCTGAAAATGATACTACAAGAAAAATTGAATATTTTACTGATTAGAGGGGGCTCTTAAATGATGATAAATGAAATGAAAACAAAACTAATTGATCAAATGAAAAGTACTATATCTAAACTTGTAATTATTACTAGACATACATTAGCTAAAAAGTTTGATGTTGAAAACGAAGAATCTGAATTTTATAAATATACAGGATTATGTATTGAATCTTGTTTAATTATGGATGAGAAATTAAGAGATATGCATAAAAAGGCATTTAAAATTCAGAAAGAAAACTATATTGAATTTTCAATAAAAGAAATACATGGTGAATTAAATCACATATCAAAAATAAAATCTGAATATTGGCCTCTTCAACATTCATTAATTCAGTTAGATGTAATAGATAAAAGAGATGGATCTAAATTATTTTCTATATGGATAGATCCTACATCAGAACAATTTCAACAATATTCAAATTATATACCTGCAATGTATATCGATACAAAGAAACCATGGTATTTCTTACCAGATCGTAAAAATCCTGCATTTAATGGAATTAGTAAAAAATTGAATGAGAAAATTAAAATAACATATAAAGTAGACGATAGAAAAGTATCTGAAGGAATTGTCGAATTTTATCAATATGGAATTATTGGACCAATAAAAGATTTACTTCATAGATATTAATTAAAAAAAGAAATAGGGACACTAGTCCCTATTTCTAAAATCTTTCCAACCATCTAAATCAACTTCATTATTATTTATTTTTGTCTCTTTCTTTCTAGCCATCATAAGAATATTATCTTCTTCTGACCATCTACCTGTATTAGGTTCACCGTTAAACCATACTGATGAATATTCATTAGGATCTATATCATGTTGATTCTTAAAGAATTTAACTTCATCTACCATATGTAATGAACCCATTCTTTCTTCTCTAACATGTGCATCGAATCCTTCTGTTGTCATAGTTAGCATTTCAGACCTATCTTTTATAATAATACTATGTTTCATTCGATGTTCAGTATCATATAAGCCAAACTGCGATTCATATCCTCTATTAGCTAATGTAATAAAGTTAATAACAAAATTGACATCATCAAATAGCTTAAACATATTTGAATTTCCACCAGAATCAATTTTATCATCAAATATAAATCTTAATCCAGTTTTAGCAATATCAACAAATGAAGATTTAAAATGTTCTATTAATGATATTAATGGTCTAAAGAATGATTCTTGTCCTAATATAGATTGTTCAAAATATTTCATATGCAGATCTAATTCAGTTTCTATGGATAATATTAATTTCATTATATCTTCCATCCATGCAGATTTATTAAGATTAAATCTATCATCTTTATATAATAAATCATATAAAGTACGATTTTTTCTATATAAATATTCCTGATATGTTGTAGGAGCTTTAGCAAATCCACTAACATCCATTAATATCTTTTCTTTTAATATTTGCTTATAAATAGATGATCTTATATTAGATGGTAATCTTTCACCTTTAGTATATGACAATCCATTACTATTGAGAATTGGTGTGTTAACTTGAAAGAATGCATTAAACAATCCTTCATCTGGGAGTTTATCTATTAATTCAATAGCTTTATTTACTGCATCTTCATTCACTTCCCATCCAATTTCATCATCACTATAATCCATGAATATTCTCATATGATCATCAGGTTGATCTTGGAATGATTCAAGTTCTCTTATATCCTCACAATTTAATATATCATGAAAATATAAGTATCCTCTATCATCTTCACCATATGGAGTATCTAATGTTATATGAATAAAATAAGGAATCTCATTACCTTCTGATACAAATGGTGAATGGTAACGTGATATGCCAAATGATTCAACTGTTACTACTTCGCCTGTAATTGTTCTTGGATAAAAGTGTTTATATGCCTTTATTTCATCTGATGTTATGTTATATTTTTTACATATGGTGATTAAAGGTAATTCATAATCATCCAAAAAGGTATTATGATTAATATCATATGTATATAATGCTCTATATATACTTTCATATTCTACATATTCATGTCTATTAGTTGCATTAACAATTTTACTTTCTAACCATTCTCTCATTGGATATAATACTTCATTAAATAATCTATTTATATCTGTTTTATCGGTAATAGTAAGATTATTTAAATACTTTATTATCCTATCTCTATCAACATATTTAGTTGTATCTAGAAATTCATTAAATGAATCAAAATTAAGTTCAAAATTAAATCCTGCTGTTGATAATAATTTTGTTTCATTTGTAATTATTTCTCCAGGTAAATCATTGATCATACACATAGCTGATATAATAGTAACCATAATATCATATATAGATATCATTTTTGTACCAAATAACTCTGGTATCTCAATATAGAATGTATCTGTAGATGATTTATTATCCAATATCATACGTGAGAAATATATAGATTCAAACATATATTCCATTTGATGTATAACTGCTTCTATTGTTATATATTTAGAATCGCTTATTGAGTAATTAGATTCCTCTAATATTTTTTGTACATCGGGAGTATCCCACCAGGTAGGATCATTACTAACAATAGACTCATAACTATATATAGGAGCTTTTCCATTTGATATCGTATCATAAATATTTTTATCTTGTAAATCAATTTGTAAAAAGTATGGTTTTACTTTATCTTTTACTTTATAATTATCATCTTTATCAAATTGCTGACCTTTCATCAATAATAGTTTACTGATAATAATATCTTGATAACCTAATATCTCTATTAGATCATAATAAATATCATCTGTACCACGTTCACGTATTAATTTTAACATATTAATACATAAATTCCTTCTAATTTCATTTGTTAATAGAAGTTTATTGTCGATACCATATGTTGATAACATTATATGAAGTATAGCATCATCTAAAAATTGTTTACTTGTAATTGATTCTAATGCTTTATTTGGTATCTGCATTAAAGTAAACATCATTATTAGTGATCCCATAAAATTTCTATAACCTTCAAATACATCTTCAAGCTGTTTATTATAAAGAGTAGTCATTACATATTCTCTATAGCTTGCATATAATTTACTAAATGTATCTATAAGATTAGGATTAATATCAGATCTGTTCAATAAATATCTTATAATTTCAAAATCCTTGGCATTTCGTGCAACAAAGATATCTATTTTATACATACCTAAATATTTTAGATATTTTTTATCAGGATTATTCTTTAATACTTCTTTGTATTCATCCGTACTCATATAATTATTTTGTATCAATGGAGATAGTAGATGTACAGGATCATTAGAAGCATGTAATTGATTTCTGATAGGTTCACTAAGATATATAAAATCTTCCTTCTTAGTATCAATTGGAGGTAATCCATTTAGCATTCTATAATATTCATTCTGCTCTTCATATTGTGACATGAACTTTTTACGTCCAATTTGAAGAAGATGATCTCTATAAATCATAGGAACTGTAAATGGATTACTTTTATATTGATTATATTGATCATAAGATAAATTTGTAACTATAGATTGAAACATTCCAAAATCCCAATATTCACTATATGTAGAATACTGATCTTTTTGATATTTTGCATTCATCCACATAGCTGCTAATCTTTTAATTTCTGGAGTTTCAAATTTATTTGCTTCGGCTTCATCTTTTAATACAATATAATCTAATATCTTTTTTATATCATTAAAGATATTTTGAAGTGGATCTATTCTATTAGAATCATTAGATGCCATTTACATCACCTCAAGTTCATATATTTCATCAAATTGTCCTTTAACAGTTTTATCTTTTTCATTAAATACTAATCTCTTTGGATCAGCTTCAGGTGTAGGACAACCAATAATTTCTTCTCCTGTATTAGTGTTAATTGCTTTAAACCTTGCTTTATCTTCATCTTTATGCCATTCGACTACATATTTTTTTGGAATATTCTCATATATAACTGAATTACTTGAATCTAATTCAGGACCATCCCATGTAGATGGATCAAAATTATTGCTTAATACAGAATTAGATGCCTGCGGGGTATTTGGTCTAGTACCTGTAACTTGATAAAATCCATTAGGATTATAACTATCTGGACCACTTGATGTTGTTATATTCACATTTGATTGCATTGGCTGTTGTACAGGTGGTTGTACTGGAGGTTGCGCAAATTGACTACTTGTATCTCCAAATAATGATGATGCTATACTAGATCCTAATAATCCAAGATCATTACTATCACCTACAGAAGATGAACCGCCAAGTTCAGAATCTAATTTCTTTTGTCTCATATAAAGATCAGCAATATTCTTTTTCAAGTTACCAATTTCTCTTAAATAACCTAAAGAATTAGATCTTGATGCATTTACAGCTGCAGCTAAATCTACCATTGTTTTATTTAATGGCATAGCATCTTTTGTGTTAGGCCCAGCCATATTTTGAAATCGTTTCTGTAATTCAATAGTAAATCTATTCTGATCTGCTACTAAATTTTTTAACATATTTAATTCAGCATTGAATTCCTTTTGGAAATTTTTCTTTTTAGGTTTTTTAGGTTTAGCTACTGTAATATCAGATGTTATATCATCACTAATCCATTTTTTATATTTCTTTTTTCTTTTCTTTTCATCTGAATATTCAAGATCATCTCCAGTTAACCCATATAATACTTCTTTCCAATTATCTAAATCTCTTTCTCTTTTTTCTTTTTTAGACAATTTTGTACCATCTTCTTTTTTATTTTTCTTTTCTTTCTCTTCTCTTTTCTTTTCTTGTCTCTCCATTCGTTCAATTTCTTTTTGTTCGCGTTCTTGTAAACGCTTTTCTAAAAGACTAGAATATATAGAGTGAACTGAAGACTTTACATCGTCTTCTGTATGATTATTTTTACTCATTATTGTAACCTCTCTTTCTTTTTAAACGATATATTCTGTTATTAGGATAGTTTAATAGGCTATTCTATATAATTATTATAATAATAGGAGGAATTTAAAATGTCAAATGCAAAAGAATTGGATTCTAAGGTAATTACAGCAGGAGGTATTATAAAACATATCTCAGAACTAAAAGAAGGAGAAAATGTGATTGATTATGTAACAGGTGAATTATTACATGTAGAAAGCGTAGAAGAAGAACCAGGATTAAGATTTACAATGTTAACATATAATGATCATAGAACACAGATAGTTCCATTAAATGGATTAGTGTATACTGGTATTAACATAGTACCATTATTGAATATACTAGATAAATCAAAGAACAATCCTCAATTTTTAAGTATATTTAAAAAATTTTATCAAGTATATACTAAGACAGAATTATCTACTATACAGATTACAAAATCACCTTTCTTTATAGGTTGTATAGTTGTATATGGTGATGATAGTAAATGCCCATTTGTATCATTTAAAATGGAAAAGGAAGAATTTGAAAATATTTTAATAAGATCTAAAATGAATGAGAAATATGGCTGTACAGATAAAGATGAAAATGGTAATGTAATATTACAATATAAAGATGGTCATACTTTAACATGGTCACAATATTTATCATCAGATATAATGTTTTATGATATGGAGAAAAAAGAAATACCAACATATTTTTATTTAGCTAGAAATGATATTAAAGAAGACTTTATATCAGGTATGATAGAAATGACATTTAATCCAAAATTGGTAAATGATGGTATAACATTATCATCAGATGATAATGAATTATTAATTCAAATAAGAAATTATTTATATCATATAGGTATTATATCAATATTTGAGATAAATAATAATCCTGCTTCTAATTTTAATTATAATCTTATTATAGTTGGATTATCAGAAAATAATTGGCCTAAATTCTTTGATAATATTCCAGTATTAAATAAATATATAGAAACATATGGTAGACAAAGTGCTGGTGATTTTGAATTAAGATTATCATCTATCAGAGCTATAAATTTATCAAATGTAAAATCATCATATAATATTAAAGTAAAGGAAGGTAAAAATAAAATTATCTTAACAAGTAATTATTTACCTAGAGTAACATTATAAAAATATACAAAAGGGAGACTAAATCTCCCTTTATTTTTTTTATCCTCTTTTAGATAATTATATATTTTAAACTTGATACTTAATCTAAAAATTATAAAAATAATTTTATCTTAAGGAGGATTTAAACATATGGCAACAAAAAAAGCAGTGGATATAATAGCTGATCAATTAGATATAATGCAAACATTTAATCCACTATCTGTAGCATTGAAAGAAAATGATAAAAAGAATCTATTCAATACTAATGCAATTACAGCATTTATTAGAACTGGATATCCATTAATAGATTATTATTTTGGATCATTGATAAATGTACATGATGAATTAGGAAAATTAATTAGACAAGAACCAAGAATAGGCCAAGCAGCAGGTACATTTAACCTTATAGTAGGAGCCAGTGGTTCTGGAAAAAGTACATTAGCAGAACAAATTGCTGCATATATACTTAGGCAATTTAAGTTAGCAAATGTTATTCATTTTGATACAGAACAACGTACAGATATTAGTAGAATTGAATCTGTAACAAAATTACCAATACAATATTTTGCAAGTAAAGATGGTAGTACTCCAAGATATATGTTAAAAAGTGGAGCAGTTAGTTTATCTATGATACAAGCTATGTTGGTACAAATGGCTGTAACTAAGATAAGGCTTAGAGAACAAATAAAAATTAATATGGGATATAATGATGAATTTGGTAAACCTGTAATTATACTACCTCCTACCATAGTTATTATTGATTCAATTACATCTGTTATAGATGAAACATTCAATGTTGATAATTCTAAAGAAGTAAAAGATGCAGAAAAGATGAGGAGTAATACTGAAGGAGCAAGAGATGCAAAGACTCTTAAAGGTTTCTTTAAAGATATACTTCCACTATGTAAAGAAGCCGATATTATCATTTATGGTATTAATCATATTAACACTAATATGAGTATGAATGCATTTACTCCAGTAGCTAGACAACAAAATTATCTTAAACAAGATGAAAGTATACCAGGTGGAAAGACAATGTTATATTATCCGTATAACATTATTAAATTAACAGCTTTGCCATCTGATAACTTTACAATGGAGAGTGATGGTTTTGAAGGTCATTTAGTTAGATTTGAACCAATTAAATCATCTTCTAATCAATCAGGCAATGATAGTAAGGGTATATCTTTTGAACAAGTATTTTCATTTAAAGAAGGATTTGATTCATTACGTTCATTAATATTATATGGAAGGGAAAATGGATTCATAGAAGGTAATAAGACAAGATATAAATTTAAAAATGATCCAGAATGTACTTTCTCATGGAAAAATATTTATAACGAATTAAATGAAAAACCTATATGGAAAAATACTAAAGAAATAATTATTCCACATCTTGAAACACATTTACCATGGATAGAAAATAAAGAATTCAATGATTGTCTATTAGATTATTAAAAATAAAGGGTGGTTTAATTCCACCCTTTATTTTTATATTATTTATATGATAATCCTAAATGCAGTATGTTTATTATAATCGACATAATATAAACTTTATAAATATTTTATAATGTAACCATCAAAATCAGCTCCAGTAATTAATATTTGTTCACATAATTTTTCGATTGTATCTTTATCAGTAACCTGTATCGTATTAAGTTTCTTATATGATTTTTCTTTTTCATTATTTTCTTGGAATAATTGAGAGTATTTTATGGAACCATAATCAAAATCATTAGGTCTATTATATACAAATAAATCACATATTTTTTTGCATTCTTCTTCAGATTCAGCTAATACAAACATAATATCATTAAATGATATTAATGGATAATGTACTACTAGCCAAATATTTTCTTTAGTATAATAAACCTTATCATCAGAAAAAGGAACACTTATAGCACATTTATTATCTTTCTTAAGATTAATAATATTTATTGATGTTTTATAACCAAATTTTGTCAAAACATTAATAACATGATTCGAAGATTCATTAGTTATTTTATTAGATACATCATCTTCAGATATATTTTCTTTTATTAATTTTGGAAAATTAATAAATTTATAATTATCATGAAATGTACGTTTATCAAATATATGTATCTTAAATATCATTTCTGCTTCTTCTTGTGACATTGCAAATATGAAAAATACTTTTGAAATTTTACTTGATGGATATGGAGCAACTAACCATAGATCATCTCTATAATAAGTAATAGCAACACTATTACTATTAACTACAACTATTTCTTCATTATTTATAATTTTATCATAGCCAATTTTTACACAAGTACCAAATTTAGTCATAATGCTCAAAGTTACTTTATTAAAATCTTTATTAGCTTTACTTATTTCATCAATATATTCATTTATAATATTATTTAACATTATAATTACCTCCATAAAATAAAAATATTAGAGAGGATTCAAATCCTCTCTAATAAATTTGTATGTTTAATTTATTTTTTCTTCACGGTCTTCTTCTGCGACACTGGTTTTGTGTTTTTTGTAGTCTTGTTATTTAAAGGCTTTGTAGGTTTATTCTGATTACTGGGTTTATTGTTAATAAGCTTTGTTTGTTTCTGCCTATTATTAGCAGGAATCTTTTCTTCTTTTGTAACCGGTACATCACCCATTACAACATTTGAACATATAGGTCCATTTTCATTTTCACCAGTAACATTAAATGATACTTCAGCTCCTTTATCAAGACCTGTATATATACGACCTTTTGTGATACCAGAATGATGGACAAAATATTGTTTTCCATTTTTGTCTTCAATAAACCCATATCCTTTTTTAATATCAAACCATTTAACTTTACCAGTCAATGTTTGATTTTTGATTGCCTGATTGATTTTGTCTTTCATTTCTCCCATATAAATTTACTCCTCTTATATTAATTTATTTAATTTTCGCCTTTTCTTCGCCTGCAATAATCTGTCTTACATGTGAATTTTCTTCATATTCTTTCAAATAAGGATCCTGAATAACTGAAAATTCAATGATATCATTAGAAATCCGATAAATATCTTCAATCTTAATTGTACCATCTACTTTCTTTGTATCTTTATCAGCAAGCATATCATAAATAATAGGCTCAATAGCTGCAGAAAATGCAATCCATACAGATCCATTCTTAGCCTTAATTAATTTAGGATAAATATATTCTTTAATATCAAGAATATACTTTTCATCCATTCCAAATGCTTCTTCAAGATTATCAAGAACTTTATAATCTTTCAACCATTCTTTTACCTTATCTGCATTAAACTTATAACGTTCCACAAGATTTTTCATCTCACTATTAACATATTTAATGTTATCAGAAGATGCTCCAATCTTACCATACCATCCAAAGTCTTCATAATTTTCAATAATCTGATGACTGAATGCAATACGTAATGATGCATATGATCTATGTGGTTCAAATGATTTCTTCTTTTTCTTTTCACAATAGATTGGAACAACCTCAACTTTCACATCTTTAACAAAAACACGTGATGTTTCAATCAGAAAATTTTCAATATCTTTTGATGTGATTCGATATGGAAATTTAACACCAACAGGCATTATTCGTGATCTATTCTTTGGAGCAAACCCCATAAGATCAACTTCCATAGAAATATCATTCACTTCTCCACATGCACCACACACAATGGAACTATTAATTTTTTCTTTATGCATTGCGTATTCCTCCTTTTATTTGGCAATGTTTATTTTGTTAATCACCTTGTATCATATATAAAAAGTTTTTATTACATGATACAAATAAAGAATATATCATTTTATTCTATATCTTCAATTATATCATCTGGATTTAATGTATATAATGTTACTACACTGACATGCTTTGCTTTCAATGCCAAATTTAAATCAGCATGTGAAATTTGTATACCAAATAATCCAGCATATTCAATATCCAACATATAGAATAGTCTACCTGCACACTTCTCACATATACATTCATCTTTGCATGACATAGGTGATCTCATTTTAACTGTTTTACCTACATATTTATTTATATTATCTTTGGTTAATAATACAAGACTATCACCTTCTGCAATATATGTATATAATACATTATCTTTATTCTTTTTAGTAATTTTTAATGGTATAAGATTTTTAGTACCGCAGTCTGTTCCTTCTGCTGCACATCTCATCATCTGTAATAATGCCAAAATCTTCTTTCCAAGATATCCAGCATCAGCAGTACCAATAGATGCTGGGAATTGAGATGCTAATATACTATTAGCATGTGCAGGTATATCATGTACATCTATACCATCCATAAATGATGTACCAATGAAATCATATTCATTAGTAATTTTATTTAATACTGCACCTTTGATAATAGAATTATTTTTATAATTATTAGCAAAATCAAGATCACCTGATAAATATAAATCCATACCAGGATCATCTTTTAATAATTCTTTTGCATAATCAATTAATTCTTTACTAATATTAGTCATAACATCTACATTACCACTAGCTAATTCTTTTTCATATTTTTTAATTAATTCTTTCTTTTTAGCTGTTATCTCTGGTAAGGGACTTAACATTTTTTCTGATAATGTATGTGCTAACATTCCATTCAACCAATAACCAAGATTATCTCGTCTATCTACATAAGCATTAAATTCTTTTTTACCTATTTTATTCTCTTGCCATAATTGAGCAATCAAATTATCAAGATCACCTAGTTTACCCTTATTTATAACTTCATTGATATAATGAGTTAAAGATATAACTCCTGATCCTTCTAATAAGAATTTATTCATAACGAATCTACCTATAGTAGTATCAATCTTTGGTTGATTATTATAGAAATAATTTGCAGGTACTACAAATTTATCCCATGTATTATGTTTGCATTTAATTTTCTTAGTAGAATTACCATTAGTACAATCCACTCTATCAGCAAACATTTTTGTTAGAAAAGATAAAGTAAAATTATCTGGATTCATATTTATATAAGTTAAATGATCTGATTCATTTACTAACTTAGCTTCTTTTCCATCTTTAGTTAATTCATAGAAAGAGTTAAATACCTCTTTAGCTGTTACTTTAGCATTAGTACCTGTTATAGCTAAACAACTCATTTTAGTACCCATAATCATTTCTGCTTCAGCATTAGCTTCATCAGAATATATACCTCTTTCTGATACCTGATCTCCATCAACATATACAAGAAACTTTTTTATTTATATATTATATTTATCGAGCATATACAGTATAATAAGTGAAGAGATAGTCTACCAGTTGCTTGTGAAAAGAAAAGGAGACTAACTATGAAAGAAGATATTATAAAACAAAACCGTGAAATGTTAAAATTATTTATTAACAATAGACCTATAGCAAAAGATTATCAAATTGATAGAAATCATTTTGGTCTACCATTTGGATACATATATTGTATTGAAAACCTTAAAAATCATAAAAAATATATAGGTTCTACTTATTCTAATTGGACAGGTGTTCCTGAAACAAATACTATTGTTCAATTAAGAAAAAGAGCATCTGACTATCTTTATGAATATAATATGATTATGAAAAATAAAAATTTAACCACAGCAAGTAGATTTAATAGACCTATTATTCAAGCTATGGTAGCTGAAGGCTTTAATAACTTTATTATGTATCCAATGGCTGAAACAACAAAATTTGATCATAATGAAAAAGAAAAATATTTCATTAACTTCTTTGATACTATTAAAAATGGATATAATATAGTAAGAGGAGGAGCATCCAATAATAGAATTGGAACAAAGTTAATGGCTAGAGATAAACTCCTCAGATCTGAAGGTGTTATATGTATCCATGTTAATAATAAAAAGATATTATTTTCTGATTCTATGAAACTCTTTGGAGACTATATGAATAGCTCTAAAGATATGATCAAAAACTCTGTACGCAAAGGTAGACCTTACAAAGGTTGGTTTATATTTTATATTAATCCTGATAAAAGAGCTTATATCCTAAATAAAAATGTATTAGGAGATGGATTGCCTGTAGGTGACCGCCATTCAGATAAATCTAAACAGTTTTATCAGGAATTATATACTACTGTAAATTTATATTTAATGGATAATGCTAAATCAGATCAATTTCCAGGATTTGAATTATTACCACCATTAGAATATAAAGATGAAAAATAATAAATAAAAAAGTTAATTGAAATTGGACTATCTCTTCACCCAAAGAAATATAAAAATAAAATTCTATGGAGAGTGGCACTTCGAAATACAGCATTCCACCATATTCCTACATAACTAGTCTCTACACTTGTTCCTCGATATCATATCGATTCTTTAGCACGGTATTAAAATCTATCCTATTATATAGGAAATCATTATCTCTTATGAAGCGTATTCGACTGTTTAAATTAGATATATCGGGCTATTATATATCCCAGCTTATTTAACTTCTACCGTTAGCAATAATAAAATCATATTATCACACCGCTTGTTAAGCGTTCACCACTTTATTCTTGTAGAATATTACTATTCTAGCCGACCCCAATTTTGAAATCAAATCGGCACCCATACCATCCAGATGTGCATTTGCCATAACCAATGTATCTATAAATTGAATGCCCACCTTGTCTTCTTCTGTATTAAAATTAATATCAGGATAAAAAGGATACTCTTTTCCATTAAATATCAATTTAATATGTCTACGTGTTGATGATACTCTTATCTTATTAAAATAAATACCCTTGTCTGTACCAACTGGGTATCTGCTAACCATAATATGACGTTTTTCACATACATCAACACATGCTAAATATAATAGATCCGTTACAGTCATTGCTCTATTTAGAACTGTACTTGCATTATTAGGTAATATCACTTTACCTTTCAATATCACAGAGCATTTCTTTACTATAGAGCCTTTTTGTAATGGAATTTCAACATCAACAATTAATTTTTTAAATCTATTATCTGGATTTAAAATATAATCATTAATAATCTTTTTAATATTTTTTTCAGAAAATTGAGCTTCAGCATCTTTTATACTACCTACTACTTCTCTATTCGTTTCTTGATCATAGAAAACTATTGCATTTGGATCATTAATAATTTCTCTTTGAAAGAAATTAGTTAACCATGCTTCAATAAATGGATAGAATAATGAACAACAATGTGATATTGGTACTGCTGAATGATCCATATCTACCATACTATCTTCTAATCGCTCATTATTATAATTATTAGATGATATAACTGCTCTAGTACCATAATCAACTGATTTACCCAATAGATTCTTTCTAATCAAACCATGTTTTTTTGATATTTGATTTTTGAAATAATCTATTATTTCTACTAATGTTTCTTGTACTTTATATTGAGTAGAATATTGTCTATATGCAAATATTCCTCCCTCTGATAATAATGCTACTGATCGTAATAATTTTAAATATAAATCATTTAATTCATTTACATGATCACTATTATCAATTGTACCTGCAATAGTTACATCACGATATGCAGGAGGACATACTAACATTTTATCAATAAAAACATCATCTCTTTTTAATGTCTTCATTAATTCTTTATTAACTTGATTGGCTGATTTACTTTTACTCCAATCAATTTCATCCCAATGTTCATATAATTTGTCTATACCTGTCCATCCTGTTTCATCTTCAACCATTATGCCATCGCGTATAATAAATTTTCTTTGACCTGAAATACAATATGTGATATTACGTTGCATTCGTTTAATTACTTTATCATATAAATGAGGATGAATAAAATGACGTTTTAATGTAATATATGCAAATGTACTTCGTCTATCACTTTTAGATTGACCAAATATATCATGTGATAATAATCCACCTGGCTCAAATGTCATCTTATTTGAAAACAATCGCACAGACGTTACTTCACGTAATTTATTAACATCAATTAATGTATCAATATCTAATAAATCAATTTTCATTATATTTATCTCCTTTCTTTAATAAACTTTATAATCACTGTAACTAAATAAGAGCAATATAAGATAGGACCATATGGTCCTATCTTATATCACATGAATTGAGAGTTGTGAGCATATATCAAATATTAGAAGTTGTCTTTTTCATTTTGTAATCATAAACAACTTTTTCAATCATATTGTCTATAATTACTTCTAACTGTTCCTTTCCACCAATGATAGTCAATAGATCACTATCATCATCTTTAAGTTGAGGTGGTAATGATGCCATTATACATTCTTTAGCAGCATCTAATAATATCTGCTTTTGTTCATCAGTAAGCTTAGGACATTCAATTTTAAATTGATCTGCTGTTTGCATATTTGAACCTACTGCTGTTTCTACGATCTTTTGTAATTGCTCCAAAAGCAATGTTTTAATTGTATTCTTTTGTGATATAGATTCAAGGTCATTTTTTGCAATGATAGAATCTACAATTTTCTTTCCATAGCTTTTAACTATTACGACTGCACTTGAAGCTAATGCTAAAAGCAATGGAATCATAATTGAATTAATTAAAATATCTAATACTTCATTAATAGTTTGAGTTGACATAGTTACTATCTCCTTTCTATACTTTGTTATATATTCGTATATGAAATATAAATTATAAATCTAAATAATTACTATATTTATTATAAATATAGTAATTATTTAGTATATTGGAGGTATAATAATATGAAACAATTAAAGGATAATGGTATAAAAGAATTAATAAGATTAACAAAGAATGAATTAAAAAATAAAGCAAATATTAACCATAACCATGATAGTGTATATAGTAAAACTAATCATACTCATAGTAATTATTCATTAACTACACATAATCATGATAGTGTATATAGTAAAACTAATCATACTCATAGTTATGCAGCATCATCTCATAATCATGATGATAGATATTATACTGAGAGCGAAATGAATACAAAATTAAATAATAAGCAAGATAAAGTTAAACTTAACATGTATGAAAGTATTGCTAAATATAGAAGTTACATAGATAAAAAATTAGAATTTATTCATTTTTATCCTATTAGACAAGGTGCTAAAGGTGATACTTATACATTAGACTCATCAACTAATAATCATTTGATATTTATGGCTTTATTTAAAAGTAGCAATAAAGATTCATGTGTAATGATGTATATAATTGATTCAACTACTGGTTCATGTAAATATAGTAATATAATAAACGCTACTGCCAGTACTAACTTTTTTAATCCAGGCTCTTATTGTAATTTCAATAGTGATAATAATAGGTTTACTTATTCATTTGATAATGATGTATATGGATTTTTCTTAACTTTTAATTTTTAAATCTTATAAAAATAAAATAGGGATATATTTCAATCCCTAAATTATTATTATTGAAGAATCAGTAATAATTACTGATTCTTCATCATTTCTTCTTTAATTTCTTCATCGATGATTTGATTTGCAATTTCACGCTGTGCATCAAACACTGTTTTGATGATAAGATCTGATACTAATGCCATAAGTAATGAGCTAATGAATGTTCTAATCCAGTTGTCTTTTTTCATGATCTTTTTAATCACGTTACTTATAGCTACATTGATTGGCCATGCTGATAAACCTGCAATATATATCAAGCACTGAATTTTTCTTAATTCCTTTAATTTCATTTTAATATCCTCCTTTTAATATCCGATTCTTTCTATGATACTGTTTACAAATTTCTTAATTCCGTTATATAAAGTATTCTGATCATCATCTACAATGATCATTTCAACTAATGATTTAAATAAATCTGCCTCCCCAGAAAAATCCTTTGAAAATTCTTCTGCTAATGATCCATCGGATCTTATTGGAGTGATTCTAATATAATCTTTATAACATATGATGTCCCATACCTTCTCATAAGCTGCTTCAACATCAAGTGTATCTCCAAACATACTCACATGATCATTTGAATATCTTAATTGAAATACTTTCTGATTAATATTATCTGCTGGCATGAATGGAACCAAGATATACGATTTTGTTTTCAATACAAAATCAATAAATTCCTTAACTGTAACACTGTTTTTCTTTTTAGGTACATTAAGAGAAGGAATTGTTGATGTATGAATTCCATCTTTAAATGAACCTGAACAAACAGTAGTAATTGGAGTGTAGTGCATAAGATTTCCATCACAACGTTCAAAATAATTATTATCTACTTTGAATGAAAAATCCTGTATGTTAAAATGATCAGCTGCATTTAATACTGCCTCTATGAAATATTTAGAAGCAATTTCCTTTCCAAGTTTCTCTTCAACTGTTATGTCATTTTGATCCATAATAAACTCTCCTTTCTTTTTATATTATTTTTTATTATAGATTCATAATTATAATATATCATGCAATAAAATAAATATACGATAAAAATAAAGGGGATTAAATCCCCTTTTCAATTTTGTAGATATGTAATATATTACCGTGCATAGCTTCATTTGGTCCTGCAGTTGCAGTTCCATTTGATTTTACATAACGATTTAAATATTTTAAATCCACAAGATATTCAATAACACCGGCACATGTACCATGTTTATGAATTGTAAACATGTTAGTTTCATTCGTATCTTTATCTGCCTTTTCATCACCAGTTATTATAGTGAATGAACCAGTATCAGTTACTATAAGAAACCTTTCTCCTACAGTGCCCTTTGTCTTATAAAATGTACCTAATGCCACAACATAATCATCAATTCCATCTACAGAAAATTGTTCTTCAGTTATCTTCCATCTTCTAAATCCATCAGAATCAGTATAACATCTTTCATCTCGATTAAACCTATATGCAGGAGAATTTTTATTAGTTATAGCATCATATGGTTCAAATGGTTGAAATGATGAATAATCTATATTATAATATTCAGATGGTAACTTCATCTCATATAAGATTGCATCATCTTTTATTATAGGATCTCCTATAAATTTTGAACTCAGTTTCTTTGGTGGAATATATGTTAACTTTTCATAATTTATAACATTTTCAGATCCTATGATTTCATCATTATGAATAGTAGTAGTTGAATAACATACAATCGGTTTAGATGTAGTTTCTAATAAAGTTTTTTCTACAACTTCTTTCTTTTTTGTATCAATATATTCATTGACACATATTCCTGCAATAATTTGTGCTACTAACACTATACTACAGATTATTTTTGTTTTTCTTATTTTCTTATATGTAGTAATATCATCCTTTCTAAGTGCTATTATTTTTTTTCCATTATCTCTTCTTTTATAACGATAATGGATTTGGTTCTTGTGGATATAGTATCTCGTATTCATATTCCACTTTCCTCCTATCGTTTGCATTGTTGTTATAACCTCCCTTGTTTCTCACAATATTAGAATATATACTTAAAATTATATATTCTATTAATAGAATAAAATAAATTTTATGAAATGGAGTGTGAATTATAAATGTCTAGAATTATACAACATAAAAATCCAGAATTAGATATGTTACTGGATTTGAATTATATGATACATCATGACAATAAAAAATTTGATTATCATATGAAACATATTAAATTAGTTAAACAATATGCATGCATTGTAAATAAAATGTTAAATTCTCCAATAAGTAATCATAAATTATCATACATTGCATATGCACATGATCTTTTTAAAGAAAGATCTTTAGATCCAAATAAACCTATAATATGGAGAAATATAACTATACCCTGTGATACTACAAGATATGTTAGAGAGAATCTTGATGTATTAGAGAGATTTGAATTGGATGATTATTTTAATTCAAGTTTACAATATCATGCATTATCATCAGGATTATTTTTAATTAAGGAATTTAAAATATCTGATAATGAAATATTATATCCTATAATGTTTCATTCATGTCCTATAATAGAAATATATGAAAAATTAAATTCTAAATTACAAACTATGATTGACATTATTATGTTAGCTGACAAATTATCATCTAATTATTTAAAAATCAATTATTTAAAGCGAAAAGTACGTATTGATTTGGATCAAGCTGTATTTGGATCAAATGGTAATGAGTTTAATTACTCATTAGGATTATTGTTAGCTAGAATTTTAAGTCAAGGAAAATCACAAGAAGAACAAACTGTGTTAGCAACACAATATTATTTTAATAGGTTAAAAAAGATTAACCCATTAATAGGAAATAATATAAACATAAAACAGATAGGAGAGAATAAATTATGGCCGGAAAGAAAAAGCCAAGTCCTAATGAAGCATTAGATATATTTAAGGATATAACTGATAGAGCATCATTAAAAATGTTTTATTATAACAATCGGCAAATGATATCAAAAAATCCAAAGGGAGCTAATATAATAATTATACCAGATATAGAATTATGGAATATGATATTAGAAAGCTTTAAGGATGTAATTAGAGAAATTGATATGTTAGATGTGGATCAATCTAATATGGCAGAGTTATTTAAATATACATCTGATTTATCAAATAACTGGTTAGATTTAGATACTAATAATCTATATCAAGGTGATGTATTAAAAATAACTATAGATGGTTTTAATTATGAATTGTCAATTAATAAAGGATTAATCCCATTGAAATTACGTAAAGCAGAATACAATAATATTTCATATAAAATATTTAAAGATGAAGGTTATTTATTAGGACTAAAGAAAAGATTTGATTATCCTTTAGAAGGATATGGATTTACAATAGTAAGAATATTCCAAATAATATAAAAAATAAAGGGTGGAATTAAACCACCCTTTATTTTTTATAATTTAATATGGATTTCTTTATTTTTTGCATCAGATAATTTTAAACGTCTATGACATGTTGTAGGTTCAATCCATATAGTCTCTTGTGAATTTGGTTTCCTTCTGTAATGGCCTTCTCTTTCCCATTCATCTAATGTATAAATTCTATCTGAAGAACTTTCTGAATTCATTTTCTTTACATATTCTTTTGCACCATATGATGTTTTAAGAATCCTTCTAATAATAACATTACTTTCTTCTTTAGATTTATTCTTATTAGACTTAGAATTATTACTAGATTTAGAATGTTTAGTTTCTGTTACGGTTCTATAATTCTTAGGTCTATCATATAATGTAATCATTATGGAAAGAAATCCTATTAAAATATCTATTAGTTTTAGCGGTGATTTAAAGAAATCATCAATACCATCATATATATCTGCATATAGATTAGGCATATCATTATTTATTTTCAAATTTAATGAACTAGTAATAGCTTTTATGCATCCATTAACAAAATTAAAGTTTTCTATATTCCAAATTAATGTAGATAAATATATATCATTACTACCAAATGTGCATTTTGAATGTATTTCTATACTGCTATCATATATCTGTATATAAAATATAAATGTGGATTTTAATAAATCACCAGATTCCGTTTTAAATTTAATAGTCATAGAAAATTGATTACCATATCTCCTAGTCATAGTTGATAATATTTCTTTCAAATTGATATATACAGGTTCATTTTCATTTGTTAAACCTTTTTCTTCTATATAATTAATAATAAATTTTATTTCTCTTTCTGTAAGATCTATAATAGGAGATTTAGGATTAACTATTTCAGCTTCTTCAGGTACTTCATTATTAGATAACCATTCTCTAATTTCATTATCATGTTCATAATCTTTCTTCAATATATAATCAACTAATACAATATCTACACTATCCATATCGGCATATCTAAATTGTCTTCGAAATAATGATAATTCTAATTTACTATTAGGAATAACATTATTTATTTCAAAACTACCATTTTTAAATTGACAATATTCCTCACATTTTTTTATCATATCTATAGCAGTAAATGTAATCATTGCTGATTCATTTGTTATATGCATAATTTTTTTACGTGATTTATTCTCAAGATAATTCGATACATATCTTTCTTTTGATGATATAAATATAGGCGTGAAGAAATTTGTGTTCCAACTACATTCTTCATGTTCTTTTTCTATTACATTCATTTCATAATAAATGCATATATTGTTTATTAGATCAAAATCAAATGTAATAATATTTACAATAATATTATTTTTAATAGATTTATTATTCTTATATGCATTAATAACATAATATACAATATTTGTCTTATTATAAGCTTTAAAATTTACTCTCAATTCATTTTTATCGTACATATGTTTTTTGAATAAATTTATAATATCTTCTGCAGATTTATCTATAGAATCATCATATGTTTGATTCATTTTTTTATCATAATTAGAAATATCATAGAATCCCTCTTCCACTTCAAATGAATGATATGTACTAAGATAAAATGATATTAACTTTGTTTTACATCTTTCATTTATAATTTTTCTATGATGTATTGGATCTTTAAGATCTAATTTTGAATATTTTAATTTCATATTAAAATCATTTTCATCCCAATAAATATCGTCATCAGAACGTAATCTAATACCTTTATTAGATATATTATCTGCTATCATTTTTTTACTGTAACTTTGAATATGTTGTTTCATATATTTTTCCTCCTATGAAGTATTTTAAGTATATATTTTTCTTATAACTATAGAATATATAATTACATTAAATAGAAAGGAAGTAAATTAATTATGAATTTAGATGTTTATAATACTCATATGGAATTATATCCATATACCAAATTAGATTATCCTGTAATAGAAAAATGGTATACAGCAACAGATAAATTTACAGGAGAAGAAAAACCATGTGGCTATATAATAGAAGATGGTAAATTATTTTTACCTAGAGGAACTTCAATTAGTAGATTGGAACATATGTGTGATGTGAAAGCTAACTATATAATGGAGAGTGATCCATATGAAGAAATGGATTATCAACATTCAGCTTTATATGATCCTAGAGATAAATTACAAGAAGATAGTATAAAATTTCTCCTTGAAACCACAGCACAATCCGGCCTTAACTTGAAAATGGGGCTTGGAAAGACATTTGTAACAACATATGCTAGTACTAAATTAAGAGAAAGAACTTTAATTATCACTCCTAATGACAGTTTAAAAATGCAATGGATAAATACGTATTTAAAAATGTTTGATTATAGAAGTAAACATTTAATGAACATAACTGGTTCAAATGTTATGAATGATATTTTAGAAGGATTAATTCCTCCTAGAGATGTTTATTTTGTTAATCATCAAACATTACAGAGTTTTATGACTTCTACTAATGGATTTACTCTTCATAATTTCTTTAAAAAATTAAATATAGGAATAAAAGTATATGATGAATCACATTTACAGTTTAACAATATTCTTATGATAGATTTTTATTCTAATACTAAAAGAACTTGGTATCTTACAGCTACTTTTGATAGAAGTGATAAAACAGAATCTGCTTGTTTTAAGAAAGCATTTACATCAGTAGTAACATATGGAGAAATAGAATCTAAAGAAGATGAAGTTAAACATATTTTATATCATGTGGTAAACTTTAATAGTCATATATCTCCTAAAGATAGAGCATCTGTTATTGGATATCAAGGATTGACAAGTGCATCATATGGTAAATATGCTTTTATGAATGATACTAATGAAACTGCTTATAGAATAATTCTTATGATATTAAATATGATGAAAAATGTTGAAGGTAAAACTTTAATATTTGTACCTTTAATAGATGCGGTTGATAAAGTGGTTAAGAAATTAAAAACTGACTTTAGTGAAAAAAGTATAGCTGCATACCATAGTAAAATATCTAAGGATGAAAAAGAATCAGCTAAAAAGAAAGATATTATAGTATCTACAATTAAATCATGTGGAACTGGTCAAGATATACCAGGGTTACGCGTAGTAATATGTTTAGATCCCATAGCATCTAAAGTAACTGCAGAACAAGTTATTGGACGTATTAGACCATATAAAGTAGATGAGGAAATAAAAGACACATATTTCTTTGATTGTGTAGATGTATGTATTCCTCCTCTCAATTTTTGGTTTAGAGCAAGATATAAAAAGATACAGACATTAGTAAAAGAAAGCATAAATCTTAATTTAGAAAAATAAAAAATAAAGGTGGGATTAAACTCCCACCTTTATTTTTTTATTCATTATCATTATCAGATGTTTCTTCTACTTTTAATTCGGTATCATAAACATCCCTATTCGTTGATTCATATTCCATATTTTATTCTCCTATTCTATACACTGCATACCTATCTTATTTCTAATCTGCTCATCTGCTAATTTTAAGTCATCTCCATTTTGTTTTCTTGTGTATAAAATAAGGCCAAATACACGATATGAAAATTTATCGTGCATTTGACTTTCCATTATAGGACTAAATGAAATTAATCTATCAGAATTGTTTATTACCATTTCTGACCTTTCATTTTTTATTGTTAACAGTTCCTTTACCAATGTTTTTATTGCTAGATTCTTTCTAGCTAATACATTAAATTGACTGATAAGATACTCATTAGTTAATGATTGGATAGAATATGAAGTAAATTCATATTCTTTCAAATATATCTTTATACCAGCATCAATAATATCATCAGTGGCATATAATTCCATATTTAAAAAAATGCTTCTAATAAATACTTCTATTATAGTCTGATGATCCATTTTAAAGGCCCCAAATAAATCTACTGATGCATAAATATCAGCAGATTCTTTTTCCATTTTAGTCCATGTTGTTTCAGGAGCTAAAATCCATGGAACAACTAATGCAGAATGATTTGGATTTATTTCATGGGATGGATTAACCTCCATCCCAATCTTTCCAAATTCAGTATCTAAGAAAAAGTGAGTTTGACCTTGGTTAATTTTCTTTTCAGCAAATAACACACTTTCTCGAATACGTAACTTAATTGTTCGAATTTCAGATTCATTATTCATCTTCTTCATTCGTAACCACCGTATCCTCTGCTTCTGAATTTGAATTTACTATCATGCTGCCTACCATGTTTAAAAGCATTTCCGCTGTAGGAGATGTATCTCCTGATGCCGAATCAACTATTTCTTCAAATTTATCAAGAGCTTCCTCCTTTGCAGATTCATCCTTTTCGCAATTGATTTCTTCATCTGTAATAAAAGCATATGCCATGGAAAGCAGCTTAACATCTGTAAACACATCATCTTTCTGGTTTAATGCAAACTTAAATGTATCATTCAGATTCTTATGATATTCCCAAGGCTTTTTCCTGCCCTCTTTGTTTAATTGCAGAGCCAGAATGTTGTACAGAACATCGAGATACTTTGGATTGATTTCTTTTCTGATGCAATTATAATTCAACATATATTCATTAATCAACTCATAACTATCATATGCATGACAATGTGCAGATTCCATGAATGTAGAAATCCGATCTGTATGAAGATCCCGATAATCTTCATAGGTACCGTTTAAATTCATTGCCAATAATTGTAGATTGTTAAATCTGAAGCTCTTGATTTCCTTGTGAAGTTCAGAAGCTGTAAATTTCACTGAAACAAGTGTTTCAACCGCCCTATATAACATCCAAATTGGAACATCTGCCACATTCCATTCATCACATGAATAAACATAACTGATTAATGCATGTGATAATGCTGCCCCTACGATCAACTGCAGGAACTTGTAACTCATGCGAGGATGAATGTAAAAATTGATGTACCATACACCAGGATAGTTCCTGTTTTCAGATGCCCATTTTGTATATGGCCGTTCATCCCATTTCATGAAATCAAAGTAAATTCCTTTACCTTTAAAACATAAAGGATTCGGACGTCTGTTAATTTCAATGCCAATGCTGCCAAATTCTGTTTCCAAGAAGAAATTATCCCAATTTGATTGGATCCTTGATACTGCCATTTCTACTGCATTTTTGATGTTTAATTCACTATTTGATTTTAACATAATAAATTCCTCCTTATTTTTATTTATTTTCTATTATGTCATTATTAGAATATATTATTTTTATAGATCAATATACAATGATATATTCTATTTTAGTGTTAACATAAAATTATTGTTTTAATAGTAGGAGGAATTATTTATGTCTAAGAAAAAAAAATAACAAAACAAACAAAACCTTGATCAGTACTATAAATTCAATCGTAAATCGATTGAATAATATTGATGAATTTTTAGGAGAAATGTCTGAAACAATTGATATCAATACCGCTCGTTGCTTAGATTATTATAAGAATAATAAAAAAGATATTAAAAAACTTAGAACGAAAATAAGAAAAATTGAAAAGGCAAATAAAAAGGAATATGATAAAGTCTGGAATGAGCTCAAAAAGTTAAGAAGGGAATTTAATAATTATCGTTATTATTCACATTCATTATCTTCTTTTTCAAAATCTCCTTTTTCAAAAATACTAGTAGAAGGATTAAAAGGTAAAATAGATCATCCTGTAGATGATTCTACTAAGAAAGAAGGAAATCCAGAAACACCTGAGGAAACAGTAACTAAAGAAAAAAATGAAAACATAAAAGAATCTTATTGCACATGTAAAAATAATTCAGAAGAAAAGAAATGTTCTGAATTAAAAGCAGAATAAAAAACATATAAAGAGGGAGATTTAATCTCCCTCTTTATTTTTGTTATGTTAAATCATATATTACTGGATTTGGAATTATTCTACTTATTTTATTTTTTGTATTTATTTTAAGCATACTTCTTCCTGTCACATGATATGCAGCATTATTGAGTATATGAACTAATACCCCATATTCATCATATAATCTTGTAGATAACCCATACCAATCATCATTAGTAAGTACTGTATGTTCTGGGAAATATGGATTATCATTTATTTCATCACCCCATACTTCATTCATTATATCAATTAACATTTGATTTGTTATCGGTATATATCCAAAATGTCTAAATGTTAGAGTTTGTTCTACTATAGCCTTTCCTTCCAATGTAGGTTGATTAATAACTAGAAATTGATATGATGGATTTTCTAAATCATTAATTGGATAATCTTCAGGATTAGTTCTTAATAAAACATCATCTTCTATATCAACATTAGGTGGATAGTTTTTGAACTCAGGATGATCTTCTGATACTTGTTTCCATATAGGAGATAATAAATATTCCTGTTCTTCTTCAGTATAATTATCTTTACCTAATCTACATTCTAATGCTGCATCTAAATATGTATCATAATCCCAACCATAATATGGTCTGCCATATGTCGATGTTTCTACTTCATAAAAATTATCACTAAAATATTCATTTGAATCACGATTGATTTCTATAATTTCAAAATTCTTTAATGATTTTAATCCATGAAGAATTAATTTAGTTGGTGTGATAATAGTAACTTCATCATGCAGTAATTTTCCATTAACCCAAAATTCAAAATATTTTTTGTTTAATGGTTTATTAAGTTTACCTTTGAGATTAATAAAACCATGAGAAGGTATCCTTCGTTTTACATATACAGATCTCATAGGATATGGTGTTACACATATATTCATATGCTCATATCTTCTATATAAATTCATAAATGTTACATCTGTTCCATTCTGTGTATTTACAACATGTAGTGTTGGTTTATTCGTAGATGGATTAATTAATGGAAACCTACCCTTTTCTGTTAATATATAAACTCTATCCTGTGGCACATTTTCATTTTTGATATGAAATGTAGGATTCATTAACCATTTAGGTTCTATGAAAGTATATCTCTTTGGTGTCTTGTCTAAAATTATATCATATTCAAAAGGTCTATTTAAATCAAGTTGAGATATAATTTTAAATTCTTTTGGTAATGGAGCTAATGGGTTAATTACATTATGTATATAACCATCACCAAACACTTCTACCTTTTCAGTTATAAACTCTATGACTATTATAGCCATTTGAACTTCAGTCTGAAAATCTTTTTGAAACACATTAAATTCTAATGCTATATTTTCTTCTGGTGCATTAATAAAATGAATTGGTTTAAATGTTATAATATGACCATCTTTTTTATAATCAGCTGTTACTATACCAAATACAGTAACATCATATTCTGAATTATAACACCATACAGGACCATCATGGAAATTAGCTCCTGATTTGCCAATCAATGATTGTAATATTCTGGTATTAGTTTCCCAACCTTGTGTTTCAGATTTATCATCTTTAAATCTTACTTCAAATAATGATCTATCTAATATATCTTCATAACGTCCTGCAGTCCTATTATAAACTTTAATATCTTCTAAATGTAATTCATTTTTAAAATGCATATAATTAGCTATCTTAAAGTCCATTTCATAACCTAAGAATTCCCCATTTCTATCAAATCCTATTGTATATGATTCGGTTTGTTCATATGGGAATAGTTTACGTATTCTAAGATGCCTTCCAGTATGAACTAATGTATCTATAGCCTGTTTATTAACTTCACCTACTATAGTAGTTTTAATACTAAATATAGCATCTTTCTTCAATACTGCATTTTTCTTTAATGTTTCAGGTGTTTTATTTAAGAATAATTCCATATCATATGAGTAAATTCCCTCTTCATAATAAAATAATTTAAAATTGAATATTTTATTATCAATATCTTCTGTAACAATTAATTCCCATTTCTCTGAATGTAAATCTTCCCATTCATGTTTTGTCCAATTAAATACAGATATATCATTTACTGTAATATCTTTGATATATGATGTATTATTCATTATCTTTGGCATAGAAGTTCCTATTACTCTTCCCTCTAATATAGAATTTTCTATATTCATATATGTATTCTCTGCTCTCCAATCAGCAGAAGGATATTGAGCTTTCATAGTAGGATAATCCTGATAACAATCTATATTCATCCAATCAACTAAGAAATGATTCCAACTCATATCACATATCTCAGGTAAATCGTATACAATATATCCATTAGGTGAAAATGTTCTTACCGTATATAATGTTCTATGGCTATTGTTAGTTTCATCTGTTAATACTATAACAACCTTTCCAACTTTAATCCCAGGATAATCATTAATATGTTTAGGTATATCATTATAAGTTGCTACTGTAATATCTCCTTTTGTCATAGCTGAATTTAATATAGATCCATTATGATATTTTTTATTTGTGAGATTATTTGTTTCACCTTCTGAATTATGGATTCTTTGTCTTACTATAGATTGATATTCGCCTTTTAATGGTTGATTAGGGGGTAACCTTTTTTCATCTGATATAATATTATCAGAGGGAGGTATTACATTTTGTATACCATTCCATACACGCTCATCCTTTGTATTAGAAACTGAATTATCTATTCTACTACCTTGATACCATCCCTCATCAGAATCACCATAAGTAGTTTTATCTGTAGGACCTGGAATACTGACATCAGGATATAAAAATTTTTCATTTCTATCTCCACTTTCAGTATCAGTATATCGTTTAGTAGTAATAGTAATATTTGCAAATGATGATGTAGCAGGTTTTGTAATTCCTTCTTGTGGTAATAAATCATATTTACAATTATGAAATTCATCATCTATGTTATTCAATGTATCATTAATAACCTTTGCTTCATTACAATCAGTGCTTTCATCAATATTAATATTTTCATTTATTAATGCAACTTCTTTAATTCCTTTAAAAGGAGTACCATCCAATTCAGTTACTCTTAACTTTATTGCAAATTCTCCTACATCTACATAGATATTTTGACCTACTGCATAACCTGCTCCTGGATCTTTTACATCTAATCTATCAAGTCTATATATAAAACTATGGGAATTCGTTATATCAAGTTTTGATTTTTGTAATTCCATTAATTGATTTGCATTAATATAAATAGCATCAATACCTCTTGGTTGCATATGATTCTCAGCCAATTCATCTATAGTAAAATGTCTGTGAATATAATTTGTTATCTGGTTACCTCCAAGAAATACATCATATTTGATATTCAAATCATGTATATTTTCAAATTTATACATAAATAAATCATTTTCATTGAATTGAGGTAATGTTAATATATCTGCTTTTAATGGATTAAAATAAGTCATATCGCCTATACCTATTTCATATGAATATGCATCTATTTTTAAACCATTACCAATTCCTACTCTGGTTATAGTTTCTCTAATACCCCAAATTAAATATGGTATAGCATAATTCATCATTGGTTCTACTTCTACTACTTCACCATATTCAACTTTCATTACTTGTAATAATATTACATCATTCAATATTATGTCTTCCATATCATGGATTTCATTACCATTTTTATCAGTTGGAAGTTGAGGTATAATTTCTACTATATCACCTACTCTATATCCTATTCCTGATTCAGCTATACCTGCCTTATGGAACATATACCATTTATCTTTTTGCAATTCTGGTTTATTTTTGATATTCTTTTCAAGTCTTTCTATAGTAGGATCAATCATAGTTGATATTGTACTAGGAATTGATATTATTTCTGATTTTATAAATGATATAAATTTAATAATATTATTAAATTCATCTATAAAATTTTCTATATCAGGATTTATTTCAAAAATATCTAATACATTTTCTTTATAAAATACAATACCTAAATTAACTTCAGTTAATATATCAGATAATTTTTTACCGTTTTCCCATGTAGTACCATTACCATAGAATTCAGATAATTTATTTCTGATAAGTTTAAATTTATCACTGTAATAAATAAAATCTTTATTTACTAAATCATTATTATTTGCATATTTATAAATGTCTTTAATAAATTCATTTATTTGTGATAATAACTCTCCTATAGTAATATGATTTCTTCTTTCCATAAATCGATTACATGATTCTATTAATCCAGATAATGGTTGTATCAATTGATCAACATATTGTTTACTATTATTTGATATATGAGTACCAAAATCATCTAATATATTAGACCATTTAGTTTCTATATCCGATAATGTTTTTAAATCATGCTCGAATGTATTGTTATTATATGAATTATATGATTTCAAATTCTTTCTGATTAAATATAATCCATTCTTTATAGACATAATAATTTGATCAACTATCTCATCATTGATAATTACAGTATGTTTAGAAGAAATTGCCTTAATCATAATTCCCATTCCATCACCAGAAGTTATACTATCATAGATATATTGTTGCCAGCATGGATCTCTAAAAGATGTTGTTCTATAATTAACTTCTGATATAGATGATGCAATACAAATATTATTCTCTATAGAATCAATTTGATACGTACCAAGATTTTTTATAAATACATAATCACCTTCTTGATGTTTAAATCCGCCTGATACCATTTCTATTTTATCTATTTCATATATATCTGAATATGTTGGACACTGTATATCAGGTTTATATTCTATATTAACACTATCCATATATTCCATTAATACAGTTAAAGTTTTATTAATTTCTTCTATATTAATTAAATATTTATTTTCAGGATTAGTAAAATCTATAATAGATAGAAATACTGATTCTTCTGTATTTATAAATTCCATCCATTTACTTATATTATTCTGAATATCATCATATGCATTATTAGCATCTTTAGCATTATTTATGCCTGCTATATATGATAATGCATAAATTATCTTAGACAAATCAGCAAGTATAGTAGATAAATATGATTTTTCAGTATCACTGATATTATATTTTTCTAATTCAGATAATAATGTTTCTATAGTATTAATGCATTCTAATAACTCTTCTCTATATCCTTTATATCTTTCTATTATGACAATAAAATCATTATAAAGCATATATGAGATTTGATCTAATCTGTCTATAACAGTTTTATCTACTTCATAATCAAATTTTTCGTAGAAATTATTGATTGAATCTTTAAATTCAATAGTATCTGTCATTACATTATCTAGTGAAGTTAAGAATTCATCTATCTCTTCATATGTATATGATTTTTCTGAATCAAAATTACCATATAATATTGCAGTAGATTGAAATAATTTATTACGTTTTTCTTTTACATCTACTGACCATGGATCATTAAATTGATTAATATGACCTAATAAAGATTTATCATTAAGATTTACTTTATTATAGACAAAATATGTCTCTAAATCATTAGTAACTTTCATAAATTTTTCCATATCAAATGTTTGAATAATATCTGACATATGATCTATATGGAGTTTTAATTCTATTATAGAAGTTACTATATTTTCAATATCCATTCTCTTTTGAATATATACTTTCTTTTCAATAGTATCATTATAAATATTCATTTGCATACCATTGATTGCATCTGTAAGAGTTTTATGTAAAGACAATAATCTTATTATGATATTAATATCATCTATAGAATAAATATCAAGATCCAGATTAGCAGTATTATCTATTACTTCTTTCATATTATTTTCCATAATAGAAACATATTCTTTCAAATCTGTTATATTAGATATATTAAGATTATAAGATTCCCTATCTAACATCTCTAATATCCATTTTATAATTAAATTTATTTCCCTTAATTCATTTTTGATATCAATTTGTGTTTGTTGTAATATAGGTAAAAATCTTTTAATATCAAAAGTAGATCTTGGTCTTTTTATCCATCTATCAGAATAATCATAATCATCCATTATTTTTACTATATAATCAAAATAAGATGGTATCCATGTTTTATTAAGATACATTTCATAATTAGTAATTCTTTTATATCCTAAAAATTTTTCATTGATACTTTCTTCTAATTTAGATATAGCATCATCAAAAGGAAATTCATAATGTTCACTTTTTAAATATGTAGCTATACCTAATTTGAAATATGGATCCATTGTTTCTAAAAATAATTTGTTAAATCTTTCATATGAAGGATTATCAATTATATACTCTATAATTTGCCATCTAGTATTCGTTGTTAATAATCCTTTATATATAGATTTTATTCCCATCCAATAGAATTTTTCCATAAAAATATCTCTATAAACTGATACTTGATCAAAATGATATTCTTCTATATCGTTATCCCATATAGGAGATGATTCTATAATATCTCTATATTGATCTAATACATTCATAGTATCATTATAAAAGAAAAATGATTTAAAAATTCTATTCAGAGTAGGTTCTTTTTCTTTTCCATCTCTGAGTAAATATACATCAGGAAAATGATTTTCTACTATCAAAGGTGATGGTCTCCATACTTTATCATCAGGGAAATATTCAAATGTCCAAAAATCGCTATTTTCTATAGGTCTTTGAAATCTAACTTTATCTTTATAAAAATCTTTTTCTTCCCATAATACTTTTTTACTCATAGAATGAATAATATTTACCATATAATAGCTATCAGCTAGTTCTCTAGGTATAAATATACATGGTGATATCATGAACCAAAAATCAGATTTACCATCTACTATATTATCAGTAGGAAATCTATCTAATAAATCACTTGAGCTTCCTTCATTTCTTAATTGATCCATAGCTATTATAAATCTTTTATAGAATTTTTCATATTCTTGATCATATTCTATCAATAATACATCTAATAAATCATGATCAGCTTGATGTATTTTTTCCATTATATCTAATAATTTATCAATATAATCATTAAATCTATTATCTGCTATATTATCCTCTAATAAATAGAATCTAAATTCTTCTATTATATCAGCACCTTTAATAGTTAAATCTCTAAGATTATTTATATAATCTACTAAGGATTCATATGGTTCTTCAAATTCTACAAAAGCATCTGATAATACTATGGGTCTAATAATTTTAGTCCATCCATCAAACTTTTCTTTCATGTGACCATTAATATCAACATAAACTTGTTTATTAGTATCATTCTTATTAATTTTTGCATGTTGTACTATATAATTTTTCATTGTTGATACTGGTTGAAAATTAGGTTGATATGGTCTATATATAACATCTGTAGGTAATAATACTGGATATTCATGAAAGTATTTAGGTACCATTATAGACATCCATAAATATTCTTTCGCTTCTGAATTAATAATTTTTTTATTAAAATCACTAATAGAATTTAAATTAATATATCCATCCTTTATATTTAAAAATTCTAAATTATCGCCTAATGCATCTATATATTCTGCATTATCATTTCTTTCATTAATATCAGCAATTCTATTAATAGCTACCATAATTTTATCAACATTAGTAATTCTACTATCATTAATATAATTTATAGGTAACAACCAATTCCATTGATTATTACATAATTCTCTACTAATTTTTATTCTACATGAAAAATTAGTATCGAATTTATAGATATAAACAGGATAATTATTTTTTACCCAATGATCGTAATAATCAAATCTTATAGTAACTTCATGATCATCTATTCGTAATAAATATTCTGAATATATTCTTTTATTAATAAATAATAAACATGCAAATTTGAATATATCCCAATTATTTAGTATATCCTGAATATCTATCCATTTTCTATAAAACTGTGATAATTTAAATTTATCACGTTGAGATGGTGGTATAAATTGATCTATAGGAATCACAAAATCACATATATTTACATTTTCTAATAGATTTAAATCTTTCATTCTACCATTCCATTGATAAAAATTACAACTATCATGATTACTTGCTTTTAGTTTATGACTATTATTCAAATAAATATCTTTTAAAGTATTTCTTAATGCTTCTTCATTAAAAGAATTATTCAATACAGCTTCATTTCTAAATATAGATGATCTACTACCATCTTTATCAGGTATATGATATCCTTGTTCTATAATATCATTTGTATTGAATAATTGAGTAGCAGTAGAAGTATATTTATCAAATGCTTCACTATACCATTTTGGATCAAATGGACTCCATCTGTCTCTATCCATATTATTATATCCTCCTTATTATATTACTCTATGATAACGTTATAATTGCGTTTAACAACTAATATCTTTAATATTTATTATAGGAGGATAAAAAATGAGTGAAGTTAGTTTAGCAATGGAAATGAATAAACTTAATAGTAGAATAGAAGAATTATTATCTAGAATAGATGAATTGGATAAAAAGGTAACTTCTATAGAATTGAATGAACAAAGATATCTTAAAAAGAATAATCCTATATCACCAGCTATGGGTATTAAAGTTGCTTATGATGAAAATGGTTTAATTAAAACATCTATGGGATTATTATCATCTGATCTACCAGAGATTACTATACCATCTATTACAGGATTACAAGAAGTGTTGAATAATAAAGCTGATATTAATGATATACCTAATATAGATCATATTAAAATTCGTAGTAATAAAATTTATGCTACTGGTACTAAAATTAATTATGATGAGAATGGTTATATCATATCATCATCTGAATTATCTACAGATGATATTCCAATTTTACCCATATCAAAAATAGAAGGATTATCTGATGCTATAGAATTAGCTATGAGTATTAGTAGTAGTTATAATGCAAAACCTTTAGTAGAAGATTTACCTCAGGAATCATTTCCTGCAGGAATATATACTAAAGTTAATATAGATAGTATGGGTAGAATAATTGCTGCATCTAATATTACTATAGAAGATATTCCTGATGAATTAGTATCTAAAGTTAATGTTATAGAAAGTATGATACCTAATTTAGCTAGTCAAACATCTATAGATGGATTATCAGCATCATTAAATAATAAATTAGATAAAAATTTACCTGTAGAACCTGGTACATATACTAAAGTTACTATAGATAAACAAGGATTAGTTTTATTAGGGAAGAATTTAACTAAAGAAGATTTACCTGATATCGGTATAGATGATATAGATGGATTAAGATTAGAATTAAATAATAAATCTACTATAGAACAATTTCATGATTTAAATGAATCTATGCAAATATTAATGAGATCTATCAATGATATAGGTGATTTAATTAAACTTAAAAATGAATTACCTAAATTAGTTAGCGATGAAAAATTTAGATTATTGCAAGATGAAGTATCATTATTACATTCTACATTTGATGAATTAAATGAAAAAATACCTAATGATACGATATTAGAGCAGTTAAAAGTAATAACTACTAATTTATCTAATTTTAATCAAAGATTATCAGTAATGGAAAATAAAATGGGAGTGACCGTATAGGTCACTCTTTTTTACTTTTTAATACAAAAAATAATTACTATAATAAATCTTATAATAATTTTTATTATTTTTTCTTATTAAGAAATACTCCCGAGAATTATTTTACGCAAATATTAGTAGATATATCAATATCTACTAATAGTAGTATGACGTAAATATCTTTAGGATTTTACGTCAAACTAACGTTTTACGTAAAATATATCATTTAAAATTTGACCTTTTGAAATGGCTAAAAAATTTGTGCGTTAAAACGGCAGGTTCATATAAAAAGTATTTTTTATATGAATTTTATTTATATATTATAATTATATAGATACATATGTTATGTATGAATAAAAAGAAAGAGAGGTTGTAAAAATGAGTAAATTTGAATTACAAGATAGAGTATTAATTAATACTTATCCTGAAAAAAGAAGAGGAACTATTGTAAAATATATTGAAGAAAATAATTTGTATCTTGTAGATATTGATAGTAAATTATGTGGTAATTCAATGTATAATATTAATTTATTTAAAGAGGATGAATTGGAAAAATTAAATATTATGGATGAATATGTAGATAATAAATCAAAAGATTTATCTATATTTGAGGAACATGATGATTATCTTACAGAAATGGCAACTATTATATTTACCAATAAATATAATATTGCATTTAATAATGAGACTGATAGAGCTGGAATTGCATATTTTAAAGTATATGATAGCGGTAAAATCAGTACTGCAAAAAGAGTTGCTAGATTACATTTTAAAGATAGTGGAATGGAATATCATAAACATGATAGACTTAAAAAAGAGATATGGAAATTAACATTAAATGAGGCTAAAGAAATTATAGAAATATTAAAAATGCCTCATAAAGAACATGATTCATTATCAAATTGGGTTATTCTATGTTATAGATGGAATTCAGATAATGGATTAATTCCATATAATGCTACATTAAACTACTATTTAAATGGTAAATTTGATCATCAAAAGTTCTTAGATGAAAGATTTGAGAAAATGTTTATTCCATCAGATACTCCAATTCCAGATCCATGGATATATAATAATCTAAAGAAATAATAAAGGGGGATAATAAATGTTTAATATAGGAGAAAAAGTAAATATTAAAAAAGAAGATGATAGTATAATCAACGGAATTATTATAGATTACTATCCATTAAGTAAAAGATATTTAGTAAAGTTTGATAATGATCTATATCGTATGATATTAGAGGATTTTATAACAAGAAATGAATAAAAAATAAAGGGTGATTCAAATCACCCTTTATAATTATTTTTTTACAGATATTAGTAACCTCTGTAGGTCCACCGTAGTTTTCGACGTCGGTCCGGTCTTCAATAGCTAATCGGGCACCGTGCAATAAGTGTTCCATAAAGTTACGCAAACTCTATGCGAAAGTCAGTTGTCCTCCTTAACGATAAATATTATATCTTAATAGATAAATTACCTCGACTCCTATATTCATTTATCCAATATAATATCCACGACCATATGGGCTCACCATTATGGATTTAATTATTTATATACATTTTTAGAATATATAATTTAATTATTATGATATACGATTTAAAAGGATATCACCCAATAATGTTTTTACTTCTATTCCTTCATCCCCAATTAAATTAAACCACATCACATCTGATATATCACTAATATGTTGATCTGTATTAAATTCAAGATATTCTCCTTGGTTATCTACTTTATGTGATCTGATAGTTACTTTAGTCCTATTAAAGAAGCTAAATGATACAATCTTTTTTAGATTAACCATATCATTAGTTGCTTTATATAAAATACATCTTAATCTATCATCTGATACTTCTATAACCCATTTAGGAAATCCTTCTGTATTATTACAGAATAACAATTTGAAACCTTCCATATTAACATCGCATTGATCAATATATAGAAATAAATCTGCAAATGTAATATTTTTTGTTCCTGTAATATTCATATAAATATCTTTTACATTATTAATATCCTGATTAGAATAGTTCATTAATCCATCAATAATATAATCCAAATTAAATTCTTTATTGTATGAATTAATTTTAACTCCAGTAGTAGGAGTAACTAAACATACATTAATATTTCTCTGCCTAGCTAATTCCATAACTTCATTCATAAACTTTACTTCATTTTCATTCATTTCGATTTTCATATTTTTTTATCTCCTTTTTATTTATATTTTATTAATTTAATAAATCAATTAATAAATTCTGAATTGTAGATGCATAAATACCAAAATATTTTATATATTTATCATCTAATATGCTACGATTTAATTCTGATACTATACCTGGAATTATTTTATTATCTTCTTTATATAATAGCAACAAACCAACATGCTCATCATCTATACCATATTTGAAACTTTTCCATCTGAATTGTATTATGGGATATCTGTGATTATCCCACTCTTCTTGTATACATAATGTAACATGTTTCTTTGGTCGTTTCATACTTAATAACCAAATTGGATATTGATCTTTTGGTGTTAATATTAAATTTTGATTTTTATCTTTTTCGCAATTGATACAAAATTCTTTTAAATCTTTAAATGTTTTATTTGTTATTACATTATTCATTTTAATCACCCTATTAACCCTGGTAAGTTTATTGGAAATTCTAAAAATCTTCTATTATTTAAAGATTCCAACGATTGTCTATCTTCTTTATCAACTATTTGCATTTTAATGTTATCTATATCTAATTCAGATAATATTGAATATTGTGTATCTATAGAAGTACATTTGAATGCATTCTTGATATCTTCTCTGTATGTTTCAGGAAACAATTGTATTATAGAATCTAATGACTCAAAATCTTTTAATATTACATTATTTTCTATACCTTGTTTCAATATTTTCATAAATTTTCCATAACCAAATCCCTTAGCAGATTTAATATTTCGAATTTTACTTCCTTTTATAGATAATAATAATCTATAATACATTTCTGAATTAAATATTGATAAATCAAATGGTGATTCATCTTTAACTATGCTTTGTACAGTACAATCTATAGATGATGTTACTTCAAAATTACCATATTTTCTTTTAATATAAATTACTAAGAAATTTGGATTTAACATATATAATGTATCAAATATATCTCCTGTAATAATAACATTTTTACTATTAGAAAATGTTGATACTATATATGGTATAATACTACTATCAAAAGTTTTAGATTTTAATAAATAACAATTATTGACATAAGTCAATATTAATTCTAATTCTGGGATTATAATTTCATTCATTAAATTACCCATACTTTTGAATTGTGGATTAGTCATATATCTATTATGATAAAAATTTCTATAATATTTATTATAAATTTCCATCTGTTGTTTATTTTCACTTAAATCTGTAAAGTAAAAATATAATTTCACATTACATTTTTCTTTTTGAAAATACATTCTGTAATTAGCCATTAAATTTAATATAGCCGATTCTAATTCTAATACAACTTGTTGTTTCTTAAATTGAATTAATGTATTTAATCCTTTTTGCATATTGAGATTTCTTAATATACATTCTAGATTAATAAACACATTTACATCATCACCAGGCAATATTTTATATAGATGATTATGAATATGCTGGTCTAACAGATGCCATTTCAACATAAATGATCCTGCACTAATACCAATATTCACTTTATAATTTCCTTCCATTAATATCATTCCTTTCTATAATTGATATTCTAATAATTCTATATTTTCTATTATAGTGCCTACATCTTGATATTTTATATTTTGATATAAATAAATCTTCTTAAAGAAATATTTATATCGTTTTAATAAATATTTAATTCTCTCTGGTTTTATATTGCTATCTAGATATATCCTAATAATAACATTAGAACCAATTAAACCCTTCATTATCGCAAAATCTATTGCTCCTATATAATCTGATCCTAATGTTGCTATATATGCACTATTTATACCAGTATTAAAATTTTTATATACTGATAATATATCGAATAGCCCTTCAGCTATATTTACATAGATATCTTCTATAGTAAATAAATTAAATGTATTTTTTATTGTATAAAATATTCTATTATCTAATGAAAATAATGGTGTTTTCTTCCATGGATCATCTTTTTCAAAACCTCTTGTTAGAAGTGTTGATTTATCATCAGATAAAAATGATATTGTAAAGTCATTTGAAGGTAATGTATTTTTTGTTTTCTGATCACTAATATATTGAAATAAATTTTCTATCTTCCAAACTATTTTAAATTTATCATAATCTTCTATACTTAATCCTTTTCCTAATCTTTTTTCAATATATCTTATTTGAGGAGAATCTATTATTGGTGTACCTGTAATAATTTCAATATTAGAATCTTTTATACTTTTAATTTTTGAATATCGTTGATTTTTCATTTCTTTAATATATTTACTTTTAACACCTATTCTTTCCATAAATTCTCTATCTACTTTACCTTTAGCTCCACAATTTGCTAAAAAACAATTATAAAGTATTGGCTCATTTGGATTATCTAAATCACATTTTAAATATAAATGCATATCTTTTGGATCATCTTGTTTATCACCACAAAATGGACATCTCATTCTATATCTTATTATACTAACTTTTTTGAAAGGTTGACAATTTTTTTCTATCTCATTTATTAAATTTATTTTTAATTCTCTATTATCCATTATACTATTATTTCCTCCTATTGCATCTATTATAAATATAATATATAATTTAAGATTATATATTATTACAATATAACGTATAATTATATACAATATTAATATTAAATTTAGGAGGTACTTAGTAATGAAAAATGTAATGTTGATTGGTGTTGGTAACTGTGGATCTCAGGTTGCTTGTTTAGGAGAAAAATTATATCCTACCTTATTTGATGCAATGTATATTAATACAAGTAAAACTGATCTTTCTATGGTAACTGCAGAATCTGAACTTAAATACAAAATTGGTTCAGATGAAGATGTTGAAGGTTCTGGTAAAAATAGAACTAAGATGCAAGAATATCTTGAGAAAGATATTGAAAAGATCTTAGGCGATGAAAAACTTGAAGATTCTATAATTGATAAGAGTTATGCATTTATTATTACAAGTGCAGCGGGGGGGACAGGATCTGGTGCTTCAACAATTCTTTATGAATTTATGAAAGAAAAATTTCCTGATACATTCTTTATCTTAGTAGGTGTATTACCAAAACTTGATTCAACATCATTAATGGAACATGGTAATACATTAGAGTTTCTTGATGATCTTTATAGAGTATTAGGAGATAATGTAACATATATGCTATATGATAATGAATCAACTGCAAATATGGCAGATACAGTTGCATTAGAAACAGTTAACAGAAATATTATTGAGGATATTAGAATTCTTACAGGCATTGATAATCATCCTACACCATATGAATCTATTGATAAAGCAGATATGGAATCTATAATTACAACACCAGGAAGATTACTTGTTGCAAGAATTAATAAGAATCTTACAGAAAAGAATCTTGAAGATAATAATATTGATAATATTGTTATTAAAGCAATTAAAGATTCTTGCCATGTTGAGACAGATCGTAATAAACATGTTGTTAGATGGGGTATAATCACATATTTTACAAATGAAGTATATCAGCTGTACAAATCATCTTTAACTGCAGTAACAGAATTTTTAGGAATACCTAAAGAAAGATTTAATCATAATGCAATTAATAATAAGGATGAATCATTGTCATTTATGTATATGATTGCATCCGGTTTGTCACCTATTAATGATAGGGTAAAGAAAATTACATCAAGAGTAGAATCATTACAAAAGACTTTACCATCTGAAGATACTAACAAATATATTCTTGGAGAAGGTGTTTCATATGGAATAATGGAAGAAAGAAGAAAACAGGTAAGAAGAGAAGCTGCTCCATCTGAAATTAATAAAAGTTCAGTATTTAATAAATTTAAGAAATAATACATACATAATCAATAGGGCTTATTTATATAGCCCTATTGATTTTATTGTATGAATAAAATAAAAAGGAGAGAAGAGATGTTAAAAACAATTGAGAATGCTGTAAAGGGTTATGTTGCTAATAAAATAGTTAAAACAGTATTAACCCCATTAGACACAATAGTAGATCAAAATATAATGGATGTAACAACTACTATTGGATCATTTATCGTTAGAAGCGTACGAGGAAAATTTCAAAGGTCTATAACATTTACAATCGGAAATCATTATGCAGATAGATGGATGGAAGAAGCTTTATATGGTATTTTGTATAAATACAACAATATCAAAGGTTCCTCTAGATTAGAATTAACTAATAAAGCTGGTATGTCTGATGGAACTGGAATTTATTATAGACTGGATGATGGTACACATAATCTCAAATATAGAGATTATAATATTTTATTAGGTATATCAACAAGTACTACTCCACTGACATCTGGAAGATCAACACAAGCAAGAATTTATACAGTGATAACTTACGATTTAGATCCAAAATTTATGGAACTATTTGAAAAAGATATGATAGAACACAGAAATTCTTTATTACAAATAAAGAAGGATAGCCCAGTGGTAAATGTTTATAAAGATTATCATGAATCTGATGGTTATACTTACTGGGAAAAAATGATGACTATAAATAAAAGAAAAATAGGTACGGTTTATCTTCCTTATGATCAGAAAAAGAAGTTAGTGGATACCATCAATAATTTCTTTAGTAATAAGGAATATTATAAAGAACATGGAGTTGCTCATAATCTCAAGATACTTCTTTATGGACCTCCTGGACCACAGCCTGAATCAACTAACATTCCTAATCCAGATGGATGGGATAAATTAATGAAAGATTTTAAACCTGGGGACAAAATATTTACAGAAGATGGTTCAATAACAGAAATAGAAGATATAAGAAAATATGAACCTATGGATGTATATAAAATATATTTTTCAGATGGATCATTTACAAGATGTGCATTGACTCATAGATGGAATATTATACAAAAAGATGGCTCAATTGTTGATAATTCTGTTGAAGATATTATTAATTATCTTGGTACTACTAAAGATAATATAACAACATTTGATAATGATTTGTATGTACCAATGGGAGCAGAAGTTCAATATGATCATTCTACTAATTATAAAAATCTACATCCATATGTTATTGGAATATTAGCTATATGTGGAAGATTTATTGGTAATAATACTAATAAAAAAGTTTGCATTAATACAACTGAATCTGAAATTTTATATTATTTAAGACAATATTTCCCGTTAGATATATATTTTGAAAAATATGATGATAACAATAATTGGATCATGATGAATAATTGCAATCCAGTTTATTTGGATGAATTATTAAAAATAATTCCTCCTGGAATGGTTGTATATAATAATTCAGATGGTTGTGAAACGATTCCATCTAATTATTTATATGATGATATTATGACCAGATCTGAATTATTATCTGGAATAATGGATACAACAATTACTGATATAATTAAAACTGATTTGCAAACAATTTTAACATTATCATTTCCAACACCAAATTTATGTTTAAGTACTAAACGGTTGATGAATAGTTTAGGAGTTAGACCAACCTTTGTTGATGCTACTACATTAACAGTTGTATGTAATTCAAAGGTTTATTCATTTATAAAATATAGCAGTAAAAAGAAATTAATAACTCTTAAATACGATTTAACAATTCCTAATTATGTAAGGAATGCATCATGCGAATCTGATTCTGTAGTAAAAATTGAACGCATTGAGAAAACAAATGAACAGGAAGCTATGATATGTTTTCATGTCAAAGATGAATCTCATACCTATATTACGGAAAATTTTATTTCTACTTGTAATACAGGTAAAGATTCTATTGCAAAAATGATTGCATCAGAATGGAATAGAAATATTTACTATATTACAGGTGGTAAAGATGGTAACTTTATTCCAAATGCAATTACAGATTCTGATACAGATGATATTAATTACCCATTAATGTTAATATCAGATATTGATAAATATCCAATGTTTATCACGGAACCAAAAGATCTTGATGAAAATAGTGATTCTGGCAAAGCAGAAAAAGTTGCTTGGAAACAAAAATTTGGATCTATGATAAATGCCTTAGATGGAATACTGTCAGGCGAGGATAGAATTATTATAATGACAACTAATCACATTGAAAAGTTTTCTGAAACATTTAGAAGACCAGGTAGAATCGATTTGGAATTATTAATTGATTATGTAACTCCAGAGGTATTTAGGAAATTTATATATGATAATTTTAATTATGAATTACCTAAAGATATTAAATTAAAAGATGACAAATTAACTATTGCTAAAGTTCAATTTGATATTATGTTCCAAAAGATGACAGTAGAAGAAATTATAAAGAAATATATAAAATAACTAATAAGGGAGAGAATATTCTCTCCCTTTAAAAGAAAGGATAATATTATGCCTGGTTTAGTTTTAGCAGTTATAATTGGAGCTATAATAATTTGGTTCACTATATCATTTGCTTTTCCTACTATAGGAAAATTCTGTAAATCTATGTGGGAAAATGCAGTTGGTATTGATGAAAATAAAAATGAAAAAGGAGAAAAAGAAAATGAAGAAAAGTAGTAAAATTGTAGGAGCTTATTTTACAGGAATAATTATTATTATTGCATTAATTTTCATGCATATATGTTTATCAAGAGTTCCTACAGGATATTGTGGAGTTGTATACTCTATCAATGGTGGTGTAACAGGTAAAGTTGTTGATCAAGGTTGGCATTGGCATGGTATCGGAGAAAGAATTACTAATTATTCCATTGGAATAGAGCAGTCATATTTAACTGCTACAAATAATGGTGATTCTCCTGAGAATGATAGTTTCTCGGCTCCATCCTCAGATGGTAAAGGTTTACACAGATGGAATTAACATTTACATATCGATTTGATAGGACAAGAATATCTGATACCTTTACAAGATTTAAAGGATTGAGTGGTCAAGAAGTATTAACAACATTTATCAAACCAAATGTTATTTCTTGGACTAAAGAAATTACTGCAAAATATCCTGTTACTGAAATATTAGGTGATAAACGTGCTGATCTTAATATTGTGCTAACTGATTATCTCAGAGAAAAATTTGATTCATATGGTATTATAATTGATTCAGCCATGTTAATCAATATTGAACCTGATGAAGAGATAAAAGCAGCAATTCAGAAAAAGATTACTGCTCAGCAAGAACTTGAACTTGCTAAGGTACAAGCAGAAACAGCAAGGATAGATGCAGAGAAAGAAAAAGAAGTAGCTTTAATTGAAGCTGAAAAGAATAAGGAGACTGCATCTATTAATGCAGAAAAAGTTAAAATTGAAGCACAGGGTAAAGCAGATGCTAAACGTATTGCTGCTGAGGCAGAAGCAGAAGCAAATGTTAAGATTGCTCAATCATTAACACCTGAATTGATTGAGAAAATTAAATATGAACATTGGGATGGAAAACTTCCATATGTTCAAGGAAGTTCATCATCTATTATTGATATGAAAGATTTCAATGAAGGAGACTAATATGAATAATAATGATAGATGTTTAGATTGTCTTGAGAAATGTAAACATGCTACTACACAAACCGTATTTACTCGTAGTGAAATATTTAAATAAAAATAAAGAGGGATTTAAATCCCTCTTTATTTTTTTATTCATTTTCTATAGTTTTACTCAACACCTTAGTTAAAATTGAGAAAAATATAAAGATAAAATAAGAGGTGGTGAAATAATGAGTAATACTATTAATGAAAAAACAACTTCATTATCATTTCTAAAACAAGCGGCTAATGTTATTACAAATGGATCTATTAGTTATATAAATAAAGTAATGCCCAATACTACAGATACACTCAAAGAAGCAAAAGCTACAGTTAATGAGGTAACATCTACATTTAGTAATACAACTGGCAATGTATTTCCTATATTGAGAAAATTAAAATCTCAAATTAGTTATAAAGGAATACTTAATTGGTTTTATGAGAAAGAAGATTCATTTGATTCTGGAGTTGATATACCATCATCATATGATGATGGTAGTGATTTTGAAATGGCTGAGGTTCAAATAAATCAATCAGAAAAAAATGCTAAAGAAATTTCACAAACTATAGTTGAATCAAGTAGACATATGGTAGAAAGTGAAATTGCATCTACGGCAAATCTTACTCATACTATATCTGCTCAAACAGCAGTTATTACTTCTGGATTTGATTCAGTTAATAAAAATCTTGAAAATATAGCAGAAATAATATCAAAAAATACATCCGCTATTATAGAATTACAAACAGCAAGTTCTAAAGTAGAATTGATAAGCAGAACTCAAACAGATGCTGACGAATCACGTAAAAGAATGCAATCGGGTAAATTTAATTTATCTGATTATAAAGCTATATTGAAGGATAATTTTGCTAATAGTGAATTAGGTCTTTCTTTAGGTACAGCATCTGGATTACTTAGTAATAGTGGAATGATTAAAGATCTTCTTTCTCCAACTAATCTATTATCAGTTGGAATAAGTAAAGCTGTTGATAAAGCATCACCTAATTTTAGAAAAAATGCAAAGGCATTAGATGATGCCATTAGTGAAACTATAATGACTTCATTAATTAGATTAGGAGAAAGTAAAAAGGAAGTATTTGGAGTTAATCTTGGTAAAATATTTGGTATTGATTCATCAAGAGAAAAAATTGATACTAGCAGGCAAACATTAGAATTACATGCTACACCATTTGATACATTAACTAAAGATACTATTAATAGTGGTATCACTGGTTATCTTAGAAAGATTTTAGTTGCTGTAGGTGGTGATGATGTAATTTATGATGCTAGAAGTCGTAGCTTTAAAACACAAAAACAATTGAAAAAAGAATATAGAGCAGAATCCATTAATACAAGTGCTTTATATCAAGCTACTGACAGAGTAAAACAAAATCTTGGTAATGAAGATTTTACTAAGATGATGTATTCTTTAATGATGAATGATTTAAGTAACAGAACTGGTCCTAATGGTAATGCTAGAAATCAAATAAATCAATTTAAAAATTTTGATGTTACTTATGATTATCTTAAATCATTATTAGGTAATAATGCAACTTCTACTGATCTCGATAATATCAAGGTATTAGCAAAACGATTAGGAAGACTACCAACTGGTTATGGCGAGCAAGACATCATGAATCAAGCTGCTAGAGAAGCAATAAAAAGAAATAATAAAATGAAAGAATATGTTATCAATGCTGATAATTACGGAGTTGATTTATCTTTCATTAATGATAGTACAAAAGCTGATGCTAATACAATAAAGAAGACATTTGGTAGATCAGATATAGAAATTAAAAATTCACCCAGTAGAATTTCTACTTTAACGAATATTGATTATACTTATAAAGCTTTATATGAAATATATAGAAGGCTTAATAAAGGTATTAATGTATTTAAGGTAGGAGAGAATAATAGAAGATCTAAACCATATACTGATTGGAAAGATAATTATCTTTCCAAACCCTCTGGATATAAATCCAAAACTATAAATGATGCTGATACAACTACCAATGGTATTTTAGCAAATATGGGTCGATTAGATGATGGACCTAATCAATTGAGAAATAATACATTGGAAGATGGAACTACCGAAGAGTTGACTGGTGGACAAAGATTCTCCAGATGGGGTAAACAACGGGGTGGGGAATTTATCAAAGCTATGTTCTCAGGTAATCCTGGTGATGTGAAACGAGTATTTGGAAATATTATACAGGATGTATCAGGAGTAGCTAGTGACAAAATAAAATCTCAAGCAAATAAAGTTAATGATAAATACGGTAATGCATCTGGTTATCTTAAACATAAACTATTTGGAACATCATATAGATATACTAATGATGAAGGCAAGGAAGTTGAAATAGAAAAAAATGATAAAGGTGGTTATGCTGGATTTATTAAAAAGAAATTATTTGGTAAATTAGGTGATACAAATAATTCTGTACAAAAATGGTTTAAGGATGTAGCTGGATATTTTGATTATGGTAATAAAGAAGATAAAAAGAACGGTGTTGAATCAAAAAGAAAGAAACTTATATCAACATCTATAGGTGCACTTGGAGGTGGTTTATTAGCTGGACCATTAGGTGTATTAATGGGATCAATGGCTGGATCAGCATTCTCAAATTTTAATATTGGCGATAAATTCAAAGAGAAATTATTTGGTAGGGATGATAATGGTAAAGCTAAAGGTTTATTAACTAAAGTATTTGATAAAATGACAAGGCCCATTACTTATCAAATTAAGAAGACAACTAATTATTTTGGTAATGTATTAAAGAAAAATATATTTGGACCATTATCAGATTTAGGTTTTGCTATGAGAGAAAGAATGTTACATCATGTAGATGGATTAATGAAGAAAACTATGAATTTTATTAAGAATTCTTTCATAGGTAAAGCATTCAGTGCTGCTAAAAAGAAAGTTGGAGGTGCAGTAAAAACAGGAGCCAAAAAAGTATTTGGTGGTTTAGGTAATCTATTATATGGAGGCTCAGTAGGTACATTAGGTTTGGCTGCTAGGCAAACTTTAAATGCGAATACATTACTACCTAGAGCTGGTTTAAATGGTTTATCAAATTTATTGGTTCATAATACAGGTACTTATGAAGTTGATCCAGATACTGGTGAACGTGTATGGGTATCAGGAAAAGATAAACTAAAACAACGTAGAGAAGAACGTAATGCATCAATTAAACGTGATATGGATCGTTATAGTTTATTTGGTGGATATGCCGAATATAATAGAGAACTAGATGCAAAACATGCTACAAATAAGAATGAATTAGAGCAATATATAGCTGAAGGAACTCCTAAGATTGTAGAAAATACAGAACAAACAAATGAAATCTTAGATAATCTAACTGATGTAAATAGGGAATCAAATGAAGCTTTACAAAATTTAGATCGTAATAGTAGCGAGGTTGGTTCTCTATTTACACATGATCAAGGTATTCATGATAAATTAGATAAATTATATGCATTCTTAACTGGTAATACATCTACTAATAAACCAAGTAATACTCCTGAAGGTCATTATAAATCAGATAAAAAGGCAGATGATGATAGTTTAAAGAATGCATTAGAAAATAAATCATCCAAAGCACCTACTTTAATAGGTGGAGGAAATCAATCTGACCCTATATTAGGTAGCGCTCTAGGTTCAATTTCTACTATTGCAGCTAATAACGGATTATCTAATGATGAGGCACAAACTACAAATGAGACTATAGCTGAATTATCTAAAGATAAACCTAATAAAAATTCCATATCAGCTAAATTACAGAAGATTATTAATATTAATAAAACAAAATCGGATGAGGATGATAAAGATAAAAAAAAGAAAAAATCTTTATTCTGGGATATATTAGGAAAGATTGGTAATTTTGCAGGAGGATTTCTTGATAAACTTCCTTTAATTTTAGGAGGTATTGCTGCATTTAAACTATTTTGTGGTGATTTTGAAGGTGTAAAGGATGTTGTTAGTAGAATTGGTAATGGTATAGATTCTATAGCTAGCTTTATTACAGGAAAATCAAAGGATGATGGCACAACAGCAGGAATGAATGCAGTAACATCATTAGCAGATATACAATCAGATAGTCCAATGAGTTATGCTATACCTGGAGCTGAATTATATCATAATGAACGAGATTGTGCAGGTAACAGAATTAGAAATCAAAATGCTACTAAAGCAAAGAATACTATTCTTATTGGAGCTAATCTAAAGAATGCTTTTATGAATAAATGGCATGGTACTAATAATTCTAGTTTTACATCTACAATGGCTAGAACTAGAGCTAGTATATCAGGTAGAATTAATAACATTTCGTCTAGTGTTTATAATAAACTTGATAATAGTGTATTAGGTAAATTTGGATTAGGAAGAAAAATAAAGAATAAAGCAAGTAAGATTAGAGATAATAGTGCAGCGGCACAAGCTAATCAAGATCAGATTGCAAATAACAATGTTACTACAGTAGATAATTTGAAATCTAGAGTAGGAACTGCAGCTAGCTTAAGTTTCTTATCAGGAGCTGCTGGTTTAGGAGCTAAAGGCATTGCTAAAGCATTTGGTAGAGATGAAGAGTCTCAAGACAGATGGAGTAGAATTGGTTCAGGTGGTACTGCATTAGTATTAACAGCTAATCATGGTATGTCTAAACTTACTGGAAAGAAATCATTAATTGATTTATTCAAAGAATTAGTAAGTAAGTTATTTAAATACTTAGCTGGAAAATTTAAAGAAAATGGTATACTTAAAAAATGTGCATCTAAGGTAGATGATATCTTTACTGGATTAGATACAAAAATATTTACTGGTCTTAAAGATAAGATGATAGATATTGTATCTAAGAAATTATTAGAGTTAGGAGTAGTATCAAGTGGTGAACAAGCATTATCTGCAGCTACATTAGGTATACCAATTGTAGTTGGTGGCATTAGTGGTTTTATAGATGGTATATGTGGAGTAGAACATTTGTTCAGTGTACTTCCAGGTGATGCAGATGGAACTATGAAAACGATATCTATCTTATTAAATACTGCATTAGGTGCAGCCGCATTTGTACCAGGTGTTGGTTATGCTGTAGCTTGTATTGATATTATTGATGCTATTATGTCAGCTATTCCTGTATTTAAAGGAAAAGGTTTAACACAATATTTAGCTGAGCTTTTATATAATATTATCAATGGAGCAAAGAATTTAGTTACTGGAAAGAAAGGTAATAAATTAAAAGAAGCACATGCTGAAGTTACAAGAAACACAAAGGCTTATAATGAAAAATTTGGTACTAACTTAAGTGAATCTGATATTATTGATGCTACGACTAATAAAGGTTGGTGGGATGCTTTATGGCATGGTAAAGCGTATAAAGGTGATAATGGTTTACTTGTTACTGATAGAGCTGGAAATTTCCTTGGAAAAGGTGGTATTACTAATGCTTTATTTGGTAATAACAAAATATATGAAAGTGATACCGAAGGCAATGTCTTAAAGAATCAATATGGAGAAGCTGTAGTTAAAACTGATAAATACGGTCTCGGATCATACAAAAATAATATGAAGATCGGTGACTATGCTAAGTTTGGATTTAATTCAGCTAAACGTTTCTTTACAGGTGGTGAAGTATATAAGACTGATGAAAAAGGAAATGTCATATATGATGAAAATGGTAATCCAATTGTAGATCATAAGGAATCAAATATCTTTACGAGAGTATTTAAAGAAAAGAAATTTTTAGATGAAGCTACAACACAGTCTATCAACACTACTAAAAGTTTTATCAAGAATATATTTAAGAAAGAAACAATTAAAGATGAGAATGGAAATGAAATTCTTGATGAAAATGGTAAACCTATAGAAAGAAGTAAAGCTGGAAATGTTATTGTTAAAGCTACTAATGTTATTAATGGTGCATTATTCGGAGGAGTAGGAGGTGTATTTAAAGCTCTTAAGAAGAATGAAAAAGAGCAATATGAATTAGACGAAAATGGTAAACCGTTATTAGATGCAGATGGTAACAAAGTTAAGAAAGGAACACTTGGTTCTGTAATTACTAAAGGATTAGGTAAGATAGGAAATACAGCATTATCATTCTTAACTGGTGGAGCATTAAAAGATACTGAGTTAGTTAAAAGTGTTAAAAATAGTAAATGGTTTGATACTTTATCTAATATGATTAATGGTATTAATAAAGGTGGTCCCGAAAATATTGCTAATAATATAAGCAATGCAGCTAAGAGTATAGCATATAATGCAGCAAATGTTACTAAAGGAGCACCTACGACTGAAGGCGGCAATCCATTAGATAAAGAATATAAAATTACAAGTACTTTTGGTCCAAGAAAATATCCTCATACTGGAGAACATCATGGTGTTGATCTTAAACCTGCTGGAAATATGAATACATATGCAGATGTATTTAGTAGATTTAGTGGTGTCATTGAAGATATAAAGTCTGATGTTCCTAATACAGATCATGCAGTTATGTCACAAGATGGAACATGGACTTATGAAGGTAATAATGAAACTGGTAATATGGTTTCTATTAGAACTAAAGATGGATTCTTAATTAAAAATATGCATCTGAAACAAGGTACTATACCTACTAATCTTAAAGTTGGATCTGAAATACAAGCTGGTCAGAAGATAGGTGAAATGGGTAACACAGGTTGGTCAACTGGTCCTCATTTACATTATCAGATACAAGATCAAAATGGTAATTATATAGATCCAACATATACATTACTTGGAACTCCAAATTCCAAAAATGGAATAAGTGGCGCAATAAATTCAGTGGCTAATGTAACTGCTTCAACTATAACTGGGTCATCTTATTATCCATCAGCTTCTTCAGATAACCAAACTACATCTGGTGGTATATTAGCTGAAATATTATCTGTAATAAAGGATGCAGGTAATAGTTTATTAAGTAAGATTACTGGTGGTTTAATAGGTAACTCATCAAGTAATAATTCAGATGAATCATCAGCATATTCAACAGGAGTAATGTCTGCAGAAAATACTATGTTGACAAATTCTCCTAATAGTGATTGGGTTTCTATAGTAAGAGCAGTAAAACAATTAGTAGCAGCTCAAGCGCCGGTATATAATCAATCAGGTTATATTAATATTACTTATAATGGGAGGACTGTAAAGACAAGAACTGATTGTACTGGTATCATAGCTACTATGTTAAAATTCTATGGGGTGTTACCAGAATCAACTAATATTACTTCAAGAGTATTATTAACTGAAGGAGCTATACCAAATGGATTTACAAAATCACCTTGGCCAGGTTGGGATAAGTTAGTGGAAGGTGATATTATTAGTAGAGCTGGACATGCAGAAATATTTGCATTTAATAACGGAAATAAACATATGGTTTATAATGGTGGATCTACTAATGCACTTGCATCACCTGGGGCTACTTATACTGGTCATAAAGATGGTTATGATGTTATTTGGAGATGTAATGAAACTTCATCTATTAACAATTTAATACCAGGAATGTCAAATGGTGTATTAGGAACAGGAGCTGAATTATTATTTCCACAAGAATATGGTCATAATGAAACATTTGAAAAAGAAATTCTTAAGGATAAATATGACTCACCTACTCATGGATGGTCTCCTTCTTCAAGACAAGGGCAACTACGAAAAGATGCTATTGCAAATAATCGTCTTAAACCACAAAATGCATTTGGTTTAACAAATGTGGCAACTATAGATGATAGAATGCTTATAGCAACAAAAGAAAATATAGGTAACCAATTCCCTGTTAATGTAGGTGATCATGTAGATGTACAGTTTACTGATGGATCTGTATGGAATACAATGATTGGTGATATTAAGGGTAATGATGCACCACATCCATGGGGTCATAATAATGGTAAAGATTCTGTAGAAATTATTTATTGGGATTATAAAAATAATTCTGGTAATCAAAGAAAGAAAGTGAATAAACTTGTAAAGACTGGTGGCACTTATATACCAGGAGCTGCTCCATCTAAAACTGATATAAATAATATAGGTATGATAGGTGGTATTTCTAATAATTTATTACAGAATATAACCAATGCTGGTATTAATAAAGCTAATACAAGTATATCAAATGGAACTGGTGGACCTGTAGATTCATCAACTACAATAAACAAACAAAATTATACATCTACTAAGACACAAATAACAAAGCCAAAAAATAATATCGTTTCTATAAATAATATTGATAGTAGATCAAAATCAATTGAATCATCTAAGCGAGAAGTACCAACAGCAAGATCAGAAAGTGCTTCTAATAATATTAGTAATGATAATAAAGAGATAATAAAATTATTATATTCTATAATTGATTATCTTGGTTCAATTGATAATAATTCTGGAACTTCAAATGAATTACTTAATTCTATTAACAGTAGTGGATTTGTAGATCAAGGTTTAAGAAATGAATTAAGCTCTGCTTCTGAGTTAATAAATAAGAAAAGAGCTAATAAACATACCATGAATTATAAACAAACAAATCCTGCAAATAATAGAATGATATCAAATTTAGCTAGACCTGTATAATATATTCATAAAAGGGGGCTATTAATAGCCCCCTTTTATTTTTCTTTTTAATTATATATTCTATTAGTATAATTTACTTATGTAAAAAGAATAATTTTAATTTCTTCAAGGGAGGTTTTTTAATATGGGTGTATTAAGTAATGATCCTAGTTTGATCATGGCTCAACGAATATTAAAAAATAATGTGACTAGTAAACCCACTGCTACATCAGAAGATGTAGATGCAGAAAAGTTAGCATTTTGTAGAAGATTAGTAGAGACAAGTTTTGCTCTATCGGAAGATTTAGATGATGAAGAAGATGAAGATTTTGAGGAAGAAGATTATTATGATGAGGAAGAATTAGAAGAATTTGAAGAATATGATGATGAAGCAGAAGAAGAATTATATGATAATGATGAGGAAGAAGAAAATATAATTGAGTGGAAGAAATTAAAGAAGAAAGAAAAGAAGAATAAAAAGGAAAATAATAAAAAGCAGAAGAAGATTAAAAGTGATAAAAAGAAGAATAAGAAAATTAAAGTTGAAAAGACAGCGGAAGAATTGGAAGAAGAAAAGAAAGAAAAAGAATTAAAAATGCGGAAGAAAATGGAAGAAAAGAAGAAAAGAGAAAGAGCAGAAAAGGAAGCACTTAGAAAAGAAAGTGAGATTCAATTAATTGAACTTGCAGGGCAGAAGAATTATTTGGAAGAAAAATTAACAGAATTAAATCCTCGGAAAAAGAAACATGCACAGGCTATTGTTGATATAAATATAGCTATTAGAGAAATAGAAGAAGAAATGAGGAGAATAGAAATTATGAGTGGTGTAAAAACTCCTAATTTACAACAAGGATCCAAAGTAAAGAGATTCTTTATAAATATAAAAAATAAAGTAAATAGAGGAATTAAGAAATTTAAGAAAGGTTTTAAGAGAAATAAGGAGATAATTATTACAGCAGCAACTATATTCGTACCTGCTATATTAGGATTTGCTGCAAGATTAATATCAAAACATTAGGTCATCCATAAAGGACGGCCTAATGTTTATAATTTTATTGTGTAGAAGCAATATCATTCAGAAGATGGTTAATTTGTTCACCCATATCTTTAAATAGATCAGATAAAATCGGATCATTGATATTTTGAAGATTATTAATATTTTTAACATCGAAAGTTATAACTGCTTTAGTCATATAAATAGATGGTAATAATGAAAATGCTCCACGTTCATCAATATCATATCCACCTGTTATATCTCTAGCAGATGACATAAGCATAGCAATAAGATTTCTGGTACTATTTTCAACTTCAGTAATTCTTAACTTATATGCTTCTAAAGCATTATTAAAAGTTTTAACTTTCTCTTCATCGTCAGAGTAAAACTCGGTAGAAATATTTTCTATAGGGAATTTTGTCTCAAGTGTATCATAATATGTTGATGGATAAGCAATAGTCATATAATCTTCTTTAGTATTATTAAGAAGAAATAACATATGCTGTATTGGAATAGATATAACAAAATCAACATATAATGGCGTATTCAATGATCCAATCTTTTTCAATTTATCAATCATATCATTCTTATTGATATTAAATAAGTTAAATAATACTTCGGATCTATCAACATTGTCATATTTATGGCAACCAAGTAAAGCAAACTTAAAAAATTTATTATTATGACATGTATTAAGTGGATTATATTTGATAACGTTAACATATTGAACGTATCTGTTATCAAATTGAACAAGAGAAGTGTTTTTGATTAATTCTAATGTAAACAACTTATTGAAACTATGATTTTCATCAAAGATTTGTTGTAATGTATTAGGATAATCAGAAACAAATATCTTAGTTGATTCTTCTACTACCATATATGATATAAAATTTACAAATGATACAGGTATCTGTATAGTAAATTTTCTAGATATCATAGGTAACAGTAATCTTCTAACAGTACCACTAATAATATCGTTATCAGTTTGCATTTGCATGACAAGATTAATATAACTATTAATTGACGCCTCAGCAGCATCAGCAAACTTAATAGGTGATTTATCATTACCAACAGTAAATTCACCAGGGAAAAATATTTTAAGTTCTTCCATAGATGGAACTTCAGCTTTACTTTCTTCAATAATGCGTAATTTATCTCTATAAGTCTGAGTTAATCTAAATAACTCAAATAGATTTACATTATCTAAAGTGATGATATAACATAATTCATCATTAATAAGTGACTGTAAAGCAAGATCTGATACAATATTTGCATTATTAGTTATAGCCCATGAAATAATGTTATTAGATCCAGCTTCTTTAATTGATACAATATTCATTATTTTATCCTCCTTTATCATAAATGATATATTATATATGTATCAGTGGATAAAAATAATTTTATTAATGGAGGGAGAAAATGTACACAGGAAAGAGAGGAAGAATTTATGATGAATTTGATCCAGATGATTTAACAAAGAATCAATTGGAACAATTTGCTGATCATTTAGACAATTATCTTGAGATGTTTCAAGATGTAATGGTTATTCCAAAAGAATTACTTGATAAAGAAAAAGAAATGGAAATAGCTATTGGATTGGTTAAGGAATTAATTAGTAAACTAAAGAAAGGAAAAAAATCTGTATTTAAAGATATGGATGAATAAAACAAAGATGAATAAAAATTAATAGGAGGAAATAAATGTAATGACAAGAACAAGAATAATTATTCATATAATTCCATCGAAATATGTTGTAGGTGGTAATATTGATAAATATATACCAAATGCAAAGAATTGGAAAATCAGTTCAGTAGCTAATATATTTGTAAATGAAGTAGATGGAATGTATCATATTATATTTTATAGTGATATATTTGATCAATTGGAAAAAGATGTATTGATTAACGGCATTATATCATTAATTGAGAATAATATTGAAAGACCAAAATTAATATCGATATCATATGATTCGATAATATTAGAAGATGGTGTTAACATGTTAACTGTTCCATGTGTAAAAAATATTATTGAATTGCAAAATATATTATCTGATGTAATATCAAATAAAGATAAAAGAAAATGGGAATTTGAAATATTACAGAATGTTGTTGATGCAGCAAATTTTTATGTAAAACATCAAAAGAAATTGAACGAATGGAGAGAAGAACATAAAGATGATAATAAATATAAGAAAAAGATTTCAAATAGAATTTATGACAAACCAGAAATACGACAAGAAGAACCACAAAGAAGAAGTATTGATCTTATTACAAAAGCAATAGAAGATATGCAAGATTTTGAAGATGAAGATGATAGCGTATTTGGTAAAAATAAAAAGAGAAAGAAACGTAAGTCTCTTCGTAGTGATAAAAAGAAACATTATTCTTCTTCAAAATTAATAAAAATTAAAGATGCTAAAAAATCTTATAATAGACATGGAGTTATTGTATCAAGTAAAAAATCTATTATAGAAAGAGATGAAAAGGTTATCAAAGATTTCTTAAAGGATTTTATTCCTGGTAATGGATGGAAAAAAGACTTGAGAAAAGATCTTTTAGAAAGATGGATGAGCGTCTTTGTTATTACAAAGAAACAACTTAAAAGGATTGAGAAGAGGGAAAAAGAACGAAAAGAATCAAATGATAAATATAAAAAGGCAAGAAAAGTAATAAACGTAGCAGGTAGATTAATATCTACACCAATAGATCATTGGAATGATCCTAGTAGATAAGGAGGAATAAAATGAGCCAAGTAATTGAAAACTTAGAAAAACTTACTAATCCTGATAACTTTCAAAAGTATGTATTAGGATATAAAAAGAATGGGCAACCAAGAGCAGCTTATGATGTAATAAAAGATGTATATATTGAACCAAAAAAGAAGAAAAAGAAGAAACATGACAAAAATAATCCGTATAACACATATTCATTTTATATGAATGCGAAGAAGAAAAAGAAGAAACATAAAAAGAAAAACAAAAAATTCTCTTGGCATATATAAAATGGATATTATAATAATAAAGATGGAATAATTATAATTATTCCATCTTTATTTTTTATGGAGGTATTATGTTTTGTTAAAAAGTAGTAATCCTACATTGTTGAATGTAACTTATATAAAACCTAATAAAGAAGATGGTACAAAAGAATCTTTTGAAGTAATATATAAAACTGAAACAGGTGAAGTATATAGATCAGAAGAACCACCATTAGCTGATATATTTTTCGTGAAACCTGAATATAGAAATTATAATTATAATAAACCTGAAGAACGAATGGAACGCATGGAAAAAGTTCGTGTTCCTATTAGTAAAATTCGTTATAGAATTGCTGAAGAAATAGGAGAAGAAGGACAAAAATTTATAAGTCAATGTTGTCAGGAAAAAAATTTCTCTAGGTTAAATGAATTATATGCGTGGCCATATTCTTATGGAGCTGATTTTCAACCTGAATATTATTTCATGAAGAATTGGTATGAAAAATATGAAATAGGAACTCCAAAAATTACAACGGCATTTCTCGATATTGAGTGTGATTCATTAGAGAATGAGATTGATATGGATAATATTTCTGTTACAGCATATTCTCCTGTCAATTGTGCTACAGTAATTTTGGATGATACTAAAGAAGCATGGACATTTATACTGAGACCACGTAAACCATCTGAATTAGGTAAAAGCAAAGAAGATTATATTAGAGCATATAATTTATATAATAAACAAAAATATGATCATGAAAATTTAATGAATAATATGAATGATTTCATAGATAAACTTCATAAAACTTTTGATGGAAAATATGGTTATATAAATTATCATGTGAGGGAATTTTCTGATGAAATTGAATTAATAGCTGATATATTTAGATTAATTAATAAGCGTAAACCAAATTTCTGTTTATGTTGGAATATGAGATTTGATATTCAGTATCTTTATTATAGATTACAAGCCTTGCATATTAACCCAGCTTCTATAATGTGTCATCCTGACTTTAAGAATAGTAAACCAAAATGCTATTTTAAAGTTGATAGATCAACTTATCAATTGGAAAAACAATATGACTACTTCTATTGTAGTTCATATACTATATATATTTGCCAAATGAGAAATTATGCTGCTATACGTAAATCACAGCATAAATTACGTTCTGTATCTTTGAATGCTATAGCTGATATAGAATTAAAAGATAAAAAAGTAGATTACCCAGAAGAATCTAACATGACTGAATTCATGTATAATAATTGGCCTTTATTTATTTTATATAATGTGAAAGATGTATTACTCCAGTTAGGAATTGAACGTAAAACAAAAGATACTATGACATATTATATGCGTTCACAAGCGAATCTTACTCCATATAATAAAATATATAGAGAGACACATTTGTTACGAAACGTTCGTGAGCAGTCATTTAATAAACAAGGATGGGTTCAGGGTAATAATATTAATATCATCCATATGCGTGATGTAGATGAAGTTGAAAAAGCTTTCTATAATAATGATGAAAATGAAGAAGGTAATGAAAGTTCATTTAAAGGTGCAATAAATGCAGATCCGGTATGGAATGATAGGATAGGCATGAAGATATTAGGTATTAGATCAAATAATATCTTTTCAAATCCAATGGATTATGATATGGGAGCATTTTATCCATCAATAAAAATTGCATCTAATATGGATCCAATTACATTGTTATATAAAGCATCATTTGTAAATGAAGAATTTATGAGTGGTGAATTTATCAATAGATCTTTAAATCAACAATATGTAGAAAAAGATAAGAAAGGTAAAACACGTAAATTAGATTTTACTGGTGAAGCAGTAAACACATATGTTAGTGGTAATATATTAACATTTGGAGTGAATTATCTTAATCAACCATCTATAACAGAAGTTTTGGCTGCTTGCAGAAAGGAATGTAAACGAAAAGAATTAGTATAAATATATGAGGGGCCCTGTATAACCCCCCCCTCATACTTTATAACATATTTTTATGATATATTATTATATCGAAATAAAAATAGGAAGGAGTTTATAAAGATGGCAAAATATCAAGATGATGTATATGACCATTTAAAATCTGATATTGATAAAATTAGAGTAAGATTTAGGCAATATATATCATATTCAAATGAACAAGGAGCAAAGTCTGTAGTAGACGAGATAATTTATAATGCTCTTGATGAATGTAAGAATCCAAGATCTCCAGGTGATACTATTCATATTGTAATGGATGATAGAGATGGATTTATTACTGTGACAGATAATGGTAGAGGTATACCTACTAATTTATTAGAGGAATTATTTACATCATTAAATATGGGATCTAATATTAATACATCAAATAAATCAGATTTAAAAGTAGAAATATTGGGTCAAAATGGTACTGGAACACTTGCTATATGTGGTTTAGCAGAACATGTAGAGATTACTTCATATAGAGGTGGTACAGAAAATATTAGTAAGACATTAATATTTGAAGAAGGAAAAAAGATCCATGAAGAAGAGCATAAATGTGATAAAAATAAACATGGATTATGTATTAAATATAAACCTTCTAAAGTCATGGGTAAAAATACTAAAATAGTTTGGGATCCAGTCCATAAAGGATTATTAGATTTACAGTATTTAAATCATAATAGAATAAAGATAGATTCTGTTCATTATGATAAAAATGGAGATTATACTGAAGAGAAATATAAGATCTTAAATTTTGATGATATTTTATTACGTAATGATCCTGAGTCAATTACAAGTAGTAAAATATTGATCAATATTAAAGATGATAATATATTAGAAGAATTTGAAGATATGTCTGTAAAAAGATTTTTAGATATGGATATAGCATTTGCATATGTAAATAAGTTAAATCCATATATAGATAGTTTTTCAAATTCAAACAATACGGTTGATAATGGCGATCATTTAGATGGTGCATTGGAAGCTATTTGTAGATATTTTCAATTAGCAACAAAGAATATGCTATCAGAGAAAGAAAAAGAATCTCTTGATATCAAATGGGATGATGTTAAAACAGGATTATCTATAGTAGTATCTTTACGTACTGATTATGAAAGATTATATACTGGACAGACTAAACATAAAGTTGTTAATGGAGATATTAGAAAGATTATAATTAATCTTACAATAGAGGCGTTAACATCATATTTTAGTAAGAATAATAGTCAGTTAAAAGAATTATGCATGATAGTAAAGATGAATGCAAAAGTACGTCGAGAAGGTGATAAAGTACGTACAGCAGTAATCAAAAATACAATAACTAATTGGTCATCATACAAGATGAAAAATTATGATCCGTGTACAAGAAAAGGAGTTAAGGAATATAAAGAAATATTTATTATTGAGGGAGATAGTGCAAAAGGTAGTTTAAAGAATGCTAGATTTCCTGAATTTCAAGCACTATTTAGTATACGTGGCGTTAGCTTGAATGTTTTCAAAGCAACTATAGATCAAATATTTGGTCCTAAAGGTAATAAAGAATTTACTGATTTAGTAACTATATTAGGATGTAATGTAGGACCTAAATTCGATTTAAGTAAACTTCAGTTTAGTAAGATTATTATAGCATCAGATGCGGATAAATTATCTATGTCCGCTTAAAATTCTTTTAATTGCTGGGAGTTCTTGTTAAGTTAATTCAACCGCGGTATTATAGTAATATAATATGCAGCATATATCATAATGGATATAGGATGGTAAAATCGAATTAAATAGAGATAATCAGCAAATAATTATATTGATTCTAATTTTAATTATAAATTACTAAAGAAAGGAGGTATATAATAATATGAAATATAATAAATCTATGTTAAATAATGCATATAATGATTTATTACAAGAAAAAGATATTAGATCTATGGAATTATTTGATAAACATTATTGTGAATTATCAATAGCAGAAATAGATAAATTAGAAAAATATATGTATGATTTATCTAATCCTATATGGAAACCTATAATGATAGATGGTAAAGATAGTGGATATAAGATTAGTAATATAGGTACAGCAGTTGATTCAAATAATAATGAATTAAAATATTATCAAAATTCATCTGGTTATTTAGTTATCTGGATTCATATAAAAGGTAAACGTAATAATGTACCTAAATCTATTCATAGATTAGTAGCAGAATCATTTATTCCTAATCCTGATAATAAATCAGAAGTGAATCATATTAATTGCAAACAAAATATGAATTGGGTTGGAAATCTTGAATGGGTAACGCATGAAGAAAATATACGATATATGATAAATTGTGGTAATCAAGTTATAGGAATGAATCATAAAAACTCTAAGTTTACTGATGAACAAATACATTTAGTTTGTAAAATGCTTGAAAATCCTAATAATGATATTAAAACTATTTCAGAAAAAACTAAAGTATCACTTAGAACTATTCAAAATATAAGATTTTATAATGGGTGGAATCATATAAGTGGATTATATAATATAAATAGATCTAAGTATGTTAAAGGTCCTAAATTTAGTTATGTTTCTAAAATAATATCCGATATGGTTAATAACGGAAAAACAAATTCTGAAATACGAAATAAATTGCATGAATTAGGTTTAGATTTAAATATAACAAGTAAGAGTATTAGTGATAGAATATATCATATACGAAAATTAGAATCAAATAAAACTTCATCGACTATCGAAAAGCTATGATATAGGATTATTAACCATATCAATATAGTTAGTAGAGTATACTTATAATAGTAGAAATGAAGGACATTATGAAGATATAGTCACAACATTTATAGAAATATAAAGATAAGATAATTGGTGGATGGATTATTTATTAGAAGTCTACTTATGGCATTCTTCTTTAGAGTATTACCAGAAATTATTTTGGATGGTAGATTATATATAGCAGAACCACCTCTATATAGAGTTGATAATCCAAAAGATCCATTTGTAATTAATAAAGAAGATTATAACAATCGATATGTAAAAGAGTGTATGAAATATTATCAGATAGGATATCCTATTATAGATAATGGAGTAATAGTTGACGTTAATATTTTAAATAAAAATGATATTAAAGAATTATTATCTGATACATCATCTTATGTTAAAGACATAGAATTATTAGCTAATCATTATAGGATTAATGAAAGATTATTTGAGATAATAATTGAAGAAGTAGCATTAATGAATATCGATGTCAATTTATGTGCAGATATACAGAAGGATATTATTGATAAAATCAATATACAACATCTTGTGACAAGAATACAAGCAGAATTTCCAGAAGTATATTATGATGACAAATTTAAGTTAATACGAGGATCAATAAATACTGTTAGACAATTAATTGAATTATCACCTAACATAATTAAGAAGTCTAAAGTAATAATTAATTATATTATAAAATGGAAAACTGCACAGACTAAATTAGTATTAAGAGATAATAAAACAAAAGCAGAAAGATTATTATCATTATTAGAATTATTAAAAGTTTTAAGAAAATATCAACCTGATATCAAGCATCGTTTTAAAGGTTTAGGCGAGAATGATACAGATGATATACGAAAGACTATTATGGATCCTAATACTAGATCACTTATAAAAGTAAATATAAGTGATATAGAAAATGATGAAAAAATCTTTCAGATGTTAAGGGGTGGAACTGCACAAAATGCATTAGATAGAAAAAATATGATGCATAATTATAGTATACCAGTCGAGTTAATTGATACGTAAAATTATAATTGTATATATGATAATAGGATATTTCCTATTATCATATATAACATATTTTATTTGAATGGAGATATTTTATTATGAAATATAATGAAATAAAAGGAATGAACCAATGTGGTATAGATGGTTTACCAGAAAGATATAATGATCATGTATTGGTCTTAGATAAACAATATACAGTAGGATCATTATATAAAGAATTACATGAAGAACATATAGAACAAAAAGTAATTAGTTTATTCTGTATTAAAGATCAAAATCATAATGATATTGCATATAAAACAACTTTTCCTAAAAATAAAGATTTATTTGATCCAGAAAAGTATAAAGATATTTTAGATATACCAGTAGATGATTGCACATATGAAGAAGTTAGTTTCAATGGTAATTTTAAAAAAAGATTGTATGTTATAAATAGAGAACCAGATAAATATGGTAGTCTAATGTTTAGTAAAGAATTTGATAAATATGCTAGTAGTGATACATCACATATAATATATGCACTTTATGGTGATAATATCTAAAATTATATATTCTAATAATGTAAAAAATTGAAAGGAGATATTTTATTATGCCAAGAAAGAAACTTGAAACACCAGAAGAAGAACTTGATATCAAAAAGGAGGTAAAGAAGGAAACATTCATAACACGTTGGTTCAATGATTATGCAGTTAATAACAAAGAAGAAATGAAAATTATTTGCGAATTAACTGCAAGATCTGTATATGAACAATTTACATTATATGTAGAATCAAAGAATTATGAATTATATGCAGCTGTATTCTATGCAACTTTTACAACAATTCTTGATTTTCTTAGGGGAAAAGAAAATAAGTATAATAATTTTACTATTGAAGTTGCTAATAGCATAAATATAGGATATAGTAATAGCACAAATGAGGACAATGAAAAAGTAGGTAACTTTATGCCTATATTGGAGTATATAGGTACAAATATGAAAGTTGTTGACAATAGTCCTGAATCTGAAAAGAAAAAGGATGTTAATAGAACAAAAACGAATTGCATGAGATGGAAACAAATTAATGTTAAACAAAATATCAATTTCGTTTCAGAAATACAGGAAACTGCATATGAACGTATCAAGAAGGAATATAGAACTGATATGAGAACATCAGAATGTGTAATTCCTATATTCTGTATATTCATGGATAACATTATTCATGTTATCAAATTAAAATACCAAGAATTGGAAGGCACAGATGTATCAGAAGTGTCGATGAATGTATTAGGATTATTTGATATATATTATTCTTTTAATTCAGAAGATAATATTGAAATTATAGAATTCCAACCTAATATAAGAATGAAGTTGGCATTGAAAAATGATGTTGCAGCTGGAAAGGATGAATAATAAAAATAATGAATAAGAAAATGAAATATTCTACTAGAACGAGAGAAAAAAATATATTAAGTAAACTTGGTACAGTTGTTCTAATGTTAGTTGTATTATGTATAGGATTTCTACTTATATCATGTATGACAAGTTCAACTGTAAATGCCTTTGGATCAAGAGGCAATAAAGCAGGAAACACTTTTGATATGACATATACTTATGATAAAGCTTATATCAATACTTTCGATGGTAAAATTGAAGTTGATGTTAAGAACTGGAGAGAATGGGACGACGGAGAAGGGTTAGTAGAAGTAATATCTACAACAGGAGTTCACTATTATACATCATATGAAAATGTTATACTGATTAATTCTGGTAAAAATTAATATAAAGGGAAGGTATATACCTTCCCTTTATTTTTTGTATTAAATTACATCCATTTATCATACGGAAGATCCAAATGAAATGTGTCTCTAGCTTTTTCTAACCATGTTTCCTTTTTATCCTTTGCATTAGCATAATCATCTATTTCCAAATTTAAATTTCCATGAGCAGATGGAATATTTTTATATCTTTTTAAATTATTATATAACATAATTTGCACATCATATGTTGCTAATTCTAAAAATGAATCATAACATCCATCTTCTATAGTTTCTCCATTAGGTTCATGATTACATGCTACTTCAAATGTTAATATAGTTTTAGGAAATCCATATAATTTAATTTTATTATTTCCTAAATATTCAAATGTAGGTTCTGCTCTCATTTGACCTGCTAACATCATATATGATTGAGCTGTTATTACACCTTGTACTGATCGATTAATTCCATAACCAGGAGCTACATCACCATATGTACCCCTTGTATTATGAAATGGCATTCTAACATCGACTACATATTGGATTGGAGTTAATGTTAATGCAACTGGTAATTGGTATATACTTTCTCTTTGATCTATAACTTTTAAATCTGTAATGCTACAATCTCCAATCCTAATCCATGGAACAAATTGAGAATATTGAGGTATCGTTACAGCAGCTATAGTTCTAAATAATACTTGTTCTATAGGTATAATTTCTTTTGTTGTGGCATCTTTAAATGGCAATCCTAAATTATATAATCCTTCACTTACAATTATTGAATTTATAATTTTATTCATATTCATATTTAATTCCACATCCTTTCTTATATTATTGAATATTTCATATAATGTATTATATATTATAATATTGAAGTAAAGATGAAATACATATGAAAAGGAGAAATTCATCATGAAAAATATTTTAATTGCACCGAAAAGAAAGAAAAAGATTATCGTAAATGATAATGCTGCTTTTCAAATCCGGCTCAATAAAATTTTAAAGGAAGAGAAAAAATAAAAATGAATTTAGTGAAAAGGGGAATGAATTATGGAATATGCATTTTCAGCTATGAGAGGATTAACAAAAAAAGATGTAAAGGTAATATTTAACATTGCAAATGATCCAAACAATGTTAAGACAATTCAATCCGCAGATGTGATTATTTATCCGAACGGCGTTGTAAGAATCAATGATCTTAAGGATATGCAGGAGATTATTTCCAGTATTAATAATGTTACGATCTTTTCAAAATAAAAACTGAATAATGAGAAAGGGTGATTTTAAAATCACCCTTTATTTTTTTATAAAAATACTGGTTTATTTTTTGTAGAATTTCCCTTTAATACTTTATTAGCATTATATCCGCTCATATTAAGAAATTTTTCCATCATTGGATGAAATCTATTATTCATTTCATCTATAAATTTATCTGTGTATTCTGTTATCATTCCAATATATTGCGAATCTATATCTTCTGATTTCAAATTACTAATACATTCATTAATATTTTTAATGGTATTATTTATTCCTGATATATATGATTCTATAAATTTTGGTATTTCATTATATTTATTTTCTGTATCTTCAAATAATTGGGTATCAATATACCCAATACCAGCTTCATATATAACTTTATATGGAGATGAATTTTTATTGTTTGATTCTTCTATTATGTATTTACAGCATTTATTTACATACTCATTAAATCTATCAAATGCCTCATTAATATTAAATAATGTTATTTTGTAATCTTTTATATTTAAACCCCATTCATTTGCTAATTCATTTATAGAATCCATCATACCTCGATTATATTTTTCAAGAAATTCTTTTATAGCATTATCAATTTTCATATATTAAAACTCCTTTCTTATAATAAACGCTTAAATTATATACACGTTTCTAAATTCAATGATATATTATTAGTGTAGATATAAATAAAATTATATCTTATTTCATATATTTTTTCTTTATATTAATTTACTGCTACTTTTATAAATAATAAATTTCTCCTTTCATATTGGATTATATATAAATTACTCCAAATATTATAAGGGTAGCAGTAATTAATATTATATGAAATATTAATTTTGAAATAAACATGAATTATTTTCATGCTTATTAATATATTAATAAAGTTTTAATTTTAAGGAGGAATTTAAAATGAGTAACATTGAAGAAAAGTATCTTTTAAAAGATGGAGAAACAGTGCCTGAGGGTTATGTTGTAAAAACATGTGAAGTATGTAACAGATCATTTGCAATGCCTGCAGATGTTGCAGAGAAATCAGGACCAATTTGTGAGTCAGCTGAGTGCAAAAATGAATATGAAAGAAGATGCATAGAGCAAACAAAAGCTCTTATGAAATCAGATACAGCAACGCAAACAGAAGCGGAAATCAAAACAGCACTTGGAAATTAAACATATAAAAGAGTGGGATATAATTCTCACTCTTTTATTTTTGTTGTTAAAGGAGAAAAGTATATGGGAAACAATAATGAGTTAAAATATATAACAGAAGAAGAATTAGATAAAATTTTTAAATTTTGGCCATTTAATTTATTACATGAAATATTTGGTGTAAATATTGATTGTATCTATACGAATATTAATAATATTCATACAGTATTAACAGCACCTGATTTGTTAAGTGAAAAAGAATTAGATGTAATATTATATAGATTTAAATCATATATGATATTTAGTGATATTGCAAAAAAGGTGAATGTTACTAAACAAAGAGTGACTGAATTGCAAAATCATGCAATATTTAAGTTAAGAAGAATAATGAATTTCGATTTGAAGAGCATTGATTATAGAACGTATAACGAGATTAATGGAAAATATAATACATTACTTAAATCATATAAAGAATTAGAAAAATATGAAATCATAGGAGAGGATATAAAGGAAAAAAATAAATCTGAAATGTATAAAGACATTAATATTGCAACTTTAAGACCAAAAATGTCTAATAGGTTGTTTAATTGTTTATATAGAGGAGATATATATACAGTATATGATCTAATTAATATGGATATTTATAGAGCTATGAAAATTAGAAATTTTGGTTTAAAAACTTTTGAAGAATTATTAGTAATTCTTAAAGCAAATGATTTAACTTTAAAAAGAGTAAGAAATAGAAAATATGAATATGATGATATATTAAATGCTTCTAAATTATATATAGAATTAATTGGTAAATCACCATTTATAGAAGAGGAGGAAGAATGAGTTTTAAAATAAATAATACATTAAAAGATACCATTGATATGAAATCAGTTTATACAACTTTTATCGTATGTGATTCTCCTGATCAGTTAAAATATTTACATAGAAAATTTATGGATCTGGTATTATCAACAGACGAATTCTTATATGCTAATAAAGATTCTATTATGACAGATGATAGACATAAATATGTATTTTGTTTTTATTCTAATTATGAAAATCTTAACCGTGGTATTGGAATGAATCAAAATAAAATTACTGGAATAATTTTTGAATCTATGATGAATTCATTTATTAATGGAGGAAGCAAAGAATGGGCAAGTATATAACTGAAGATGACAAAGAAAAAATATTAATGTTATGGCCGTATAATCTCAGTAAAGTTATATTTAAAGATGATAACCCATTAGAAATATCTTTAACAGGATTAGATTTAGCATTATCACATTTAGATGTAGATAAAATTAAATTAATTTTATTACGTTATCGAGAATACATGACTTATGATAAGATAATGAGTATAACTGGATTAGAAGACGTAGATAAAATTAATGAAAAAATTCATATTGCTATAACAATATTAAGATCATATGCTGATTGTATTAAAAGTAAATCAATAAAAGAATTTGAATATCCTATAAGCAAAACTAAGATACATTCAGATATATTAAATATAAATTTATCTGTTATTGATATACATCCTTTAGCTATATGGGAATTAAAACAAAATGGAATTGATAATATTCTTAAATTAACTAAGATGGCACCACATGAATTATGGTACACTAAATATATAGGTCAATCTAGATTTATTAAAATATTAGAATATTTAAAATCCCATGAATTGTCATTATCATGTGACGATAATGTTGAACTTAATTATCGTAAATCTTATAAGATTTACAAACAATATTTTTCAGATTAAAAAAAATAAATATGAAAGGGTGGTATTATTATACCACCCTTTATTTTTTATCCATATTTATATCCAGGCTGATTAGATTGAGCATTCAAAATTCTATTTCTAATTTCTGTATCAATAAGATCTTGACGTGCTTTTTCTTGTTGTGCTTTAACAGCTTCCTGAATTTTCTTTTCTTCTTCTGCTGTAAATTTAATTGTTGAATTAGCCATTATAAACACCTCCTTTTGTTAATCCAATTATTTCTTTTTTGATTTCTTTCTAACAAATATATTCTCTTGTTATTTTTATTAGTTTCTTCTTTAATAATATCAAGAACACTTGTTATACTACTCTGTTTAGTAACATATTCATGTAATTCTTGTGAATTTGGTATTGTAGTTTTAACATGTTTAATCATTTTTATTTTCCTCCTTTCTTTATTATAATAAAAATATTTCTCAATGTATATTTTCAAAATATATAATTATTTATTCACGTATATTATAGTAACATATTTAATTTCTACCATTTAATTTAAATAATAAAAAAATGAGGTGATTAAATGGATAATACTATTATTGGTTATGATACAACATTTGAATTGAACGAATTTAATCAACCAAGGATACGTAGTGAAATAGAAACAGTAAAAAATACTATTCTTTTTATTTTATTTGCAAAACCTGGATCATATCCATCTATACCCTATTTAGGTATGGATATACAAAATACTCTATATTCTTTTTATGATGAATTAGATACATCTAAGATGGAAGATGATTTAATTCAACAATGTGAAGCATTACAAGTATTTTTTAATAAAGGAGATATAGGAATAAAGAAAGTAAAATATAAAGGAAAAATACCTTCATTACTTATTCATATAGAAGGTGAAGAAACATATCCTGAAGGTTATATGAAGAATCCAATAAATAATATTAATCGTTATTTAATAGGATTAACTTATAATGAACTAAATGAAATGTTAGTGAATATTAATAGTGAAATATAAAGGAGGTTAATTAATTTGGTTACTAATAGAAAATATATAGAAAAGTTAATATATGATACATATGATGCATTAGATCCATCTGGTACTAATACTCAAAAATATAGATCTATATTAGAAAATTTATCTGATAAAGAATTTGAAAAGTTTTTTAAAGATTTTTTAAAAGACGAACATGAAAACTTTGTGTTAGATATTGTAGAGTTAGAAAGACCAATAAAAATGGAATATTGTCAAAAAGCAGCTAAAGTTGTTGGTATACCATTAATGGAATATGTATATATGCCACATCTTACTATGGATAAATCTAATGTAATAGTATCAAAAGAAAAATGTCTTGTAGGATTTATGAATATTAAAAGACCACAACAAATGGTTTATAAAAAGAATTCATTATCCATATCAGATGAAAAACGTTCGGCTACTACTGGTCAGGTTGTAGCTAAAGATAAAAATGCACGTGATAGTGATATTGAAGCTTCATTGTTAGTATCTTTAGGAGCAAATAAAATACTAGCTGAGTTTCATGGACCAAGAGCTGATGATATTATAATGAAACGACAAATGAATCAAAGTATAAAGAATAAGGGATATGTAATATTAGATGAATTAGAGAATCTTCCTACTAACAAGGTTACTCTTAATACTGTAAATACATATTTATTATCTATGATGCTTAAGTCAGATCTTGTATCAGATACATATATTTTACCTAAAACATCTGAAGAATTATTTACTTAATATATTTTATTTCTAATACTATATTATTAAGCTTACAATAGCGGGATAATACAAATAATATTTAAAAAGGAGATGACAAAAATGGCAAGTTTAAGAATTCAGGTTCTTGGAACAGGATTAATTCCTAGAGGTTTAGGATTAGCTCCTAGAAAAGAGCCATTCCCTGCAGATTTTACATTAATTGGAACTATAATGGCTACAAATGGATTGAAGATTAATTTCTTGAATCCTACAACAAATAAGTTTGTTGAGCTTACAAATAAAAATGTAAAACAAATGTGGGATAAATATTCTGATTATGATTTTACAGGATCAAATAATGTGCCTGTAAAAGAAACAGTAAAGAAACCTGTTGTAGAAAAAACTACAACGCCTCCAGTTGTACCTGTTTCCAATGATTCTAATACTATAGAGAAAGAGAAAGAGGAAGATAAACCTGTTGTAGAGGAAGAGTCAGTTATTAAAATAGAAACTTCTGATGATAATACAGAATCTAAAGAATCTGATACCCAGGTAAATAATAATTCAATGAAACCATCATTCAATAATGGTAATAACAAGAAAAAGAATCATAGATAATATAATGAAGAGGACATAATGTCCTCTTCATTTATTTTTATTTTAATGATATATTTTTTAAATGTATATAGAACAATCTATACATAAAATAAATCAAAAAATGGAGGTATAAAGAATATTATGTCAGATAACGCCTATGAAGAGCTTGAAGTCTACGATTTACCTACTATACGTACAATCGAAGATTGTGAACGTGAATTTCCTGATGTCATAATTATTTCAAGGTATGATACATATGAAAAATTTGATGAATTGTATTATAAGGTTTACTACGCATTATGCGCATGTATAGAAATAAAGGAATGCGCAGGATATCCTATAAAATTCAAATTTTATCCAGATGAAGATCATATTTATAGTTTATCTATGGCTAAATTCTTATTGAATTTAAATGCATGGAGACCATTAATAGAATTGCATAGTCTTAGTGATTATTATAAAAGACAGATAGAAGTTCTTGATGAAAGTTTCATAGTTGGTACAATGATGTCTGATTCAATGAGAATGGGTTTAGAATCAAAAGTATTAAAAGTATTAAATGATTATGGAATTGATTTTAGTAGAACTTCTATATTGTTAAAAACAGTTATTGAGAGATATCAAGAAGCATCTATCGAGTTTGCTCTTACACGAGGTAGTAGTGTTCTAACATATGAAAGTATATTTCTTAATGACTATAGGACATCAGAAAAAATTAGAGAATTAAATAACTTAAAAATACCACAAAGTTTACAGACATCAGAAGTAGAAGATGTATTACGTGAAAAGACTAATGAACTTATTACAGAACTAGGTAGAACAAAGAATCCTATATGGTATATAAGTAAAGCTGGTAATCACATAAAACAAAAACAGGTACAGGAATTATATATTTCATATGGTCAGATTCCAGATGTATCAGGTAATGTTATTCCTTATACAATGCAAGGTAATGGTTTTTCTACTGGCTATCTTGATCCTGCTACATATTATATTGCTGCAACTGGATCTAGATTATCAGCTATTATGAATAAAGCACATATGGGTGAAGCAGGTTATTTATCACGTAATTTGATATTAGCTAGTAGAACTATGACATTATCTAGAACTATGTATGATTGTGGAACAAAACATATGTTACATTTAAAAGTAACTGATAGTACATTCTTACATAGATTAGAGAATAAATGGTATTGTGAGCATTTAGGTCAGCCTTTAAGATTAATTCATTATGCAGATTGTAAACATCTTATAGGTAAAACTATATGGGTACGATCACTAATAACATGTGCTGGTGGAAATGAAGTATGTCATGTATGTTATGGTAATGATAGTAATCTTGTTATGAATATGCCAGGTATGGCTATATTTAATACAGAGGTGTACTCGGAGCCTGTTGGACAAAATATTCTATCTACAAAACATTTATTATTTACAGCTGCTAATAAAATTGTATTCAGTAATTCTTTCAATAAATATTTTAAATATGATTCTGGTGATATATATATGAAAGAAAAAGATGAATGGGATTTAAATATATCTGCAGAAAATTTTACTATAAGAATAGAAATAGAAAATGTAATTCCTATCAATAAACAAGACTTAGCAGAATATAATACATTTGGTAATCATATTGAATCACCTTTCTATATTTATAATAAGAAAGATAATACATATGATAAAATTGAGATTATAAATTATGAATCCATGTTTATTGATGCAACATCTATGAAGAGTTTCAAAATAATTACTGATAAAAAGAATAATAAACAATATTATGAAATTCCGTTAGATGTTTTATCATCTGATCTTGAAGGTAGATTATTGTCCATTGATATTAAGAATAATGGATTAACAGATAATCTTTATATGATCATGAATATTCTTAATAAAAATGCAAATAAATATGAAACCTATGATCAATTAGCACAGGAATTCTTTGAAATACTTATTAATTCAGGAATTAGGTGCAGGCATGTGCAAGCAGAAGTTATTCTTAATAGACTTATTAGAGATGCTAATAATCTTTATAATAGACCTGACTTCTCACAATTCAAACAACCTGAATACAAGATACTTACATTGAATCAAGCTTTATTAAATACTAAAGCTCCTACTATAGGATTTTCATATCAAGAAGTTAAAAGACAAATTTTATCAGATGCATTATATGAAGATAAAGATGGATCATCATTCTTGGATCCTTTATATGCAGATAAAATTAGTACGGATCATTTAAGAGAGTTAGTACAAAAGATAAGTGAAAGGAGAAAAATGAGACATGCAACAGCCTAAATGTAATTATGAAAATGCAATTAATGCATTGAATGAAATGAATCAAAGTATCGAAAAGCAAATGAAGGAATCAGAAGATGTAAAAAATGGTACTATGACATTAGATGAAAAACTCGATCAAGAAGGTTATACTTTATTTAAAATGATAACCGAAGATATCGAAAAAATGATGAATGAAAAAGTAGTACAAGATGTATTTGAAATTATTAAAAATTCTACTGATAAACAAATGGCAGATGCTGTTTGTAGTTTAATGATGACATTAATGGCATTTTCTTCTCATGATGCAGTTAGTAGATATGATGAGATGATTACAGAAAAATTAAATCATCAATTTGATATCATTAATAACAATATGTTGATGTTGAAGAGTTCTATAGAAGCTCATGATGCAGTATTAAAAGTACAGAAGAAAAAGATTGATGATCTTGAAATGAAATCAAAGAAAATTCCTGAAAGTAAATTCTTTAATAATTAATTTAGGAAGGGGATTAATCCCCTTCCTATTATTTTTTATGATATATTCTCTATATAGAAAGGAGATGGATATATGGGTTATAATCCAAAAAAATCTGTATGGTTAAATCCTGATATAGAATACATATTTGGTGATGAAATTATTGAATATGATATCAGAGATGCAGGGTTTAATTTGATACGACAATATAAATTATTACCTGAAGAAAAAATAAAAGAATTATTATATATGGAAAAAATGGAAAGGCATATTACTATAGGTAAGATACAAGGAGCAGATAAAGATTTTTCTGATGTATTGATGAATAAATTTGCAGAAATCAGATCTATATTTATTAATACAAATAAAATCCGTGATAATGATATTATTAGTGTTAAAAAAGATGCTCTATTTATTATCGGTGAACAACAACGAACAAAATTTGGAATGGTTGAGTTTCGAGATAAGAATAGATATTCTTCATATATTAGATTTCCAAATATAAGAGATTTAGAAATTTATTATGGAGAAGATAATTTTGATATAAAAGGTATGGGTGATTCTGCAATATCAAGGCATAGACTTTATATGATAGAATTTTTAAGAAATATAATTTCTATGTTGGAAAATAGTGATATTCGAATTAAGAGATATTTAAAAAAGTTTATTGATAATTATAAATTCCATAATCTGGATGAAGAATATTATTTAGAATTTAATAGTAAATCTACAGATATCAATTATTTATTTAATTATCAAAATATAATATTACCGATAACCCAAATTGTTATAAAACTTATAGGTGAATAATATGGATAAATATTATTTAGTATATCGTATATATACTAAAAAAGAGAGGCCTAATGTAAAAGATAGATCTATATTTTATGGATGGTCAAAAAATAAATCTATAATAAATGCATTTATGAATCAACGAACAAAATCGAAATATATGAGTATAAAACTATATAGTGATGACCCAAGATTAGAAAATATGAGGTCAGATTATATAGATGAACATCATATGATTGATTTTGTTATATTACATTCATCAGCAGATCCTTTAATAAATATAAAATTCTTTACTACTACAAATGAAATGATGAATACGGAAATACAGATTCAAAGATTATTTCATGAAAGTAGTTCATTAAGTAATATTGATCCTGATGAGATAAGTGTATACGTAAATATGATGTTGAATTTAAAGGATAAATATTTTGATGCATTAGATTTTATAGGTTTTAGACCACAAGAGATAGATCAATTATATGATTCATCAGATGAAAAAGATAACTTTAATAATTTAGAGGATATAGAAAATCAGATTACAGAAGCATATGAAGATTCAATGTATCAATGTAGCGAAGGTATAATAAAAGGATATAGAGAACCTTTTGGTAGTAATGTAATAGATGATATAGCTAGTAAAGTTATTTATTCAATAGAATCTTTTGTTAAAGTATTAAAAGATGATTTATAAGGAGAATTGCCATGAAAAAATATGAACCTGGAGATGAAGCAACATTTTATTTCATTTCCATAAAAGATGATGAATTATCAGAAAGAAGAATACATGCATGGACTGATAGCAAAAATATGTTAGATCAATATTTATCTTTTCATAAATGTAATAATATGAAGAAACATATTATTACTAAACGAATTGAAGAGATAATGAAATTTGTTGAAGAAAATCTACATGATGAAATTGAAGTCTATAATATTAGATATAAAGATCCTGATAAAAAGAGAAAATGTAAAACAATAACTATACCGGCAACTGGTACAGAGATGCAATTTGTATCAGAAGAATGTAATACATTTATGTCATCGGTAATTAATTATAATTATTTGCAATCTGCAATGCCATATTTAAAAAATAAATATCAAAAAGCATTAAATATGATATTAACTCATGAAGTATCAAGATCAATATGTGGTGGAAAAACTTCTGAGAGATTACAAGAAATAGAAATGGATCAATTATTAGTATTTATTAAGTTACTACCTGATTTATTTGGTAAATAATAATTATATATTCTTATTATAGATAAGAAGGGAGGTTTATATACATGAGGAAAATTCTTAGATCATTAATATTAGAAAAATTTCCTTTAGATCTAAGAGTAAAATTAGATTTATTGTCTAGACGTAGAGATATTACAAATGAAGAAAAACATGATGAGTTATTAAATATTCTCAAAAATAGTGATGTCAAAATTGATAGACAATTAGGACCTGGAACTAATCGATATGCTGTAAATATTAATGGTTTCGTTGTTAAATTTGCTACTGATCATGATGGAAAAATTGATAATATGAAAGAATTTAAAATGGCAAAAAGATTATTTCCATATGTATCAAAGACATATGATGTTAGTCAAAATGGAGTATTATTAGTAGCAGAATATATTCCGCCATTTATAAGCTTTACTGAAATGTTACAATATGCAGATCAGATAAGGGAAATTCTTAGAAAAATTTCAGCTGTATACTTAATAGGTGATGCTGGAATATCAGATAAGAATTTTGGTAATTGGGGATTAAGACCTGGAACCAATGAACCAGTATGTCTAGATTTTGCATATGTATATGAAGTATCATCTAGATTATTTGTTTGCCCTGAATGTAAAGTAGGGGCAATGTTAGTACCGGATAATGATTTTAAAGATCTTTATTGTTCTAATAAAGCATGTGGTAAAAAGAAATTATTTGAAGACATTAGAGCAAAAATTGGTAATGATATTCATAATCATGAGATTGGTGATCTTTCTGAAGAAGGATATAAATTAACAGAATCCTTTACAGAAACAGAATTGACATTAGAAAGATCTAATTATCTTGTAAAGAAGCTTAAAAAAGAAAAAGATGAATATGATGAAAATATTAATCATATTACTGATGAAGAATCAGAGAAAGAATCCATTATAATTAAGGAGGAAGAAATTATGGATAACAAATTTATTACAAATGTAACAGTAACAGCGGCAAATGCAGCAAAGAGAAATCCTAATTTATTTAAACTTAAGGATAGACCAAATCCAAAAGTAGTTGCTCAAGTAAAAACTGAAAATGAACATTTAGATACAATTGATAATGAAGCAGAAGAAACTCAGGAAGAATTAGCTGAAGAAGCTATTGAAGAAACAAAAAAGCCTGAAGCTAAAGTTGCTTTTTCCGGATCATTTAATGATTTCGTTTCAAATGTAGAAGTTAAGGTTTCAACTCCAGCTAATAAAGGAGTAAAGAAAACGGTTGAACCAAATAAAGAAGACACTTCAGAATGGATTCCAATTGAAGATCGGTTCTATGATTCATTTGTGGATAATGCACATAAAGCAGTATCATTGTTAGCTAATCGTATTACATTTGATTTGAAAAATATTCAAATATTTGATAAAGTTAAAACAACAATGAAGAGAAATATGTATCCAGAGACATTTTACAATAATATCCAAAATTGTGTATTTTTGTCTTTGGTAGATTATCTTAACTTCATAGAAACTGAGGTTCCAAAGAAGGATTCAAATGAAAAAGCAATTATCTTTATTCCACCGATTGAAGCAGGTTCTGATAATTTTGATCACAATACAATGATGTTTATTCAACGTATATATTTAGATAAGGAATTATCAAATGAAAAAAATCCTGAAAAGATTGTGGATTTAGCTGATGATCTGTATGGTGATGCGGCTACATTCATTAATTCAGAATGGTTATTTGTTCTTGAAGATAAACTGAAGAGAAAAATGAAACTTACTGTAGCAGGAGCTAAAATAGTAACTGATAGAATTGATGAAATATGGTGTGATAGTTTTATTGATGAAAATACTTCTATGAATCTATCTGAAGAAGCTAATGATGATAATTCATTTGAAGATACAGTTACAGTGAATCCTGAAAATACTTATGAAGATATTTATGGTAACCAAGATGAAGAAGGTGAAGAATATGTAGATGCAGATGAAGTTGTTAATGAAGATGAAATGACAACTATCGACATATATCCTGAAGATGATGTTGATATTATTAAATTATATTCTGTGGATGCTTTTGGTGAAACCAATATTCCTATTTATATAAGATTAGCTGAAATCGATATTGAGGAATCAAAACAATATAATACTTTTGAGGATAATGGATATTGGGATTGGTTAATTCATATAGTTCCAGATATAATGTTTAGAACAAAAAATCCTCAGAAGTGGTTAGAAATTAATAATGAAGAATATGAAGAAGATGATTCCCAAGTTCATACTGCTATAATGCAGAAATGTAAATCATTAACTGACGGAAAAGATGAATATGTTATGGGGTTATTTAACCTTAAAGGTATTTATCTTGTGGATGATGATTATAATAGAGAATTTATAATGGATCCTATTCTTCTTGAACAGCTTAATGCAGCAATTAATACTGCTTTAAGTGGAACAATCATGTCCCATAGACATAGATCATTAAGAATGACACAATTAATATATGATGAATCATATATAAAGATGATGTTAAATAATAATGAATCTAATGAAGATGATACAGAATCAAATACAGATGAAGAATCTCCAATTAATGATGAGACACAAGATGATTCTACTAAGAAAGAAGGAAATCCAGAAACACCTGAGGAAACAGTAACTAAAGAAGAAAGTGAAACTGTAATTACTGAGGAAACAGTAGAAGAACCAAAAGAAGAAATACAACAGACAACTTCTTCGGCAATGAAGCCTGTAAGAAGAAAAAGATCATAATTAAAATAAAAATATTATAGGGGATTTAATATCCCCTATTTTATTTTTTAATGAAAGGAGATAATTTTATTGATATACAGAATAGATTATCAACATTTTCTTACCCATATGATAGATCATTTTACATTTGATGAAATATTATCAATACAATATTGTCTGATAAGCGTTAAGGTATCTAATACATCAAAATTATTAACTGTTAATAAATGTGGACACTTTTTTCCAACAACAGATATGATCTTATGCTATGAAGAAACTAAAAATAAAGAAATATTAGAAGAAATGTATATGGATTTATTATTGCCTAAAGATAATAAACTTAAAAAACAATCTGGAGCAAATTCTTTATATACAACTTTTATTAATCCTCTATTACATCATGTTGATATTTGTATTGTATGTGATGAAGTAGAAAATGATTATATTGATTGCTTCTGTAATATATTACAAAAAGAATATGCTATTGAAGTTATTAATCTCAATGAATTATTTAAGAAGGGATTTATACACCCAATAACTATAAATAGAGAAAAAATATGGGATAAAGCAGTTGATATAAGAAAATTAGCAGGTAATAGACAAATAGATGAATTAAAAGCAACATATGATGGCAGAATGAGATTATTAAATGTTATTATGGATAAAAAGTCTAAATTACATGCATTAAAAGAATTAGGTATAGATGTAGATAAAAATACAAAAGAAAAAGAATTAAATCAGCTTCTCATAGAAGCTTGGGAATTAGAAATAGAACAATAGGATGGTATGATACCATCCTATTTATATTTATAATAAAAATAAATAATATTTAAATTTAATACTTTTATATTTTTAATATTTTATTAACTGCAACCTCATTACAAGTAAAAGTACCATTTCCTACTGAGTATAATACATCTGCACCAATTACTCTATATCTTAATCCATAAATTAATCTATTATCACTAAATCCACTATTTATCCATATTTCTACTGTAGGACCAGGATCAAAGTTATCAATAAATGTTCTTACAAAAGGCCCCCAAGCAGAACCTGAAACTTTACATTCAAATCTATTTTCCCATCCATTAGTTGTATGAGCTTCTATTCTTATTTGAGCTTTACATCCTGAAGGAGATAGATCAAAATATATATCATATGGACACCATGGTACATATTTAGCCGGTATTCCAATAGATCCTTCAAATATTTCAATAGTTTCATAATGGTTTATAACAAAATTACATTTTGAATCATGATCACCAAATAAATTATAATTCATATCCCGATAACCTCTATATAGTTTTAACCACATCATTTTATAATCAATTTCTGATGGATAAACAGTAGATATATTTTGTTTATTTGATAATAAACTATTTACTTCGCTTTCTGTATAATATCTATCATCATGATTATGTGTAGTTAATGAATAATTACTATGAGTATGATTAGTTTTACTATATACACTATCATGATTATGTGTAGTTAATGAATAATTACTATGAGTATGATTAGTTTTACTATATACACTATCATGGTTATGGTTAATATTTGCTTTATTTTTTAATTCATTCTTTGTTAATCTTATTAATTCTTTTATACCATTATCCTTTAATTGTTTCATATTATTATACCTCCAATATACTAAATAATTACTATATTTATAATAAATATAGTAATTATTTAGATTTATAATTTATAGGGAATAAAATCCCTATATATTTTTTTATCTTATTTCGTCCTAGTAGAAACAGAAGCATAAGAATCATACAGGTATATGTATTCAAAAAATTATTTTAGAAAAGGAGAGATAAAATATGTTTACGTTTGGAGATACAAAAAATGATATTCTCTTAACTGAAGGAATTATGGATAATGTATTAAATACTGCTGGTGATGCAGTAGGTGTTGATACAAATAAGTTCAAAAAAGCTTGGAATGATGCAGCAGATCCTGACATTCATCCTAATAAAGTAAGTGATTCTGAAGTTACTCATAGAAGAATGAAGTTAATGAATAAGGCAGGTAATACTGCAGTAAATAAAATTGATAAAACTACTTCTGACATAAGTAAGCTTACAGATAATAGATCACTTGTAGCAAGAGCTAAAAATTCTATTATGATGTTCTCTTGTTATATTTCACAGTCAACACCAGTAAATGTTGCACAAATTGAATCAGAATTATTTGCTAGAGTATATACATCTTTAGTACAATCAGTATTATCTCAAAATCAAATATTGGATGAATCTGAGGCACATAATATGTCATTTTTAAAGAATTATCATACCAATTTGAGAGAAGCTGTTGATGTATTTGTAAATCAATTTTATGAGCCTATTGATAATATCGATGAAATGATTTGTGAATCTGTATTTCTTGAACAAAAGATTACAAATAATCTTAGTGTTACATTTAGTGCTATTCCGAGAAATAATGAAATTATTAATATGGAAAGTGCTATATTTGTACAAGATCCTATAATAGGTTTTGAATCTTTATATGCAGAAGCAGAAGAAATACAATCTGAAAATAAAGATAATTTCTATACATTATCAGATAATGATTTTAGAGATATGGCTATGAATCAACTTAATATGACATCATCAGATAGAAAATTAGCCGATATGTCTGAAATTGATTTAATTAATAGATATGGCGATTATGATAGCAGGTCTGGTAAGAATGTTCCAAATGGTAGTGAGTATAGTGATGCAATAGATGCAAGGAATGATCTTAATAATCAGATTGATAATAAAATAGCTGATATTAAAGATGCTATTAAGAGTGGAGAAGATAAAAATTATAGTATGTATAAATATGTAAATGGAAGATTCGCTAGATGTGATAGATCTGCAACCGTTAAAAATATTAGTAAGCGAGTAGATGCTCCTATTATTTTGAGAGATCATGATATTAAAAAGATCAATGCTATGGCTCCATATACAATTAAAGCTCAATTCAAATTAAGAGATAATAAGGGAAATATTACTGGTGAAGTAGAATATGTAATAGGAGTAAAATGTATATTACATCTTATTCGTACCGAAGATTTAGTAGATGATCTACCAGAGCTCGTTACAGGTAAGATTAAGAAATTACAAAAAGTAAGATACAAAACAGGTGAAATTACATTCTTCGATTATTTATTTAATAAAAAAGGATTAAAATCTGATGCAGCTAAGAGAATTAATCATAATAAGAGATGGATAAATAATCTTAAGAGATTATCTGAATATAGACAAGCTCATGGTGGGTTTTTAAAGAAACCTATAGAAGATATAACAAGTGGTCATGTTCCCATTCCTAATGGAACACTTATACTTACTCAATCCGATGTATCTACATTAACATCCACTACAGGTATTGATCTAAGTGAATCTTCTAATGCTATTAAATTAGCAAAGAATTTATTTTTAATGGCAGTTGTAATTATTGATAGTTCTGCAGGTACAATGAGAGTTCTGTTTCCTGATGAATCATCATCATGGAATGTTTATTCGTTATCATCAATTGAAGCTGATTTAGCTAAGACTGATAATAATAAACTTATGCAGGAATTAAATAGAGTAGTAAATACAAGATAGGAGGATATAATATAATGAATCAGTATAGTATATGTAATAATTATCTTGAGATTGTTGCAGGTACGGGTAATAAAACTCATCCTAAATATGTAACAGAAGCAAAATCTATTGCTTCTAGTGGAACAGAGGGTCTTGGAAAATTAAAAAACTTTATTACATCGATAGAAAAGATTTCTTCTTCTAGTGCCTGTAAGGATTCAAGAATTTCAGAATCAAAAGGTAATATTAAAAACTTTTCAGGATATGAAAATATCACTACTGCAATGACATTTTTAAAGAGTAATTTATCTGGTGTAAATTTAATGAAAGATCTTATATCATTATATGATAATTTGATTAAATACCAACCATTATATTCCGATGGATATACAAAAGGAGTTAGACTTGTAATACTTGAATATGAAAGTGCAGTATATATGTTAGTAACAGGTTTATCTATGGCTATGGCTAATAATATAGATGTAGTATCTACTGGTACTAAAGTAAAGATTGTTAAAAAATCTTCTGATACACATGGTACTATATCAACTGTAATATCTGATCTTGTTAAGCAATTAAATAAATCAGAGCATAAAACATATCTTGAGAATATGGTAAAGGCAAGAGATAATGTTAAAATCGATACAAGTAAAATTGATAAAAAGGAAGAAAATAAGGATGATAAAGAAATTAAAGAATCATATATGGTTGAATCTCTTGTATCAGATACTCTTGAATTAATTAATACTGGTATAAGTTTAGTTGGTTCTGGTGTTAGATTTGTAGGAACAGCTACTCGTGCGGTTAAAGATTCTATTTTTGGTATTGTACCATTAATAAGATCTGTAATGTATCTTAAATATAAAAAGAAAGCAGATACTATATTAGCATTAGAACAACAAGTTCAATTCATTCAGCAAAATATTAATCAACTTGAGAATAGGAGTAATATTGATCCTAAAAAGAAAGAGCATATTATAAAAAAACAACAGGCTCATATTGATGCATATAAGAAGAGAGCAGAGAAATTAAGAGCAGAATTAATGGAAACCGAAAAAGATGCTTCTAATGCTATAAAGAATGATAATCCAAATATGTCTAAAGAAGATACTCCCAATAAAGATGATGATTTTGTATTAGAAGGAAAAACTATTAAAGAAATATTTACAGAAAATGAGGTAAATAGCAACACTCTTTCATGAAGCCACTAATTATTCTGATATAAAAGATGATATTATGAAAAAATATATACCTAATATTTATCAAAAATCAATATATACAATTGACTATGATAAGTTGAAAAAGAAAGGTATAAAATTATTATCATTTGATATTGATGAAACTATTAGTGGCGATAGAGAAAAAGAACCACCTAAACCAGCTATTACATTATTTGAAGACTTAAAGAAGAAAGGATTTAAAATTATTTTATTCACAAATGCTAGTGAAATTAGAGCAAGAAAATTTGCTACATTACTAGATGTTCCATTCTATTGTGAATGTAAAAAACCTTTAGGAACTAACTTCAATAAAGCTTTAAAGAAATATAATCTTAAACCATCACAAATGTGTCATATTGGTAATAATAGATTCGATGATGTAGCTGGAGGTAATTCACTAGGTATTATAACATGCTTAGTTAATAATGTATCAGGTAAAGTTGATAATCCTGAAGAGATAAAGTTGGTGAATGAATTACGGAGAAGAAAATTGATAACTAAAAATAAATTCTATCAGATAAATGAATCTGTAGATATGAATGTTGTTAATAAAAGAAAAGAAAATTCTATTAATAAATTTATTAATAGGATGGATAAATCAAATAATTTCTCATTTCCATGGAATAAAAACAAATCGACTATTAATAATGATTTAGAATTATATAAACCTAAATTAGATGCATTATATGATGAATTATTTGAAATTACTAAACAACAATCAATAGTTCTTAATTTCAGTTATGCTCAAATGACAGAACCTCCAAGTTTTAGAACTAGAACTAAACTTGGTGGTACGCCATATTGGCCTGCTGAAATGGCCCCATCCTATCCAAAAGATATGCTGTTATATGCTCAAATTAATTTTGCAGAATTACCAAATCTAAAAGGATATCCATCATCTGGTATTTTACAATTCTTTACTGATGGATGGTTGTGGGATGGAACAAATGATTATTCAAGACATAAAACAATTTATCATCCAAATGTGTTTGAAAACATATTACAGTTTAATTATATACCAAAAACAACTATAACTGACAATGATGATGAAGCACCATTTAAAGGTGTGATACCATTATTAGGATCAAAGATGGAATATCAATGTATCCAAATGGACGTTGAAGGTTTTGATAATGTAATATATCCATTAATTGAAAAACATCTTGGTATTAAGACTGATAGTATATATTATGGATTACCAAAAGGATGTTATAGTTATCTGTATAATAAAATAAATGCAACTGGATGGGGTAATAGAATAGGTGGTTATCCTAACTTTACTCAATCTGATGCTACTGATGATAATTATAATACACTATTATTCCAAGTTGATAGTAATAAAGATATCTTATGGGGTGATGATGGTATATCTAATATCTTTATTAATGATAAAAAATTATTAAATAAAGATTTTAGTGATTGTCTATATACATGGGATTGTTATTAAGGAGGTGAAATCAAATTGATTAATAAAAGTAAACTTGCAGATATGAATACATTTTGTTATATCCAGGAGCAAACTTCATCTGAAGAAGATTACACTAACTTTGGTTATCAAGTTTATGATAAAGGTAATAGGTTTTATGTAACTTTTAAAGCTGTATTACAATCATTTGAAGTTAAGAATCGTAATGGTCGTGAATATGATCAAAACAATGTATGGGATAAAATTGTTAATGATGAATATATTCAGGATCAATTACGTAAGAATTCTTGGATGGGTGAAATTGATCATCCAGCTCCAATTTATAAAGATGATGAATTAACAGTACAAAGGATAGCTAATCCTGATCCAAAGTTAACATCACATTATATTAGATCTCCTAGATTAAATAGTAATCTTTTAGAAGCTAATATACAAACAGACTCAGGTACAGAAGCAGGAATGAATTTTGCTATTAAAATAGTAGATGGTAAAATTATTCCATGTTTCTCTGCTAGAGTATTAGGTTCAGCTAAAACTGTAGGTGGAAGACTTGTAGTATGGGTAAATAAATTAGTTACATATGATTGGGTATTTTATCCTAGTCATAAAGAAGCTGAAGCTAGAATTAACCAACCTAGAATGGAAGCTGTAGATGACTTTACTAAATTTACAGGATGTAAAGTAATTTATTTTCCTGAACTTGCAAGAATGGCAGCAAATAATTCTAGAGAAACAGAATATTTATGTGAATCATTTGGTCTTACAATAGATGATGTAATAGGTATTACAGAATCGGGTAATTCAATTGTTATACAAGAGAATTCAAATATATATGCTCAACCTATTATGGATTCTACTATTAAGAATAAAACACAAAAGATGATGAAAGATTGGTTACATAGATAATATATTAGAGGTATCCAATTGGATACCTCTATTTTTCTTTTATATATTATAAAAGTGATGGTAATAAATTAAGTGTTAAAAAAACGAAAGGAGAATTATTTATGAAACACATTATTATTCCAGAAAAAGCTAATGTAAAACTTTTGTCAAAAGCTATTTATAGCTTATTAGCAGGATTAGATTATTCTGTTGGTAAAGTTACAGTAGATGAAACAAATTATCAGTACTATATCCGTTCACAGGCAGATGGAGATGGTACAACTATCTATTCCATGTTTGCTTTTAAGACAACAGGAACATTTGAAATGAATATACCATTGTATATCTCAGACATGATTATTATGCCTAATTTCTCAATGCGGCTGATTAACATTAGTAAAGGAATGACAAAATTACATGATGCTAATGATGATATCAACGTTTTGTATGGTCGGTTTTCAGACTACAGAGAATTGTTCATTGAAATCTCTAATCATATCATTGAAATGTATTTGCACGAAAAATGCAAATTGACTGTATATTGTCTTGCAAAGAAATTTCCAAATGGAGATAGACATCAGGTTCTAAATGGTGCCATATTCGGGTTGTATTGGAATAAATCAAAACAGCAGATGGAATTTATTGATCTAATGAAAGAGGATAATACTTTATGGGTGATTCCTAATATTGAATCTGATACTGTACAAAAAAATGGCACAAGAATAATTCAGTCATCACAAACTGTATATGTTTGTATTCCTATTGAAAAAGCTGTTAAAATTTTTCAGGATAACCAGGAAGAAGCTGAAAAGTTAGCATCTACAGCTGATTCTATTGCTGCAAAGTTATCTGACAAGAAAACTTTGGTATATGAATTAGTAGATGAACATTCCAAGCCGATTCATTATGGTGACGGATATTCTGTAAAAGTTTTCATGTTTGAAAAGCCGATTACTAAAAAGAAATTCAAAGAAGTTCTTAAAGATAAGAAACTGGCTGTGAATGAGGAGGAGGAATATCCATATGGCAACTATGTGAATATTTACGCAGGTAAGTTTGATGATTTCAAGAACCGTACGAAAGTAGAAGATTGGGATTATGAAACAATATCCAATGTATGGACATGGCAGGAGATTCATCAGTATACCGATTAATAAATAACACATAATATGGGGATTCAGTTGAATCCCCAATTTTTATTTGTAAAGGAGAAAAAATATGATTAAGGTTATAAATAATATTACAATTGGTTTACTTAAAAATTTTATTTTTAGTAAATATGCTAGAATAAATCTGAACGGAATAACAGATGAGGTGGAGTATGATTATGAAAATAATACTTATAGAATATATTCTATAGTCGATGAATTATCAGTAAGGATATATTTCGGAAATAGTGATGGATTTTCAAGATCAAAATTAATTATGAATTTTGATCATGACATGAATGTATTATTTTATGATGAAATAGATCATACACATTGTGCAGCTAAAGTTAATCCAGATACAATTATTGACAATAAAATATGGGATTTATTATTCGATAATCCTGATGAGCATAAAGCAGAACAGACAGGTATCGAAGCTATGATTCTGAAATATTCAGAAGGGTTTTTATCTGAATACATGTATTGTTTAGCAATACCTTTTGGATCTAAGGATGGTGGTTTATATAATTTGAATGGTAAATGTTTCCAGATAGAATTACAGAAAAATCATGCATTATTTAAATCTAATAAAGGTGATACGATTCTTTCAGTGGGTGCTACTACTAAATCTGATTATATTGTTAATATATTCAATGAGAATAATGTTGATATTGTGATAAATAATGATCATAATCTTGTCAGAATAAACTTAATAACAGTTAATTACATTATCGATCAATTACATCAGGAATACTTTTTCAATAAAGAAGCCGATGAGGAAGAGAACATAGATGAAGACAATATATGGTATGATTCAATGGAGAATATTGCCGCATATGTGATAAAAAGAAATGATGAGATTCTTTGTTATTTTGAAAAGAATATATCTGGGATTAAAGCAAAGCATTTTATTATGAATTATTTGAAATACAAAGGAATCGCAGATTTTAAAAATGAATGTGAATTTCTTAGCAGCTATATCATTTTATCTTATGGAAACGAAATAACGAATGACACTGTTTCATTCGTGTTTTATATCAAAAAGAAATAAAAAGATTTAAGGGTGGTTTAATTCCACCCTTTTATTTTTTATATTATTGAGCAAAATCATAAGGTAAACTTGTCATTGTTTCATAATCATCTGCTGTAATTTTATTTTGTACTCTATATTCAATTAAGTATACTACACGTTCTACAGGTCTATATGTTTTTTGTATAGTCTCCAATGCTAACTTTTCTGCATCTGTTAAATTTGTTCTATTAGAAAAGTCTACATAAAATTTAGACTGATCGTAAAGAATCATGGTTCTTCCTCCTTTAATAATTCTTCAAATTTTGTATAATTTTTATTTACAATTTTAATAAACTTAACGAATCGAGTTAAAGATTGCATCATTTCTTCTTTAAGTTTATCCTTTTCTCTGCTTTCTTGATTAATATTTAATGCAGATCCATCATCTTTTATTTCTACTTCTAAACCGAGAGATGGAATATAAAAATCAGGGATATAAAAATGTATATCTCCTTTATAATGATAAATATATGTATGTGGTGAAGGTGAAAATAAATCAGATGAAGGCCAATATAATTTATAATCTAAATATTTCAAAAAATCTAATTCATATGATGATGAATATGTAAATTTAGATTTATTATCAGACCATATATATTCACCTGATATTTTTCTATTAGCTAACATTTTCTTTTGCATTTCTGGATCATCTAATAAATATACTTTGCCATATTTATCTATCATTCTTTTATCACGTTCTTCCTTATATTTTTGCTTACACATTGGATTATTACAGAAACGTGAATATTTCATTGTTTTTTCATTGAAATCTGTTTCATTATGACATTCTATACAACTACCTTTATCTTTTCCAGTTAATAAATAATAAAAATATCTATAACCATTCATTCCTTCTGGTAATAATAATCGATGTTTAGTATCATAATGTTTACCCATTTTATGTTTAGCATCTATAACTTGTTTCCTATTTGAAGGTATAGGAATATTATATTTACAAAAGTTGCATCTATATATCTTCATATGTTAACCATCTCCTTAATATTTTATATTATACAATAATTTTATAATAAATGTATAAAGTACCAAAAAGTAAATACATCGCATTATTTTAAGGAGGGAATACAATAATGGCAAAAAATTTTTGTAAGATCTATGAGTATGAATTAATGGAAGATGTAAGAACATTAATGAATCATAGTTCAAAGGTAAAAGCAGATATATTCAAATCAATTATGATGAATCGTAATAGTGATTTATTAGTATATAAATCTTTTCTTTCATATATAAATATTTTATTAAAACGATATGAAGAGTATGGATTTGAATTATCTAATAGAATGAAAAACTGTAAGGGTATAGAAAATATTAAAATTATATCATATGATGATATTAAAAATATTATTTATGCAAAATATGATTATGAATCATTATTATCATTCGTAGATGGGGTAATGAAAGCATCATCAGAAGGTAATAATAAAATGAATGTGGAAGAATTCTTTATACATGTAGTAACAAAAGCATTTAAAGAATTACCACCATCCACAGCAGGAATCCTTGATTCATATATAGGAGATTCAACAGTTATTACTTATAAGGTATCTGATAAATATGAATCACGATTATTTGAATCATTAAAGACATATAAAATGTTTAATAATACAGATCGTTCAGATTTATATCGTAATATTACATCTATTATGAATATGATGTCAAATTATGATCTTGTAAATAAATATATCAAATTTGCTAATCCAAAAGAAACTATATCAGCTATTAGTTGTATTATAGAATTTATAACATATTCTGTTACAGCATATATTTCACGTATTTATATCATTGGATCATATTTGATAAATTTTATTTATGCAAATGAAGATCTTAATACAAAACCACATATAGAATTTACAGAAAGATCTGAATTACCATCTACAGAACAAACATTGGATTCAGTAGCTAGTACAATATGTAGAGATTTAGAAGATGCATTTTCTAAGGATATAAACAATCATAAAGAATTAAATAATAAACTTAAAGAATTTATTATAAACATAGGATGCGAATTAAATCAAGCATTATCAAATACAGAAACAGAATATTGTGCAAAGGATGCATATGTTAATTCATTTAGTAATAAATTGAATGGTAATGCATTATATAATTTTCTTATTAATGGTAAATATGAATTATTTAGTATGGATAATATAGAACCACATCTTGCAGAATTACATAATATTTTAAAATCTTCTATATATAATCCTACACATGCTATTGAAGGATCATCATCTGATAGACATGAAATAATTCATACAATTAAAGGTGCATCTATAGGAAAGACAATGAAAGATGTACAGAATGTATCTTTAGATCTTTATAAATTTATAAGATATATTGGTAATCAAATATCAAATACATTGAATACATTATCAAGGTGGTCGGGCGATATACAGGTATCATTGTTATATAATCCTACAATCAAAAATGATATTGCTGATTGTGATAGAATGATGAGAGAAATATATGCAGAAATAGCTCTTATAGTAATTCAAAAATTTAAAGATATTGAAGATGAATATAATAGATTAGTTAGTAATAAGAAAAATGATATTATGAATAAATTATCATTAAATCTTTCTAATACTAAATTAACTACAGATAATACTACTAATGCTGCGTCTGATGCAACTCGTATTCCATTAGGAATAATGGATATGTATACAATGCAAGCATTTGAAAGTGCTAATATGTATAATGAATATCTTAGAGAAATTTTTAAAGATGATATTTATTTCTCTGAAGCATTTAATTTTTCATCTATCATTGAATATCTTAAATCATTACTCAATTCAGGATTACAGAAGTTAGAAAATTTTATTAATGATAATAAGGTGAAACTTTGTGTAAAATGGATTAATGATAATAAAGAAAAATTCAATTCTCTTGACTATAATAAAGTTGGAGTTATAAAAGTATTACCATATAAAGAAAATATTAATATAAAATTAGGATTAACAAAATTAATTTCAAATGCATCTCAATATAAAAATAAAGATGTTAAATCATATTCAGAATCATTATATCCTAATAATACTGTATATAGTTGGTTTACTTCTTCTAATACTAATGATAAAAAACAAAAAACTGGATCAAATAAATATTGGAATTATATTTGTTTTGCTAAGAGTGAAGCAGAAGTTACAGATAAACCTGCATCATATATTGATATACAAGGTGATAACATAAGTAAATATGTAAATAGTTATATTTCAACTATATTATCTTTACAAGCTGCTTATAATGAAATAAAGAAAGATAAACAAACATTGGATAATATTGTAAATGATATACAGAAAGAAATTGTTAGATTAACTAATGAACAGAAAAAGAATAATAATTCAAATGCAGCTGATGGATCAGTACCGCCAAATATGAATGATAATAATCAGAATAATAACAATAATAATTCTGATAATAATCAAACACATACAGAAAGTACTAATGCTCCTGAGACACCTGGAGATAATAAATCAGATAATGAATTAAATGCTCTTAAGGATAAAATAACTGCATTGCAATTAGCAATTAGTAATTTATGGATACCTATTCCGTATATAGTAGCTAAAGTAGTTTCTGTTCAATATGGTTATCTAAAAGAAATCTATAATAAAGTACCTAAAGCTTAATTAAATAAGAAGAGGGATTTAAATCCCTCTTCTTATTATTTATTTTTAACTATATATTCTTATATTGACATAGGATATATTAAATATAGAAAGGAATAAATATTATGTTTGATAATATAGAGAAAATGTATCAGGAATTATTACAGGCAGAGGCGAATTCATATAATGAAGGTTCAGGTGTTAATGGATTATATGATTACCAGTATGATAGTTATGATGATATAGAAGTTATAGGTACAAGTGCAGAAACAGCTAAAGAACAAGAAAAAATAGAAAAAGCATTAGGTGATAAATATAATTATGATAAATATAATGAATCGCCAATAGAAGAAAGATTACATTTTAAACGATATAGTGTAAAAAGAGAGCATAAATATACAGAGACAGAAATGAAAAAGATTAGGGAAGAATGTGAAGCTGTTATAGTACATGATTATGGTGAAAATGATATATATCATATGTCTGATGAAGAAAGACAAGAAAATGATATGTTGGCAGAAATTAGTATAAAGTTAAGAGGTATTGGTAGGATATATCATAAGGTAGATCAATATGTTGAAGCTATGAGAGTTGTAACGCAAGCATGGGAAATTTTAGAGAAAAATAATTATATACATCCTGAAGATGAATTCTTTCAACTTGTAGCAGAAGGTAAAATAGTATCTAATAGAATAATAATGCCAAAACTAAAAAGAAAAGATAAATATAATATGGATCTAATAATAAAATATATTAGTAACCCAGAATTAGATCCTGCAGATTTAAGACCAGAAGTAAAAGATTTAGATCCATTAGATGATGATTTTTACACAGATATGGAAGAAAATGAAGAATATGTTAGATTAAGAGATAAATATAAGGAAGAACATAAAAATGATATTATAAAGAATGATTTTACAGGTAAAAAAGAAAAGATTGATGATTATGAATTGGAATATAGAGCAGATAATTATGCAAGAAATGAATTGAAGATAATAAGGATGGAAGAATTATTAACTCCAGAAGAGGCATTATCATTAAATAATAATGAACCGTGTCAAATGAGAGTTAAAGAAGTAAAGAGGAAATATATAAAAGATTTTAGTGAATTCGGTTCTTTGAAATCTAGAAAGAAAAAGTTTAATAAGAAAGAAAAATATATTAGAGATAATTTACATCTATTATTGAATAAAATACAAACTAATCCTAAAAATCATGATGATGACGAGGGATTTACTAGAAGTTATATGTTAACACATAATATGTTTGAAACTGATAAACCTGAAAAAGATGTTTGGGACGATATACATTTTGAAGGATCATTAGCATCTGATTCGGCAGATTATTTATATAATATCACTGTAAGAGAAAAATTGATGGAACAACATCCATTGAAAGATAGATATCAAACATATGCAGATAAAGAATTAAGTAATTTCTTCAAAGTATTAGAAGATCATGGAGTTAGTACACTAGAACTTAGCAGAAGAATGGATTATAGTCAGGAAGAAGAAAATAAGAAAATATCACAAAGGAAGAAGAAAGAAAATAGAAAAATGGAATCACAAATTATACAGCGAATTACAAAACAAAATAATGATCCTAAATTTAAGAAACTAGTAGCTAAAGCAGAAAAAGCATTAAATAGAGCTGCAGAAGAATATTAATTTATTAAAAGAAAGGAAATAAAATATTATGATAAGTATGCCAGTAGAATTGTACACAGATGGAAGTTGTTTAAGGAATCCAGGAGCAGGAGGTCTTGGATTCCTAATAAGGTATTATGATGAAATTGATGATCAATCTATGCCAGAAGAAAAAATTATAGAAGGTAATCAAGGTTTCAGATTAACCACTAATAATAGAATGGAAATAATGGCAACATTATATGGAATAAAGAAAGTAATTGAGTTAACTAATTCTAAAGTATTAGATGGTATAAAACAATTAAACATATTCTCTGATAGTGAATATTTATGTAATGCAATTAATCAAAGATGGATAAATAGATGGCAAGAGAATAATTGGATGACATCTGGATTTAGAGGAAATCAACCAAGTCCAGTAAAGAATAAGGATTTATGGGAACAGATAATAATTATGCAACAAGAATTACAGAATATGGATATTATAATGACTATTACTCATGTTAAAGGACATGCAGATAATGAATACAATAATAAAGCTGATAAATTAGCAACACAAGCATCAGGAAATGGTCAGAATCATATTATAGATGAATATTATGAGAAGACTACTACTGTAATAAATAGGAGATGATAATTTATGAACTATGAAGAACTATGTAACTTGCCAAAATTGAATGGATGCAGTATTATAGGAGATAAAACATTTGAAGATTATGGCTTAGTACCCATATCTTCAGAAGAATTGACAGAATTAATGTTAGAGGTATTTGGTTATGTATTATAAATAAATAGAGGGAATTATCCCTCTATTTATTTTTTATTTTATTTTTTACTTATATATTTTAATGATGAATAAAGGAGGTATTATAATATGATAACTAAAGTAAACTATGATAGTACAAAAGAAAAGAGTGTAATAAATGGATTTTTAACTGAACTGAATAATTGTATAGATCAATATAATTCTATACTAGAAGAAGTCAATGAGGCTAGCGTATGGATTGATCATGAATATGAAAGAGCTGTTAAAGAAAATCTATTTATTATTCATGATAGAGCATCTGTGTTTAATGAATCTTATATTTATAATATAATATCAGATGAATTAAAAGTATCATTAAATACTCAATTGGATACTATTAGAAATGAAATACTAATAGAAAGAGAAAAACAACAGATACGAATGAAAAATAATGGAATTAAATTAAATGAAGATATTTAAAAACTTTTCTATGTTCATAAAAGTTGAATTTCAAAAATAAACGTTTCAAATTATTAAAAATAAAAATTTGAAAAGGAGGGAATAAAAAATGAATCATTATAATATGAAATATCATAATATTACTACTGATGATATGAAAAATGGTGATGGATTACGTGTAGTATTATGGGTATCAGGATGTTCACATCATTGTGATGGATGCCATAATCCATTTACTTGGGATCCAAATTCTGGTTTAGAATTCACTCAGGAGACAGAGGATGAATTAATGGATAAATTAAATTATCCATATATATCAGGATTGACATTATCAGGAGGTGATCCATTTTTTCATAGTAATATAGTAGATGTAGGAAAATTAATAGGAAAAGTAAAATTAAATTTTCCTAAAAAGACAATATGGGTATATACTGGATTTAAATATGAAGATATTTATCCTAATATAAAATATTTTATATCTAATATAGATGTAATAATAGATGGAAGATTTGTTAAGGATTTAGCTGATGTAAAATATAAATGGGCAGGATCAACAAATCAGAGAATTATTGATGTAAAGAAAACAATAAAGACAGGAGAGATAGTAAGTTATGTATAGAATAATTAAAAAGGATGGTACATTAGAAGATTTTGATAACAATAAGATTATTAATGCAGTAACTAAATCAGCAGGTAGAATGATGATTCAATTATCAGATGATGATTTTAATAATATCATTAATAAAATTATTTCTAAAATAGAAGATTTTGAAATGTCTGATATTAAAGTAGATGATATGCATTCATTTGTAGAAGCCACATTAGAGGAGTTTAATCCTATTATAGCAAAATCTTATAGAGATTATAGAAATTATAAAAAAGATTTTGTACATATGATGGATAAAGTATATGAACGATCACAAGCTATACGATATATAGGTGATAGAGAAAATGGTAATACAGATTCTGCATTAGTGGCAACAAAAAGATCATTAATTTATAATGAATTAAATAGAAGACTATATAAACAATTCTTCATGACTGTAGAAGAAAGACAAGCATGTAGAGATGGCTATATTTATATACATGACCAATGTTCACGACTTGACAGCCTAAACTGCTGTCTATTCCGTATGGATAATGTAATGAAAGATGGATTTGAGATGGGTAATGTTTGGTATAATGAACCTAAAACATTGGATACTGCATTTGATGTTATGGGTGACATTATATTATCAGCAGCATCGCAACAATATGGTGGGTTTACAGTTCCAGAAGTAGATAAATTATTATCATATTACGCAGAGAAATCATATAATGTATATTATAATGAACACAAATCCAATTTAGAAGAATTTATTATGAACAACGATGTTCTTCATAATAAATGTGATGAATATGCAATGAAGAAAGTTAGACGGGAATATGAACAAGGATTTCAAGGTATTGAAATGAAATTAAATACTGTAGGAAGTAGTAGAGGAGATTATCCTTTTATTACTATGACATTTGGATTAGCTACTGATAAATTTGGTAAGATGGCTTCAGAAGTATTTTTAGATGTTCATATGAAAGGTCAAGGAAAGAAAGGATTTAAACGCCCAGTATTATTTCCTAAATTGGTATTTTTATATGATAAAAATTTACATGGAGAAGGAAAAGAATTAGAAGATTTATTTAATAAAAGTATTGAATGTTCATCATCAACCATGTATCCAGATTATCTTTCATTAACTGGAGATGGATATGTTCCTTCTATGTATAAAAAGTATGGTAAAGTAATCAGTCCTATGGGATGTGTTCAAAAAGATGAACTTGTAACATATAAATTCAATGGAAATTTATATGTTGAGAGTATAGGAAGGATGTGGAATAGAATTAAGTGTGCATTTCCACAAAAAATACAAATTGAAGGACAACCTCATTTGTATATTGATGTAGATCCAAATTTAGTTCAAATATATGATAAAGAAAAAGGTTTTGTAAAAACTAAAAGAATGGTAAAAAATAGGAGTAATAATTGGGCTAGAGTTACATTATCAAATGGAAGAATATTAGAATGCACATTAGATCATCCGTTACCTGTAATAGGAAAGGGTCGAACATTTGTATCAAATTTACAAATAGGTGATAAAATTCCATTGAATAAGACTCAATATGTTGAAGAAACATATAATGGAACTAATATTGATTATGCATGGATGCTAGGAATAATATTATGTGATGGATGTTATGATGATCAACTAAATGTTACAATTAATTCTTATGGAGAAGATGAAATTGTTAATGCTTTAGCTCCAATTATGCAAAAATATTATAATCTTGAAATGATTATAAATGAGCAGAAAAGGGGTAAAAAAGGAAATTATTTAGAGTTGAAATTTCCTCATTCTAGTCATGTATGTAGAGATATGATTCATATATTTGAAGGATTACAAAAAGTGCATAGACACATACCTAATTTTATATTTAATTCAAGTAAAGAAGTTAGATTAGCATTTTTAGCTGGAATGATTGATGCAGATGGGTATATTAATGATAATAATCATGTATCTACAATTCAGCTTGGATCTACTAATAAAGAATTAGCTTTACAACAAATGGCTCTTATGCAATCATTAGGGATTAGATCAAATATTTATTCTAATAAATATAATAAAGTATTTCCGAACAAAATAAGGTATAAAGTTGAAGGAGAAGCTATAAGTGAATTAGTAAAGTATATAAAATGTAAAAAGAAAATTGAACATTTCAATGAGAATGTTCGTACTAATATTTCTAAATCTGATTTAGATGAAGGAGTGGTAACAAAGATAGAAATATTATATAACAGAATTGATTGGAGTTATGACGTTACAACAGAATCCGATTATTTTGATATTTCTGGAATATATTCTCATAATTGTCGAGCATTTTTATCACCTTGGTATGAAAAAGGTGGCATAGAACAAGAGAATGAAGATGACCAACCAGTATTTCTCGGTAGATTTAATATAGGAGCTGTATCATTACATCTTCCTATGATATATATGAAATCTAAAAAGGAGAATAAGGATTTTTATGAAATATTAGATTATTATCTTGAAATGATTAGACAGCTGCATATTCGTACATATGCATATCTTGGAGAAATGAGAGCATCTACTAATCCATTAGGATTTTGTGAAGGTGGATTCTTAGGTGGCAATCTTAAACCTAATGACAAGATTAAACCTTTATTAAAGGCTATGACAGCTTCTTTTGGTATTACTGCATTTAATGAATTGCAAGAACTTTATAATGGAAAATCTATTAGAGAAGATGGGATGTTTGCATTAGATGTATTAAAATATATAAATAATAAAGTTAATGAGTTTAAAAAAGAAGACAATAATCTATATGCAATTTATGGTACTCCTGGAGAAAACCTTTGTAGTTTACAAGTTAAACAATTTAGACAAATATATGGCATAATAGAAAATGTTTCTGATAGACCGTATGTGAGTAATTCATTTCATTGTCATGTAACTGAGGATGTTACTCCTATAGAAAAACAGAATATTGAAAATAAATATTGGAATTATTGTAATGGAGGAAAAATACAATATGTAAAATATCCAATTGATTATAATATAAAAGCAATAAAAACATTGGTAAAGAGAGCAATGGAAATGGGTTATTATGAAGGTGTGAATCTATCACTTGCATATTGTGAAGAATGTGGACATACAGAATTGGAAATGGATGTATGTCCAAAATGTGGAACAAGAAATATATGTAAAGTAGATAGAATGAATGGATATTTAGCATATAGCAGGGTACATGGGAGTAGCAGACTTAGTGATGGTAAAATGGCTGAAATAGCTGATAGAGTAAGTATGTAATTAGAATAATATTGGAGTGTATAATACACTCCAATATTATTTATTTTATAATTATAGACAACAATGATCTTGTAACATGGATCCTTTATCTTTTATTTACATAGAGAAGACCCTACAGAAGCCCATGGTGTAAAACATTTAAAATGAAAATGGGAAAAACTCGCCAACTACTATTATATTTGAGAAAAATTTATATAATATAAAAGCTAATGGCGAGATTTTCCCTAAATATTATATTATAAATTTCAATGATAATATTGGATACACCAATGATGATCTGTATAGTTATATACTATAATTATATATTATATTTATATATGAAAAGGAGGCATATATAAATATAGTATATAAAAATTTTAATTAACGAGAAGGAGAAATAGTATGAAAATGAAAAGTGGCATAACTTTTAAAGATTTAAAAGATGCAATAAATTTATTACGAGAACTTAATATATCAGATTACTCATTCGAGGATGATGAATATAGTTTACAAATTGATATTTCATTTAATAATTTAGATATGATTCGTATAAGTAATCTTAAAGGTGATAAAAAAATTAATATGTTTTTTTATTATTTAGAGAGGAATCCTAATATTAAAGAAATCGAATATGATATGATGATTTTATATGAAATCATCTATAATAAATATGGAGTAGTATCAAATGATGATATGATAAAAGGGTCTACGTGTTTTTATACACATCAAGACAATCTAATATGTAATAATCATTTCTTATATTTAACTTTTGAAGGATTTAACTTAGATCCAAGACCTTTAATAATTAATTCCATAGTGAATATTTATAAAAATTCCAATGAAAACATAAAACTCTCAGATGAAGATTTTTGCTAAGAAATTTTTAATTGAAGCAAAAAATAAAGGATTGAAAGTCTCAATAAATATTAATGGCACAATTTATGAATAAAGAAAGGAAATAATGAAATGATTAAGATTGATATTAAGTATTTTTCAAACGATATTGACAAAATAACAAAAATTGAAAAAGGTAATTGGATTGATTTGAGAGCAGCAGAAACAATTGAATTGAAACAAGGTGATCATAAATTAATACCATTGGGTATTGGAATGATATTACCAGTAGGATTTGAAGCTCATATAGTACCTCGTAGTTCAACATTTAAAAGATATGGAATTATACAGACTAATCATATAGGTGTTATTGATGGTCCTGATAGAGAAACTGGCATAGGTGGTTATTGCGGTAATAATGATCAATGGTTTATGTCTGTATATGCTACCAGAGATACTGTTATCAATAAAAATGACAGAATATGCCAATTTAGAATAATAGAACAACAACCTACAATAGAATTTATTGAAGTGGATAATCTTGGAGATGTAAATAGAGGTGGATTTGGTACTACTGGTGTAAATTAATAATATTAATAATAGATTGGGGTTCATGTTGATAGAGGAACCTCCCCCCCCCATCGTATATTTCTCTTATTATATTATATATTCTAAAAGTGATACATAGTTTAGAATATTAAAAATAGGAGGATAAAAACTATGAATGCAATTACAGAGGTAAGTTTCAAAGTATCGGAAAACTGTGAATTGGAAGATGTTGTAGGAATTATTTCTATAAGAGATAATATTAGATCAAGAAGGATTGGAGCTAATCTTTCCACATCTTTCGAAATCATGCCTAAATCATTACACAATGATATTGCAGAATCATTAGACAATAATTTTGCAGGTGGGTGTACATTTAAGCTGAAATGTATTGAAACTGGTAAGATTATTGATAGTGATGATTGTGTAGCTAATATCACATTACGATCAGGTGATAAAGTTCAGATTCAAGTAGCATGGAATGAAGTGGATGGTATTGCTACCGATTGGTTGAATGTGAGTATTTTCTAAGAAGGAATAAAGAAATGAAAAGAGAAGATTATGTACCATCAAAGGAACTTCAGGATATCATTAAAAGATCGTTAGAGGATGAGATTATGTTTAGACAAAATATCCAAACATTTAATAATTATATCGAATGTCTAATGAATCAGTAAAATTACAACTAAATATTGAGAAAGGGTGATTATAATCACCCTTATTTTTTTATAATATTATCTATTATAAAATAAAATATTGAAGAAAACGTTAAAAATTAATAATTTCCTTTAAAATGTTCAATATAATCATTTACATCATAAATAACTTCTATACTAGTTTTATATTTATTTAAAAATTTTACATGAATATTTATTATGCTATGATTTGTATGAATTAATTGAGTATGATAATCATATAAATTCCCTTCTCTACATATATCTATATTTATAAAAGCAAATTCTGTATTGAAAGTTACAGTACTTTCAAGATTTATTCCATTTGTTTTTGTTAATATTGGTTTTATAGGATGAATACTATCAGTACTACTTGGATAATTTATAAAATTAGTATTTATAGTTTCAATAATTTCATAATTAAAATTTCTAAATTCAATATTATACATTAAATAGTCATCATAAAATTCATCAACACTATAAAAGAATTTAAATAATACAGATTTTATATTATGATTATTTATATTAACTGATAAATATTTATCGTCGTGATTATGAGATGATGCTGCATAACTATGAGTATGATTAGTTTTACTATATACACTATCATGATTATGTGTAGTTAATGAATAATTACTATGAGTATGATTAGTTTTACTATATGCATTATCATGGTTATGATTAATATTAGCTTTATTTTTTAATTCATTTTTTACTAATCTTATTAATTCTTTTATACCATTATCCTTTAATTGTTTCATATATTTATTACCTCTTTTCTATGTATTTATCTATACTAATTTTATAAATAAAATTAGTATAGCTTAAAGGTTATAATAAATATATAAATACAATGAAATAAATTAATTAAAGATCTCCTATTATAGGAGATCTTTATTTTTTACTTATATATTTTAATATTATCTAAATAACAAATTATTTAGTTATCATTAAATTTTAAGGAGGAATAAAATATGAAGGTGCGTTTTTTAAACAGGGATATTGAAGTTACTAAAAGTAGGATTAATATTTGTAATTTTAAAGGTGAAAAAATTCTGATAGGAAGGAGTTTTAACAAAAAAGAAATGAATATTAAAAGTTATAAAATTTTAATATTAATGATATTTATGCCATATGATTATTTAAATAAAAGATTATAAAAGGAGGATCATAATTTTGAGAGAAAAATTTAATTTAATACAGGAGCTTCGTGGAAAAAATGAAGAACTTGTAGGAACTAATCGATTAGCTTTAGTTGGTCAAGGTGATTTCGTAGGTGCCAATAATGTAACACGTGGTGCTATGAATATTAAACATAAGACTCAACATTTAGCAATTGATAATCCAGAATTCCCATTCTTTTATGATGGTAAAGAAAATGTAATGGGTGAAAATTCATCTTTCTATTTCAAGACTGATAAAAATTATGAGGTCGTAGATATAGTAAAGAAATATAATGAATTTTTAAAAGGTAGAACAAAAATAGCATTATATTTTCTATATTGTAGAGATGATGATTCATATAAGTTGGTAGAACGCCAAGAATGTGAGAACCTAACAGAGAATTTTGGATTTGATTATGTAAATGATACATTGGATAGTTTAGAAGTAGGAGATAAAATACCAAAAAATACATTATTGAAAAGATCTACATCATATGATGAAAATGGTAATGTTGGTGTTGGATTAAATGGTAGAATATTAAATGCAATACATCCTGCAGTACAAGATGATGCCATTATAGTATCTGAATCATTTGCTAAACGTGCTGTCATTAATAATATTATTACAGTTACTATTCCCATTAATAATGATACCATGTTGTTAAATTTACATGGTAAAGATGGAAAATATATAGGATTACCAGATATAGGTATGAAAGTAACAGAAGGTGTAATAGCAGCTACACGTCCTATAAAAGAAACACGCATGTTTTCAGATTTGCGTGATGCATCATTAAATACATATAATATTCATACAGATCAAGTGTATTATGCAGATGGTGAAATTATTGATATTAATGTATATTGCAATAATCCAAATCAAAAAATAAATAAGGTTAATAGACAATTAATGCAATATTATTATGATTGTCGGTGGTTTTTTACTGAAGTCTATAAAGTATGTAAAAGAATATTAAAGACAGGAGCATCTAAAATAGATAAAGAAATTAATAATTGGATGAGAATGGCTATTGATTATTTGGATACAAATGCAATATGGGATTTCGGTAATGATAATAATTCAAATATGATGGTAGAATTATTAGTAAGACGTAAAGAGCCCATTAAAGTAGGCAGAAAAATAGTTGGTAGAGCGGGGACGTATATAATCATTTTATAAATTAAACATGGTTTAGCCTCGGGTAAACTATATTAATTGCGGGAAAGACTTGTATAAGTCATTATTACTAAACTATTTATAGAAATATAGTAGTGGTCTAGAGTAATTAACTAGAGTATAGTAAAAAGATAATGAATAGAGTTGATCCGCAGCTAGGTTTAATAAAATTTATAAAAATAAAAGTGATGAAATTTATCATATTAATTCATCACTCATCATGTAGCTAAATTAAAAAGCGGCTTTAGCTAAGCCGTCATTTCCATTGATATGTCTTGCTTGTGCACGTAATTTTATGTAGTTGCGTCTTAATATACCAATGGTACTTTTTGAATCACTCAATATTGTCATATGAGGATTCATTCCAATTGAATAAAATAAATTATCAATATCATTACATATACTTGATAATTCATCTTTGTAATTATATGGAATAGCATGATTTAATTCAATCAATAAATTATAAATTGAATTAATTATATTAATATTATCCATATTAATTCACCTCCTTTCTATATAAAGAATATATAATTATAGAGAGAAGGTATATAAATTTTATTTGACAAAGTTCAACGACTATCCTTTAGATTATAATATTAATAAAAATAAATTATTTATAATCAACAGGAGTACGGCTATTACAAATAGTAGGTGAAATTCCTTTAAATGGAAAAGTATAGCTCTGGATACTAAAAATGTATCTCAAAGATATAGTCTCAACGTCTATAGAGATATAGAGTTAAGATAATGATAAAACTGTGGTAAGTGCTATTTGGCCTGATGAATGGATGCCATATTTAGTAACAAAGATTGAACGTGATCAATATGGGGTTGCACATCCAGTAGGTCCAAGAGAACGAGTAGATATGCTAACAAACCCTAATGCTATAATTAATAGATCTATCCCTATCATATTAATAGAAGCATCAGTTACATTTATATTAGATAGAGCTAGAAAACATGCTGCTACTATAGAAGATTTAAATGAAGCTGCAGACTTTATATTTGATATAATGAAAATTCTTAATCCTAAACAAGGAAAAGAATGGATAAATCTATATGAAAAGTTAAGTGATAAACAAAAGCAAAGATTTATCATGGATTCTATTTCATTAACTCCAGAAGGTTTGTTAATTACAAATAATGGATGTTATCTAAGATGGGAAACATTCAATGAAGAATGGATGATGAGAGATGTTATTTTGAAGATATATGATAAATATTCTGATATAATAGAGCCTTATCATTTATTTGTACCAAAACCAAAATGGGGTAGAGATATTTACCTTAAACAAGATTGTATTGGATATCAATATATAATGGTATTGAAACAATCAGGTGAAAAAGGATTCTCTGTTAGATCAGCAGGATCAATATCCGATGAATCATTACCAGAGAAATCTAATCGCAATAAAATGCATACACTTTCACATTCAGAAAAACCAATAAGATTTGGTGAATGGAAAATATTCATGTTCACAATAAATTCTTTTAATTGCGGGAACGAACTTGTTATGTTATAGATACTAAATTATATTATTACTAATATAATGGCTATTAGACTTTTTATAATAGAATTATTCTAATAGGTATAGTAATAAGTCTATAAATAGAGTCAACCACGCAGCTATACAAATAGTTCATCGACTATCGAAAAGCTATGATATACGAGAAATACGTATATTGATTGTCAGATTGATATTGACAATAATAGTTAGTAGAGTATACTATTATAGTAGAAATGAAGGACATTATGAAGATATAGTCACAACGTTTATAGAGATATAAAGATAAGATAATTGATGAAACACCCAATTTCATGGTGATCACAGACCCCAATGATTTTGCTTTAGTTACAGCATTATACAGAACATCGATAGATGGTAGAAGATGGATGTATGAAGCAATATTATCTGATGATGGAAAATATAATATACCAGATAATTTTACGTCAAGATCTGTAGAAATATTACAGGTATATTTAAAATCATTAGGTATCAGAATGGAAACGATTATGAATGAAGATGAATATATCGGAGAAGCTGAACATGAAGATCAGCTAATCGGATATAGTGTAGGTCATACAGTCATATTTTGTTCTCCAAATGAAATGTATTATTTAAAGAAGCTTAATAAGGTTTATCATCGATATTTAAAAGACCATCCTAATACAATAGATGATATAGATGATATATGGGATTATTTAATAGATAATCTACCATTTAAAAAGAAACATCTAACAGATAGTATTAGAGAATTATTTGATGATAATATGAAAGATTTTGCATTAGAGGAGGTTTGATAATGAATGATCCATTAACAGCATATTATGTAATAAGATTATTAACAACAATTTCATTCTTAATCATTATAATTATTATTGGAGCAGCTTGTCTATATACTTATTTTGAAATATTAGTAAAAAAAGTACTTCAAAAATATATTATTACTAAATCTAATTATAATATTAGCAGAAAAGAATATTATAAAGCATTATCTGAAAAGGAAAAACTAATAAAACATAATGAGTCGCTTAAATACTCTATGGAAGTATTAAAACAAACAAAAGAATTTATTAGTCAATATGTTGTGTGTGAATTCTCTACTTTTATAGATAATAGAGATATATCAAAAGTAACATTATCTAATATAAGATCATTAGCAGAAGAATTAGCTGTATATATTCATATATCATTAAACACAAATGCTATTGATTGGGAAAATGTTATTTTCAGTTCAACTTATTATGATAAATTCATAATCAATACGACAATCATGTTTATTAAGAAATTATTTGAGGAAGTAACAGATCAAGAATTAGTATAAAGGAGAAAAATAATTATGGAAGTGAAAAATGATTTAAAAACAAATCCAATTGATACTGAGGAGAAATATATGGGAGTTGATACAGGAGAAGAAAATTATGAATGTAATGTAGTATCAATTACTGATGAGAAAAGAAAAAATCTTGAAAATTTTGATACATTGACAGAATTCCAAATCAATAAGATGTTACATACAGCACGTGAGACAGTTGAAATTGTTGAATCAAATTGGAATACAACACGTAAAGAGTTTGAGTTATCAGATGATCAGATGAAACAATTATATGCATGGCATGAAGCAAATCTAATTCAGATGCCAGAAAATATATCAGAAGAAGATAAAGAATCATTTGATTATTTTCAGGCTATATATAATCTTCCCGAGGAAGAAATTAATAAAATATTCCCAGAAGATCATCCAATAATTGGTATTGATAATAAACAAACACTTGATCGTATTCATGATGCATTTATTGATTTCTTTAATTATTTATCTGCAATGAGACAATATGACAATCTTAATAGGGATTATCTTAGATGGATTGAAATTAAAGAAGAAAGTAATATTATTGAATTAAAAATGCATACACAGAAAGAAACCGATCCTGAAAAGAAAGCTATACAAGAAAAATCTCTTAAAAAATATTGGTATAGAAAAACATTATCATTCTTAGCAGAACCCATAGATGAAGGAATTATAAAATTCTTAGTTAAGTCATATGGTGATAAAAATAAGATTGAATATTGGATTAACAGATCACGTGATAAGTTTAAACAGATGAATATTAGTAGCAAGTTTATTTTAGAGATATCACAGTTTGAAAAACGTTTCTTACCTGAGAAATATCATCCTGTATCCAATATGTTATTATTATATTTCATGAATCAATTAATATATGCATCTAATGAAGATGACAAATCTAAAGTAATGATTATGGTAGTAACATTAAATGGTTTTGTATTAAGAGTATATTCAGATGAGTTGAATAATAAAATACTTAATAATATTATGAAACTATTAGATCAGTTCATAGATCCAATAATAGAAGCATACCCATTAGAGAGCAGAGAAAATCAATAATACATTAAAAGGGAGGAATATTCCTCCCCTTTATATATTTTATTTTTAAGAAAGGAATATAAATATGCTTAAATATGAAAGAACTTTAGAAAGAGATACTGTTACTGGAAAAATCTATGAATGTATTATGACAGGGGAATTATTATCAGATGATGATTTAGTATCATTATTTAATAAATATAATAAAACGGTAATGGAGGTTTATTATGAACATTTTAATTCATTTGATAAAAACAAAAATAATTCTATTTCTAAAGATGATCCAATTATTATATCAGGAATTAAAATGATTCAAGAAGCAGAAGAAATGAGAGAAACACTGAAGTATTATTATAATTTAAGAAATTTATGTAGAATATATAAGAATGATTTTGTATATTATCATTTTGATGATTTGGAACGCAAATTACAAATGATATCAGAACAAGTATCATTGTGGATAGATGTTCCATTTTATGAAATACGATATAATGTAGATTTTAATCCAATAATAAGGATGGAACAACAACTATTAGAGAAAGAAATATTGATAAGAGAAATAGAAAGAAGAACATATAGTAGCATGGATTAAGTTCCATGCTACTATAATTATTTTTTATACTTTTTCTATATATGCTCTACCTTTTACTGATAATGCAATCCATCCTTGACCAGATTTAAGTTTACCCCACATATCGGCTCCAGAACCTAATGATTCTTCTATTATAGTATATACACCATGATTTCTAATTGTACCAGTCTTTGAAGATGATGAATTAGGTTCTTTTCTAATATTAAGGTTTGCTGCTGTTACTCTTGCTAAATATGGAACTTTAGCTGATTGACCATTTTCACCTTTAGCAAATTTATCATAGAATGATTGTCCATATGATGCTCTTCTAATTTTAACAGCTTCACTTTGATCAGCTGGTTTTTCAAATATTGTTAAAAATGCATCTGATGCTTCTTTTACAGATTTAGCATTAGCTAATATATTTAATAATACAGGATAACCAGCTAATTCTTTAACAAAGAATTCAAACTGCATTACTCTATCACCAATAGATCTTTTTGTTTCTTTTGCATATGTAAGTAATTTTTCTTTACGAGTATAGAATGTCCATTGGCAATATCCATACCCAGCTCCATCTTTAATAAAGTTTTTATATGTACCTTTATCTACAGCTTCTGTATATTGCTCATCTGTCATCTTCAATTTACTTTCAAAATTATTCTGAAGATTATTAGATCTTAATCCTGATTCAGCAAATATGCTACCCATAATACCTGCTCTAGCAAATTCATTAAATCCATTTGCTAAACTATCCCACCAGAATTTATCATCAGGAACTATATATTTGATATTAGGAACAACAGCTTCATTACTATCAACTATTCCACTTGCAGTAGAAACATTAGTTTCTTTATTAAGAATGAGATTAACTTCAGATGCAAGTTTACACATATTTGCATATAAATATGCTCCTGGGCATGATTTATTTTTAAAATCTCTATGAACTGTCATGTTACATCCATTAACATGATTAATACGATCATTTTTATTTGTAGACCATCTTAATTCTTTAATGCTATTACGTTTACAGATATCAGCACATAATTTCACTAATGAATTCCATGCTGCTGTAGAGCATTTATAATTAACACTCTCAATACTTGCAACTTCAATAGTTACAGCTCTCATATCATTGGCTTTATTTGATGAACACCACGATCTATCTTTTTCTTCAACATACATAGCAATTCTACCATCTGATCCAATTCCATAATTAGAAGATGCTTCTCTATTCTGGAATATGGCACCACATGTTTCTACTGAACAATTTCCTGCCATTGTATGGATACTTATGGTATCAATAGTATGATTTCTATTTAATGTCTTATTAGGACTAATCTTTACATAAGACACTAATGAACTATTTGAAAATGCCATAATAAATCCTCCTTTTTAATTTGAAAGCTCTTCAATACTAATAGGTATTTGATAATATGTACCATCAGCTTTCTTGATCACAACATTTGAACTTCTTACACAATTTCTTCTTGACAATATACCAACCTCACAACCTTCAAGCTTTGTAAAATCTGATAATTCAGGTTGTTCAATAAATATCTGTAATCCATATGCTTTAGCGATATCATGTTCAATAATGCATCCACGTGCCTTTTCCCATCCAGAGCAAAAATACACGGCATCAACTGTACTCATCTTTTCAATAGATTTAGAAAGAAACTTTACAGGAATATTTACTACTCCCTCTGCTTCAAGATTTTCTTTTTTACTCCATTCTTCATCAAAGAATGTATTAATTACTTCATATCCTTTTTCTTTAAGAAATTTTACAGCACTTTCTTTTGTTGCTTTAATCTGTTCATCTGTAAATCCATTCATTGGTTGACTAATCATTGCTTTCATATTTTTTATTCTCCTTTTTAATTAAATTTTTAATCTTCATTTTCATCTTTTCCATTTTCGAACTCAGCTAACATTTCAGGATCAAGTTCAGCTTTACCTTCAGGTGTATCCATCTTATCAATAATATCTGGATTAATCATTTTTATTCACCTCCTGCATATTTTACAATAATATCTTCGCCAAAAGCATTTACCTCATGACCAAGATGATTAGTAGTTACACATGTATATGTATCAATATGACAATCATTACCAATTGCAACATGTCTATTGATTAGCATATCTAAAATAAATTCTGCATCATCTACTAATACTCTATTATATGAAGTATCATGGTTATGTTTATTATTTAATACATCATCTATACTAATAGGATCAGGAATTTCAAGATTTAATTTTTCTGCTTTCTGTTTAAGTAATTTACAAATACTTTTAGATTTACATATAATAGGATAACCCATTTCAGCAGATTTTTTAATAAGTTCTCTGGTTTTTCCAGTTTGTCTAGGTCTAATAATTTGTTTAATCTCTAACATAATAAATCCTCCTTTTTAATTTGAAATATTAGATATATTTATCTTATGAAAATAGTATATGATGAATTACTAATTATTAACGATAACAGGGTGAAATTCCCAATAAAAATAAGAAAAGGAGATATAATAATATGTTAAATTCAATAAAAGCAATGATTAACGAGAAGCAATCTTTTCTTGCTGAGGCAGCTACTATCTTTGAAGATGGAATTGGTAATCTAGATGATTCTATTGTATTAGGAGAATCTACAGAATTACCTGAATCTTTTATGGAGGAAGAATCTATTGAAGATAATGATGAATCATTAGATAATGAAGGAGAAGAGAATATAGATAATGATGAACAGTCAGAGGATGAAGATACTTCAAATGGTGATTTATTGAGTGGGTCTGTAGAAGAGGAGGAACCTGAAGAAGATACATCTAATGATCCTGATTCATTATTGGATATACCTGTAGATGATGAAGGTTTAGAAGGACCAGTTGAAGAGCCTGCTCCTGAAAATAATGATTTATTGGGTAGTACTATGGATGATCCATTACCTACCCCAGTAGGAAATCAAACAGGAGAACCTATTACGGATCAAATAGATAATCTTCTTGATACAACTATTGATCTTCAGACTAATACCATTAAAGATTCATTACCTATTCCACCTGCTAATGCTGCAGAAGCATTACCTGATGATACTATGTCTACACAGAAAGTAGATAGCGGATTTGGAGGTGATAGTTCACCTATTACACCTGTAGAAAATAATACTCCTCCAGTAAGTGAAGAATCGGAAGCTGATATAAATACAAGTGATACTCCCGGTGATGCCACAATTGATATGTCTATGGAATCAGTTATGAAAACTATAGAGAATAAATATAATGATTATGTTAAAGAATGTAAAGCAATGGGTATTGATGCGTCTCCATTGACAGTATTCATTTATGAATCAGGTCTTAATACATTAATTGAATCATGTAATAAAAATAAATCATGTTCTGAATGTTCAGATGGTACTGATTCATGTAAAGAAAAAAGTAAAAGGGAAGCGGATGAAAATAAATGGAAAAAGATTTTTGAAAAAGCAAATATCTTGGTTTCTGCTGATGGGGAAAAAGGTTATCATCTTGAGGATGTTCCATATATCTTATATTGTGCTAGTTGTGCAAATAAGAATAAGAAACCTGTATCGAAGAAAGAATTTAATTCAAATGAAAAATTTGGCAAGATTAAAAAAGATGTATATGATAAATTGTCTTCTATGATTAAAAGTAATAAATTTAGTGTAGTATGTGAGTCAGTAGAAGAATTATATACTAATTCTGAGCTTATGTCATTTACAGAAGGTATTACATTAGGAGATGAATCATCTGATACATCATCTAATGAAGAAACATCAACAGAAGAAGTACCAGATGGAGCAGCTCCTGAAAATGATGTAACTGCAGCTGTACGTGATAAAGTTGAAGAATCTGAAGAAGTAAATACTGATGGATTAGAAGATTTCGATACAGAAGAATCCGATAGTGATTCTAAATCTAAGATGGAAGATATTATGAAGAAACTTAGTGATGTTACTAAACGCATAGAAGATATCAAAAATACAGCAATCAAGATCTAATTTATTAATAGTGGGATTGGGACTTATAAAGTCCCATCTCACTTAATTAAGTAAAATGATGATTACTGGATTTTAAAATTTTCTAAAGGAGTTTAAAAGTAATGGCGAGTAAAAAGAATGAATATATTAATGATATTATTAACAAGCTGGAAAATGATATATCTGAAGATGTAGGTAATATGAAAGAAGATGAATTATCATCTATATCTGACACATTTACATCTACGCTTACAGATGCTTTAAAATCATTTAATTCATCTGCATTTGATGATGATGGATTTATCAAGAAAATGAGAGATCTTGATATTGATTCAAAAGAAAAAGATTTAGTTAAAAATGTATTACATGGTGTAAAAGATGATTATATTAATGCAGATGCAATTAATCAATCCGAATTATTATTAAGACGTGATATTACTAATATCACTCAACAAATGCCTGAAATGAGAGATGTTATTAATGTAATACGTGATGGTATTGTTGAATGCGATGTTGCTACAGGTGGAATATCAAGAAATCTTATATTCGAAAATCATGAAAGTGATTCAGAATCTTATGAGACGCAAACAAAGAAGATGGAAGATACACATAAATTTCCACGGGCAATAAAGAATTTTATTATTCCAAAAACATTAGAGTCTGGAGAAATGTATGTTCATAGAATACCATATGCAAAAATGTTTGCTGAACTTGAAATGTTACGAGATTCTCAGGATCTTAAATTTAAGACATCCAAAAGCAATAATGTAATGAGAGAATTTAAAGAAAGTATTCCTAATTATATTAAAGAATCATTTCAACCTAGTGTAACATTAAATACTGATGATAATATTAAATATATAATGGAATCAGTTGATCAATATACTAGAATGAATGTATCTACTGATGCAATGGTAGAAAAGAATAATAGTTCTTATAAAACAACAAGAGATTTTACAAAAGAAAGTATAGGAGCAATATTAGAAAATATAGAAATAAATAATGGTAAATCTGATTTAATGACGGAATATGGATATCAAGGTTGTAAAGAATTAATACAAAGGGAATATAAAGAATATAGAAAATTGTTAAAAAAAGAAACAACATCTGAAACACATTTTATGGAGACTATAAATTCATATGATAATAAAGGTGCTACTAATGGTGGAATGTTTAATAAAATAGATGTGGATGATGTTGATTTTAGAAAATATTCTGATATTAAAGGCGTATATCTTAGATATCTCGATCCATTAAAAATGATTCCTATAAGACTTGATAGAAGAATTATAGGATATTATTATGCTACAACAACAATGGATTTACAAACCACTCCAGCTCAACCAAATGGAATGATTGATATGTCATTCCAAAATTATAAACGAGATAAAGGAATGGTAGATCGTTTAGCAAGTTTGATAATTAAATCATTTGATAAACAGATGTTAGATAAAAATATTAAACTTAAAAATGAAATAGCTGAAATTATTATGGCACATAAATTCAGTGAAGGTAAATTATCATTTATATATATTCCTGAAAATGAAATATCTCGTTTTGTAGTTAATGAAGATGAGAATGGTAAAGGTCATTCTGTATTGGAACCTTCTTTATTTTCTGCACGTAATTATCTGATGTTAAATATGTATAATATGCTTTATACATTGAATAATAATACTACTCGTATTCATTATTTACGATCATCAGGTTTAAATAAAAATTATGCTGCACAGATACAACGTACTGTACGTAAATTCCAATCAAGGAGAATTGGTATAGATGATATTTATTCATATCAAGGTGTATTGAATAAAATTGGTGGTATGGGAGAGATGGTATTACCATCTGGACGTAATGATTATAAAGCATTGGAGACCGATACCATTGAAGCTGTTAATAGACCTATAGATATTGAATTCCTTGAACAACAAAGAAGACAAGCATTATCTGGAACAGGTGTTCCACATCTTCTTATTATAAATGCAATAGATGAAGTTGATTTTGCAAAAACATTAGAGATGGCTAATACAAGATTTCTTTCTACCATATCTTCATACAAGATTGATTTCAATGAACAAATCACAGATATGTATAAATTCTGTATGAAATATGAAACAGATCTTGAAGATGATATTATCAATTCTTTTAAATTTGCTTTTAAAAATGCAAAAGAAAAAGAATTATCCATTACATCTGATATGATTACCAATTTCAATAATCTTGTAGAATTAGCTATGAGTATTTATTATAGAAAGAATGAGATGGAAGATGATAAAGGTAATCCTACTATAAAACAGATGCATCTACGTAGAGAATTAGCTAAAGAATATTTACATCTTGATTTTGATGTATTAGATGATATAGTTAAGAGAGTAGATCTTGTATCTACAGATGATGAGCTTAATGATAAAATTAAAGATATATCAATAGAAGATGAAGACTTAGAAGTATTAAAGAAGTAAGCAAATAAACCAAGTTTATAAACGTATGACCATACATACTATAATATGAATAAGGAGGGAAATATAAAATGGGATATCCAAGAGCTCTCGAAGAAGAGAAAATGAATAGTCATTTAAAAAATGTATTAAATCAATATAAAAAGACTATGGATGAAAAAGGATCTGATTTTAAAGATAATCCTAAGAATGCTCCTGGTAATAATGGTAATCCAAATAATAATGGTGTTATGAAATCACATTTGATGAATTGGACTACTATGTTAGAAAATTTATCAGAGGTATCTGAAGATATTACAGAAATAACATCTGATCCATTAAATGGGGTTATGCCAGAAGAAACATCTGAAGTAAATGGTGATTCCAATGATGCTATAATGGATGAACTTAATAAAATATTTACACCAATATTGATTATGCAATCATATGAAAGCGATGATATGGTTAAGGAAGCATATTCAGAAGCATCAGTACTTACAGAAAAAAATATTATTAAGTTTGATGATGAAACAAGAATGGCTCAATTGATTTCTGTATGTGCATTACTTATTGAAAAATATAAGAATTCACCAAGATATCAAACATATCAAAAAGCAGCTACTATTAGGAATCAAACTAAACTTGCAATTGAAAAAGATAATTATGATGATGCAAAATCTTTAGCAAAGGATTATTTATTAAAAGTATCTACCGGTAATAATAGTTCTATAGCTAGAAAAGCTGCATCAGATTTATTACCTGCTACTCAACACTAAAATAATTGTTATACAATTATATTATTATATAAGAAAAGGAGAATATAAAAATGAAACAAACATTCAGAGATTATATGGTAGAAGCAATGTTATTTGAATACTCAAATGAATATCTTCAGTTATGTATGGAATGTGCAGAAGCAGAAATTATGGATCAGTATATACTTAATCAGATGGTAATGAATGAGTCTATAGATGCACTTGGAATTGATGATTCTGGTCAGGAAATTTGTCTTACAGAAAGTTTCTTTGCTGAGTCTGTTTCTGAAGAAGATCTTATCGCATTTATTGAATCTAATGAACAGAAGAAAGAAAATATTTTTAAGAGAGTTTGGAATTGGTTTAAAACAATCGTTCAAAGATTTACACATTGGCTTGCATCAGCTACCGGGGCACTTACTACGGAACAGGAAGCCGTACAGAGAGTAGATGAATTAAATCAGGCATTTGATGAATTATGGGATGAGAATAAAGCTAATAAAGCAGAGGCAGAAGCAAGTAAGGCTGAACTTGATAATGCTATGAATGAAATAGGTAGATTACGTAATGTATATGCAAATGTTTCTAACCAATTAACGAAAGCGGGAGCTGATCTTGGTAATGCAAATTCTGAAATTAGAAATCTGAAGAAAAACATTGATGATCTTAAAGACACAAGTAAAGATAAAGATAAGAGAATTAAACAATTGGAAGATCAGAGAACTAAACATCAGGAATATACTAAGAAATTACAAGGAAAAAATAAAGATCTCGAGAAATCACTTGAAAAAGAAAAGGGATATAATAATAATCTTAGAGCTAAATATGGAGCACTTGTAAAAGAATACGATTCTTTACTTATTAGATTTAGACGTCTTGAGATGGAGTATAAACGATCAAATGCAGTATTTCCTATTAATGAAATTATTACGTATTTTAATGATTTTATTAATATATGTAATTCAGAGAATATTAGTGAAGAAGCTGCTAAATCTTTATATACTAAGATTTCTGATGATATTAATTCAGATAAAGTTACAAAGATTAAATTAACAACTTTTGAAATGAAGAAATATACTAATAGTCTTAATGATATTAAAAATAAGATTGATACAATAAAGATCGATAAAAAGAATATCAATGGTGAAGGATATCTAAATAAGACAAATGCATTGATCAATAAAATTGTTGGTAATACAATGGGTGCTATTAGTACAACTAATAAAGCATTCACAACAATGTCTGCTGCAATGAAAAATGTTACAACTAGTCTTAATAAAAAAATTAATTAATCTGATAATTATATTAAAGAAGAGGGATCTAGATCCCTCTTCTTTATCTTTCTTTTTATTCAACTAAAATATATAAAAAGGAGGATAATTATTATGGTTTATGGAACATATTCCGTTGGTAGGGTACAAGAAGAAAGTATATGTAGATCTTCCAAAGATTATAAATTTACAGATGTTGGTGTATATAAAATACATTCTAATGCATTAATGCCCAATATACCATTTGAAGAAGAAACTAAACAACCTCAAACTATAGATAGTTCTATATTTTTAAATGATGAAGAAACTAAATTAGAATTTGAAACGAATATAGAGTGTCAAAATTATTTAACTGCAAGATACATTGGTAGAGCACCATTAGAATGGTATGATGAAAGTACTGATACTAAATTAGGTAGACAATTTGTATTATTATGTAGAAATGGTAATCCTAATGCAGATTATAGAGTATTTGGTACAGAAGATGCTATTAGAGGATATAATAAAGATGCAAATGAAAATATTACAATGCCTGGTGGAGGTGAAAAAGTATGAGTGATATATTTAACAATATGCCTGATAATACTTATATGGATAAATATATTAAAGATGGAAATAAAGCTATTGTAAATTTAAAACATTTATATGATACTATATTAATTCAATATAAAAATAATGAAGATAAATCGTTTAGAATACCATATAATGATTTCTTTTTAAAATATAGAAATCAATTAGCTGATATAGTAGAATATCAACAGATATTACAGACAGAATTTTATCAACCTAAAACAGTTAGTTTACGATTATACGGAACAACAGAATTATGGTTAGCATTATTAAGAATTAATAATATGAAAAATATAACAGAATTTCATTATCCTTTAATAAAAGTATATAATGCTAATATGTTAAAAACATTAATAGATACATTTTTTAAACGTGAAAAAATCATAACATAATAGAGGTTTTAAACCTCTATTATGTTATTATACCAAATTTTTTACTTATTCTATCATAATATAAAGCTCGTAAACTTGAAATAGTGCTATTAGTTGGATGTATTCTATAAAATTGACCAGCAACTTGTTCTGAAAGTGGTCCTGAATATGAAAGACGATAAATATTACAGTTCATAATCGTCATTAAAGCTTTTAAAGATTCTACTTCATTACTAGAAAATTTGTTAACATTAACACCTTTCATTTCATTTAATGTAAATTCAGTGAATTGCCATGCTACTGATTTTGATTTAATTCCAAATGTTGGACCCCATGTTATAAAATCTATTGTTAAATTTTTATTTATATAATTTTTCATATTTGCATTTGTAGAAAAAAACCAATACCTATATACATTATCACTATTTTTATCTAATATTAATACATCATTACCGTTGGCACTTGTACTAAAATTATATTGATTTTTATTATCTCTAAATCCATTATTTATAGTTCCTATATTTTCATAATATTTAAAAGGGGTTACTGTATCAGCACCTATTTTCTTATAACCATAATTACCATTACTATCTATACCAAATGAAAATGGTATATGAATATCACTATAATTATTATATCCAAAATATACTTTAGTTTCATTATTATATGAATCTGATAATAAATGAAAAGTATGATTTACATTAATTACTAAAACTGATGATCCTGGCATAGATGATGCTCTTATTTTAACATTACGCAATATTGCATCACCTGTTATAACAGGTGATCCATTAATATTTTGTAATTTATCAATATTATCCTTTATACTTATTCTAGGATATGTATTAGGTGGTCCTATTATAACATCAGTTGCATCCAATGTTCCTGGAAAAGATGTATTACCATTTTCGTCTAATAAAGTTGCTGTTCTTACTAATTTTTCTGGAACAAAACATCCATAATTTCCTCCTGGTCCATATTGTCTAACATAAATAGGTTCATTGGCATCATCACCAGTAGCTATTTCCAAATAGCCATCTCCCGTTGCTGTAGATGATTCAGTATTCTTTCTAAATGATCTGCCAAATATTCTCCAATAATCATTAGTTGAACAATTTCCACCTAAACCATATTCTGTAGTTTCTACGCCTTCATTTTCGAAATAAATATTACCTTTTAAACTATCTCCACTTTTATTAACATATACACTATCATGATTATGATTAATATTAGCTTTATTCTTTAATTCATTTTTTACTAATCTTATTACTTCTTTAATACCATTATCTTTTAATTGTTTCATAA